AGTGCATCGAAGGGTTTATGCTGTTCGTGCGCACCGGCTGTCAAGATGACGCTTTCCGGCACATGAACGGTGCCGATGCCAAACGCTACTACCGGGAGCAATGCCGTACCCGGCAACTCCAAAAACATGAGATCCCCAACGAAAAGGAGATTTTGCTGCATGCGCTCTTCGCGCAACTGCAACAACATTCTGTGATAGCCACGCTGTTCACCGAATCGAGTTTGCCGTTCGATGCTTACTATTTCTACGGTGATGGTAAAGTCCCGATCCGGCAAGGCAATGCCGCGGTGTTGATCGCCGCGTTGACCGAGCTGCGCGACCACATGAAGCAACACCAGACGCCACCGCCTTTACCGCCCGAGCAATACGAGCAGTTAAGGAAGGTGTAACCCTCTCCTCGTTAGGCGCCCTTCGGGGCGTCTTTTTTTTTGTTTAAAGGTAGCGCATGTTAACCTCCAAACCTCTTGCTTCCACTACCTTCATCGCGGGCCCGCAAGACGATCTGGCCACGCCGGACGTGTATGAGATCCAGAGCGATGCGGTGATTAACGATTTGCCCGTCCCGAGTTCGATCGCCGACGTGAGTGACATCACGGAAGAAACCCGTGGCGGGAACTCGATGCTGGCCAGCCTCCCGAGCCTGACGTCGATCAACGGTTCCAGCTCTAGCTCCAGTTCGAGCAGCTTTCTCGATAAAGTCAAGTCGTACGGGTCGTCGATGGCCAAAGCCGTGGGTGGTGTCTCCGGGATCAAAGCCATCGCCCAAGGCGGGGGTCCGAGCTTGCTGGCCCGTCTTGGTAACGGCACGCTTAATGGTATCCCAGGTCTGAGTAGCGGTGCCCTGACGTCGCTCTCCAGTGTGCTGCGTAATAACAACATGCCGCCCGAAGTCCAACGGCTTTTCAATGCCCCGATTCCGAACACGATGGGCACCTACGGCAGCATGGGTAACTCATTCGTGCGCCTCCCCAGCAATAACGTGAACCAGTCTTACCAGATGAGTTCGCTGATCAATGGGGTGATGAATACGAACAGCAGCAACATCGTCGACCGTGACAGTTCATCCCGTTTGATTGCCGGTCTGGCCATGGGTGGGCAAAGCAGTGGCTTGAACAATTCCTTCAGCACCCTGGCTCCACTGGCCGGGAATGACCAATCGATCCTGCTCAACGCCGGTATCGCCGTGGCTAGGTACAGCGCGGTCACGGGTAACATCGGTGGGTTGAAAGATGTGTCCACCGCCATCGGTCCACAAAACTTGACGGTGATTGGCAAATCACTGGCCAAGACCTTCTCATCCGGTTATCAACCCTCCAGTACCGCGCCTCAATCCAACACGACCCGGGTGAGTGACTTCACCGATCTCTCGGATACGCTGGACGCGATCGATCCGGGTTGGATGCGGGAAGACCGCATGAAGGTGGATATCGCGACGCAACTGCCGGTGATGGATTTTCCCGTGACCGATGTGACGATGGTGCAAAGTGGTACGCCGGACTTCAAGGCCATGGTCCAAGCGGGTGCACTCAAGTCCACGGATCCGGAAAAGAAATGGTTACTCACCGGGACATTGTTTGACAGCACCTCCCCCGAGGCGGAACTGGCCAAGCAATTCCCGCTCACGATCACCAGTATCCAAAGCAATACCTTAGCGAACACGACCACGATCGCGTCCGCTTAAGCGACATCGCTCCCGCTACCCCGAAGGGTAGCGGGAGTATGCCGTACTTTCTTTTTTTGCTACTGTTTATCCGTACCGCGGTAAAACATCCCGAGAGCACGAATGGGGAACGTGTCCCCCAAGAAGCTGGCCAGGTGCGCAGGGGATTTCCACTGTTCATACTGGGCCATCTTGCGGGTCAAGTTCAACTTCAAATTGCGGAAGCCGTAGATCTGGTCGTTCAAGGCCATGCCCGACATCACTGCCAGGTAGTCCGAGTACACGGTATCCGGGGTAAAGGCCGAACCGGTCAATGCCACCGCCGTGACTTGACCAGCTTCCCCACCAATGGCTTGGCCGATCGCTTGCGCCACCCCTTCACCGAAGCTGAAGTTCTCGGTGATTGGCATGTGCATGATCGACGACATGTCCACCACACTGAAGGTCACGTCAATGCCCAGCGCTTTACCGTCTTGGGTGAAGCCGACGTTACCGGTACCGCGGGTGATGGTGACCGAATCAATCATGCCCAACCGGGTCTGGCAACGGCCTTGGTCGTACAACTCCACCAAGAACGGCGCCGTGTACGATTGTGCACCAGTGGACTTCGGCAGCACCCCCGCCAAGATCATCGCCACCGGAATGTCCAGGTTAATGATCTGCGAGATCGGGTTACCGTACGCGGACACGAGGTTCATGGTGTACGTTGAGCGAGCCAAGTTCGCCATCGAGGATTGCCAATACTTCGGCAGGTCCACGAAGGCATTACCAGCCAGCGTCGCCAACCCCGACATCTGCACCGAATCCAGTACGCCTTGACCGAACGAGGTTACCGCGTCTTTGACTTCACCGAACAACGCGCCGACCGCACCACCCACCAGATTACCGTCAGCAAAGTCAAACCGTTTGCTACGCATATCGGCCGACATGCCATTCACCCGCGACGACAGATTCGATTCGCCCACCGAGTTGGTGAACGAGTCTTGTACGGTGCCAGTCGAGTTGACCCGGAACGACGCGAATGCCGCACCATCGTCGAGTTCCGCTTCACCGAATTTCACCAACGAAGCAATCAACCCGTCGTTTTGGTCCGTGCCTGATTTGAAGGTATCTTCCAACGCTTCACTCGGGCTGCCTTTGTCTTGCGTGTCGGACTTAGCTGGGGCTGCTTCAAACCACGACTTCAGATAGTCTTCGAGGTTGGGTTCGTTCGAGCCCGGCAGCGGTAACGCGGTCGACATGATGTCACGGGTGGCTTGCTCCAAGTCCGTGATGCCCATATCGCGCGCTTGGTCCAGGCGCTGCTTGAGCAACTTCATGCGCTGGCGTTCCAAGCGTTTGGCACGGTTGGCCAACGCATACACGTCGATACTGCCACTCGGGCCAAACAAGGTCGGCATCTTGTCGTGCATGATCGGCCCTGCCGCTGCACCGGTGTAGCCTTTGTCCACCACTTCACTGGCATTGCCAAACACCCGTGGCACCACGCCACGGTTCACCGCCATGTGGTTGACCATGGTGGAAACCGCGTTCCAATACAGCGGCATCGCTGGTTTAGAATAGTAGAACTTGGTCTTGGGGACTTTCGACAGGAAGTTCACTGCGGCACCCAAGAAGTGTACTGCGAGCAGCTTCCAGGACGCGAGTTGGATCACGAAGCCACCGAGTTGTCCCAAGGCGTAAAAGAACTTGTTACCGATCCGGCCGGTACGCGCGACCTGGGCGGTGGAACTGTTGTAGAACCCCGTGAAAAACGAGGTCAAGGAATTGTGCATCTCGATACCAAAACGCATGTGAATGATCTGCGAATTGTCATCGATGATTTCTTTGTAAGCCCGCCCTTTTCCCAAACTCCCGGTCAAGGCATTCTTAACACGAATGTCCGCAAAGCGGGTACGGGATGCAGGAGGGTTGATACAGATACTGCCGCCAGGGCGGGTATCGGTATAATCGATTACCGCGGTCGTGAAGAACCGCCGCCGATAATCTTCCGACTGGGGATCGAGTTCATCCTTTTTGACAAGGAAAGAACGGCGAACCCAGGAAGAGTCTGGTTTGACTGCCATAACGCATCCTCAAAAAAGCGAGGGGTGGTGAAACCCCTCGCGGTCTTACATTAGAACGGGGAACGCGGACGAGCGACCGAGACCGGGGGACGCGGCAACTCGCTGGCCTGACGTGGCATGGTGCGCGCTTCTTGTGAGGACGGGGTGGCGTTAGCGGGATTGGCTGGTGCCGGACCCGCTTTCAATCCACTTAAGCCATCACGGATTTCCTTCAGAACCCCTACCGCATCAAGTTGCACCGAGTACGATTTTTCCAAGATGCTGTTGGTTTCTTGCAGGTTAGAAATACGCACGTCCATTTGTTGCTGCGCATTGGCCATCTGGTCTTGGCTGCGCGTTGGCGGTACGAAACCACCCGCCATCATGGGGTTAATGGGTACCGTCGGGGTGGCCACCGGCTTGGCCGTTGTCGGAGTCGGGGTCGGGGTCGTCGCTGGGCTCGGAGTGTTCCCCGGCAAGCCTGGCATGCCCAACCCAAACGCTGGCTTCGCGGTCGGTGTGGTCGGTGCAGTCGGTTTGGCGTCTTCTTTCTTGGCCGTGGCTGGCGGTGGTGCTGAAGCTACCAGACTTTCGCCACCATCCATGGATAAGTTCTGGGACTTACCTTGCAACCGGCTATTGACCAGTTGGTAGATTTGTCCCACCGTCAACGGTTCCCCGTTGCGGCTATAGAAGATCGAGCGGTTCTTGGCGGCTGCATCCGGCAGGATCATCGCCCCCAAGGCGTTGGGGTCAGCGGTCAAGAACTTCTTCGCCCCACCTGGCCCCAAGAAGTGTGAGAAGTAAATATCCGTGTCCGTCACCGGACGACCGAGCTTTCCATCGAGTGCATCCACACTTTGCTTGAGGTATTCCGCCCCCATCAAGGCATTGGCACGGGGATCAGTCGCGGGGGTACCAGGTGCGATACCGTACTTCTTGCCGAATTTCTTCAGCATCCACGACCACGTATCGGAGACGAATTGGTACAAGCCTGTGGCGGAGGTACCTTTAGCCTTAACCATGTAGTCAAAGCCAGACTCCACCGCAGCCATCGCCGCCATCAACTTCCCATCCACCCCCACCATCTTCGACACCGACAAAATCATGTCTTTGACTGCTGCCCATGATTTATTGCCCTGTGGTTTCGGAATAGCGTTGATGTCACCGCCCGTGCCTTGACCCGGATGTTCCATCTCACGCCCACCACTCATCCCACTCGGGGCCGATCCCGAATACGGGTTCGATCCGACTTGGGGCGCAGTCGCAATCCGCGCATTGGCACCCACGGAACCCGAGACCGCCGCTTTGGTCGATTGCCAGAAGTCCTTGATCGTGCCCAGGAATCCGGTCGATTTCGGCGGTGTGGCCGGTTGACTGTTGGCGGCCGACTTACCTGCGGTCGGTTGGTTACCGCCTTTGCCACCCGGCTCTGCCAGCACCATGGCTTTGGCCATATCCTTCAAGCCTTGCATGTTGCCGTCGGTGGAGCGCACGTCGGTATTGAGTTCATACCCGGTCCAGGGGGAGGTGCTGACATTCCAGACACTGCCACCGTTGGTGTTGGTGGTGTACAGAGCAGTCGCCACGTCCACCGCTTGGTTGGCCTTCAAGACGAGTTTGCCATCGACCGGATCATCCTTCCCGGTTTGGGCTTTCATCAAGCTGGCATAGTTCAAGAACACCGGTAGGAACCGCTGGTTGAACCAACTGATCCAGTTTGCCACCAAGCCATCATTCGAGGCATCTACCCCGAAAGCCGGACCCGAGGTCAAGACTTGTTGCTCGACCGAACCCGACCATGTAGCGACGTTCTTGGCGTATGTCAGTTTCGGTGTCAAGGCTTTTTCCAAGGCTTGCAGAGCGCGCACCTTATCCAACTCCATCTTCACCAAGCCATACGCTTTAAACCGCACCACATCGACGCCATCGAGTTTATTCGTACCGAGTGACTCCAACACCACGGACGAGCCCGAGGCCATGACCTGCGCCCCTTTAGCGGGTTGGACCGACGTTGCCATTCCGCCGAGAGACAAGGCTTTCGCACTCACACCGGCTGGACCGCCTGGTGTACCTGCCGATGCCGTTGCTGTTTTCGCTGCGCCAATGGCTGCTGCGGCAGTGACCCCGGCCGCTTGCGCGCCCGGTGCTTTCTTCTTCAGTTCGCGTTCAGCCAACTGAATGATTGCGGTCACATCCCCCGCACCCATCTTCAGGCTCGGCAGATCCTTAAATGGCGAGGTGCTGTCGTTGTAGGCGCCTTCCGGGAAACGCGTGGCATTCAGGTATTGCAAGGCTTGGGTTGGCTCCAGCCCATCCACGTCACTCAACCACTTGTCCGCTGCAATCCCTTTCAAGGCTGCTGCGTGGGTCAAGAACACGGGCTTAAAGCGTACACCGAACCAGTGAATCCAATCTTCCATCGCCGACTGGTCGTCTTTATCGATATTGAAATCTTTAAAGAGGGTCATCGGGTCACAGCGTTTCGGATCGAGCTTGGCGTCACCCTTACCGTAGATCACCGCGTCTTTGAGTTTGTCTTCCAGACCAAACACCGCCGCCAGGTGATCCGTGTCTTGCGGATGGAAACCGTACTGGACGTAACGGATACGCGAGAGCAAACCGAGCTTCTTACGGGTGAAGTACTTGTACCCGAAATACGCCCCTGCTGCCACCCCAGCGACTGCGGCCGCGCCTATCAACACCGGTGCACTGATGACGCCCGCGATCGCGGTACCCGCTGCACTCAGCGCCGTGCCAGCCATGGCAGCACCACTGGCGAGCATACCGCCAGCGCCCGTCAACAGGCCACCCAGCCCGAGTCCTTCCAGACCGAGCAGACTCGCCCCCACACTCGCCGCACCTTTGATACCACGCCAGCCTTTACCCAGCAGGAACTTGGCTTTACCTTTGAAACCTTTGGCGTCTTTCCAGCCCGGCCCTTTCGGACCTTTCGGGACTTTATTCCCGCCGCCAGTCACGATGGTGGTATCCCCACCCTCAGCATCCTCCTTCTTCCCGCGCAGACGATCCCAGAGCGACTTAGCGCCGTTCTTGATGCGGGTGCCGATCCCAGGTGCACCCGGAGCAGCTGCCGCACCCGCTGTCGCTTTCTCAGATTCAGCTTTCTGACGCATCTGGTCTTCATAACTCCCGTCACGAATCCCATCACCGTTGCTGTCCCAGTCGCTGTGCTCTTTCGGCTTGGGCAGACGATCACGCAGCAAATCCCGAATCTCTTTCAAGAACGAGTTTTGCTCCAGTTGGATCTGGGCCGAAGCGGCCAGCACTTCCGCCGAGGTACCTTTGGCGAACGGGTTCTTGCCCCGCAACAGATCGAATGCGCCACCGATACCGCGCACCCCGGTTTTCACCAAGGTCTTACCCAGCTTTGCGCCACCGGTGACCAACTTCGTCGCCGCGGTGGTAGCGGTACGACCGATCTTCAGGGCGGTACGGGTGGCGAGCTTTATCCCACCAAACGCCAGGTTCGCCAACTTAGCCCAACCGGTACGAATGGTTTTGCCGTTTTTGTCTACCAGACCTTTGCGGATATCGTCGTGGGTCAAGACCGTTTCCGGACCATCAGCCCCCATGGTCAATACCACGCCATCGATCTGGGATGGCCGTTTGATGACGTTACCGGTAGTGGCAGAGTAATACGCCCCAGCGCGCATCATGCGTGCGGTCATGGCCGGTTCACCCGGACGACCTTGGACGAAGATGTCTTGGGCCAAATCCATCAAGCCCCACGCTTTCTTGGTCAACCACCATGCCGCACGGAAGACTGGCGGCAAACCACCCGTCAAGGCACCGAAGACTTTCTTACCGATACCGTAAGCGCTTTTGATGGTCACCCCCAGGGCCTTCAGGGATTTCTTCACCGGACCGATCTTCTGCCAAGCGTGCTCGACTTCATCGGCCGACAGCATGAGTTGCTCACCCGCTGCGGTACGACGCACCACATCGCCGGTGATATCTTTCAGACGACGGATGGGTTGACCCGTGGCTTTATCGAAGTAGACATTCCCTTCTTGCAGCATGCGGCCGTACAACCGTGGACGCCGTTCGTTACCGACGTAGATATCCACGAAGCCCCGTGCTCGGCGGTATTGGCTGGCCACAGCGAAACTCGCTGCATCCCCTGCCAACCCAGCTGTGCCTTTGAAAATGTTCCAACCGAGTTTTACCCCGCCGCCGACCAGACCGTTGGCGACCCGTCCACCCAATCGGGCTGTGCCGGTGACGGCGTTGAAGCCACCTTTGACTAGATCGGTCAAGCGCAGGTTCAACCGGGACAGGCCACGGCGAGCGGCACCGCCTGCACGGCGCAGTGCGCCTTCGGGGGGCACACCACCAGTGGTGATGATACCGTCTTCCAGACGATCGCGGATGGCCAGCAGAATGTCTTTGATTTCAGTAAAGACATTCTTTTCCGGGCCACGGGTGGCGCTACGACGCAATGCTTCGGTTTGACCCTGGACATTACGCAGCAGTTGTTCACCCACGCCTTGCGCCCGTTGATGTGCCCCACGCAGACGTTCACCCAAGTCCGACAGGTGTTCATCACGGTGTTCCCACAGATCACGCAGACGGGTTTGCGCCGCAGCGATTTGTGGTTCGACCCGATTGCGCAGGCGCTGGGCTTCGACATTCACTCGACGCTGAGCGCGTCGCGCTTGCCGCTGGGCTTGTTCTGCCATGACTTGGGCTTGCTGACGTACGGCATCCAGACGTTGTTGATTCGCATCCAGGAAGCGACGGCTTTGTACCCGGGTTTGACGACTAGCGCGCCGCGCCATCCGACCCGTGGCACGCATCGCAGAACCAGCACCCTCAACCATCTGGTCAAACATCGATGGCGTACCGTTACCCTGACCCGTGTGCAGATCCGCTTGCATGGCAGTCAAGATGTCTTTGATGTCCGCCACCAACGGCTTGGTGTTTTGCAGCTCGATGATTTCAATCAAACGCTGGATTTCCGAGACCGTCGATTGTTGAGTGGCGCCATGTGCCGCCAGTGCCGAGGGTTCGACCCCGCCTTGACGGATACGACGGCGACCTTGGCCCGGCAGACCCATGATCGCATTGGCGTTGTAATTCTCCCCTGCGAAATACGCATTGATCTTGGCCATGTCGATTTGCGTTGAACCCGGCTTGATCAAGCCCATGTCTTCCAGCAAATCACGCGGATAGACTTCGAGCAGTTGTTGAATCTCCGCCCGACGGTCATTCGCCGAACGTCCCACACCGCGGAAACGTGCCGCGAAGTCGAGGTTAGTCGCCCCTTCCGTGGTTTTGTCTTTCTTGGCCAGCTCTTTAAACAGAGCTGCGTATTTATCACCGTGCGCCGAGTTACCGAAGTTACCGGCATTCAGATAGTTAGAGATCCGGCCACTTTCATAGCCAGCCCGGCCCCGCAGGTTGTCATTCATCAGAATGTCAGCCAACTCTTTGCGCTGCGCTGGCGTCAACTCACCGCGCGGGTCGACCATCTCCAGCACCCGATCGCGTTCATTCTTCACCCCGTTACGCGAGGCTTCATCGAACAAACGGTGGAAGGTGCTTTGCCGAACCGCTTTGGTGTTGGAGAACGCCCCGCGGTGATAGTCATACTGGGTCAAATCGATCGCGTTGTTACCCGTGCGTTGGATTTGCAGTTCTTGGTAGATCCGGGCCAGATAGCCCGGGATCACTTCCACCAAGGACTTATGCGCTTGGTTGTTGAAAGTGGTTGGGCTATACAAATCGCCGATTCCACTTTCTTTAACTTGGGTGTTGCTGGCGTTGGCACGACGCACCGTGCCTTTGGCCAGATCCATCAGTGGGTCACCGATGGCACCAAACAGATTGCTCAAGAACCGACGCTTGTTGTCCGACAGCCGGTCACCAAACCGATTGTCCAGGAACTCATCCACCGAGGATGTCGAGTCCGTGGCTCGGTTCGACCAATCCGTGGCGATCTGCGGGGCATTCTCGACACCGTATTGGAGACGATTACCGAAGCGACGCAGTGATTGGGCCTGACGACTGGTGGCGCCAGCGATCTTCTTACCGACACGGGTTGCCGCAAGTTTACCCAACCACTTGGCACCTTCGCCACCGACCACGTTACCAGCCATGCGGAACTTGTCCATCCCCATTTCCTGGGCCATGGAGATCGAGTCTTGCGCCATCTCGGCGCCGGTGATACCGTCACGAGCACCCGAAGCGAATTCCCGCAGACTACCCAGTGCTTGTTCGCGGAATGCCCGACCAATGTTTTGGACGAAGTTATTCCGTTGCCCGAAGATCCCGTCTTGCAGACCAGACATGAGCTTGTTACGCAGCATGTCTTTGAACTTCTCACTGGTCTTGAGCTTAACGATATCCGGCAGCGCAGTGTTATGCAAGATCCCCGACATCATTTCGCCGGTGCGCAGATTGTTGCGGCGCATCTCGTTGAGCATGTCAACGTTGACGAAATACTGACGGGCTTGCAGTTCCAGCGATTTCTTGTGGTAACCGAACTCAACCCGGCGTTGGTACGCCGCCATCGAGACGACCGATTTACGGATGCCGTCGAGCTGGGTGATCGAGCTGTTATACCGGTCGTTGTCCACCGTATCGCGCAGCGTCTCACGCGCATCGTGTTTGGCTTCCCGACGCGCTTCTTCCTTGGCATTGTAGCGGAAGGTATCGGCCAGAATCCCTGCCACCGCCATGTCAGTCGCCGCATTCGCCCCGATCCCGGCTTGGGGTTTCTCGCGGTGTTCATCGGCGAATTGCTTGAGGATCCGTTCGGCTGACTTAGGCAGATACTTACCGCCGGCCGGCATCATTTTATCGATGACACGGCTCACGTCTTTCATCAGCGGCTTGGTTTCCTTCAAGCCTTCATTGTATAGTTCCCGAACGGTTGACGCTGATTGGTCGGCCAAATCCAGCATATTACCGTAACCGCGCGGTAAAGCTTTCTTGATAAATTCACGAAAAAATGATGGGCTCTTGACTGCTTCTTTGGCGCCTTCCCAGGCCCCTTCTGCGATCCGCTCCACTGCTTCGCGTTTGGTCTTGACGGGCTTGGGTTCCAAACTGAATTCATCGAAGTCGAATTCATCCCCAAAGTTGTAAGAATCCAGGTCCAGCCTTTCATTAGTTGCTTGCTTGGCCATACCGTTCTACTCCTGTATATAGTCATTCCTCTACCCGAGGTGTCATAGTTTTAGTTTCCCGGGACCTTCCATGCAAAAATCAATGATCCCTTTTAACGTGAGCATCCTATCGCTCACGCCTGCGAAGTTGGCTGGCTTGATGCCAATCACCTCGCTGGCGATGTACGATGGTATCACGCACAACTTTCACCCCGACGGTCTGTTCTCAACACGGATATTTGGTCGGGTGGGGGATGATGTTCGTTCGCGCCGCTACGCCTACATCGACATCAAGGTCGGAGTGTTCCATCCGATCATTTACAATACCCTCGTATCGCTCAAACGCCTGTATGGCGGGATCATGTCCGGTAACGAATATGCGCTGTGGAATCCCGAGAAGAAGGATTTCGAGCGCTCCGATGCGATCCGCGGCGAAACCGGTTACCATTACTTTACCCAGTACTGGGACAAGATCGATTTCACCAAGACCAATTCGGACAAACGCGATCTGGCGATTCGCTTGATTGAGAAATACAAAGCGGTGGCAATGACCAGCAAAGTGTTGGTTCTGCCCGCCGGTCTGCGTGACGTGGAAATCGGCGCCGATGGGCGTCCTCGTGAAGACGAGATCAATCCGCTGTATCGCCAACTCATGGGCGTGGCTAACACGCTGTCCGACATCGCGATTCGCTCCAACCCGGAACTGATCGATCGTGCGCGCTTCAAACTGCAAACCACGTTCGTGAATATCTACGAACTGTTTGAGCGTCTGATCTACGGCAAGAACAAACTGATCCAAGGTAAGTGGGCCAGCCGCCGCGTGATGAATGGTACGGGTAACGTGATTACCGCCTTGCCAGTGGAAACCCAGTATCTGGGCGAACAAGGCTCGGTCGGGTTTAACGATACCGCTATCGGCCTGTTCCAGCTGATCAAAGGCATGTTGCCGATTACGCTCTACCAACTCAAGAACGGTTGGTTGAAACACGCGTTCCCAGACATCAGCCAGCCGGCGTACCTGGTCGACAAGAAAACCCTCAAGCGTCAAGCGGTGCCGCTCAAGACGGAATACTACGATCGCTTCCAAACCAACGAAGGCTTGGAGAAAGTGATCAATGCATTCCGCGAGGAGTCGCTGCGTGATCTGCCGATGGAAGTTGAAGGGTATTACCTGGGTTTGATTTACAAAGGCCCGGATGGCACCTTCAAAATCTTCAACGACATCGACGAGCTGCCCGCCGATCGCAAACGCGAACACGTCAGCCCCCTGACCTTCTGCGAACTCGTGTATCTGTCGGGTTATCGGGTGTGGAATAATTATCCAGCGACTGTGGCCCGCTATCCGATCACGGGTGTGGGTTCGATCTATCCGACCAACCTGTACGTGCGCACCACCACCGTCGCCGAACGGCGGCGTGAGTTGGACCAGCATTGGGAACCGATGGACGATCAACACATCGCCTTGGAATTCCCGATCCCGGGTCCGTACATGAAATCCATGTCCCCCCATCCAACCCGTCTGGCCAAACTGGGCGGTGACTTCGATGGTGACATGATGAACTGCAATATCGCCTACTCGGATGAAGCGATCCGTGAAATTCAAGACTACTTCACCAAACGTCGGGCCTACGTCGGCACCGATGGTCGTTTCATTTCCAGCACCGCGGTGCACACAGTGGAACTGGTACTGCATAACCTGACTGGGGATATGTAACTATGCTGTTAGATTTTAACGTCTTTTACCGTACGTATGGCTTGCGTCGGGTGGAGCAACTGATGACCCCGAAGTTCGGGCGTCTGGAACGCTTCCAACTGCCGCGTAAAGCCATCGTGCACATGGCCCACCTGAGTCCCACGGCGTATGGCCCGTCGGATTCGGATGTGGTTCTGCAAGGCTTTTCTGCCGCCATCATGAAAGATGACAAGGTGTTGCAGAAAGCCCAAGCCCGCACGATCTGGGTCCATCACGTCACGCAAATGGCCCCGGGGATTCTGGGTGCGCCAATCAAACAAGCCGTGCAAGCACCGGTGGTGATTCGTCAATACCACCAACACTATCGTCGCTTCCGTAATGCGGTCGACGACCGTGCCCTGGCCGATGTCAGCAGCCTGCTGGTGTACAACTACGGCATGCTGCCGCACCTGGTACGCTACCCCCGTGGTCCGATGAATCACTACCTGGAATGGTACAACATCGAACATACCGTGTGGAGCGAAATCGCCCGGCTGGCCGAGATCAGTGACCGTCCGCAATTCGTGGTGATGCATCTGCCGCAGGTATTGCCACCGCGTTCGGTGTTGCAGCAGTACGAAGCGATGGATCCACGCAAACCCATGCAGCGTTTGATGAAGATGTTCTACTCGAACGAACACCTGTTCCTGGGTGAAGTGTGGAAGTGGTTCGGTCTGCATCGTCAGCAATCCATGCTCGGCAAAGTGCCGCGTCAACACCTGTCGAAAGTGAACCTGGTATTCCTGGAGTCCGGCCAATGGACTACGGTGAACCTGGGTATGCTCGATAACTGGCGTAAACCCACGCCGGATGAGTTGTTCCCCAACGAAGTGGTGAAGTCGAACCTGCTCGACCCGACCCGCTTCCAGAACCGCATCCTGCGTTTCTTTATGTCGGTCACGCAGTTGCGTTCGGCCGCTCCGACGGCCCAAGTCGACGTGCATGATAAACAAGTGTTCGATGCCGATGACCGCGAAGACCTGAAGAAAGAACTGGCCAGCGTCACCAAGGTCGGGGCGGGTCCTGCGGTGATCGATCCGATGACGGGGATTGCCAAAGTCCCCACCGCAACCCTGAAAGCGGAACTCGGCAGTCCCGCTGACGATAAGCCGGACGACACCGCCGATACGGTCAAGGTCGATGAGCATCTGGATGCGGCGATCAATGCTGAACTGGATGAGATGGAAAAGGTCTTGCCGACCACCACCGACGACGTTCAGGACGAGCAATCGTTGCTGGAGAAACGTCGGGCTGCCATCGAAGTGCCGCAACTGGTGGAAGCGGAGATCCCGTCGCTGGTGCGGTTGCCGCACGATGAAGCCCTGTTGAAAGTCGCCAAAGCCAAACTGGCGAACGGTACCATCAGTGCCGCGCAGTACCGTAACTACGAACGGGTGGCGAGTGCTTACAAGAGCATGCCTTCCCCGGATCCGAAGATGACGGTGGCGGAATTCATCACGATCCCGCCGGAGACGCTGAAGATCGCTGAATCCAAACCGATTCCGGATATCGCCAGTGTGCCGGACAAGTCGATGCTGAAATCGTCGCTCCTGGACTTCGACCAACGCTACACCCGGGAAGTGATGCAGCGTGACGTCGCCTCGATGGTGATGTGTTTCGCCCAAGCTGGCTATGGCGTGACCGAGTACAACGTCGAGACGGTGGAAGACCTGATGGGGTCGTACAACATCTACACAGTGCGCTTGCTGCCAACCGATGGGACTGCGTCGACGATTCGCTTTAAACTGCCGATCGTAAACGACGATGGTGGTTACGAGAGCAATGGCGTCAAGTATTCGCTGCGTAAACAACGGATTGATATACCGATTCGTAAAACCGCCCCGGACACGGTGGCCCTGACGAGTTACTACGGTAAAGCGTTTGTGCGCCGCAGTGAAAAGAAAGTCAACAACTACGCCATGTGGATGACTAACGGTTTGATGGCGAAGATGCTCGATGAGCAAGACCCGACCATCACCAATGGCCACACCGGCGACATGTCGGACAACACGGTGAAGTTGCCGCGACTGTACTCGGTGATTGCCACCGCGTTCAGCAGTTTCACCATGACCCCGCAAGTCTACCCGCGTGATCTCGGCCAGCTCACGTTTGAGATGTCGTTTGACCATACCAAACGGGAAGCGCTGTTCGGTAAAGAGGCGATGGACAAGTACGAGCAGAACGGCACCATCATCGCAGGTAAGTCGACGCTCGGTACGCACTACGTGTTGATCACCAAATCCTCCACGGTGGCGATTGCCGGCCCGACCCGTATGGGTGAGCCCGGCATATACCAGTTCCATTCGCTGGAAGAACTGATCGGCATGGATCGCCGCAAAGCCCCGGTGGATGTGGCGGTGATGAAGGTCGGTGGTGCTACCATCCCGGTCGGGGTGATCCTGGCTTACGAAATGGGTCTGGAGCCGATGCTGGCGTTGCTCAAATCGAAGATCCGTCGCGTACCGGCGGGGATGCGGTTGGACCTGGGGTTGAACGAAGAGCCAGTGGTGTTCAATGATGAAACCCTCATCTTTGACAAGAACGATACCTTGACCGGATTGTTCCTGGGCGGCTTTAACGAATACCATCGCCACATCCGTCGCTACAATGTCCATCTGTTTAACAGCAAAGAAGTGTATCTGAACGTGCTGGAAGCCGATGGGTTGGGTGTGCGTTACATTCGTGAGATGGACTTGTTCTACCAAATGTTCATCGACCCGATCACTCACGACATCCTGGTGGAGATGAATGAGCCGACGGATATGCGGGCGCTGCTCATCCGTGCTGGCACCATGCTGTTGCGTGACGACCACCCGGATGAACTGGATGGCGCTTACCAACGTCTGCGTGGTTACGAGCGGATGGCCGGTGCCGTGTACACCGAGATGGTGCGTTCGATCCGTCAACACAACGGCAGTGCCGGTAAGTCGCGTTCGCCATTGAACATGGATCCGTACGCGGTGTTCACCGAGATTCAAACCGATGCTTCCAAAGCCCAAGTCAATGAGATCAACCCGATCCAAAACTTGAAGGAACAAGAAGCCGTGACGTACAACGGTACCGGCGGGCGCAACAGTCGCACCATGACCAAAGCCACCCGCACGTACCACAAGAACGACATGGGTTTGATTTCGACCGATACCGTCGACAGCTCGGACGTGGCGATCAATACCTACACCAGTGCCGACCCGCAGTTCACGTCGCTGCGTGGTGTGACGCGGCGTTACACGCCTGAAATGGGTGCGGCTCCGCTGCTCTCCACTGCGGCGTTGTTGGCACCGGGCAGTGACCGGGATGATCCGAAGCGTGTCAACTTCGTGGGCATTCAGCACTCGCACAGCGTGGCCTGTGAAGGTTACCACCAATTGCCAGTCCGCACGGGCTATGAGCAAGTCATCGCTCACCGGACCGGGGATCTGTTTGCTGCCTCGGCCAAGCAAGACGGTAAAGTCATTTCAGTCTCCCCGACTGGCGTGATTGTGGAATACGCCGATGGCAAAAAGCAAGGGTATGAGATTGGGCGTCGTTTCGGCAATGCTGCGGGTCTCACGATTCCACACACCGTCATGGCCAACGTCAAACCGGGGCAAGCGTTCAAAGCGGGCCAGATCCTGACCTACAACACGGGGTTCTTCGAGCCTGATATCTTGAATCCAGATAACGTGGTGTGGAAAGCCGGTATGCTGGTCAAGACCGTGCTGATGGAAGTGCCGGAGACGCTGGAAGACTCCTCGGCAATTTCGGCACGCCTGGCAGAGAGCTTGGTAACGAAAGTGGCCAAGTACTCAGACATCGTGGTGACCTTCGATCAAGCCATTACGATGAAGGTCAAAGTCGGGCAAGCCGTCGGCAGCGAGGATATTTTATGCATAATCGAAGACGCTGTGACCAGCCAAGCCAATCTGTTCAACCAAGACTCGCTCAACACCCTGAAGTTGCTGAGTAACTACGCCCCCCAAGCCAAAGTCAAGGGGATGGTGGAACGCATCGAGGTGTATTACCACGGTGAGAAAGAAGACATGTCGGATTCGCTGCGCAAGATCGCAGATGCGGGCGATAAAGATTTGGCGGTACGGCTCAGTTCGGCCAACCGCAAAGTCTTGACCGGCAGTGTGGACGAAGCGTTCCGGGTGGAAGGTGAACCGTTGCAGTTGGAGCACATGTGCATCCGGGTGTATATCACCTCTGATGTCTCCATGGGTGAAGGCGACAAAGGCGTGTTCGCTAACCAGATGAAAACGGTGGTCGGTAAGAAGTCGACAGCGGAGTACACCACTGAGAAAGGGGAAGTGATTGATGCGGTGTTCGGTGCGACCAGTATCGACAACCGTATCGTGAATTCGCCATACATCATCGGCATGTACAGCGTCTTGTCGGAATTGGTCGGTCAAGAGGCGTTAGCCGCTTACGAGTCGTAATTCCCTGGGGACCTTCGGGTCCCTGGGGGCTCTCTTTGAAGAATCAAAAGGACTAACATGAAAAACCTTGCATCACTGCAAACGGTGGTGACGCTCGCCAATGCGGCTGAGTTGACTGCTGGGATTGCCCGAGAAGTTCTCGGCAATGACGTGGCTGACATGGTGGACGGCAATGAACTGACCACCGACGTGGCGCGTGACATCGCTCTGGCCCACATTCAATCGAAACTGTCTGTGCACACCGGGAGTGTTTAAATGCTGAGCACACAAGCCATTTATAAAGCCATCGCACTGGCTGAACAATTCGACGCCAGCGGCGTGATGGTCGTCCCTCTGGGCGGCTCGCCGTTGCACCACATGGTCGAATCGTCGAACATCACCGCCGACATGGCGTTCAAGAACGAAGACGGCGGGGTCCTGTTCGACTTCTACCGTATGGAACAAGCGGCCAATGCCAAAGAAGGCATCCTGGATCGTTCGCGTCACGACTACGCCTGCGGCGACTTCATCAAGCTGGCCGCCGGCTCGGTGCAGAAAGCGCTGTACGTCACGCGCAACATCGTGGCCCCGCGTATCCACGAGCTGCTCGACCTGATCACCCTGCGTCTGGGCAATGCCCCGGTATCGGAACTGTCCAAGCTCCAGATCACCGAAGAAGCCGATTGCCCAGCGATCTACGGTCCCAACCTGCGTGGTATGGTCGACAAGTTCGCCAACTACCACAACGGGGAACCGGCGCTGTCGATCGATGGTCCGGAACTCGGCACCGACGAAATCCTGAAGTACATAGAAACCGGCATCGCGTCGGTCGACGCCGATCTGCTGCCCTGGGCCGCGGCCCTGCCGGAAGCGACGCTGCAAAACGTGTACCGCAGCTTCTTCACCATCCGCAACGGTCAAGACACGCGCTCGTACTTCGGCCGCATCGACAAGTCGGTGGTCAACATGGTGCTGGTGTATTGCATCGCCACCCACCTGCTGGAAAACGACGTGGTTCTGGAAGGCGTCTCGCTCGGTCTGAAAGAATACCGCGCAGCACTGATGGGCCTGCAAGCCCAGTCGGCACACCTGCTGTCGATCCAGATGGAAAACAACGACTCGGCCATCAAGAACGGCAACATGGTGCGCAGCATCGTCGGTTCCGACATCCGTGTGTTCCCGCCGGTCTACCGTGAATGGCTCAAGCAAGGCGGCAATACCGACGTGCTGTACGGCATGGCGGTGTCGGGTGAACTGGCTTTCACGGTCGATGCGATCACCGACAAAGCCGACCAATACGTGGCAGCCTGGAATCGCTACTCGTCGCTGGTGACGGCGCGTGACAGCATGGCCCGTATGAACTTCCTGCGTGAACAACTCGTGATGGCCTACGAGTCGATCCTGGCCAAGCCGGACGCCGACGGCGTGGTGGCTGGTGCGGTGGCCATCAAGCAAGAACTGGATGCGTTCCGCGACGTGTTGCGTACGATGACGGCGCAAGACACGGACGACCTGCATCAGCTGTGCCTGAAGCTGGTGTGCCGTGCCTCGTTCCCGGCCAGCCCGGCCGAATTCATCCTGACCCGCATGGATGAAGAAGCCAAGCGCAACCCCAAGCTGTCGCCGCGTGAAGCCGGCGCCGTGGCGGTGCTGGAATACATCTCCAGCTGGGTGGCGTCGCTGCTGGTGGTCAAGGGTCTGTAACAGGTAACCCATGGATCATCGCCACTACATCCATGATCCAGACCGGGTGAAGTCGTATTTGCGTGAAGTGAGTGGGGGTCGGGTCGCGACGGACGAAGGGCAATCAACCGAGGTGAACAACGCTCGTCTGGTGGCCGCTAAGCCTGTCAAGATCGTGATCCCTGCTCGCTTTGCCGAACGCGAGTTGGCCTATGTCGGCATTGACACCCGTATCGTTGGCATCTTTGCCATGATTGTGGATGACCAGTATTACGGTGTTTCGCTCGCGAATGCCATGATGCGCATCACCCCCAGTTCAACCAGCAAAGTCATGTACGATGAGGACGAGTATTACGAGTTCTCCTTCGATGCGGGGGCCACAGTGTGCCCGCAACTCGACCTGGTGAAGATCGACACGTTGGTGTACAACATCTACGACGAGATCATTTCCAAAGGTCGGGTGCCGTGGTATTTGTCGTATGAGCAACTCGGTATGTTGTTCGATACGGCCAAAGAACACGCAGGGGCCAATATCGGTCAGCAGCAAGAAGTCACGGAATTGATGGTCTCGATCATCGCCCGGGATGCTGAGGACCGTACCAAGTACTACCGCCAAGTCATTGCCCAGGATCCTCAGAAGAAACCTGTGTTCATTCCGCTGCGTAGCGTCGCCTATGCTGCCACCAATACGCTGAACAAGTTGGCCGGCAGTTATGCCAAGGACGGGATGATTTCCGCTTTGGTCACGCCAACCGAACGGGTGGAGCGATTGGAAGAGCTGCTGCGCCGCTGACGCGCTTCCCTCTACAGAAAGTCGATTATGGGAAACATGAATTTGAATTCGGTCGTCTTTGCCTGTACCTCGCTGGTTGGGGTCAACAAGGTCGGCACCCTGAAACGCGACGAGAATGGTTACTACCCGATGGTGGTGGGCGCCCTGAACGTCTTTAACTCGGGCGGCAGCTTTTACCCGCTCAAAGCCGAAGTGCAGGATCTGCTCACCAACAGTTCCGGCTCGTTCCAACGGCGCATCAACCGCGGCGCCCTGCGCGGTGAACTCGGTCACCCGAAGCCCCCGCCGCGCGCGACCAATCCCGCCGAGCAACGCATGCGGGATGAAGAGTTCGTACGTCGCAATCTGTCGATCTACGAAGAGCGGATTTGCTGCCACCACATGAAGATCTGGCTCGACTTCGACTCCGTCAAGGACAAAGAAGGGCGCTCGGTCATCTCGATCATGTCGCTGGTCAAACCCAGTGGCGAACTCGGGCATGTGCTGCAACAACAACTGGACAATCCGCACGAAAACGTGTGCTTCTCGATCCGTTCGTTCACCGACAACAAAGTCCGCTTTGGAGTCGAAGAGCGTACACTGAAGGAAGTCATCACGTTTGACTGCGTGAATGAGCCGGGCATCGCGACCGCTGAGAAGTATTTCTCGCCGGCGCTGGAGAGCAACTACGAGATGGACATCTCGCGTAGTCTCCTCGAACGCGCGATCCTGGAACATCGTCCGAGTGGCATGTCGAATGAGTCGATGGTGATTTCTCCGGAAGCGTTGTTCAACGCCATCGGGTATCCGCTGCCGAATCAAGCTTCGCTGCGTCGTCCTTCCCTGCACTGGAAGTGATCCCTACCCTCTCCACCCTCTCGGGGGTGGAGAGGCGTATGGCGCTAATTGTTTTTACGGCTATATCACTAAACTGATCTAACGGTAATAATCGTTAACAAGTTGCAAAAATGCGATAAGAAAATAGTCGCCCTCCTCCTGCTATAGAGAACCAGACCCCCTTAACCATAAAGGAATTGCAATTGGGTAATCCAGTCACGCTCATCGCGGAACTGAAAGACGCGGTGATTGAAGTCCATGGTCACACTCACAACCTCGCGCTGGTCATGTCCCGCGCCGGCAGCTGCCCACTGATCGACGTCAAGTTGCAAGACCTCGACATGGACACGCTGTTCCAATCCAGCCCGGTTGACATCGGTGTGGATAACCTGTCGCCTGTCGTGTACAAACACAGCGGCAAGATGCTGATCATCGTGGGCCGCAACCACGTTCTGAAAGCACAGGACAAGAAGCACGCCACCATCGAAGCCCGGCTCCTGACTTCGGTCGCGCTGAAATCGGCCCGCATCGTGGAAGCGTCGACAGTACCCAGCACTCCGGTGCTGAATACGCCACGCATCATCGACCAGCGTCGCAACACCGCCAGCGCTGGTCCGAGCCACGAACGCACCCGCACCGCTGACCACATCCGCAACGATGCCGGTCGCCCGCAACACAGCACGCCCCGCCCTTTCACCGGCGAGCCGCGCCCCTCCTTCAGCAAACCGTCCTCCCCAAAGAAACGGTTTGCTTGACGCTGTCACCACAGCACTTGTAGCACCCTTTGTTTTACCACCTCAAAAACTTCAAAAAGGAAATGACATGTCTGACGATAAACTGAAGCCGGCTGCCTCGCACGCGGAGCTGACCGATAAGATCGAACAACTCGCCAAGCTCGGCAAAAACGGCGTCGGTGAAGCCCTGGACAACATCTACGAGCAGACCCTGCCGATCGACCTGCCCATCGCCACCGTCGAGCGCCTGCGCGCCCACGACAAAGCCTTCATCGCTGCCAGCGCCGACGCCTTCGGCAACCTGTCCCGTGCCGCGGCCGTCGCCGATGCCAAAATGACCGAGACCTCGGCCCGCTTCCCGATGGTCGGCGGCTCGTACGTCGATTTCACCTGGGACCGCGAAGTCGAGCGCAACGCCGGCATCGCTGCCAAGGGCGAAGTCGCACCGAAGAAGACCGTCTACGGCGCCATGTCCGGCAAAGCAGTCATGGGCGGTTCCGACTCCGGCGCCGGCGAGCTGAACAAGGTGTTCAAGCGCCAGAAGCAAGCCGCCTACGACCTGTTCGCGCCGGCCGCTACCACGGCCTAAGGACCAGCGCAACCGCAATGCCGGCCGTAGCTTACCAGGCGCACCTACCGGCGTTGCGGTTGTTCTTCCTGAAAATCAATTGAGCGGTAATTGTGGATGACCGTGGTTGCTCATCCGCAGTAAGCTTGGTTGGGGGTAAAACGCTACCCTGTGAGTCGCTGTCGCGGCATGCGTGAGAATACCCGAAGCGGGAAAAGTGTGAGCCATGATTCCTCCCAGTCATTCCCCTAACTCGCTTCTGGTTGCAGTAACCTTCTGGCCCGTGGAGACATCGGCCAGTTGTAAGAAAGAGTGTTGCCAGAGTGGTTAAATGGTAACGCGGTACAAGACAGCAAGGGTGGCTACCGTGAGCCGAAAATCTCGTTTGACAACAAACGAGCACCTGATCCTCTTCAAGAGGCCGAGGCCCTTCAATCTCGTGAGTTCGAATCTCACACACTCTTTTGAAAATCCTAGCAAGTGATGCTGCTTCGTACCTCTTAAATGAAAAAGGTTGCTACCCATGGAGGGTACCAGCCCGGTAAGGAGTCACGTTCCAAGGTCCGGAGAAATCCGGTATATCACCGTGAGAAATCACGCGGTCTTGGATGAGCTAGGTGACAGATGAATCGGTTCCGACTGATTCACTCTGGCTAAGGTGACAAGGTCCCCTGGACCCTGCGGACACCTTTTCGGATCCACCAGTTGCATGGCCAGAACCCACCGCTAGTAGAAACCACCTCAGCCTCCGGGCTGGGGTGGTCTTCTATGACCTTTTCTTTTTTTTTGTTTATAGGCGTTTTGAGGCTGTCGTTATGTGTGGATGACAGAAGTTACTCACGTCAATAGAAAACCCCGTATAACGCGTTCTAGTCTTTCCTAACGGCATAATACGCCTCCTTCCCCATGACGGGGAAGGAGGGACGTATGTCGTGTTGAATTACACGTTGACTTGACGCTGTGCCACGGCATCCACGCTGGCACCGTAACCAACCAGGTTCGCAGCTTTGACGTCGGCCGAGATCTGGTCGATCATGGCTTGACGCATCATCGGGTTGGCCCCGACGTAGTTGACCGTGTTCAGGATCTGCTGGGCAAAAGCATCCACGCCAGCGCCGACTTGTTGCAGTGCGGTGAACTGGACGTCGACGTTCAGCGTTTGCATGTCCTGGGTCTTGTCAGCCGAACCGACGATGTCGCCGGTGCCTTCCGGCATCATGTTGAAGCACAGGAAGGCTTGTTCGACTTTGCGGCCGTACGGATCCGGTTCGATGTAGAGCACCGTCGCGGTGGTCATGTCGCCCAGGTTGTCCGTCACTTCACCCGACGCATATGCGGCTTGGAAGGCGGCCAGGGTGGAGACCATCGGGAACTTGGTGTCCGGGTCCATGCCCGCGTACAGCAGCCACGCTTCCAGGAAACGCTGGATCGGACGACCGAAGCGTTCCAGGTAGGTATGCTTCGGCTTGGACTCGGCGCGCTTCATGTTCACCAGGTCTTGCTGGGTTTGACCCGAGCCACCGTACGGGTTCTGAGCGAACTCAGCGGTCAGGCCGCGGTTCAGGCCTTCGACGTTGAGCCACTGGGTTTCGATCAGGGCGCGCAGGCACGCCACGAACTTGTCACCATTCGGGAAGTACTTGAACAGCTTCGGGGCTTCGATCAGGATCGGGATGAGGTGACGACGGACGTACGCTTGGTTGTTGACCCAAGCCGCATTGTCCGGTGCCCAACCCATCTGGCCGCCATAGGTCAGATCGACCATGGGTGCCTGTGCTCCCAGCCCGTACGCTGTGCCAGCCTGAAGAATGGCACCATTAGGACGAGTAGTCATTTATATACCTTTTAAAGTAAAGCAACCCAGCTCACGCCGGGTTGCCGAGGTCAATGCAGGAAAACTTAGGCAGCGTTGGCCAGGTCTTCGGCGCGGTACGATTCGATGGTCAGCGACTGGACCGAACGCATCGGCGAAGCACCCAGCTTGACCTTGGTGGTCCAGCTGTAGCCACGCAGATCGTCATCCGCCGTGAACTCCGTCGACACGATGATCGTGAAGCGGTTGTCGAACTTGTCCTTCACCGCCGCCATGTAGGCCGCGTTGATACGCTCGACCAGCTGCTCTTTGGTCAGGTCGCTGCGACCGGTGAAGTCGCGGTGCACCTTCTCGCCGAGCGACACCAGTTGGGCGCACGCGAACGCCGTGATCGCCGAGTTGAGCACCGAAGTGTCGTCTGCGTACACGGTTTGGAATTGCGGGAAGTACATCATGTCCATCGTGTACGGCTCCGGCCATACCAGACCTGCATCCCAGTCCTTGTAGCGTGCGTTGGCCGGGCGGAACACCACGTTCAGATCGCGCAGCTGCGTGACTTGGTTGTTCGGGCTGACGTCGGGCTTGTACTTCGAGACCCACTTGCCGTTCGAGGCACCCATGTAGAGCGACCAGGCGTATGCGCGGTCGATCGACGCCGGGATCGTGCCCGCGTAGTTGCTGTTGAGCAGGTAACCCGAACCCCCGATGATCGCTGCACGCACCGTCGGGGTAGCGTACATCGACGATTCCGGGAAGTTCTGGAGCGTCGACAGCAGCGTGATCGCGACCGAACGTTCTTGGTCGTCGGTCAGGTCCGGCCCGCCGACTTGGTGGGTGGCCGCCATGACGAAGGTGTTCTTGCGCACGGCGATGAAGTTGGCCATGGTCTTCTTCACGTCGAGCGGGAAGCCCGAGTCCCAGAAAATGTTTTCCGGGTTGTTGACCGAGTCCTGACGCTGGCTGTTCTTGTCGCCGTACTCCAGCAGCTTGGCTTTCACCAGGGCCGCGAAGGTGTCGTTGTTCATCGTGCCGTCGCTGCCGCCTTGGGCGAACATCGTGGTCGACTGGGCCAGACGCACCGAGTTGGCTGCACCGGTGACCAGTTGGAACGTGTGGTACGGTGCACCGTAGGACGACACAGCGGTGAACGGGTTGATACGATAGATTTCATCGTCTTCACCCATGATGTCCGAGAACTGGTCCATCGCCGGCAGTTCTGCCGTGTAGATCTTCGACAGGACGGTGGCGATGTTGGCATCGTACACCTTGATCTGGTCGAAGTCACCGATGGTCGGCGACAGGCCCGGGGTCGAGACGTCTTGCCAGTTACGGACGAAGATGTCACCGATGTACAGCTGGGCCGAGGTGTTGCGATCACGCAGGCCGGGCTTCAGCGAGAACGGGATAGCTTGGGCGCCGGTCAGGGTCGAGACGGCCGTGGCAGTGGTCAGGGCGTCGGGACGCGACATCACGGCCAGTTGGAACGGGTAGGCTTTCTGATCGGTGATCAGGCGGGTGTCGACTTGGACATTGGTCAGCTGGGTCAGGGCCCACAGCGAGATGCCCTTGTTGTTGCCCCATTCGCCTTCCGAGCTGACCATGAAGTCGAAGAACGGATAGCGGCTCGACTGGGTCGCATTGCCGCTGTCGACCTGGTCACCCACGGTGACTTGAGCGGCGCCGAAGTCGCGCACGCCGTCAATCGTCGGGATGGCTTCGACCACCCACTTGCCCAGGTAACCGGCGACCTTGCTGTTGGTCGGGACCTTGTTACCGCTGCCGTCGATCTGGTACGTACCGTCAGCGTTACGCTGATAGTCTTGCACTTGGGTGGCGAGCAGGTCGAGCGACAGGCGGAACGCCGCCGGCGGGTTCGCATCAGCGGGCAGCACGCGTTCCACCATCGAGGCATTGCCTGCCTTGTTGAACACGTTGTTGAACGCCGTCGCGTGGTTGAAGTACTTGTCCAGTTCGTCAAAAGTTTCTTGACCGAAAATCGTAGCGCGGCTGTCACCGACTACGAGGTAACTTTTACCTGGCTTCCCTTTGCGAGCAAAGAGAAACGATTTCGGCAGGTGGGATGGCTGATCGAGCGGTTGAGGATTCAGCATCCGACCAGACACATCGTGAATGCCGTTGTTATACGACATCGGTGTTGCGTTCGGAATGTTCATTATGTCAGGTTCCTGTCGCTAATAATGAATGGTATGGTTTCGGTATTGTTTCGAAGTCGATGCCCAGCATCATAGAATCGTAAAAAAATACTGGAATAAAGAGTGCAAAGCTTCCAGTAATGTTAAAACAACCTGAGCGGACTCGACGTTGGTTCAACATACGATGTCGCCGCTGTAATAAGGATCCGTCAAAAATGACAATCTACAACACAGCCTACCAAACGACGGCTTGTGCGAATTTCCGCATGCAGGACATCGTCAGCGCTGTTCGCGAAGCTCAAGTACGTGACTGCCTGCCCAGTGCGGATGGGGTTGCGTATGTGGACGTCTCGACTGGTGCCAGTGGTCAAGTCAAAGCGTTCAAACACGCGCTGCTCGTGACCAAACACGATGTGCAAGCCATCCGGCATTCGAACGAACTCAAACTCGAACCCTTCCTGGCGATGGATGTGCGCGCTGCCGGTCGGTTCGATGTCACCACCAACCGTTTCAAAGTCACCAACTCGACCATGTATAAAAACCTGGTCTACCGGGCTGGCTTGACCGCCCTGTGGCTGTCCAACGGCGCGACCGCCTTCCGTGCCATCACCCCGATGGCAACCGGTATCTTCGCGGCTTGGCTGTCGGAAGCGATCGGCTTCAAGTACGCCCTGGACCCGAAAGCCAAGATCGAACTCATGATTGTGGCCGGCATCTTCTACCAATCGAACCATGTGGAAGGCATCGAGTTCGACCAGGGGAATGAAGACCGCTACCTGGCCGCGATTGCCAATGCGCTCAAGGTCAACGTCGTCGACGTCAAGCGCATCTACGCCCAGACCCAAGTCATCAGTTCGATCGAAGACTTCTGCAACAAGGTCAAGCTGGTGCTGGGTAACATCCGGCTGGAGAACCTCAACCACGGTATCCTGATCACCCTGATGGGCAGCACCTGGGCCGGCGACAACGCGGTGGAACTCACGGCGGTGGCACTGGAACATCCGCCGACCTGGATTTCGCTGGTGTACGAAGCGGCCACCAACCTCGCGCTGAAGAAAGTCGGGTTGTCGCGCATCGTCGAGCGCAGCCAGTACAAAGATGGGCTGGAACGCTTGGCCTCGATGCTCCGATCGAGCCTGCCGGAATCCTCGGAAAAAGTCATGCGTGAAGTCCCTGCCGGTCTGTAATTCCGCCTCCCACCATCTGGATCGCCCATGCGGTCTGGATGGTGGTGTGTCTATGTTTTTTTCTTTGAAGGACCATCATGGCTGACTATTTGATTAAGCAAGCCATCCAAGACATTTGGTGCACCCCAGCCCAAGACCAGCAGAACGTCATCAAACTGGCCAAGATCACCCGCTATGGCGGGGTGTACACCAAAGTCGACGTGATGTGGCGGCAATACACCTTGCCTGTGGCCGGTGCCCTGTTTCACTGTTACCAAATCGGCGGCATCTCGCCCAAGCAACTCGGGTTGACGATTCCTGCCAAACGCGGTTTGTGGATGTATGTCCCGACCGTGTGCGAAGCCGAAGAAACCATCGTCGACCTGTACACCGGCAATGGCCGGCAATCCCCGCGTATTCTGGCCTGGTACATGGTGAGTGAAGACAATGACCTAGTGTTGGCGGTGCAGCAAAACGAAAAGGTCGAGATCGACTACAACACCGAAGACCTGTACCTGCGGGTGTACCACAACGCCTACTTCGGGTCGGTGCGCCGTGATTTGGTTACCGATTACATTCAAGTGCGTGGCGGGGTGATGGGGAACACGGACGATATCCTGGCCCTGCAAAACCAGTTCATCGCGGCGCGTCAACGCGGGCACGCCTACGCCTTCGTCAACGGGTACTTGGTGGATGACATCAACCTGCTGACGGTGGTACCGAACGATGTGGTCGAATTCGTGTACGATGGCTCGATCTATGCGATCGAAGATATTCACGTGGGTGACCTCAATGTGTTCGATAGCACGCTGGATTTGAAGCGCAAATACCTGGTGCACCCGAACCAGTCGCTCAAGACCACCATCACGTACCAAGACGACATCGATGTGTTCCTGTACCAGTCCAATGCCCAGGGTCAGTTCAAGGGCTTGTACTTCCACCGTAACCAAGTCGATGCAGTGCGCCAAGTCACCCATGCCGATTATGCGGTGACCGTGCCGTACGTGGAATCCTATCTGGCCACCCGACCGGACTGGAGCGACATCAACAATCTGACACTGCGTTTGCATCTGCGCAAATCAGGCTATCGTCGTCCGCTGCTCAATGAAGCCAACCGGATCAAAGACCTGTACACGCTGCCCGACGATTTGATTGTCAAGGCCATGATCGGGGTCGACGCGACGGTACCGGAATGGCAAGCGGCGACGTTGGAAGCATCGGCCTACACCAAGATCATGCGGGCCTCGACCATGGAGATCACGGCGAGCCTGGTGCAAACCGCCCTCGGTTACAACTCGATGTCGCAACTGCTGGCACCCACCCCGCAATTCGTCAAGAACATCTCGGGACTGGGGATCGTGCAAATCCCACCGAACCTGCAATACCGTTCGACGGTGTTCGAGTTCGACTTCCAAGGGAATCTGCTGGGATGGTACCTGCATTCGCTCGGTGCGAGTTGGACCACCCGCAACCCCCTGACGTCCTTGGTCCAGATCATCTCGGGCTATGGCCGGCGTGAGTTGGACGAGAAGTACGGGAACGGTGTGACGACGGTGGATAACAATCTGGATTACCGCATGTACAACTGCACCATCGTCAACGGTGAGCCAGACAACCTGTGGCGTGATGTGACCGACAGCGGGGCGTATGTGGCCACGGGCGGTAATCTGACCTGGCTGGTGAATCCGACCACGACTTACGGCATGGTACGCAGTAACCGTGACTTCCTGTGCTACAACTTGGCGCTGCCGATCCAAAGCGGGGTGTTGCAATTCTCGCTGACCTCGGACCAAGACCGTGGGCAGGGTTTCCAAAACACCATCATGCAAGTCCAGATGGGGGAACTCGATCTGTGGCTCAACAACAAAGCCCTGGTCGAAGGCATCGATTACATCGTGCAATTCCCGCGGGTGGTGATCATCAGCAAGCAATACATTCGTCCTGAGTTGGCTGCCCAGCAAATCACCGTGCGCTTCTGCGGCCATTGCAACAGTGACATGAGCCGCACCATCACGGGGGACCGCGGGTTCGTCAGCCATGGGGTGTTGTCGAATAACCAGCGCTACGATATCCGGGCCGACAAGGTCTTGCATATCGCGGTGAATGGTGGCGTGTACGATCGCACTGAACTCACGTTTGCGGAAGACCACAGTGGGATCAACGTCGACGGGGTGCCGAATGGCTCACCTTACGTGATTCGCGATATCGTGGTGCCGATGCGCGGTACGACCAACGCGAAAACGTATGATCTGCGCGCCCAAGCCTTGGTGACCGACCAACATGTGTCGGATTATCTGACAGCACACTTACCGCAACCGAGTTACACCCAGCCCAGCCCCATCACGGAGCGGTACCCTGTCTACAGCCCGTTCGTCTCCGCATTGATCGACGATCTGGCCAGCCACGTGTTTGTCGACAGCCGCATGTTCAATCATTACAACGATGACGATGTACGTGACATGTGTCGGTATTACGAGCAGTTCCTGGCGTTTGATCCGACCCGTGATCCGAACAAAGCGAACGACAACTACGTGAGTGTGCAAGCTTACTACAAAGACACTGTGACCAACCTCGGGCTCTTCGAGTACCGGTTCTTGGCACGGGCGGTGTCGCTTTACTTAAATAATGCTGTCTCACTGTCCGAATTCGTGACCGTGACGGCGTAATGGAGCAACCATGACAGATACTGTTTTGAGCACTGTCGGTATCAGCGGTACCGATGGCGCGGTGCCCGTCTACGACCCGGCCGGGCGTTGGACGATTTGGGCCCTGAGCGAAATCTACACCGGGGGTCCGGGCCAGAATCGCTACGTGCCGAAGGTGAAGGACTGGATCGTCGATACCGACACCAAAGTCTTCTACGAAGTGATCTCGATCGACGTGACGACCCTGATCCCGCGCACGCAGATGATCACCCCGCTCGCCCAGAACCAGAAGCTCGATAACATCGACGTGATTCTGGGTGTGGGTCCAGGCGGCATTTCGGACACGTTCCGCGCTTACGTCAACAAGAACGTGATGCCGTACACGATCACGCTCGATGCGCGTCTGCACTGCTACACCGAAGAAGCCGAAAGCTTCACGATCTTCATGGGCACGGATGTCATCGGTGAAGCCAAACCGATCAGCCAGCTGTACAGCCCGACCAACCAACTGCTCGGCACCGCGATCCCGATGGTCCTGGCCGCGGTGGATGGCAACAACCGCAGCATCAAGGCCTTCCCGACCTGCTACACCACGGAAGACCTGCAAGACAACACCAAGCTCGCGGTGATCGTGTATTCGGATTCGGGTCACCAAGTCTCGAAGGTCGAAGTGCTGGTGGAAAACACCCAGTTCGTGCCGACCGCCAACAGCTCGGTCAAGTACATCACCAACATCAGCCTGGAGTCGCCATTCATCTCCTCGGCCGATCCGAACGTGCTGTCGTTCCCGGTGAACATCACCATGAACGGCCTGTCCCTGATCGGCGTGGTGCAGTACAGCGATGGCAGCAAGCTGCGTTATCCGGTGAACAACACCAAGTTCTCGCTGCGCGGTCTGGACAACTTCGTTTCGACCTACGCGGGCCAAGAGTTCGATCTGGTTCTGGACTACAAGCTCGCGCCCGGTGAAGTCGTGATGGGGCTGCAAACCAGCTTCTCCGGCTCGGTCACACGCGAATACACCGGGGTCACCACCAACTACGAGGGCATGTACTCGCCGAAGCTGTACGGCTATCCGGTGTGGCAGAACTCGGTGTTGGGCTACCGTCTGGAATGGTGGCTGTACGACATGGAACGTCGCATGTGCCAGTTGGTGACGCCGTATGTCTCGGTGAACGCCAACTCGCGTCCGTTCGATCCGCTCGGATACGGGGTCAAACAAACGCTCGGCGTGTCGATCAACCTGAAGGATGTCAATCCGTCGGGCTTGGCGCTGATCCACGTGCAGACCATCGACATCGTGCTGCGTCAGCCGGGCACTGCTCGCACCACGAATTGGGCCGTGGGCTTCACCACCAACCAAGACATTCTGTTCGGCGAAAACAACTTTGCCAAACTGAACATCATCGATCAGAACCAAGTCACGCTGGACATTACGTGTGGCGAGACCGATGTGAATGTGTGGTTGGCGCGGATGTACTCCCTGACCTACCCGCTGACCGATCAGGGTCAAGAAGTGGCGCCGCCTGCGCCGACCCACTTCGCGATCAAGACCACCAGCTGGGAAGTCGCATATCCGATGAGTCAGTGGAACAAGGTCTTGACCCTGAGCCACCTGATCAACAACAACGATACGGTGTTCATCAAGTTCTTCATCCGTACCGTCGACACCGACGTCCAGCTGAGCATCGCCGGCCTGCCGGCTTGGCAACAGTAACTCGTGCTGCATTCCCTCTCTGCTACCGCAAGGTGGCAGAGGGGATTTCCTTTGACCTAGATTGAAAGAGGTGTAATTTGATCCTCTACGAATCCGACTGGCTGTTGTATCCCACAGCCATCCCGCATTTAAGCACCCGCAATGAAAGCTGGGTGTACATGGCCAAACTCTACAAAAGCATGGGGATTAAAAACCACATGTTTCTGTTGGCTTTGATCAACCCCTTGTTGGAATTCATTGACCCCCATGCACCGAACCTGACCCAAGAAGAAAAGGACATGATCGTTGCGGAGTGCAAGATCAACCCGTGGTATTACTTTCGGGAAGTGGCACGCATTCCGGCAGGTTCTGGTCAAGCACCGATTCCATTGAAAGCCAACCGCGGCAATATCGCGATGTGGTGGTGTTTCTTTAACCATGTGACGATGACGCTGATCCAACCGCGTCAGACGGGTAAATCGTACACGGTATATGAACTGGATGTGTATTTGCTCACGGTGCTGTGTGAAGGTACCCTGATCAACTTGCTCACCAAAGATGAAAAGCTGCGCAAAGAAAGCGTGGACATCATCAAGAAGATTTTCGACACGCTACCCGATTACATCGATTTGCGTAACAAACGTACCGACGCGAATAACACGGAAGAGATCACGGTCAACCTCTTGGAAAACAAGATGAAGACCTTCGTGCCGCGTTCGTCCGAGAAAGACGCGAATAACGTCGGTCGTGGTTTCGGCTCGGCCATTAACCACATCGACGAAGGCCCGTTCTGTGGTAACGTCCACATCTCGCTGCCGGCAATGCTCTCCGCCGGTAACGCGGTGCGCGACCGCGCTAAAGCCGCCGGTGCGCCGTACTGCAACATCATCACGACGACCGCCGGTAAGCTCGACACGGATGAAGGTAAGTTCATCTACGACAACTACATCCTGGGCTCGATGCCATGGACGGAGCATGTGTTCGATATGCCCAATCCAGAAGCGTTGGAAGAATTCGTGCGTCGCAATGCGGGCGGTAACTTCCAGATCGCGATCATCATGAGCCACCGCCAACTCGGTTTCACCGATGCCTGGTTGTGGGAAAAGATCCGCGAATCGAAATCCTTCGGCGATGCGGCGGACCGCGATTACTTCAACGTCTGGACCTCGGGTACCGAATCGCATCCACTGTCACCCCAACTCTTGAAACGAATTGTGGCGTCGGCCAACGATTATGTTTACGACCAGGTGTTCCCGCACCAAAAGTACATGATCCGTTGGAATGTGGATGAGAAGAACTTACCGAACTACTTGGCGCGAGCGAAGTTGATCTTGGGGGTGGACCCGTCGTCTGCCAACAACAACGACGATATCGCCTTGGTCTGGGTCGATGCAGATACGCTGGATGTGGTGGCGACTGCGGCGATCAATGAAACCAATATCCTGATGTTCGGTAACTGGCTGGCGGTGTATCTGGTCGAGAACAAGAACGTGACCTTGGTGCTCGAAACCAAATCCACCGGTGAAGCGCTGCGTGATATGTTGCTCAGTATCTTGCCGTCGTTCGGGGAAGATCCCTTCAAACGGATCTTCAACACGATTGTGCAAGACAAAGAGGACTTCCCGGAACGCTTTGAATTGGTGCGGTTGCCGGTCTCACGTCGGGAAGACAGCATGTACACGCTGAACAAATCGGCGTTCGGTTTCTGCACCGCGGCGAGTGGTCGTTTTGCCCGGAGTGACTTGTACGGCAACACGCTGCAAAACGCTGCCAAGCGTAGTGCAGACAAAGTGTACGACAAACGCCTGATCAACCAGATCGCCGGTCTCGTGAAGAAGAATGATCGGGTTGACCACCAAGCCGGTAAGCACGACGACATGGTGGTGGCGTGGTTGCTGTGCCATTGGTTCTTGTCTTACGGTAAGCACATGACGACGTACGGCATCCAAGACGTCATGACGCAAATCGACGATGGTAAGAGCATGACCTACGAAGAGCACCTCGCGTTGGAACAGCAACGTGCCCTGCGCGCCACGATCGATGAACTGGGTAAGCAACTCGAAGAGACTGCTGATCCGTATCTGGCCAGCAAACTGGAACACCAACTCCGCGTGGTGGCCCAAGGCATCGTGTATCAACAAGGTGACCTCACCAGCATCGATCAGTTGCTGGCGGATATCAAAGAGCGTAAGAAGAAACGGGTCCAAACTGCTGCGGTGAATTACGAAGCCGAAGCGATTAACGATCACGACTTCTACCGCAAAATGATGGGTTACCAAAGCAACGGCTTTTATCGTTGACGGCATAGGCTCCTGCTACCCGTTGGGGTAGCAGGAGTTATGTCCATGTGGGTTTGGGGTGGGACGACAGACGTTGATCCAGCAAATCCAAATAGGCCATCACTTGGGCTTGCCGAATCTCGCTGTTAAAACTGCGGGTGCTCACCAAAGAAGGGAGTTCGAGATCCAACTCACACGCTTTCCGTAAAGACAACGGGGCGTCGTTGGTGACCACCGAAAACACTTTGTAGGTGAACAACCAGCGGTCTGGGATATACCAATGCTTGTACTGTACCCGGTATGTTTTCCGGTGACAGTAAATCGCGATCTCATACCCTTGGATCGTGAATCCTTTCAAACACCCTAAGGCTTGATCGGATTCCCGAATCTCGGTCACCCAGCGTGGGCCACGTACTCGCTCAAAAGCCAGTAGCACCAAACCTACCACTGTCCGCCAAGCGTATTTCATGGTCGCCTCTCTCGCGGGTCATGTTTTAAGCGCCAGCATAATGCCGCTTGGCGAGACTACGCAGTACGATGTAAAGCAGCACCCCGGTGCGAATCGGTGGCAGCAGACTCACGTTGCGGGTACCGGTGGCATCCTTCACCAGTTGCTCGGTGTGTTGGCGGATATCCATCAACACGGGATCGGTCGAGCGGGCGGCGGTGTACACCCCACGCAGACGCGCCATCAGGCCCGGCAGGTCATGCGGGTTCTTGAGCGAATCGGTGTTGTGGGCCAGGTAATCGAAGCAGTGCACCATGATTTCCTGCACCAAGGCTTGGAGGCGATGCGCTTGATTGCCTTGGAAGTTATCCGACAGCCATTCGAGCGTACCGCGGAACAGATGCGGCGGCATGGTTTGCACCATCCCTTCCACCACGCTCAAGAGTTCTTCACGCATGAACGACGACTTGTCCGGAATCACCGATTGGATATACCGGGTGTAGTTCGCCAAAGACTTGGTCTTGTCCTTGAGGATCTCTTTGCCGTCATGCTCCACCGTTTGCGAGACCGCGATGATGCGTTTGCCCGACGCGTTGATCTGGTAGTGCACCCCAGCGATGAGCTTGAGTGTTTTCCGCAGACGCGTTTGGATATCGTTGACGATCTTTTCGATCTCGCGATCGTCACCCATCTTTTTGAATTGCTGAAAGCGTGGGGTGTGCGGATCCAGAATGTCTTCGGCACGTTTACGCAAGTACGCTCCCCAGCTTCCCTCTTGCTTCAAGTCGAACTTCATCGACAGTGATGCATAAGTGGCTTCCGCCACAGCTTTGTCGGCGGGGTAAACGAAGTGGCGATACAAACGGCTGGTCAGGAACTTGTACTGCATCACGAGGATCACCGAGATCATTGCATCGTGGCGCAATTGCTCGGGGATGTCGGCGTTGATCAGCAGATGCGTGAGCCAGATGCACGACAGGTTCATCGCGTCGGAGGCGACTTGGTGATCCCGGTGCACAGTTGGCAGTTTGAACAGGGCTTCTTGCAGCGTGTGTTCATCCACATGCAAGATTTCATCGAACCACACCAGGCGATCGGCGTCCGTGAAGCGCACGATTTGCACACCGGTTAAGTGCCCCCCAAAGAACTTGACGTGTTCGTCATTCTTCGCAGCAAACGCCAAGGCATACGTGATGACCTTTTTAGCGAGGATTGCGTCGGCAACAACATCAGGACACTGTTGCTCGAACACATTTCGGATTAGTAACATGAAAATTCCTTTGGATAAAGGTTTACACAAGATGAGGCCTTGCGGGCTTATCCAAGCGGCATAAAACCTCGCTGGGGTTTCCAGCGAGGCAGGGAAGAAAAGCGATTACTTCGCTTGGCGGGCAGCGCGGGCTTTGACGAAGTCGCCGAACGAGTGGACGACTTTACCGCCCATAGCGACGACGATCGATTCCAGGGCGGCCGACAGATCCTTGGTGTCGGTGACCAGCGGTGCGCTCGGGTCGAGCACGGCGTCCGGCACGACGTTGTCGATCAGCACCGTCACGTTTTCCGGATGCTCGGCTTCGGCCAGCAGTTCGGTGACGTTCTTGGTTTCGGCCGGGGTGACCTGGGTTTCGTCGATCGCATACAGCGTCTCGTAACCATCGTTGCCTTCCGGTACATCGTCGGACAGGGCGCTGGCGATGCTGGAAGCGACGGCGGCGTCGATGGCTTGCGATTCGAGCACGATGTTGCCGACTTCGGACACGATCGCAGCTTCCACGGTTTCCTGGGTTTGGCCTTCTGCCGGTTGCAGGTTGGTGGTGTCGACCGAGAAGCCGGTCTCTTCCGACGGTTTCGGTTCGGCGGCCGGATCGCCTTCTTTCGGCTCTTCGATCGGGGCTTCTTTGTCGTAGACCTTGCCGAGTGCTTCGGAGTACACGTCGGCCAGCGGGCCTTTCATGACGACCAGGGTGTCTTCGGTGGCCGGGGTTGCAGGAGCGTTGACGTCGTAGTCTTCGAATGCGAGTTGGTGACGGCGACGGGTGCCAAGCAGATTACGCAGAGACATTTTTGAGTTCCTTCATGAAGTAAAAGAGTTCGATGATCGGCATACCCAGTTCGAGAGTATCTGCCTTCACAGTATGGTTACGCAACTCTGGTGGCTGGGAAAATAACAATGTTAATAAAAATGCAACGGCGCCCTTTACACATCTTCTCTTTGATTTTTAGCGCTACGCTATTTTTAGTATAGACCATTCTCTGTTGTTAGGTTTGCTTTGCTTTTTTGTACTTTGTTATTGTGGGCAAAAGCGCTCCTCAAGAGCGCGTTTTCTCTACAAATTTTTTAAAAGATGTAAGCGCCTTCAAGGCGCGTTATTCGATTCGAATTGATTGATATAAAAAAATATTCATCCCCCTGGTATTATGCACCGACGAACAGCGTGAGGAGAAAAAAGGTAACGAGGATCGCTTTCAGCGAGACGAAGTTAAGTAGGAAAAAGTAGACATGTAATGGGGGAGGGGGGCACTCTCCTAGGCGAGACGGAGGCGAGCCTCTAAAGGAATGGGGGGATCTAGACAATGGGAGAAAAGATGGAAGACGTGAAATTTGATATCTCGGTCGGCGTGAATCGGGAGCCGGTCTGGGCGGTCGTGCGGATGGAGCAGATGCTGGGTCTGAACGTCAGAAGGTTCGTTCCGATCGGTACCACCGAGTTTACCTTGGAGCAACTGCATGCGTTGCACACCCAAGCCGTAGCCCGCCAACAACCTGATAGCTTGATCGCTTGTATCACTAAAGCCATCGATACCGCCCAACAAGTCGCAGCCCTATCCACCCCTTCTACGCTTTAAGCTGGCTCACCCTGCCGACCTTAATGGTCGGTGGGGTTATGCCCTCGGAATGAATCGGGTAATAGAAAATTAAAGGCATATATCACCTAGGTGAGAGTTAATGGAACTCACTAACCATCTTTCATAACTAACAACGAAAGGAATTCAAATGAGCTACATGTCCGCTAACAACATCGCCGGGATCTTCGACGACGTACTGACGTTTCTCCGCGATAACCCCAAAGTGCCAAGAGAAATCCGTGAGGAAATCGAAGGCGCGTCTGAAGTCGTCCTCCAGGTCGGTAAAGGGTTCTTCTTCATCCAGTACATCACGGCCGACGGTATTCCGAAGAAATACCATCATTACGCAAACGGCATGCTGATGATGACTTCTGGTGTCAACAACTAACAACGAAAAGGGATCTCGCCATGGCAACCGCAATCGAACTGCATCAAAAGTACCTCGAAATGGTTTCGAAGAATAACGAGCAGTATTGGTTCTTCGAGCTGAGCACCATTCGTGTTCAAATCGACGCTGTCCTCCAGTTCGCGAAAGAAGGATTGGAGGAAGTTAAGCAAGAAATCGAAGACTGCGATGAAGCAGAAAAAGCGATGCTGACCAGCTCTATGCAAGAATACGAGCGTGACATCGAGCGGATTCAGATTCTCCGTGACAAATACCTGATCCATGAAAATGGCTACATCGTGACCCATCAAGTCGATGGTCCGCCCGAATGGTATTCGGGTGACGTCGTGTTCTTCAGCCAAGACGTCTACGAGGCCGCAGATGCCCGTGTGTTCTTCAACGCTCACGCTCTCATCACCAATAACCAATAACGAAAGGATACACCCCAATGATCACCCAACTCGATGAACGCCATATCGGTCTCGTCAGATTCGAAGGCAACATCTGGTACGCTGTGCGCCCCATGGAACCCGAGGATGAAGCGGGACTCTTACTCAACCCTATTCCGTTCAATTGCGCTGATCGTCGCGTGATGCACAACGATAAAGAAATGGCGGCGGAGTTGGTGCTGGGAGAACTCTCCGAAGCCACCAAGATTCGTTTTCAGATGAGCGAAGAGCGTTTCGATCAGATCAACCGTGAAATCACCAAACATCTGCAAGCGGTGCGTGATTTCACCCAAGGTTGCATCATGGCCCAACAAGCCGGCTTCGGCGTGGGGTGATCATGAACGATGACTTTTATAGCCACGCGTTGGGCGTCATCGTTGACCTAACACCGGCTGAGATTCAAGCAGGGTTGGCGGCTGTTGAGATTACGGTCACCAATCACCATAGCGGTGAGTTGTTGTCGGAAGTACCGTTCGAGGAAACTTGGGTGGGCATGGAAGTGCTCGATGCAGCACAGAAATCAGGATCCATTCTGCACCGTATTCCGCTGAAGAACCTGCATCGTCATTCCATCAATACCGACGATAACTGGATCACGGTGGAATGGAAGAACGGCAAGAAAGTTTGTCTACCACAAAAGGAATTCAACAACGTCAGGGTGAAGTGAACGTGACCAATAATTATTCGGGCCAACTTCTTTCGGAAGTGCCTTACCCAGAGATCCATGTAGGGATGAAACTGATTTCAGAGAAACTCATTGTCGGGGAAGTGGTACTCAAAATCGACGAAGCCCAAATTAAACAATACGGCAAGGTCCCGCTGGATAATTGGCTGCGGATCAAATGGAAAAGCGGTCGTGAGATCGCTCGCCCTCATCGTGAACTTAACAACATCAAGGTGAAGTAACATGCACAACCACTACGTCAATCAACCGCTCGCGCAAGTTCCCTACGACGATATCTTCGTGGGTATGCCCGTTAAAGGCGCCCGCGGCGTACCGGGTAAGGTCGTCCATAAGTCCATCCCGAGTTTCAGTGAAGAGGGGTGGATTCGGATCGACTGGACCAACCACCCGCAGCAAGCGAACCATCACAGCTACTTCAAAGACGTCATCGTCCAAGAAGTCGCCCTCGAACCGGTCGTCGAGAAACGTCGTCTGGTGGTGAAAGCCAAGCTCTTTACCTTCACCCCGATCGCCCGCGGCGCGGTGATGCATCTGATGCTGTACCAACCGTCGCCGGCGACTCGCGCCGCACTCCCGCGTATCGATCCCAAAACCATCATCACCCAATTGTCGTTGTGGCAAAGAGAAGAGAGCACCGATGGTGACGAGGTGCATGAAGGTCCGTATGAAATCATGTCGGTGTTCCGTGATCCCAAGAATGGTGACGAGGTCTGGCACGTGGTGTTCAAACACCTCGATCTGTGCGAGGAAGTGGCGAGGGACGTACCGTGACACGGATCGCCATCATCGGTACGGCTGGGCGGGATAAGACTAAGCCCATGACCCCTGGGTTGTGGCGATGGATGCTGCGCGACGCTTATAGCCGTGTCCCGAAAGGCGCCCATGTGGGGTCCGGGGGTGCGGCATGGGCTGACCATCTGGCGGTCTCGATGTTCTTGTTCGGCCATGCCGGTGAAATCACCCTGTTTCTCCCCGCCCCTTTCAAGAATGGTCAATTCGTGGAAGATGGTTGGAAAAGTGCAGGAGCCATCGCGAATTACTACCACCGCCAATTCAGCCGCATCATCGACCGTGATACCTTGGCCCAAATCGGGGAAGTGATCCGGCAACATTGGGAAGTCGAGAACAGCCCGATTCGGATCGAAGAAGAGCCGTCTTCTCCCACCAGCCGCGGTATGTTTGCACGCAATGCCAAAGTCGCGCAGATGGAAAAAATGTTAGCGTATACCTTCGGGGAAGGCGATGAGCCTGCTGATGGAGGTACGCTCGATACCTGGAACAAATGTCAAGGTGAGAAAACCCACATCACCTTGCCGTACATTTACTAAAGGAAGGATACCCGATGCCTTTGTTTGATGATTTGGTTATTCGCGCTAAGCATATCGACGTAGAGACATCTGCACATGGCGCCATCAAGACCCTCACGATTCATCTGCCGGATGCGACCACCCGCGAACAACTCGCAACGTGTAATCGCAATACGACCATCAACGGCATTAAGTTGGTGGATGAATTCGACGACGGTAGTCTCGATGAACATGAGAATCACGCCACCTTCAGCGTGGTGGCTTGTTTCACTGAATCGGCGCGTAAGAAGAATACGGTCACGCTGATCCTGATCGACCTCAATGTTGTATGGCGGTTGGAAATGTAACAGATTCTCAGGTATGGGCATCTGCCCATACCTGAGGAATGTTTCGATATGGCGCTAGAATTTTTCAAAACCATATAACAGTGGTGAATAGGAAAAGGAATACCTCCTTTATCCCCCTTGATAACTAACAACTTTAAAAGGATTCATCATGAACTTCATCAAAAATCTGTGGAACAAAGTCAAGTCGTTCTTCTCGAATATGTTCAGCCGCAAAGCTGAAGCCAAGATCGAGACCGTCACTACCCCGGCAGCAGTGGCTCCGGTTGCCGCTACCCCGGTCGAGTCCGTTACCGCTGAAGTCGCGGCTGACGACAACACTGCTAAAGAAGCCCGCATCACTGAGCTTTTCAACAGCATCATGGGTCTGGCCAAGTTCCGTAACTATTCGCTGACCGAAGCCTTCCATGCTGCTCGTGAAGGTGATGAAGCGACCCTGGCGCGCATCGAACACGAAATGAACATCAAGAAGTACAAAGCTCCGAAGCACAACCGCAAAGCTGCTTAATCTTTCCCCGCCGTCCAATCCATAACTAACAACAAGGATATCATCATGTTTGCTTTTCTGAAGAATCTGTACAACCGCCTGGTCGATCGCTTGGCTTGGGCTCACACCAAGATCACCCGTTACGCGGTCCGCCTCGCCATTCGCGCTAACGGACTCGACTTTGATCGTCGCACCGGAAAAGGTGGGGTGCCTTTCATCGTGACGTTTGCTCAACGCGCCGCTGGCTTTCTGTTGTATGTTCTCGGTTTCGTCGTATGTGTGCTGGTCCCCACGTTCTTGATGACTTACGTGGTAACGACTTTGGTGTCGTTGCTGCTGGGTCAAGTCATCGGTGGCGTGATTGGCTTCCTGATCGGTTCGGCTTTCGGTATCGATCTGGTGTTTGTGACCCAGCGCGTTGAGCGCACCCTGCGTGAACTGAATGCACAATTCGGCTACGCCGCTTAATCTTCTTACAATTAACAACAAGGATCAATCATGAACTACCTCCGCAATCTCTGGGCCGGCATCAAAGCATTCTTCTCGCGTATCTTCGGCAAGAAAACCCGCCCGGTTGAAGTGTATGAATCGAAAGATGAAGCACCGAAAGAAGTCAAGGTGTTCGATACGACGCTGGCCTTCGAAGCCGCTTACAACGAGGCCGAAGAAATCGAATACAAGGCTGAGTGGAACAACGGCACCGGTTACTACGACCACGCAGCTGAAGGCAACCATGCTCCGAAGCTGGAAGTCGGCCAAATCGTCAAAGCCCATAGCCCGTACCCAAACAACCGCAAGTTGCTGATTGTCGGTACCGAACTGGGTAATGTCGTGATCTTCGAACGTTACACGGCCGGCGCCCATGGCGTTTATGTGTGGAATGCAGCCGCTCAGTTCGAACGCGCTTACGGCGATAAGTTGGAGCGTCCGCTGACGGCTGGTAACATCCGCTTCATCCTGAGCCTGGCCAAAGTCCCGGCTTAATCCATTCGTAGCCCAATCTCGAACTAACAACAAGGAACTATCATGAACCAATTCTTCACCCGCATCTGGAACCACATCAAAGACGGCTACTGCTTCGCTCGCGATTACATCGCCAACAAAGTCGCCAAGATCGATCTGTACGGCGATCGTCTGATCGCACAAGCCGTAGCGGAGGACAGCTTCACCAAGCGTCTGCAAGGCATGCTGTGCAAAGTCGCCGCCTTCGTTCTGGCTTTCTTCACGGCCTTCACCGCCGGTTACATCATCGGCATGGTGTTCGGTCTGCTGCTCGGCCCGATCCTGGGCTTGATCGCCATCCCGCTGGCTTACATGGTCGGTGAAGATTTCGGCAGCGCCATCACCCGCGCTCAGCTGAAGATCCGTATCGCTAATCTGTTCGCCAAAGAAGTGCGCGTGACGGAAGTCGAAGACATCGCTTTCGCGGCCGCCTAAACAACACGGGGAACTCCGGTTCCCCATCTTTAAGGAATCTCTTCATGAACTTCATCAAGAAATGGTACAAGCGCATCGTCGGTTGGCTGGCTGCCCCGATCGCGCAAGCCATGGATTTGGTTGCCGAGTATACGGCACCGCTCATCGCTGTCACTAACGGCATCAAGATCGACTGGTCCTGGCGTCTGCTCGGTCGTCTGTGCCTGGCGGGTCTGGTGTTGTTGGGCGCGATGATCTACGTCGCCTTTGGCATTATCCTGTCCATCGCCGGCCTGACTCTGCTGTTCGGCTTACTGCTGAACCCACTGGTGGCTAACATCCTCGCCCTGATGGGCGTGGGCTATGTGGCGTACGACGTGGTCAAAGCAATCGATGTTCAGCGCGCCGATGTCGCCGCTGAGCCCACTTAATTCCTCAAGGATAGCAACATGGACTTCATCAAGAAACTCATCATGGGTGCGGCGAAACTTGCATACGGCATCTTCATCGCTCCGATCGTCGAACTGAAGAACCTTCTCAAGAAAACCGCTGCCGAGAAAGTGCTGACGGTACTGAACGCTGCGTCGCGGGTGATCATCCTCGCTTCGTGGTTCACCGCTGTGCCGGCATTGCTGGTCACCCTGGCCTGGGTGTGGTTCTGGATCTCGTTGGTCTTCGCGTTCGTCTGCCTGGGCTTTGCCATCGCCGGCGGTGGTCTGGGCATGGCGCTGGTCATGGCTGCGATCAAAGCCCGCACCGAACAAGACGTCGAAGCACCCGTGGCTGACATCGCTGAACCGGTCTTCGCCTAAAGCATCATGCGGCACTTTCTGAAAACCTTAGCCCAAGCCATCTACCGTCACACGGTGGGTGGCCTGGTGCGGTTATGCCGTCATACGCAGACTGCTTGCGTGGATGAAGAAGACAAACGGTACGTGGGACGCCTCGTGCTGTACAGTGCTTTCTGCCTCTGCGCGTGGTGGTTTCCCGGCGCGGCAGCGATTCTGCTGACGTTACGCATCATGGCTTTCGGTGATTTCCTCACCATCGTCAGTAACATTTATCAACAAACGGCCAACGCCTACACCTGACTTCAGGGGTGGGCAGTTGTCCACCTTTCTGGAGTGATCATGCGGAAGCTGTTTGGTTTCATCAAGCATTTGTTCTTCGCAGCGAAAGTCATCGTCGGTGCCGTTGTGGCGCCGGTGGTGTCTCTGGTTGCGACCACCCTGCAAGCTAAGCCGATCAGCTTAGGTCAGCTGACCTTTGCGTTCTGGCGGCTGTTGGTGTGGCTGTTCTTCGTCCTGTGTGCCACGACCTCGGTCGGCGTGCCTCCCCTGATCGCCCTGCTGTTCTTGGCAGATCTGGCAATCGTCGGGGTGCAAATCGTCGGTGGCGTGGTACTTCAACTTAAGGAGTCACCAGCATGAACCAATTCATCGACACCCTCTCGGTGTTCATCGGCAACATCCTGCGCCTGAAGCCCACGGGTTGGCAGGAAGCCCGTCGCGTGGCAGCCCAGATGCGGCAAACCCGTCTCGAATTCAAACCGTCCAAAGTGGTGATCGACGGCGAAGAAACGGATGTGGTGGCACCGCATTCCCCGCTCGCGTATCTGGGCGAAGCAGTCCTCGACGCGCTGGGTTTCGTCGGCGTCGTCTGGCTGATCCACAAAATCGTGATGGGGTTCCTCGTCGCATTGCCATGGTTGTTGGTGATCGCGGCGCTCGGTCTCATCCTCCGGGCCAGCGGGAGTAAGTCGCCCGAACCCCAGGTATCGTGAATCTCATTCAAGTCAATCAACGTACTTATCAAGTCAATAAAAGGAAACGAATCATGCAATCCATCAATCAAGCCAAAGAAGCCACCCGTCAACCGTCGGCCAAGGAACTGAACCACTCGTTCACCGTGGTCAAAAGCCAGCTCACTGAGCTGCGCAAAAAGCTCCACACCGCCCAAGGTGAAGAGCGCCGCAACATCGAGTGCGAAATCACCACGCTGCTCAAGTCGATCGGCCTGGAACACGTCGAACTCGAAGTGCGCACCGACGGCGCCCCGGAAGCCGACACCACCAGCATCGGTGCCAAGATCGCCGTGGCGCTCCAGGACGCTACGACGGAAGCGGCCAAGCACGTCCCCGAGACCGCGTCGAGCGACGCTGCCGCTGCTCAACCCGGCCTGTGGGCCCGCTTCAAGGCCTGGGTCAGTGCGAACAAAAAGAAGACCATCGCCGGTGGTCTGGCCGTACTCACCGGCGCTGCCGGCCTGTGGCTCTGGCTGCGTGGTAAAAATATCAGCACTGCTGTATCGTCTGTGTCCGGCATGACGGAAGTGCCGAGCACCGACACGCTCCCGCTCCCAGCGGAAACCAGCGACGCATCGATCTTCGCTCGCGCTGGCGAGTGGATCGTGCACGCCGCCGGCGTCGTCAAAACCTGGGGGATCTCGGCCTGGAACTGGGTCAAAGGTCTGTTTAACCGCACCACCACCGCAACGGAGGTAACTGTTGAAAGCGCACCTGAAGCTGTTCCCGCTGGCGCCTAAGGCGATCCAGCATCCGACCGTCGGCCAAGTGCTGGGGTCACTGCTCATCGCGGCTGCTTTGTTTGTTGGCACGAACGTGTTGGCGGGCAATTTTAGCTAAGCTGTCGACCGATAGGGAGTGGGTTATCCCCACTCCCTCCGGTTGTTTGTTTTTTGCCCATAAAACACAAAGGGATAGTCTGTGACTTTTATTAAACTGAAAGAGCAAATCGAGCTGTTACGATTGCGTCGACAAGCATCGCGCATCGCCGTGCGGTTGTATGAGGCGGCGACTGGCCAGGAAGACATTGACACGATCAATACCTGGTTTGACGTCTGTAATCAAGCCCAGACTGGCGAAGATGTAAAAGCCGGCATTGAAGCGTTAATGGGTTTGGCTCGCAACAAAGATATCACCATTGATCTGTAGCGCTTGGCGTTATAGGTAAATGGATGGAATTTACCTATACCACTATTTTGGATCGCTTATGCTGCCCATCATCATTGCCGGGTTGTTATTGTGGGTGGTGCGTCCCCGTACCAGCCCGGCCGCTACCTCGTCTGCCCCAGTCTCCCCACGGACTTTTCTCAAATCGCTGATTCCGGTGCGTCTGCGTTCGCGTCCGAAACGCAAAGAGAAATTGATCGATCTGATCGAGTATTACCACCTGTCTCCTTTGATTCATTCCAGAGAGGATTCATCCATAAAAAATATTCCTTCCAGGGAATAAGTTGTACAGTAACAACCTTGTCGATAACTCCATACCAACAAAGAAAGGGATCACCATGCAACCGTCTTACATCAACGAACAGCGCACCATCGAAGGTTTCTTCAATGCGTATGAAAACGCTGAGGTCACGATCGCCTTCCGCACCCACTTCATGGCGCGTGAACGCATCGGCCGCGAAGCCAACTTCATGCCGATCGTCGACCACCCGGAAGGGCGTGTGGTCCTGAAGCCGGGCGAGATCGCCAAGATCCATGCCAAGCACCCGGACGAAAACAAGCAGTTCCTGAACAACCTGATCCTGGTGATGGGTACGCCCTACGGGGTGGTGGTGTTCCACGCCACCGAGAAGAACTTCGCCCGTGCCAAGAACGGCAAAGTCAATGGCGTGCTGCCGCACATGCACACCACGATCAACTTCACCAAGATGGCGATGCGCGTGTTCAAGCGCAAAGGCTGGCGTGGCTTCCTGGGTGACTTCGACATGAAGAACTGGGTGTTCTCGCCGACCTTCCAAGCCGATATGGATGAGCAGGTCGCCATCGACCGGCAAGCCGAACTGGAACGGTCGCGGCTGCACTACGAGGAAACCGGCGAAGGCAAATCGTTCGCCGGCACCATCGTGACTGACGGCCTGCCACCGCGTCGCCGCGCCCAGCACCCGACCACCAAGTCGACGCAACCGCGCCTGACCTCCCATGATGTGAAGGAGAAGAATCCGTTCTTCAAGAAAAGCGACGTGGCTCCACCGCGCCGCCAACCTGGTCTGCACGCCGGCGGTTATCCGGCAGACTAACCTCATGAGGAGTTATCATGGCACGCTCTCAGAAACAATCGATTTCCGCTGATTCCATGCGGGATGAAGTTAATCTCTACCTCGGTCAAGGGCAGCGTGAACTCGCCATCCGCCACTACCAGGAGAAATGTTCGTGTTCCATCGAGAGTGCTGTGATCTTCGTCAACCAAGTCTCTTCGGATCGTTTGCGTGCCCAACGTGAACAACTCCAAAAGACGCGTGAGCTGCATCTGGCTTAAATAGCTAACCCTCCCTACCCGCGAGGGTAGGGAGGGCGCTATGCGCTTTCTTTTTTGGTTACCGATTACCACCAATCATGAGCGACATGTAACGCCGCATCGATTCCGGATCGTTCATGAACGCGACCTTGGCCCACTTCTCCGCCAGGTGCTCTTGGTACATCTGTTCTGCGTCAGCGTAGCTGTCGATGATCTCTTTGATCTTACCGACTTGCACACCCGCACGCAGTTCACCGATATCGAGCTTGATGACGTAGCTGTTGTAGATGTAGGCTTTGACCGCCAACTCTACCAGACGCGCGAACACCAAATAGCTGCGGGCTTGGATGTTGGAGAGGTTTTCTTCATTCTCCAGCGAGCAGCGCAGGTACAGGTTATTGGGCAGGATGATCGAGTCTTGCACCATCACCACGTTTTCGCCGATGAGTTCGACCTTGGTGGTGCCGACGTGGGGCGTGCGGATCTGGGCTTCCATCGCTGCATTGGCCAGTTGGAGTGCTGGGCTCGTGCGGCTGTAAGAATATACCCCGTAGCCAGATTGGGTGTTATACAGGTCCCCGTAGGTCACGTCGAAGACGCTCAGGATCGAGCGGCCATCGGTCATGGATTTGGGGATACGAAATACGGTGGTGTAACCGTCATCAACCGTTTCACTCGGCAAGCCCGACAGATCGATACGGGTCTCGACACCGCTGACCAGATTGCAGTCCACCAATACCCGCGGTTGCAACACGAGGCAACGGATGCGTTCTTTGATATCGCTGGGTAGATCGCGGTATTGTTGATACGGTTCGAGAAACACCACCTTCAGGATCTCACGCGGGATTCGGAACATCATCTCGTCGAGAGCTTTGGTGATCGGATTCATTCAATGCTCCTAGAAAATTACAGTGCTATATTACTACATTGACGTTAGTACATAGCATCTTCGCATTTTCCTCTAACTAACAACAGAAAGGCAACACCATGACCGATATTCAGAAGGAAGACGCAAAGTCGTTTCAAAACTACTATCGCCATTGCGGCGAACATTGGGGGCTCGCCGGCGATAGCGCACACAACGACCGCTGCCCGGAATGTAACAAAGAAATTCAACCGTACGAATCCATCGATATCACTAACGGCAAAAACACCAACCCGAAAGTGCATCTGTTGTTTTTCGGCGCCAACCCGACGCAGTGGGGTAAAGCTTCCGTGATGGCAACTGCGCGCGCGATCGATCATTTGCAGCGCACGGGTTCGTACGTGATTAGCGTTGGCGATAAGGATGATTCGGATGAAGCCGTCGTGAACAAATGGGAATGGTTTAAAGATCTGATTCTGGGGCGGGAAGAACGTGGCGACACCCAAGACCGCTGGATCGTTGTCGTCGATAGCGGTTCGCCGGGATTCCGGAGAATCGCCACGTTGGGGGTTGGTAACCCGACAGTCACCCTCTTCCATCATATTCAGCCTGGCCGCGACACTTATCTTTATCCTGCGGATATTCCCACACATTCGCAACGCCCAGAAAAGCTGCGACAAGTCATTGAGTATTACCTCAATCGCGGTTTTAACAAACAACTACAAAAGGATATCACCATGGAAACCAAACCGACCATGACCGACGGCAGTCTTCGTAACTTGCTGGTGGGTGCCCGTCAACTCATCGCTACGTGGGCCAGTGCCCCTCTCCTTGGCGTTGACCACGTTGCTAAACAACAGCAGTCGCTCTTCAGCCCTGAGCATATTGCCAAGGAGCTGCATAACTTGCGCGATCATCCCAAATACGCGCCGCCGGCGATGATCGATCCACGCATCAATGCGCTGGTCAATGATTTGATTCCCGTGTTTAACACGGAAGTCGAGCTTAATAAGGAAGAGTCTAATAGCTTCATCTTGCGGCTCGATATGGCAATCGACACGCTCCGCGACGGCGATAAACCGACTGCGGCGACACCGAAAGAAGAAACCAAGTCAATCAGTCTCGCCGAACTGCACAGCACCGTCGTTAACGCGATCAATCTTCTCAGCGACCCGTCGTCGAATATCGATCGGCCTCGAACTATCGAATATCTCACGCATGTGGAAGCTTATTTGCGTGATCGATGCGATCAATCGGCCAGTGACGCATCTAATGGCGGAATACCCGAGGGAGCGGTGGCTCGGTATCTGGAACAAGCTTTGGGCAGACTGTCGAATGACTTTATTGCGGGACAGCGGGTGTTGGAGAAGAAGTTCGACGAGCTGGCTCGTACAGCTTACCCGTTCATGCAAAATGCTTTCCTGAGCGCCCCCGCATGGATTTCGCAACCTTACGGTCCGATTCGTCAACCGATGATGGATTCGTTTCCGAAGATGCCGGATGGCTTCGGCTTCCCCAACCACATCGAGGACCGCGAAAAGTTCGAGTTTTTCCAAGACCCACGTAACCGCGGCCTTCCCCGCCGCGGTATTAACAACGGGTTCGGTATGGCTGGCCCGGGAGTACCGGTCGCCCCCAGGGCGGAACCACTGGTAAGTTTCGACGGCATCTTCTTGTTCCACGTCGAACACACGATGGCCCTTGAGACCATCAGATCGACGTATTCGTGGCTCACGCAAACGTATCCAAATGCCAAAAGCATAGTGATTAATTACGATGGCGCCCAAACCGACGAGGAAATTGCCGAGCGATACAAGAAAATTTTGACAGAAGTGGTGAGTCGTTATAGCGGGGTCGACGCGTTGCAGGTAAATGTGGTGGTTACGCCCTCGCTCGCCACCGCGCCCATGGATAAGATAAATCGTATCCGGGATATGTTGAGAACCAGGGTTACTCCCTATACCGCCTTACTGGCTTCCTCTTTCAATAATCGCGAAATGCTGATCGTGAGGCTCAATAGTTCGATCAAGTTCGCGCGGAAATGTACCGAAACTAGCTCGTCGAGTTGCGACCCGCAGGGGGCTCAGGTCAACAACCTGAGTGACTATCGTGGCGTCGTGATGTTCCACGTCAACGATCCGTCCATTGAATTTGCGCTGGGTCAGAATGAAGCGGATATCAACGCAGTGTTACCGAACGCGCGCCGTTATATGGTCTTTCATCCATCACGGGGAAATCAACCGCTCGATACTTTCTTGCGGGAAGCCATCAGTGATGTGGAACCTCGGTCCAAGACACAACAAATCCTGCATGTCGTACTCAGTAATGATACGTCAGTGTGGGATGCGCAATTCATGAACGACACGTTGAGTGCATTGATGCAGCTCGATCAACCGTGCACGACATTCTACCTTTCCAATGGTAAGTTGGATCGACACAATTTCGCCCACACTTTGACGAACACGCTGCAGCAGTATAGTTTCATGCCGGGCACACGTGTACAATCGCGTTATTAGTAATTTTCTACAATCTTTCCCACATTCAATGTCCAATTGGCGTTGAGCTTTTCATAACCAAAAACACAAGGATCTAGCATGACCAACACTAACCCGAACACGATCACCAGCGCACCCAAAGGCCGCATCCGGTTGTACTGCTGCGGTGGCGCTGCCATCAACATCGTCAGCCAGCTCAACAAGATCCGCATCAACCCGGACATGCTGGCCAGCTTCGAGCCGGTCCAGATCGACACTGCGGTCTCCAACCTGGGCGACCACACGATCGGCATGGAAACCTACCTGCTGCCCAAGACCAAGGGCTCGGGTAAAGACCGCACCGAAAACCTGGCGCTGGCACGCGAACATACCAAGCCGATCCTCAAGGCCCACCCGCCGCTCGATCTGAACATCGTGCTGTCCACGGGCGCCGGCGGCTCCGGCTCGGTCCTGGCACCCTCGATCGTCAGCGAACTCCTGGCCGCAGGTCAACAGACCATCGTCCTGCTGATCGGGGTGACCGCCTCGCGCCGTGAAATCAACAACACCCGCGGCACGATCAAGAACTACCAGGAAATCGCGGCAGCCCGCAACGCCCCGGTGGTGATGAGCTACCTGCAAAACTCATCCAACATGCCGCGTGAAAAGGTCAATGCGCACATGCTGTCGACGATCTCGTACCTCGGCCTGCTGTTCTCGAACCGCAACAGCGAACTCGATCCGATGGACCTGCGCAACTGGCTGTTCTTCACCAAGCAGGGCATCACCTCGGGCCTGAAGCCGCAACTGTTCAGCCTGAACATCCTGCTGCGCGATGAGAAGGATGCCCAAGCCGACATGGTGTTCGAAAACGATCTGCACAACCTCGGCAACGTGCTGTCGCTCGCAACGCTGGCGCGTCAAGGTGTGCACACCGATCTGCCCGATGGCTACCTGCCGGAATACCAGGCAGTGGGCTTTGTGCCGAACCTAGCGGGCAGCACGGCGTTCGAGGGCACTTCGGTGAACTACCTGATCACCGACGGCCTGGTGCCGACCATCATCGCTGAACTGCGCAATGCTGCCCAGCATCCGCAGCCGGATCAGATCGATGCGACGGACATGGACGATGACGATGAAGTGAACGCGGTGAGCTTCGCGTAATGCGCATCGCCGTCATCGGAGGCGGCTCCGACGGACGGCTAGGGGCCGCCATGCTGGCACTACTGGGAGGATCTCTGCACTGCGTAGAGATCATGAGTTCGGTGCAAGAACTGGTGGCCTGGATGCCATCGCTGGTTCTCATCGAAGTTCTCGGTATCCATCATGGCGGCATTTTCGAAGGGGTCCGCCCAGGATCACTCCTCACGTCTAGCGAAACTGTGTGGCCCGCGCTTTGGGTGTGCGGCAGCTACATCTATTTCTCATGACGAAGGTCCCCTGGGTTACCGCCATGCTGCGTGCAGGTAACTTCGGAAATAGATCCTCATCTTTCCCCTAGCCATTCGCTGCGAGCGATATTAGATGCCTGTCCGGTATCTGTCTGAGTCTGCGTCCTCTGTGCCTGCGATGTGAGGTGCACGACGGGATGATCGGACGTTAAATGAAGTACACTTGGAGGGGAGTGGATTGAACGAAGGGACGCAGTTTTCTGATTCATGAGTCAGAGAACTGGTCAACATTAGTTATCCCAGGCCCCTCCATTTCCTCCACTTACCTAAGGGTTCTCTTACGAGAGCGTTTGGGTAAGTGGGTTAATTTCTTATGCCGCCACCTCGTTTCGGCATTAATTTACCCATCACCGTTATATTACGTAGACCCCTTTAAAGGATCGCCATGCCCTCCAAACGTTCGGTATGGATACTGGACATCCATGACTTTTTGAAGTACTTAGAGACGGCGTTTAGCCAGTTAGGATCGAAATTCCCGTGGTTACTCGACACCCGCGCCATCGACCAGAATTATCCATGGACTGCGACCCAACGGTTTACCGAACACCGCACCCAGCGTGATGAATTGATCGACTGGCTGATCCGTAAGTACTTGGCCGAAATGCATTACATCGACCAGGGCTTGGATGAGTACAGTCCAGAATTCAACGAGGTGCTCGACTATTTGTGGGAACATCACGATTATCCGCGCCAGGCGCGCCAATACTTCTGGTTCCCTTTCTTGGTAGGTCATTTGCACGCGCATGCAATCTACCGACAATCGATTTGGTTGTATGTGGACCTCACATACAACCCTCATGAACAATTACGCTAACCATGCACCAATCTTCTCATCAGTTGGATATCCGGCACTCGTATTTCGCCGACATCCATGACGTCGCTCACGCCATTCAAACCACCTTGGCGACGGTGCTCCGGGAACCGGATAAAGGCGTTTATCTACCCAACCAGTTGGAACCAGTGATGCGGGCAGGGTATCCGTATTGGTATCAGGAAACTGTATTCCTGAATAAAGTGCAGCATGTCGAACGCCCCAATCCTGAACCCGGGATGTATCCAGTCATGGAGGAATTGCGTCGCCTGAACAACCAGCCGTGGCAGTATTACCGCTACAACTACATCCGGGTGGAAAACTTCGAACAAGTCTTAACCACACCATTCGATGTGGTCGATATGGGATTGGGGTTTGTCGCCCCGTATTACAATCCGCATGATGAGTTTCCGGGATCGGATGCCCAGCCCCGTCGCACTGTGTTACCGCATCACCGTGCACACGAGGCCACGCTGACCCCGACCCTCCCTTGGGCCGGGATCCGTATCGCGCACCAAATGATCGAAAACGAAATCAGTTCGACTCGTTATTTTGGTAACTCTCCTGCTAAAACGCTGGAAGAGATCGCGTTACCGTTCGTGAGTGAAGCGTATCTGCCGCCCACGATTCCGGATAGCGCCAAGATCGACCACATGAGGAGCGATCGGTGGTTTCATCAAGCGTTGAACAACATCTTCGAAAACATGTTGCTGGTGCTCACCCCGATCCGCAATGTGTTGCGTAATAACCCGTACCAGATGTGCAGCGTCAATTACAACGATGGCTATCAAATCCGCATCGACCAGTTGGGAGACTACCGTATCCATGAATGGGAGCGGATCGTCAACGATCCTGACTACCAACAATTCCTCCGGGCTAAAGCCAACGGCACGCTCGCGCAACTCTACCCGGCTGACCCTTCTACCCTCTACCGCTAATCATGGTTACTGAAGCACTGTTTTTGCTCCCGTTTGACCCGGTGCTTCAAGTGATTGAGACCGGGATGCCGCGCTTGCCCGCTCAAGCGCGGTACAATATCGTCGTGCGGGAATTCATTGGACATTTGCTCGATGAACTCAGCGTGAAGATCTGGGACCGAGATGCGACTGCGCACACGGCACCTGCGGTCTGTTACTTGAAGAAGTGTGGGGTGGAGGAGTGGTTGGCGGAAACGTTCGCGCAAAACGTCTTCAATGCCATCTTCGACACCGTGGTCAGTTACTTCCCCAACCTGACGTTTCAAGAACTGGCTGCCGGACGGTTTGTGTTGGAGCCCGATAATGTCACCCTGCTGGTTTATTTGAAACAAGCCGCTTATGCATAAATACATCGTCGATACCTTTGGGGCGTTTGAAGACTACCGGGGGTTTGATGAGTTGTTCGATTTCTACCCGAATGGGTTGGCGGGTGTCATCGCCGACTATTTCGAACACCATCTGACCCATCCCCACGAAGATGCCGCGGACCGCGTGTTTGTGGACCGGATCTTCCAGCTTTACCACGATTCGCAACAATTTCATAGCCTGTATGTCAACGATGTCGAACAACATCATGTTGAACTGGCCATCACGACCGCGACGTACTTGATCGGTCGGACTGTGGAAGAATTCATCAAACACCACCGAACGTTGTTGCGGGAATTTAAACTGAACAGCGCAGCAATAGAACTCGGCACCGAGTGGGGGTATCTGTTGCTCGAAAAACAATAAGGAGCGAGAATGGCCGTAGGCGATAATTACACCATCGATTTTTCGGAGGCCATTGCGATCCTGGAAAAGCAACTGGTCAAAGATGATCTGCCCACGATTGACCTCGATCCGGTCAAGTGGCGCGTCATGGAAATGTTTGAGCATGTCGACCCCATGGTGCATTTGGAGCGCATCATCCGGGATATTTTGGCCCACGACTGGCTGTATAGTAAGGTCGAGTTTGTCCACACCACCCCCAGCCGGGCCAAACGTGAAAAGATTTTGCTGGACCAATACCTGCATGCGTGTTTGCGCCAGTTCGGATTGAACATGTATCGCAAACTTCAAGAACTCGGATTGATCGTTACCGGCACCGAGCGTTATAAAGTCATCATACAGCCGATGGATTATGAAACTTACACCTTACAACGTACCCGGTAACGAACGTATCTATCCGGTTCCTGCGGTCGCGCCTCAGTACCCGGACTATTACATCCTTAGCATCGGCGACTTGGTCGCGCGGTTCGTGGGTGAATGGGATACGATCATCAACTCGGAAATCATGTCGCATCCGTTCGAGGGGAATATCGTGTTCCCGGAAGTGTATTCGATCGCGGACGACGGCAGCATCTTCAAACAAGTGTATTCGGCCCAACATGTCTCCGAACGGAGCCGGGCCTGGCATCCCGATATCAGCCTCATCATCGGGGCGGCGATCGAAGCCATCAAAGCCAAAGGCGAAGCCGAGCACGATTTGGACTTGGCCTTAGGTACGCTGTGGGTGGATGTGGCGTACATGGCTGATATCCAAGTGCGTTCCAACATCCCCAGCCAACATGTGCCCGCGGCGCTCTCCAGCACGCGGCGCCAAATCGCCGACCTCGCTATGCAATTCGGGAAGCAACTCTATCAGCGTTTGATTGAGTACGGTATGTACAAACATAACCGCTTCCCCTATCACTACGTGGGGTGGCAAGATGATTGTGCTATTGTCGCGCTCGACGCTGAGGTTCCTGACCCACCCCCCGGGGTCGACTTCACCATGGAGTGATTCATGTACGACATCACCATCATCGATACCATGGAGATGGTGGAAGAGTTTGAGCGGTCCTTGGGTTACCAAATCTGCCAAGAAGATCGCTTACAACTCTTCCAACAACTTTTCTGGATTCTCGATACCAATACCCCGCTGGACTTAACCGATCGTAATATCCTAGATTACAACAGTCTTGTTTTCGCCAATCATTTGAGTGTGAACCACGAAGCCGTGGACAAACTGGCCTACCATTTGATGGTGCGCCTGTGGTCTGAGCTGCAAGCACGTGGTTTCTATATCGACGGTAAATTGATGTATATCCCTTTCTCCATGCAAGGATGGGATTTATGCATACACCGCTGCAAGAATTAATTCCCTTCAAATGAGGTTTTCATGGATATCCAAGTCGGTGGTTCGTATTCGTTCAGTGTGTACCCGGTGGCCGTGCTCGGCACCAATTTCAAAAATGTATTGGTTCAGTCGATTTTGGATGCCGACTCGGCGCAAGCGCTGGGCTTGGATATCTTGGCGCAACACGCGCTGATTTATCCGAGTCTGCCGAACACCACGGTCAACAACCCGCAGAAGTACCGTTATCTGAAAATCAAGCTGCCTACCGGCTTGAGCCAGATCATCGCCATGGAATGGATCAATCCCGATACGCTCGAAGCAGTGAATCTGGGACGGTTTACCATTGTGATCGAAAACGAATCGAGCAGCAAACAGGCCAAAATCCTGGAAGCCTTGGCGGGGAATAACTTTACCGTCAAGTCGATCCAATTCGACGCAGCCTCCTAATCCTTTTTTATTCGGGATCCTTATTGAATGCAGCGAGGTGCACACGCCTTGATGCTCTCCGCTTGGGACCTGGCCCAAAGGAGTGAATGATCCTGTATGCGGCAGGGTTAGTTTGTGTGAGAGTGACGCTACGCCTTCCATCGAGCTTAAGTGAAGGGGTGGCACGAAGTGGGCGCTTGGGCTGTTCGGGGGCTGTTGATCCCGTCGGTTACTTTCCTCTCCGTTGGTTGATCCGGCCGTTGAAGAGCTTTGGCCCCACGCCAGCTTACTGAGAGGGCGTGGCGTCACTCGTTTTTTGTACCCCATTGCGCGTCATGCGTGATATCCCAAGTTGTAACTTTGACCAGGGGCCTTCGGGCTCCTGGTCCTTTTATGCCGTTTCTTTTTTTGTATTAGCCGACCTCATCATGTAGTCAAGCTTGCACACTAGGCCACTCCATGTCCAAAAACAGTCCATTTATTTATCCTGCCGAAGAGTACACCCGCGAGATTGCCCCGATCAAACACGGGATCCATCAACACGCGGTGCACCTCCAGATCATGGCCGGGATCCCCTACGAAGAAGCGGTACAGTTCGTCAAGCAACAACTTTCTCCCGGTGGTGAGTTCCCGATTCAAGACCCGAACGCGGTGTTCCTGGAACGCGATTTCGATACCGGTGACCGGGAAGACGGTGTAGTACCGATGTCGCAATACCTGCGCACGATTCTTCAAGAAGAACAGATCTACGCCCCGACCTTTACCACCTATCACAATCCCAAGGTACGCCTGTCACCCCTGTCGAAGTTCCAGGACGACAACGTCAAGTCACGCGGTAAAGCGAAGAAGGCGATGTTCAAAGCCGAGCAAGAAGAAGGCAAGGACAGCTTTAACTACAACTACTACAGTGGTAAACAAACCACCGAGAAGTTGGCAAACAACGCCGTGTCGGGCGCGATGGTGAGTGAACACAATCCGCTGCACAACAAAACCGGCCACTCGTCGCTGACCTCGTCGTGCCGTCAAACCTCAGCGTACGGCAATGCCAACAACGAACGCTTCCTGGCCAGTAACCGCCATTACTGGTCGTATGACACGGCCCGTAACAACATCGTCTCGATCATTGCCCACACCGACTTGGCGGCCGTGGAACGGGTGATGACGCGTTATAACCTGCATTATCCGACCGCTGAAGAAACCTTCAATGTTGTGTACCGCTCGGCCAGCTTGTATTGGAACTCCAAGCCAGCGTACGCCAAGATCCGTGACTTGATTGATCATCTCACGCCATTGCAACGTGCTGCCTATGTGTACACGGGCGACATGTACCAACTGAAGGAATTCAACGATGATTTTCTACGCACTTTTATGGGACGCCTTATTCAACGGGTGGAAGTACCTGATCCCACTCCCGCCGAGACCATTAAGAAGTGGCCCGAAGACTTCTTCAACCTAGCCAAACAACTCCAGCCCGAGATCACCAAGGGCAAGTCGATGGATGAGATCAAGAACGGCGATCCAGTCGGTTATGGGATCGTGGCAGCACAAACCGAAAACATCGCCAACGTCATGTGGGCGTATGCGGATTTGATCCGGACCTTCTGGGCCACGGACAATGTGCCTGCCTCGATCGCCATGTTCCCGCACAGCTTGCGCCGGGTGGTGCTGGTGTCCGATACTGACTCGACCATCTTCACCACGCAAGATTGGATTATCTGGTATTGCAAACAAGTCAAGTTCGACACGACCTACGACGCGGTGTGCGCCACCATGATATTCTTGGCCTCGCAATCGATCATCCACATCCTGGCTAAAATGTCGGCCAACGTGGGGATTGGACGGGACCACGCCTTCACGATTGAGATGAAGAATGAATACAAGTTCGACGTGTTTGTTCTGACCCAACTCGGTAAGCACTATTTCGCCCAGATCAGCTGTCAAGAAGGCAACATCAAAAAGGAACTCAAGAAAGAAATCAAGGGCGTGCACTTGAAGTCCTCGAATGCGCCCAAGCAGATCGTCCAGATGGCGGAAGACATGATGCTCGACATCATGAACACCATCATGGCCAAGGGCACCCTGCAAGCGTATAAGTACGTTAAGCAAGTCGCGGACTTGGAACGTTCGATCATCGCGTCGATTCAGAAAGGTGAATTCAAGTTCTTGAAGCTCAGCACAGTGAAAGACCCGCAGGCGTATAAGAACGGTGAAGAAACCTCGACGTATAAACAGTACGGCATGTGGAACGATGTGTTCGGTCAGAAGTATGGTCGGGTCGCACCGCCGCCATACAAAGCCATCTACGTGAGTTTGGAATTGGACAGTAAAACCAAAACCAGCAACTGGTTGGACAAGATGCCGGACCAAGAAATCGCTCGTGCCATGCGGCGATGGCTGGAAGAGAATAACCGCGATAAGATCACGTCACTGCAATTGCCGTTGCCGATTGTCTCGGCAAAAGGCATTCCGGATGAGATCATGTCGGCGGTGGATGTGCGTAAGATTGTCCAAAAAGCAACCGCGATGTTTTATCTCATCTTGGAAACCATTGGATTCTACTTCAATCATGATGACTTGAGCCAACTGGCCATGGACTATTATTGACGGCATACCTACCCTCTACCCGCAAGGGTAGGGGGCAGGGATGTCATGCGGGACTTATGCTTCGTGGAAGTTGTTGGTGGCCATTTCGAACAGCGACAGCCAGAACTTGTTGTGGCGTGCCGCCACGTTCAGCAGCTTGCCGGTGGGTTGGGTTGCCCACTGGGCGTAAGCCGTGGTGAGCGGCATCATCCGTTTGGCGAAAGACGTGCCTTCTTTGTTGTCTTCCTTGATACGTTTGAGCATCGCGTCACAGGCGTTTTGCACAGCGCCGGCCTTGTCTTCCAGCGCCTTGAACTGATCCGCCTTGAACTTGATCAGTTCGTTGATGAACGCCAGGCGCTCCTTGACGTACTCCAGCAGCTTGTCCGGCGTCACGTCCAGTTTCATGCTGACGATCTTGTTGCTGCCGAAGCTGGTGTCTTGGTCGACCGAGAAACGGATCTTCGAGAGCATGGCGATCTTGGTTTCGACCGATTGGGCTGGATCGGTGATCTTGTCGCTGTAACCGGCGGCCGTGACTTTCATCTGGGCGATTGCTTTGGTTTCCCATTTGTCACCCTTGCCCGGATGCAGATCCAGGCGTTTCATGTAATCGGCGAAGTGACGGCTCAGCACATCCACCACTTGACCGATGTCCGACATCTCGTCACCGTTGTAGGCGCCGTAGGCTTGAGCCAGGCCATCGCCGATCGGAATCATCAGACCGTGTTGGTTCTTGGTGGTTTCCAGCACGTAGTTGTTGAAGTCTTGTTCCTGACGCCCCGCGGTATTGAACAGGTCGAGGAAACTTTTGCCACTGTAGTGGAAGATGTCGGTCATCGAGCTGGTGACCATGGCACCGTCGTTGGCCAGATAACCTTTCATGCCGGACAGCCGTTCGATCAGCTTCTCGGCATGCTTTTTGTTTTGCTCCAGCGTCGAGAAGTACGTGGTCATCCAGTGTTTGAAGCCGACCCACATGTTCTTGATCGCCGTGACGATCGCGTCCCAGATCGACTTCAGCGTGCTGGCGATACCTTCCACGCTCAGGCCTTCCGGGGTCGGTTCACCGCCCTCGGCTGGCATCGGCAGCGAGATCACGTCAGCCGGATCGGCATCGGAGCCGGCCACGGCCATGTCGCCCACGGCTTCGACCAGTTCGGCTTCGACTTGACCGCATTGCGGGGTGATGTCCACCACTTGCACGGCGTCGTTGGCCACGTCCGCCACGTCGGTGATGTGATCGGCTGCCGCCGTGGCTTGGTCGAGCGCTTGGCTGGCTTCGCTGTGTTCGTCCGCCAGGATCGCTTCCTCTTCGACCGACAGGGTCGGGATCGGGGCGGGTTGCGGTGCCGGGGCTTTCAGATGTCGTTGCATGTTGTTCTTCCAGGAGAAATTAAAGAGAGCCAAGAATCTCGTTGATCGCATTCATGGCGGGGGTGTGTAACGGCTTGGGTAAGGTCGCATCCAATACCCGTTGATTCTTCAAGCGGATCAACAGGGTGGAGACATCGGCCAAACCAGCTTGATTGCGGATGCGCCCTGTCTTTTTGGCAATGCGTGTCATGAATAACAACATCGGCAACCGCGCCAAAATCACGGACCATAGAATTTGTCGGGTCGGCGCCACATCCGGCACATACATCACTTCCCGCATGTCGGGGAAGGTCACGGCAGGGATAGCGGCGAGCAGTTGCCTAGCGTTATAATCCGAGTTCTCCAAGATGGTGAGCAAACGCTTGAGGACCGTGTCCACTTGGCGGGTGTAGTTCGGCAGGTGCACCACATCACGCGTGGGCAACATCATCATCGGAGTTTGGTTGAACAGATGGTCGATTCGGTTAAACACTGCGTAGTCCAGATAACTCTCCAGCATATTCGGTAACACGAACATGTGGATGAATTGCATGGTGTTGCGCTGCACGTAATCGGGATTGGCAGTTTGCTTTCGCTGTTCACTCAAACGAAATGCCCGGTGTTGCACGGCCAACAAACTCACGTTCACAGCGATCACAGCCACCCCATGGTGCGGGCTGACAAACCGACCGTTGGGCACTTGCAAGGTTACGTGGGGAAACGGATGACGGACCACCCGTACCGGCGTAGCATCGGCCCAATGGTCTTCGACATGCTGATAGTCAAAGTCTTCATCGAAGGCAATCACCACTTCGGCGGTGTGCTTATTAAAGAACACCCCTTTAAAGAGTTGTCCTTCGCCAAACGGGGTGGTGAACTGCAAACTGTTGGCCACACTCAAGGCATTGATACTGACGTTGCTGTAATAGCGATCACTGGGTAAGCTTAACGGTACGCTTAACGACTGCAAGAATTTGACGAGCAGATGGTCACTGGCCACGCTATAGCTGGCGTGACGATAGTGTTGCAGCAAGGTGATGAGATTTCGCTTCAAGCCATCTTGCACCGCTTTCCATTCAGGCAGTCGCGCTACGCCGTATTCTTTCTTGGGGTCGACATTCACGAGGCTATACATAGGCGAGACTCATCGTGGAAATAGGAAAGAGAGGGTGGAGGTGACATACGATTGCCATCCGGATTCGCATTACAAAAATACTTCGAGATGGTATCGCTTGAGCGAGGGATGTAAACTCGGGACGATGTGAAAGGGATAACATGCAAAAGTAAAAAAATACGTCACGTACCCCATTGTATAGTGGAAAACGCGAACAGCGTCCCACAGTTCGTATTGCAGTATGCTCTCAGAAATCTGGCGCTAAAACATTTTAGCACTATATCACTAAACTGATCACCCAGGAAAGTGGTCAATAAACAGTTTGTTTGCGCAAACAAATTACAACAACTTGTACAAAAAAGGAAATAAGCATGAAAGGTACTCAAGTCACGGGCTCCACCAACACCCAGCAAACCGCAGGTCAGCCGAACGATCTGTACGGTGGCGCAGCGCAAGCTTCGCAGGGTCAAGGTCAAGCCAACTACCAGACGCCGCCGCAACCGCAAGGTGCACCGGTCGGCGGTCAACGTCAAGCCGGCGCCGGCCTGCTGTTCCGCGGCGGCGCACTCAACCAGGGCCGTGACAACAACGGCCGCGACCTGGGCGAGCTGACCAAGAAGATGCAGGACTTCTACGAAAAGGAGAAGGACAACGAACTGGTGGGCTGGAACGTCCGCGTGGTGCCGATGGCGCGTGATGCCATCAACACGGCACAGAGCGGCTACAGCAACAAGATCGCGATGATCCTGGTGATCGCCGACCGCGGCGACAACCGCGCAGCGTACCACACGCTGCTGCTGGCTTCCGACATGGCACCGGCCCCGGCCACCCGCGGCAACGACCTGTACGGCAGCTACGGCCAAGACCGCGTCACCGCACCGCGCACCCCGGCCACCCTGGCCGACGATGCCCTGGCCACGGTGATCCGTCAACGCGTCGGTCAGCTGATGCCGCAAGCCGAGATCTTCTCGGCCGACTGGAGCCAAGTCCCGACCAACTTCAAGATCGACGATCCGTACAAGGTCGCCAGCATCTTCATGAACGCGATCCGTGCCTGCGCCTGCGAACTGGAAACCAAAACGCCGGGCTTCAAGTTCAGCCGTCTGGCCGACGTCGCTGCCGACAGCTCCTCGCTGCTGGTCGACTCGATTCACCTGAACCAAGACCAAGCCAACCCGCCGGTCGAAGCGTTCGACGCCGCTGGCCTGCCGATCCGTGCTGAAATCGTGTCGGACTTCCGTTCGGAACAGCAACGCCAGGGCGGCGCCCAGCAGGACAAGACCGAGAACACCGCGGGCGTGATGGAAATCGGTCGCGTGCTGGCCTACACCTCGCTCAACATCGATCCGGTCGCCGGCCGTCGCAACCGCTACGTCGTGGGTGGCAACCAAGGCAACTCGAACGACACCCAGGAATACTCGGGCGAGATCACCATCTCGGGCTTCGACGCCGGCGTCCTGCCGGACCTGGGCAACGTGCTGCTGCTGATCTCGACGATGCTGCCGCTGTTCGACCAACAGAAGTACGGTCCGCAGTGGTTGCGCAGCTTCCTGCCGGCGCATCTGCAACTGCATGGCGGCCCGGGCCGTTCGAACTTCCGTCCGCGTGACCTGGGCGCGACCAACTTCGACTACGGTGCCAAGATCGGCGACGCCGTGGGTCCGTTCCCGACCCACGAAGCCAGCTTCGGCAATGACGAGTTCTACCGCCTGGTGAACTTCATCATGCAGCCGTATCCGGCCTTCTCGATCGACGTGCCGGTGGCAGGTGCCGATACCTGGTTCCTGCGCGTGTTCGCCGAAGCCACCGAAGTCGACGGCGCTCGCCAAGCCATCATCAACGCGATGGATGCGATGACCGAGAACCGCTTCAGCGCGATCTTCAACCAGACGGCGTCGCGCCAGATCGTCCTGCCGCGCACCGAGCGCGTGCTGAACGGTTACTACACCGACGACCAGGGCCGCGTGCGTGACCTGCGCGAAATCGATATGCTGTACCTGCTCAACGCCAAAGGCCACGAGCAGCCGGATATCGCCAAGCGCTGGGCCAACACCTTCGGTGGCAGCAACGACTACCAGCTGGCCGAGCGTCTCAAGCTGATCGAAATGGTGGTGCACCCGACGGTCACCGGCATCTCGATCCACAAGACGTTCCACCCGGACTTCCTGGTGGCGATGGACCAATCCATCGCGCAGTCGCAGTTCCAGCCGAAGATCGTGATCCCGGACTCGGACGACCGCATGACCGTGCGTCAATCGGCCGGCCTGGCACAAGCCGGTGCCCTGGTGGCGAACTTCCACACCACCATGTTCACCAGCGCGCCGAGCTACACCGGCAATACCGCAGGTTACCGCGGTATGGCCCACACGCGCGTGTACTGATCGAGCAGCACTGTACTAAGAGAAAAAGTGAGGCCCTTGCGGGTCTCACTTTTTTTTCTTTAGGCAGACAAACCAGGGCTGTCAGTCATTATTTATTCTCTTGATTAAAAGAGGTGTATCATCGGTACTTATCTGCGTCTCGTCAGCCATGACGAATTGTGGAACCAACGCTCGCACCGTGATCCGATCATCATCAATGAATTCCAAGAGTGTTCGCACGACGCACTCAAGGCGTTCAAAGAAAAGATCTTCACCCGGTACCAGCCCAACGACGTATTGACCAATACCCCCCGCTGCGATTGTCCGGAAGGGCCCCGTGGCAAGAAGTACCTCGGCGTGATCTGCGAGCACTGTAACAAACCGGTGGTGAACGTGCGCGATCAGAAGCTCGAATCGATCGTGTGGTTGCGGCAACCCACCAATGTCGCCCCGTTGATCAACCCACGGGTGTGGACGATTCTCTCCAATCACTTCAAGAAAGGACGATTCAACATCATCCAGTGGTTGTGTGATACCAAGTACCCGGTGCCGGACAAACCACCCAAGATCTTCGCCCAGTTGATTGCCATGGGCTTGGACAAAGAGCGCGGGTATAACAACTTCGTGCGCAAGTTCGACGAGATCATCAGTAAGCTGCTCACGATCAGTGACTTCCGGAAGAAGAAACAAGACAACCCGAATGAAGTGCACCACATCGTCAAGTTCTTGCAGATGAACCGCGGCAAGATCTTCTCCAAGTACATGGCGTTGCCGAACAAAACCTTGTTGGTGGTGGAAGACACTGACATGGCGGTGTACGTCGATTCGAACGTGCCGATTGCGATCGACGCGATTGAATCCTTGATCGGCTTGGATGATCCGCTGAATGGCTACACCGATTCGGTGAAGCAGAACCGGGTGGTGCGGGCCATTGCCAACATGGCCACGTATTACGAGGAATTCAACAAGAAGTCGTTCTCGTCGAAGGAGGGCATCTCACGGAAACACTTGGCGGCTACGCGTTGCGACTGGTCGGCCCGTGCGGTGATCACCAAGCTGCCGGTGCAGCACTACCACCGCGAGTTGCACATCCCGTGGGGCGTCGGGGTGGGGCTGCTGCGTTTGCACTTGGCCCGCAAGCTGAAAGACCGTGGCTGGTTGCCGAATGAAATCTGGCGCTTCCTCAACCGCTATGCCAGCGAGTACAATCCGCTGCTGGATCAGTTGTTCCAGGAACTGATCAGTGAATCGCGGCACGAACTGATCGAAGGTTCGGGTCTGCGTGGCCTGCCAGCGATCTTCCAGCGTAATCCGTCGCTCGGCCTGGGTTCGATGCAGATGCTGTTCATCACCCGTGTCAAGCCGGATCCGGCCGATCAAACGATCTCGTTGTCTGACTTGATCGTTCGTGGCTTCAATGCTGATTGCCCAATAAGCAACAATTTCTGTAATACATCGCCCTTCGTAAAGAAAGGATATGCATGGAGTATAAAGGCGATGTTGAAAGTAAAGAATACCCTGGATTCTATTTGGTTCCAAGTTTTTCGCACACCTACATTAACGTTGATGGCAAAGTAATCGATCAGGATAAGCAACTCTGTCGATTACCGCTCTTGGTGGATTGGGGCTATCTGCAAATATACGCAGAGAAACGAACGATCTTTGTTCACCGATTGCTCGCCATGACATTTTTGGAAACTCCAGATTCTATCGAAGGATTGCAAGTTAATCACATCGACGGTGTGAAAGCGAACAATGCGATTTCGAATTTGGAATGGGTTACGAGAAGTGAGAACTGTCTGCACGCGTATCAAACAGGCTTGCGTGATGAAAACACGCCAGTTCTGGTAAAGGATTTGTACGATGGATCAGTTACCAGGTACTATAGCCTACACGCATGCGCCAGAGCGTTCAACGTGTTGCCAGAAGTAGTGTTCAACCACCTGAGAGACTACAACTACGGTAAGATCTCGTGGAAACATTACGTTCTTATTCGAGAAGGTCAGGAATGGCCAACGATCGATGAAGATTTAATTGGTTCACATCGGAACGGTTACCCCAAATGCATTGGTGCTGTGCACCAAGAGCATAAGAAGATCATGATCTTCGATAGCATCGGTGATGCGTCGGAGTATTTTGGTTGGAAAAACAATACGCTAGGAATGCACATGCGTCGCTATGGTTCAAGACCGCGCGATGGATGGACGTTCTGGTTTATTGAAGGGGAAAAATGGTACAACAAACAGGGTGAAGTATTTACAGGAATTGTTGAATAAACAGTCCTACTCGCTAGAAATGGCGAGCTAGTATCTCCTTAATTGCTGGAAACTCTCGTTAGACCAATGAGCTACAACGTAACTGGAAACAGTAAGCGTGAATGCTTGAGAATCATTGGGTAGAGACAATCAGCAGCGAAGTTCCTAATGGATTTACGTAACCAATCGTAGTGATATCCTAAGGAAAACGTTCAACGACTAACCCGTAGCGGGGTGTAGGGTCTCAAGCGAGATTCGAAATAGGAGACACCTAAACTCAAAAAAGAGTAGGTGAAGATATAGTCTGCTCCCCATGGAGACATGGGGCGGGTGTCTGAGCACACCGAGTGAGGAGATAAAGCGACCTCACTGGACACTAGGTATGACGGCGATGAGATGAATCTCACGTTGTTGTTGGACGACTACATGGCCAGCCGCTTCGAAGCCATGGCACCGTACCGCAGCACGATGTCCACTGCACGCCCCCGTGAAATTTCGGGTAATCTGTCCAAAACCAAACCATGGATTTCAACCGCAGCGAATTTCATTGAGGCAGCCCCCAACCTGCCCGTGGATCCGGAAATCTATCAGCGGATGATGGCTTTGCCCGATGCAGCGTAACGTGTAACACTTAAAAGGAAAGGAGTTTCACATGAGTCAAGAAGTGCAAGAGGACGGCATCGTGAAGAAGAACCAACTCAAGCAGTTCGAGGTGAAGACCTTCGAAAAGCGTACGGTGGAATTCGGCACGAGCGCGTTTCCGCTCGATCTGTATGGCGGGGACTCCCCGTCACCGGTCGGGTACAAAATCACCGACGTGTTCGGTGGTATGGGAGTAGTTTGCAAAATCCATCCGGATGACAAGGAGCAGTAATGGCAAGCTTGATTTACGGCGGGGAAGCAGAACTCAATCTGTTTATCGCCGGCGAGCCCCACCCAGCGATGCTGCGGTACGCCCAGGAGCAAGCCACAGCTATCGGGAGCTATATCCAACGGACCGGCAACAAATTCGCCCAAGGCGTTGTCGATGCGTACCACTCGCTGTACAGCGATGAGGCGTTGCACCGGGCTCGGGTCGGTGTGGCGCGCGTCAAGAGCTACTTCCAGGATGACCGCATTCGCCAAATCACCTCGATCTACGAGATGCAACAAGCCCAACCCATGATGCAGCGTTTCATCATGGCTGAGCCGACCATCGGGAAGATGTACGATCAAGGCCGCTGCGAAGGTTATGGTTACCCTGCCCCGTTCCCAGGACAGTACGGGGAAGACAACTATAACTGGCGTCGCGTCATGGATGGCGTGATCCAAACCCAGGAACCGACGGAAGACAACCCGCACGGTGGCTGGGAAGCGGTGACGTATCTGGAGGAACTGATGGAAGGCGACCGGAACTTGATTCTGATCGAGCAAAAATCTATCGTCAACACGTGGGAGTCGCTGAAATACTCGCTCGCACGTTCGATGGTGGACCCAGTCTCGAAGACGGGCGAAAGTCTGTAAACGTACCACCCTGCCCGCTACCCAGTTGGGTAGCGGGCAGCGGTGATCGTATGAATTCTTTTTTTGTTTTCGACCCCCTGGAGGCCGTATGTCGAGCATCAAACCTTATGCCAGCCTGTCGTCCAAAGGCTATATCTACAACATCGTCGAGAAGACTGACCGCTTGATGGCGGTATTCTTCGCGTCGGACGCCAATCAAGACCACCAGTTCAAAGGCACCATCGCCAACCTCTCGATCCTGCTGAAAGAATGCGGCAACGATATGCTGCGCCTGCGGGAACGGCTGCAAGCGACCCTGGAGAACTATCTGGGCCGGATGTATGAAAACGTCGTGGTACAAGTCGATGATGATACCACCACCAACTATTCCAACCGGGTGAATATGACCATCAAGATCATGGTCACCGAGGCGGGACAGCGTTACGATGTCGGACAAATCCTGACGCTTATAGACGGCAAATTTGAAAAAATTACGACTCTTAATAATACAGGCAAAGCCAACTATCTGTAAAGGAAACCCGCCATGCACCTCGATCCGGTTACCCGAGATTTGACCCGCCTCATCGACGACATCGATCAAAACTTCACCCGCGCCAGCATCAACAACGCAGTGGTGCTCGAATCGTTTTTCGTTGAAGTGTTCCTGCCGATGTTCGCCGGTGACGCCAATCCGCCGCACAAAGTCACCCCGGAAATGTGGATGAACGTCGCGCGTGGGCCGTTCAACGAAGTTACGGTGGTCAATGCCGCCAACGAAGTGTTGTTCACGGTTCCCGCCTTGTGCAGCCAAGAAGCCATCAAGCCGCTCGACGGTACGCGCCAAGACGCCCACATGCCGTCGCTATCGGGTCCGCTGCAAGCGGCCAGCATGTACGCGGGTCATGGTCAAAACGCCGTCCAGAACTTCATCGCCCGTGAACTCACCAGCCGTGCGTTCATGTTCCGTACCAACACCATGTCGCAGCCGAACATCGAACGGTGGAACGCGATCTTCACGCGTTATAACCGCCCTCTTTTACCCACAACCGCCACTGCGGCGGCTGCCGCCACCTCCAGCCATGCCGACCATCTATCCCGAGACAGCGACGAATTCGACCCCCTCTGACACCGCCCCGCTGCAACTGCGCCGTTTTAAAACCGGCGGGTTCTATTACGCGGTCTTCAGTGACATTCACTTTGGCCATAACCGTAATCCCGCCTCCCGTATTGCTGCCAACTGGATGTTGGCTTTACCCGATGATGCTGAGACCGCCAGCCTGGATGTGATCTTTATCGCCGGGGATTTGTTTGATAACCTGATGATGTTCAACGACGCCGATATCTTCGAAGTCAAACTCTTCATCAGCTATCTGCTCAAACTGTGCAAAAAGCACAACATCAAGTTACGCATCCTGGAAGGCACGCCGCTGCACGATCGAGCCCAGTCCAAGTACGTGCCGATGGAAAACCAGATCAACGAGATCGGCGCGGATTTGAAGTACATCGACACCATCGATATCGAATACATCGAGGACCTCGGGATCCATGTGTTGTATATCCCGGATGAACCACCGGGTGGCTCGGGTCCGACGCTGCACACGGTGAAAGACTTGCTGCGCGCCCGAGGCATCGAACAAGTTGATATCGCGATCATGCACGGGTTGTTCCGCTTCCAGATCGAATACGTCGACAGTTCGATCACCCACGACGAGCAAGAGTATCTGAAAATCGTCAAGCACAACATCAGCATCGGGCATGACCACACCGCCAAGAGCTTTGAGCAAGACGGCCATGGGATCTATGTCCAAGGTTCGTTCGACCGCTTGGGGCATGGCTACGAAACCCCCAAAGGGCATATGCGCTTTAAGTGGATGCCGGATGGCTCGTGGCAAGTGCGCTTTATCGAGAACACCCGCGCCATGCGCTTCGATACGCTCGATTGTACCGGCCTGTCGTTGGAAGACACGTATGCGTTGATCAACCAACGCGTCGGGGAATTACCTGACTTTTCCCATATCCGCATCAAAGCCGAAGCCGGGCATCCGGTGTTCAGTAACATGGAAGTGTTGCTGCGCATGGCGCCGCTGTTGAATTGGAAAAAGGAACCGGTACGGGACAAGACCAAAGCGATTGCGCCCGTGGCCGAAACCGATACACGTTTTGTGCCGATCCGCATCACTCCGGACAACATCGCCAGTTTGATCTTGGAAAAGATCGCCAGCGAAGGCGCCTCTGGTGCGATTATGGACGCCTCGGTGGAGTTGCTGCAAGATCTGTTTGGCGCACCCCCAGCCCCAACTCGACCGGCCCTCCAACCCGCTTGGGGTGATGAAGAAGATGACCTAAGGAGGTAAGATGGCGATAGAATACCAAACACAGGTGGCCAACAGCGCTGACCACCGGACCTTGGGTGTGCTCCCCTTGTCCGTCCCAACAGCGTTGGCGATCGAGCGCTTGTGTGGAATTCATCCGGATTTCCCGAACGAGTTTCACCAACCGCCGGTCAAAGCTTACAAAGAACTGTGGGTGAACCTGCGCACGCTGTACCGTAATTGCCTCGGTTCGATGTCGAAAGATATCGCGGACCGCATCTCATCCACGGAAATCGCTCAGATCGTGTATGAAGAGATGGCGATCATCCCGGACATGCTCCAGCACCATGTGGGCTACCCCGTCAAGGTCACGTATTACTTTAGCAAACTTAACCAATTGGAGCGCAAATACCCAGAAGCCGAACTACGGAAAGACAGCACCCCGAAACAACACCACAACCACCAGCGCTTGCTGGAGGTCATGAAAATCCTGGTGGCGGAGTGTCGCGACCAGTTTTTGGTGTTCGACGATCTGCCCCCAGGGGTCGCTGTCAAAACATTAATTTTAACGCACGTCGCTTATGATCTGTTGGCCGAAAAACATTTCGGTGAGTTGCACCTGATCGAGTCGCACACGGGTAAGATAAAGAACCGCGCCTTGTGGTACACCAAAATGTACGAAGGTAAGCTCTTGGCCCAGATTCCCTTTACGGAAGAACTGCTGCAAATCTTTGGTGATCTTGAAACCTTCTCCCCCCTGGATCACCGGATGCGCAAAGCGATTTTGCAAATCGCGGAGAAACGTAACTGGAATGCCATGACCACCCGCGCTCGTATCTTGGACAATCTCAACGAATTGCCCAATCCAGCACATCTGCTCAAAGTCAAGAAAATTTTCAAGGTACTCATCTAAAACGTAATGGAAAAATATCCATATACGCTATTGAATGTAGACCGCAACCCCTACCTCTTTTTAGGATGACAACATGGCTTATAACAACCAAGAGAAGGACAACCGTCCTGCCGCCCCCTTCGATCTGTTCGTGATGACGCTGTGGGCGCCGTCGACGGCTCCGGGCAAACGCGCAATGTTCAAGGTCGAAGTCGACGCTGCTGGCCGCGTGACGTTCATGGTGCGTACGGGCGACCCGGCCGACAAAGAGAAAGCCAAAGACGGCGACGTCATCCGCATGAAGCTGAACTTCTGGGATTTCGAGAAGGTCGTCAACCTGTTCGGCGACGTGGTGCGTGCCAAGGGCGAGATGAAGGTGGCGGTGGTCGAACAACAGTTCTTCCGCTTCAACAAGGAAACCAAACAACGCGAGCGTGTCGATACGCCGCGCGATGGCAACAAGCTGTTCTTCGTCAAGGATTCGGAAGGCAAGATCGCCGTCTCGCTGGTCCAGTACAACCGTCCGCAGATCGAATTCGGCTTCCTGGCCGAGCGTCCGGAATTCGTGTTCGCGCACGCCGACGGCACCAAGTTCAGCGATGCCGAGATGAGCCAATCGGGCGCCCGCGCCTACCACAAGCTGCTGGGCGAACTGCAATCGCGCATCCAATCCTCGCTGATCCGCCAACACCAGGTGCCGGACCAGTACAAACCGCCGTACGTGCCGCAGCAACAAGGTGGCGGCGGTAACGGCTACCAGAACCAAAACCGCGGTGGCGGCCAGGGCGGCGGTAGCGGTTACAACAACGGTGGCGGTCAAGCACGTCCGCAGCAAGCCGCGGTCGTGGCCGTCGATGACATGGACGACGATATCCCGTATTGATGTGATCTAATTAGTACCGCGCGGCTTTCGGGCCGCGTGGGCTATGCCTTCATGGGGCCCTAAAAGAATTGAAGCATATATAACTAAACTGCATAACTAAGAATAGTGGTGCCCAGGATATCACCCATCAATAAGGAGTTCAACCGTGCGATTTCGAAAAGAGTATGCGCCGAAATCCTCCACAATCGTCATCGAACATGCTGGCCAAGAGCTGGTGTGGGATGTGAAGATTCTGGAACGCAGCAACAAAAAACCGCAGCGTGGGAAAGCGGAAGAGGATGACGGCATCGAGCGTTTGCCGTTTGATCCGTTCTTCCACGTCAACCAGTACCTCAACCAACTCCCCTTACAAAAACAAAACGATCTCTTCGAAGCCTATCGCAACATCCGCGAGATCTTGGAACCGTATGCGCATGATTCGATCAAGGATCTGCGTAAGCGCATTCCGCCGTACCTGCAAAAGATCTTCCTGATCTGCCCGCCGGACGACGTGGCCAAGTGGGTGCACCTGACCCCGACCATCGTGTTCCCCAACGGCATCAGAGTGTACGACACGTACGAAGAATCGGCCGAACATGGCGAAGGCTTTGGCCTCCGCAACCGTCCCGCTGACGCCACCTACATCAAGGGGGATTACTGGGGCTTGGTGGTGCTGGTGATGTTGGCACGGTTGTTGGTGCCAGTTTGGGGCCAGTTCCTGGAAAACATCAACGAAGAAGTCAACAATCAGTTCAAGGAGATCTACGCGCTGCGTCTGGCCTCGAACACGGCGTTGACCATGACCGACGGCTACGCCCGCCTCGAAGCATACATCGGTCGGTATCTGACGCCGGAGAAATTCAAGAACTCGGCCATGGAAGGTTCGGTACCGCGTGAAGATGCACCGTTCCAAACCTTGGCGATCTTGATCGTGCGGCGTTTGGCCTGGGTGGACTTCTCCGGTAGCGATCCGAGCTTCTCGCTGATTGGTCGGGTCTACTCGTTCATCGAGCAGCATCTGGAAGGTGCCGATCGTCAGTTCAACGAACGGGTCAAACCGAAGATCCCGGAAAGCGGTGCTGGCGGGAGCGACCAAGAAAACCGGGCCTCGGTGTCGGAACTGATCAAGATCCGCGAACCGTATTCGGCCGGCGACTTAACCTTGCCGGAAGCCTGTGCCCGCAGCCCCGAGATGTTCTTGCCGCGTATGCATCCCGAGATGGATGAAACCTGGTTGCAACTCGGCCTCAAAGCCGTGGAACCGCTCAAGCGTCATCGGCCGCAGCAAGTCCAGTTTACCATCCTGCAAAACGTTCTGGGCGCCGAATGCCGGCAACTCGATGGCCAGTGGGAAGTCGATCCCAAGTTCCGTGAACGCTGGGATGCATTGTTCCCGCCACGCGCTATCGACGAGATGAATCTGGTGGAAGACTTGAACATGATGGCAGTCGGTACCGCGTTGCTGTGCTACAACGGCTTCTACGATATCGCTGCGATCATGACCGGCACCCCGGCCAAAGACCGTGAAGGCAATCCCCTGGGCAGCAGCCCACCCCCTGCTGAACTGACGGACGCCAACCTGGCGGCACTCGCCGCACAATTCCCTTACACCCAACGCAAGGAAGGAAAACGCCGCACCGACAACCCGACCAGCCCCAAGCTGCCGAATGTCGCGGTGCGTTTGATCAATAACATCACCCAAGACGTGGCAAAATACCAGTGGCTCTTGAATCTCCCGCCGCAGTGGCTCAAACAACTGCCGGGACATGATGGTAGCCGCCGCTATGTTGTCAAGCCCGATTTTCGCAACCGCTTTGCGGAACTCGCAACCCGCATCGCTACCCGTGCTCTTTAATAGATCGACCAGGAGATTTCACCATGTCGTACAACGATCCGTACAACCACCAGCCGTTCAACCCGCATCAAGCCTACAGCGATCCGCTCGAACAACGCATCCAGCCGACCTTCCCCTCGAAGGCCACGCAGATTCAAGTGGAAGAACTGATGGTGGTTCCAACGGGCACGTACCAGCCGCAATTCCGCCGTCCGTTCATCACCGACCTGAACAACGGCAACATGCAGCAAGTGCATGACGTGGTCAGCCACGCTTACCGGGAATTCCGCCAACGCCAGGAATTCGGCGCGATTGACCCGATGGCACACTACCAAGTCAATCCGATGGATCTGGCGCCGGTGTCGGCCAACTTCATCGCACCGTCGTCCTGGCAAGAAGCGCCGGCGCGGCTGAACCTGGCTGCCGGCCTGCACATGCAAACCGCACGCTTCCTCCTGCGTATCGCGGTGTATCGCCATGGCGCGGTGGAACCGCAGCGCTTCCTCATGACGGGTTACACCAACTTCATGGGGATCATCCAAAAGCAGATGCGTGCTGGCCTGAACAACAGCGACTTCACGCTCGATCCGCAGATGGAACTCACCATCAACTCGGTGATGGAAGTGGTGAAGGGTACCGTGAACGGTCCGTATGGGCCGGAAACGACCTGGCACATGGTGAGCGTGCACCAGGTGCTGTTCGACACCAACTTCCAGAACGTGGACAACCCGGCGGTGATCCGTATGCGGCCGTACGAAGTGGCAGCGACGCTGTCGCGCATGAACGATCCGGCCCTGAGCAAGCGCGGTATCAGCACCACCGATACCCGCAACATCCAGACCGGCTCGCCAGTGTTTTCGGATATTCATAACCTCAATCCGAATAACTACATGGCCACGATCATCGGCGGCTTGACCACCGGGCGGGATATCGCAGCCAAGTCGGGCGGTAACTCGCTGCTGGAACCGTACACCCAAGCCACGCGGATCGTGCGCGATCCGTCCACCCAGGACGATCCGTTCCTGAAAGCGTTGGCCTCGTTCGGTAGCGGGTTGGTGTCGCCGACCTTCAAGTTCCGTGACCTGCTGATGCTCGATCCGAACGCCGAAAGTGACCAGGTGCTGAAGATCAACCTGCGTGACTACAACGCGTACAAGAATCGCCGTGGTGAAAACATGGCGGTCGGGGAAGACACCTCGGCTTGGCATGGTCAGGATCTTCAGACCCAGTGGGCGGTGCAGATCAACAACATCCTGTCGCCGCTGATGATGGATCTGGGCCTGCGTCGCCTCGATCTGTTCGCGTCGAACCTGCACGGTGAAACCATCTGTCGCGCCACCAACGGGCTGCCATTCATGCCGGGTGTGAATCCGGTGCCGCAACTCGAATCACTGAGCCATTTGTTCTACGAACAGTTCGTGCGTCCGGTGACCGGTGATGGCCGCTGGCATGGTTACAGTATCGACATCGCGGCCGATCTGTATGGCGATATCGTCACCAACCTCACCATCGACGACAAGCCCCTGCGTCCGTATGTGTACCCGGCCTTCATGTCGGCGGGTATGCCACCGGTGCTGACCTCGCAACCCGACACGCTCGACCAGGTCGCGACCCAGTTCTACAATCTGCAACAGGCCGTCACCCCGGCGATCGACCCGCTGATTACGGACCTGGCATACCAAGCCACGCCGTCGGGCACCCGCTACTAAATTCACCAAGGCCCTGGGGTAACCTAGGGCCGCTTATAAGAAAAGGGAAACAACATGAGTGACAAACATGACATGTTCGATGTCTACCGTTCGCTGCTGAAGCTGGCGCGGATGGAAACCACCGTCGAAGGCTTCGTGCGGATGGAGATCGAGCCGGGGGAATACATCCCTGTCACCGCCAAGGACCGCAAGCTGGTGGTACTGCCGCTGGATGAACGGCTGCGTGACATCAAAGTCAGTGACTACGAAGTCTTCCACCTGCTGCGTGAAAACGGCCCGAAGGATTCCGACCTGCTGTCGCGCTATCGCCACTGGCTGATCAACCGCTTCAACCTGGTGATCGGCGGCCTGGGCACGGTGATCCTGAAGTTCGTCGCCGACAAGGAAATCACCAAGCGCCTGTCGCCGCATCAGAAAGACTTCCTGGAAATGGTGGTGGATGTCGACAAAGGTTCGCTCGATCGCTGGAACGCCCTGGCCGAAGTGGCAGCCAAGCCGAACCAAATTCAACAAGTCTTCGTCTCGCTGTACCTGCGCCAAGCGGCAGTGCTGAAGGGTCAAAGCTACCACCGCGTGGCCACGGTCAACTTCCCGTTCTACGATGAGCTGGTGAAACTGGACGCTGAAGCGCAGGAATACAAGACCGCCCCGAAGACCAAGAAGCCGCCCAAGCCGTCCGATGAAATCTTCGGGTGCGAAGTCAAGGTCAAGGATCGTGAACCGTTCCTCGGCCTGATGCGCTACCTGGTCCCGAGCCTGGATCTCCCGCATCAGTACGATGTCGGTTCCAACTCGCCGATCAGCCCGAGCCTGGACGCCATGATGCGCGCATGGTTGCCGCTCGCCAGCCACCTGAATGCGATCATCGAACGGCTCACCAAGGTGGACCCGGAAGCGGATCGGATCCTGGATGGCCTGATGCTGGATCTGAGCTGGGCGCCGGCGTTCGAAAACCTCGACGCCATGTGGCACCAAATCCGTTCGATCCCGCTGCAAGCCACGGGCGTCATCAACGAACCGCCACCGGAAGCGCTCGACCCGCGTAAGCGTGTTCAAGCACAGCCTGCGGCGCCCGTCACGGCCAGCTACCCGGCCAACAGCGCACCGTGGGATCCGCAACCGGCACCGGCCTACCAGCCGGCACCGAGCTACGGCGTGCCGTATGGCGGCCAACCGGCACCGAGTGGCGGCAGTGGTCAGATGTCGGTGAATGACCTGAACCGCATGCTGGGTGGTGGTCGTTCGGCTGCACCGTACCAAGCACCGCCGCAGCAAGCGTACTACCCGGGCCAACCGGCCTACAGCACCGGCTACTCGCAACCGAGTTATCCGAACAACGGTGGCTACCCGCCCCCGAACGTACCGCGCCGTTATTGATCGTTAACACGGCATAAGACCAACACAACCTTCGCGGGTTGTGTTGGTTTTTCTTATGGGCTGTTCTTTTTTCTCTGTAAGGCATTAAAAAAGATTCATGACATGTATTAGTTGATCTTCGGCAGCACTTGGTTCGCTTGCGCGATTTGATCAATCGTGGTGAAGTTCGGCACCAGAATTGCCAACGTATCTTCGGTGAATTGCACCGGCGAGCTATACTGGTTCAAACGCAAAATGATCCAGTGGTACTTGCGCGCATACCCACGTCCATCCAACAACCCAAAGAAATCCCCTCGCCACTGATACGCCTCATCCGGATTGATAATCACCAAGGTACTGTATTGCTCGCGCAGATACGTCATGTGGTCTTCCAACACATTACGAAATGCCGGGTCGTAAAACTTATCTTCCCCCGCATCCACCATCAAGTCTGTCAACGCCATTTCTCACCTCGTATGCATTAAAAAGTTTCAAGCCTATATCACTAAATAGTAGGCCACTCGCCTCATAAGTAACAAAAACATTATCCATTAACAAAGGATACGTATGGCTTCATGGGATATTAAACCGTCGTACTACGAACCGAACCAACATTTCCCGCAAGGCGAAAGCATCATGGCGATCAATGCGTTTAACGCGGCGATCTCGGCTTCTCGTAAACAAATGTATGGTAACAACCTCGGTCAAATCGTGGTCGTGGATGGGATTCAAGAACGCATCATTCAAACCGGGTTGGACACCGCACTGGCGAAGACCACGTTCGCACAGCGGATGCCGGTCAAAGGGATTGTCCGCGGGGTGTTTCACCGCTATCCCAAGAAAGTGGGGGTGGAAGAATTCAAGACCAACCCGCCGGAAACCGTGGTGATCTTCGAAGCCACTGAGCAAGACTCGCCGTACGAATACGGCATGGTCAGCATCACCGACTACAGCACCTACCACCCGTATCTGGGCTTTAGTTACGTGGATCGCGGCATGGGTAAGATCCGCCTGGGGGAAGAGATCGAACGAAACCACGTGTTCCGTGACTCGCCCGGGGTCAAGAAAGACATCGACGACCCATCCCCGCACAGCGATTACGCCTTCAGCGTCACGATCAACGTGGCCATGATGGGCTTGCCCGATGTGGCTGAGGACGGCATCGTGGTGGCGCGCTCGGCGCTGAAGAAGTTTGGCTTCAGCACGTTCGAGCGTCATGTGGTGGAATTCGGCCAAAACAAGTTTCCGCTGAACTTGTACGGCGACGATGAGAACTACAAGATCTGCCCGAACATCGGCGAGCGCATCAATCCCGATGGCGTGCTGATGGCCCTGCGCACTTACCGCGAAGACTTGGCGATTGCTGAGATGAGCGTGAAGGCGTGCCAACGCATCGACTTCATGTTCGATGAAAAGGTCTGCGCGGATGGCGAAGTGATCGACATCAAAGTGCACCACGATTACAACACCGGGATCATGGGCACCCCGGTCCAGATGGAGGAACAACCCAAGCGCTACGACAATGGCCGGCGTGAATTCTTGAAAGGGATTTATGACTGGTGGCAAAACATCCGCTACCAGCATCGGCCGCGGGAACCGATCCTGCAACCGAAGCTGCACAACCTGATCATCGAAGCGATCTCGGTGCTGACCCCGCACCATGACAACAACACGGTGGTGAAAGTCCACAAGAAGACCCGGATTGATGATTACCGCATGGAATTCACGATCAAGAACAAGATCATCCCCAACATGGGGAACAAGTTCACGGATCTGTTCGGTGGTAAAGGGGTGGTGGTCTCCATCTGGGAAGATGAAGACATGCCGGTGGATGCCGATGGCAATCGGGCCGAGATGATCTTCGACCAAGCGGCGGTGAATAACCGCATGATTCCAGGACGCTTGTACGAACACATCATCAATGGTGCCGCGCGTGACATGTATAAACAAGTCGTGCGCATCCTCGGCGTGCAAGACCGGCAACGGCGTGCGCCGATGATGCAAGAACTCATGCGCGTGCAGAAGGAACGGCCGCAGGATTTGTCGCGGGCTTGGGAATATCTGCTCGGGTTCTACGACATCACGGTGCCAAAACAAGCGGCGGTGTTCCGGGAAGGCCGGTACGACTCGACCCCGATCTCGCACCTGTCGTATATCCTGTCCAAAGGCTATACGGTGTTGTACATGCGCTCGGACCATGAACTGGAACTGAAGAACATGGTGGCTGACATCCAGCGTCAGTATCCGCCGACCTTCGGCCCGGTCACGTACCGCACGACCTCGGGGGAATTCGAGACCACGGTCGAACCGATCCGCATCGCACCGTTGTCGATCATCATGCTGGAAAAGATCGCGGACAGCTGGTCAGCAGTGGCGTCGGCACGCCGGCAACACGCGGGGGTGCAAGCGACGCTCTCGAATGCTGACAAGTATTCGGAACGGATCCGCATGCAACCCACCAAGGCCTATGGTGAATCGGAAATCCGTATCGTGATTTCGTACTCGGGTACCCTCACGGCAGCGGAAATCCTCGACCGCAACAACAGTGTCGAATCGCATAAAGCCATGTGCTGGAGCATCTTCGAGGCCGAGTCGCCAACCCGCATCATCCAGGCGGTGGATCGCAATGTGATTTCGCTCGATGGTTCGCGCAGTCTGCAAACGGTCAACCACGTGTGGGCCTGTGCGGGTTACGAGATGGCGTGGGAGCCGTATCGTCCGACCCATCCGGCGAATCTGAACTACTACATCGACAACCAACCAAAAGCCGCGTAATTAACCCGCCTACCCCGCCCCCTCGGGGTAGGTTTCACTTTGATTAACACATGACGCAACCCATGAAGAGAATCCCCGCCCGTTGTTTGCTTGACTTCAAAGCGGTGGACGTATGGAATGTCCTCGCTGGTGAATTCATTCTGGTGATGGATGACGGCGAAGAATTTGTAACCAACCATGTGGAGACGTGTTATAGCAGTTATGCTTGGGATTTCCATCGCAAGTACCGCAATACCCCACTGCTGGGGGAACACCACATCCGGGGCATCTTGAAGTTCGACCCCAAAACCAAGCTGCCTGGCCGGCTGTCGATCAAGTCCGATCTGGATTTGATCGGTAACTGCATGCTGGCCGCTTACGACGCGTATCGTGACACCCCCAACCCGATCGACCGGGTGGTGCTGTGGAAGATGGCGTACGACATCGACAACTTCCAGTATTGCGATTTCATCAAACGGGCGGGCCGCTTCGTGGGCACCATCGATATCCTGCACTTCCATGAAGCCATGGATGATCCGGATATCTACGAAGCCAACCGGGCGGTGCAACGCGGTGAGATCCACGTGCGTGAAGTGTACAAGGTCATCGACGATGTGTTCAAGAAGACCACGCGTCTGGCCCACAACCCGCTGGTGCGCGAGTATCGCTCGAAGCTGCTCAAGGAAACCCAGGTGCACCAAAACATCGGTCCCCGTGGTAACCCCACCGATATGAACTCGCGCATCTTCGGTCACACCATCCGCCGTGGTTACGTGGAAGGTATCCGCAGTATCGCAGACTCGGCAATCGAAACCCGCTCGGCGGCACGCGCTTCGTATTACGCGGCCGAGTCGCTACGGATGTCCGAATACTTCTCGCGTAAGCTGCAATTCGTCTCGCAGAACGTGCGCAATATCCACCAGAACTGCGATTGCGGCTCGACCCGGTATCTGGCCTGGACGCTGCGCGACGCTAAGCGCGATGAGTCGGGTGAGAAGGTCAAGGACAGCGATCTGGAGCTGCTCAACGGTAAGTACTATCTGGATGAATCCACCGGCAAGCTGAAGATATTGACCCCGCTGGATTACCATCTGCTGGGACAAACCGTGCAGTTACGTACCACGTTGCACTGCGCCCATCCGGATCCGGCCGGCGTGTGCTCGACCTGCTTCGGGGAACTGGCGTTTAACGTGCCTCCAGAAGCGAATATCGGCCAGTGGTGCGCGACGACGATGGCAGAGCAAGCCACCCAAGCCCTGCTGTCGGCGAAGCACCTGGAGCGTTCTAGTGCGTTGGAGCGGATCGAGATCGACAAGCGGTACGAGCGGTATATCGCGGGCGGTACGGACAATTCATCGTACGTGCTGTCGAAAGATATCGAAGACCACGATGTCAGCCTGATTTTCCTGCGCAACCAAGTGGAAAGTCTGCACGACATCAAGAACGTGGAGGACGTACGGCATCATCCTGAAAATCACTACAGTGAAATGACGGTGCTCAATATCCGGATCGCGGACTGGGTGCCGACGGACATGTTCGCCAGTTCCGTCAACAGCAAACAAAAGGTCAGCGCAGCTGACTTCGATGCGGTGGTGCCGGTCGGCGTGCAAGGCAGTCGGGAAGCGAGCTTGTCGTACGAGATGCTGGAATACATCCGGGATCACGGCTACAAGACGCTCCCGTCGACCTCGAAAGGCCCGAGCGGCAAGCAACGTGGTGAAGATCGTTATGAGGTGGATCTGACCCATTGGAATTGGGACGATCCAGTCTTGGTGATGCCTGCCAAGCACTTCAATAACTCGGACCACGTCGACGCTGTGGCAAGGATGTTGGAATCGCGGGTAGCTGAAATGAAAGCACGGGCACGGACGGAATCCGCGGACACGATGATCAAGGAACTGTTTGACTTCGTGAACCGGAAACTGAACGTGAACTTGTCGTGTCTGGAAGTGATTCTGTACGCGACGACAATCATCTCGGCTGAAACCAATGACTATAGCCTGCCCAAGCCTTGGACCACCTCGCAACCTTCGGTGTTGTCCATGACGATGAAAGGCCGTAGTTTGTCGGTGCTGTTCGCCTTCGAGAAGCAATACGAAGCGCTCAGCGATCCGGCCAGCTTCATCCACACCAACCGCTTTGACCATTTGTTTGACGGGATTTATACCCCGACCCAAGTCTTTGGTACTCCACAAACAACATGACATTAGCCATTGTCGTTGCGGCCACGCATCATTTCGTGGTCAGCAACGCTTCCATGGGGATCCGGGTCGCGTGTCAAGAATTCTCACGCGGCCTGACCCAATTTGCGCGGACCTTTACCCGCAACGGACGAACGATCAAAAGTGGTGAGGACAAGCATTACGATGCCGCGACCGAGTCGCGTAATCGGGTTCGTTACCACATCAACCATCTGGAGGCTTTCAAGAAACTGTTATACCGGCATAACCTCGATGCCCCGGGGTTGATCCAATGGGAAACTGCCAAGCCGTATCTGGCCGACCACATGCACTTGGTGATCCGCTCCCATTTCATCCCAAGCGAACTGCAAGAAGAGGCCATCGCCTACATCTTGAGCGAAGACAGCCCGACCACCAAAGCAGTGATCCTGCAAGCGGGTGGCGGCAAGACATTGCTGACGATGATGGCGGCGGCCAAGTACCGGCAACGCATGTGCATCATGCTGGAGCCGAAGTACATCGACCAGTGGCTCAAGGCGTTTGACGAAAACTGTATCATCGATAAGAAGCGGATCTGTGTGATCGGTGGTGACGTGAAAGGCGGCACCACCAACGCTCTGCGCTCGTTGCTAGAGATGGCAGAAGACGGCGGGCACATCCCGTACGATGTCATCATTGTCAGCACCGTGACATTCCGCGGGTATATCGAAGCTTACGAAGCCTGCGGAAACGCGACCAAGTTGAAAGAAGAACATGGGTTCGTAGTCCCGCCCTATTTGTTTTTTCAACATTTGCGCATTGGCTTTCGCGTGATCGACGAAGTGCACGAGAACTTCAACCTGATGTTCCGGCTCGATTGCTATACCCACGTCAACAACGCAGTGTCGCTGTCAGCGACCTTGCAAAGTGACGACGCTTTTATCAACAACATGATGCGGATTGCGTATCCTCCGCACCAGCGCTTCGATAAAGGCGGGTTCAACAAGTACGTGCAAGCGTATTCGTTGCACTACAGCGTACGGCGGCCGCAAACGATCCGGACCTTGCAAAAGGGCATGGCGGCGTACTCGCACGTGGAGTTTGAAAAGAGCCTCATGAAGTCGAAGGAAATGCTGAATGCTTATTTCCAGATGACGCGCGATAGCTTGATCTACACGTACGACTTGGATTACCGCCAGGGCGATCGGTGTCTGGTGTATTTTGCCACCATCGAAATGTGCACGCTGTTCACCGAGTATATCGAGAAGCATTACAAACACCTCGATGTACGGCGGTTTGTCGGGGAAGATCCGTTTGAGAACCTGGTCACGGCCGATATCATTGTGTCGACTTTGAAGTCCGCCGGCACCGGTAAGGATATTCCCCAACTCACCACGGTCATCATGACCCCAGCGGTGAACAGTTCCCCCACGAACATCCAAGGCTTCGGGCGTCTGCGGGATTTGAATCGTAAAGATCCAAGTCTGGGGCGCAAGATGTACTTTGTGTATTTCGTGGGCGACGACTTCGCCAAGCATCACGAGTACCATCAACGTAAGAAAGAGTTGTTGGCCACTCGCGCCTTGAAGTACGAGCCGCGTTACTACGGCACCATGATCTAACAGGGAGACACCTTCGGGTGTCTCTCTATGCTGTGTAGGTTTTTATGGCTGTTCACGCGATTATTTATACATACAAGTATCCTAGAGGTGTGGTGGTATGGCGCTTATTCAAACAACTCCAAAGCAATCCGGCACGGAAGGGCTACTGAAGATTTTACAAGTCATCACCGACGGCATTAAGCTGATGCAAGGCAATGTGTTGGTGGGACAATTCGCAGCGCGTAATGCGTTGTTCACCAAGTTGAGTTTATACCTGACCGACAACACCCATGACGCGATGGGAGAACGCAACGTCTTCATTCAAGATGTCCGCGGTCAAGTGTTGGTGGCGATCGGGCGTAACTGGTTGGACCGGTTTCCCTCCAATCAATGTCGCTCGTACCCCTTGACCAAGCTCGACCAAGCGGCCATGGACATTCGTGACTATTTGTTGTTTGGCCAACTGTTCGATCACGCACCCCGCTCTAACGATCTGTTGATTACCGCCTCCCGAATGGATGGCAAATATGCAGTCTTTGATATCCTCGCCACTTTCACGCCCACCGACTGAGCGCATAGCCTCCCTACCCTTGCGGGTAGGGAGGGCGTATGCTGTCTTTTTTTCTTTGGTTTGTTACGAGCAATAAATCGTGATATTCATGCTCGACTCTTTCAGGAGTTCTTGCAGAACCGGTTTTACATCCCGATAGAAGTCCAGTCCTCCTTTACCACAACCCAACGCCGGTATCGCGACCGACTCGACCTGTGTCTGTTCACACCACGCGATGAACTTGAGTAAACCATCACGCACAATTGCCGTGGAAGAATCTTCCCACCAACGGCGCTTGGTGTGTAAACAATACACGGTGAAATCTTTCGTGGGAAATACAAACGGAACCATCTGTGCCGGTTCATGCTTCGCACAGTGGCGACGGTAAGCGCTGAACAGTCCCGCTACCCGGTTACGAAAATAACGGGCCAAGCCATTGCCCATCACACCGGCAGCGTTGGTGGGACACACCAACACCGCGGCGCCACTGGTGAACAAGTCACCCTTTTCGATATATCGGATTCCCACGGTCATCCTCCCCTTGTGCCCAGTTGACGTGCCAATGCTTCGGCTTCTTTCAGAGTATTGTCCGCTGCGCTATTTTTTAGCTTACGGCGTCGCTCTGCGACACGTCGGATCATTTGCATCTCATGGCGCGGGAGCGTGATGTAATACTCCCAGGTCATGTATTCAAAGATCTCTAGGTCCAGGAAATGCTCGAAGTGCTCCTCCAATTGGGTGCCCAAATAAGGATCTTCAGCATCGCGCATCTTACACAACGACGCGGGGTTATGGTCTAACTCGGCTTCGGTGGCTAACCCGTAGCGCAGCAAGTACGCACGGTGCAGCAACAACGAAGCTTCGACAGCCGATAACTTGCCAGGACGCGCTAGATACGGTTGGAGGGTCGCGATAAAGAATTCCACCATCCGGGTCGGTTCCTCGTTGAACTCGGCGCCGAACATCGGATGGAGGACATGGCTGATGACGTCTAAGGACGCTGTTGGATTTGCTGGGTCTTTTGGTAAAGGAGGTTGGTAAAAACCGAGACCGGATCGAGCGGGATGATGTTCTCGAACCGCGGCTTGACTTGGTCGGCTTCTTCCGGATGGACTTGCGGCACGCCGATCAACGCGACCACGGCATCGTTGATGTAACCTTGCACCGTCTCGTAATACTTGGCACGGGTGGCATCGTCACCCGACAGACTGCTGATCGTATTTTCGATGGTGGTCACATCGCGGATCGCCTGATCCTTACCTTGTTGCTTCGGATCGGGCAGGTCGATCGATTCGATCCAGTGCACGTACTGGCGCATCGAGGTGGCCTTGGCGCGGTCGAAGATCATGTCGTTGCGTTGCTTTTCCGACAGGTCTTGGGTGAAGGCTTGGTTGACCGCGAAGACCAGTTCGTCGACCCAGCGCTGACCAGCGTTCAGGTACTCGTCCACGGTCGGCACACGCATGGTGACACCGACCTTGGCGTTGAGCATGATCGACTTGGGTTTACCACGGGTGAAATGCTCGCGGTAAATCTTCAGCGATTCCGGACTCATCGATGCTGTGCGACGCTGACTCATGTGCTTGATTTGCCAGTCGTTCAAGCTGCTGCTGTCCACACGCAGGCAGGTGCCGACGTTGAGCAGTTCTTGCACGACTTTGCTCTGGGTGCCGTTGGCGTCGAGCAGGGCCCGTTTGAACTGGAAGCCACGCGGGTACAGGGCGCACGCCAGACCCCACGCGATGATCGGGATATCCAGCGCACTGATGTTAGCACGGATGACTTCGACGGTATTGAAACCGTTGACCGACGTCTCGTACAGATTGCGCATGGCCAGATCGAACACTGCGCCTTGGCTGACCACGGTGTGGTTGGCGAATGCCAGGCCGTTGCTGGAGCGACCGAACACGATCTTGTTTTCGCTGATGGTTTGCAGCGTGTCGAGCAGATCGATCTCGCCCGGCTTTTTCAGGGTGAGCCAGAACCCGGAATGCCAGAGCGGAATCGACATGATCGAACCACGTCCCATCAGCGCATTGACGCGCAGCATCGCACGTTCGCCCGTCAGGAGCGGGCCGTTGTCTTCACCCAGACGTGGCTCCGCGATTGAGAGCGGACGCTGGGCGTCGGACATGATCTGTTGTTGCCACTGGGCGCCTTCGCGCTTGGTGGCCGCCAGCAGGCTGTCGTGGAACGAACCATTGTCCAGACCTTCGGAAATGGTGTCTGCCCATTCGATACCTTTGTCAGTGGTGACCAGGTCTTGGCCGTGGGGGTTGGTGGCACCGTAATTCATGGTGCGCGCCCCCGTGTCGGGCGGCAGCGCGATGATGGTCGCCAGGTCATCCCACTTGTCTTCCGCGATCGGCGTGAAGTATTCCTTGTCGGTGGTGGCGTTGTTCAGGGGCGTCGGTGCCGGCCACGTGAACTTGTCATCCACGTCCGCGCTATCGGTCGGTGCAGCGGTAGCGGGTGTGGTTTCCGCGACAGGTTCCGCCGATGCTGCCGGGGTGTCGACGGGATCCGGGGTGGCCACTTGGGTCGTATCCGTGATCGAAGTGGCGCCGACGGCTTCGTCGATTTGTTCGATACCGCTATCGGGCGGCGTATTGGTGATGTCGGTCATGGCGGTTTAAACGTTGATGGCCGGTTGTTCGTACGGATTGGCGGCCGCGATAGCGGTCTCGGTCACCGGGGCTTCTGCCGGCACTTGGGCCAGCGGTTGTTGATCCAGCGCGTTGGCGGTCGCGAGCGCTTGCGCGTGCGCGGCTTGCTTGGCGGCGACGGCGCGATTCAGGTGGTCGTCGAGTTCCAGCATCATCGGCAGCAGGACTTGCTGGTGCACGCCCATGAACACCATGTAATTCTGTTGGATCTGCATGGTGTGGAAATACTCGTCTTCGTCCTCCGGATTGCCGTAGCCGGTCTTGCCTTCGTGCAGCTTCTTGTTGGCGGCCACCTTGTCCATCAGATCGCCGAGGTCGACGTCGAGACCGCGCATCAGCAGATTGACGCGCTCGATGTCGGCATAGAACGGGATGATTTCTTTGTTCGTGAGCAGTTCCACCAGGTTGCGGTATTGCTCGAACAAGCTCATCTGGTTACGATGCATGACGTTGAGGGAATCGTAGATCCCTTCGATCCCTTGGTGTTTGGCCTCGGCCTTTACTTGCGCTTTCGCGGCGTCGCGTTGTACGCGCCCTTGACTTTTCTTGGTCATGTCCCTAGCTCCGAAACTTCATGTGTAATAAACTGCCATGAAAGACACTATGTCTTTCGCATAAAAGCCTTGATTTAAGGCAACTGTCAGACCATGGCAACAGATAAATATTTTTTTACATTAATGAAACACGCGAATGTGTGTCAGAGAATGGGTGCGCGATCCTCATCATTTGACCCCGCTTTTCCCTTTCTTACAAGGTGAACCATTATGCTAGATTTGTTAAGTGACTTTCTCGCGAGCCAGACCTCGGCCGAAGAGAAAGCCATGTTGCAAGCTGCGGACGACGTTTTGCAGCGTGCTGAGATTGAATACGAACACATCCTTGAAGAAATCCTGATGACCGCGGAAGAGCTGGATTCGGGTGCCCCGCTTCTGGAGATTCGGAATGTGTACCAACGTGGTTTGAATTATCTGCTGGCCTTGCATGCCGTGACGTTGGTAGACGCGGCCACGCTACCGCAAAAGACTGAGATCGTGGCTGGTTTGCTGACGATCGACAATACCGAAAACCCCCAGCAGTTCTTCAAGATCGCCGATGAAGAAATGCGCGCGAACGAAAAGCTCGCCGAGATCTTGTCGCGGGTGATGACGTGGTCGGCTGATCAACTGCTGCAACTGATCGATGACGTCTCGGACACGTTCTTCCTGCGTCTCAAAGACAGCCATCGGGCTGAGCTGGAACAAGAGGACGACGGGGAATTGCATGAACGCCGGGAACGGATTCACGCTTACCGTCTGTTCGAGATATATCTGCAAGCGCTGGGGGCGAACATCATCCAAGTGCCGAGCCTGCTCGCCCAAGGGATTCAACCGGGGATGACGTATGAACTCTACGCCAAGCTCATCGATGGCCGTCAGCCGATCCTCACCATGCCGGGCTACCAAATCGCCCGTGAGTTGTTCGCAGCAGCGTTGATCTCGCGCGACGGCTATGGGAATCCCGGTGAAACTGTCAAGGCCAGCCTAGAACAATTCATCCCGGACTTGAAACTGATCTCGGACACCATGATCGAAGTCCGGCAACTCATGACGGGATACGCCAAATGAAACGTGAAGACTTTTTCCTAGCCGCGATGCGGGCGGAAATGTATCGCCACAAGAACTGGGTGATCAGTGCATTCGCCGTCATCCAAGAAGGCCCAGACGCCTACAAGGCGGATCCTTACGCCTACCGCATCGTCCAACAACCTACCGGGGTGTTCTTCGTCGATCCCGAGAACCCGGGTACCCTGGTCCCGCTGGAAGACACCCAAGTCGGACAACCGCCGTTTAATAAGGCGGACAAGCTCCGCCTGAAGGCCGGCGATTTGCCGAACGTCTTGAATGATCTGGAAACCAGCTACGGCAACGTGTTGGCCAATGGGATTTTGCTGGTCTACCCCTTCAAGGACAAGATCCCGTTTATCCAAGGCCGGATGAAACCGGACAAGATCGAAGACTTGATCCTGCCGCGCCTGCAAGATGATCCGGCCCCGGGTCAAGCCATGACCGCCAGTGGCCGTGCGGCGCCGATCTACGTGCAGGAATACCTGAAGTTCGCCAACGCCATGACGTATATCTCGGGCTTTGCGAACCTGTGGGTGACTGCGGGTACCGAGAAAGCGCTGCTGCCGCCACCGGGACTGAAGGAATTTAAAGCGGCGCTGTTTAAGAAGTACAACATCGACCCGAACAATCCGAATGTCGACCCCGGTGTGGTCGCACAGATCGCCAAAGAACTGCGCGAGTTGGATAAGGAGTGGCTGAAGGATGACGACACGCTCAACTTTCTGATCAAGTCCAAGTCGTTCGAGGTGGTGCGTGCCAAGAAGTTCTTGATGGTCGGTGCTGAAGCCGGTCTGGGCGATGGCCAAGACATGGAACTGGTGCCGAACTCGTTGGATGAAGGTTGGGACATCAACAAGCTCCCGGCTATGGTGAACAACCTGCGCGCCGGTTCGTTTAACCGTGGCGCTGAAACCATGCGCGGCGGTGAAGCAGTGAAGTGGTTGCAACGCGCTTCGTCCAACATCAACATCCTGCCCGGGGATTGCGGTACCAAACTCGGTAAGGTGCTGACGCTGACACCGGAGCTGCGTAAGAAGTATCTGAACTTCAGTGCACTGGTCGATGGTAATACCACGGTGCGGCTGACGGAAGAGGTGATTGACCAGTACATGGGTAAGAAGCTCATGATGCGCTCACCGATGTATTGCATTCACCCGCACACCGACTACTGCGCGACGTGCGTCGGTCCACGACTGGAAGAGAACCCCACGGGGTCGTCCTCCGCGATTGCTGACTTTGGTTCGACCATTATGCTGATGTTCATGAAAGCGAACCACGGTAAAGCACTGCTGTTGAACAAATACGACTACAAATTGCGTATTCTCTGAACCTATTTCAAGATGGAGTAATGTATGGGCAGCAAGTCCAAAAATCGCCAACAAGCCAAAAAGGAAACCAACATGCAACCGAATCCGTACGAAGACGTGCAACCGATCGTCAGCCCGGCCACGAACGCACCGGGCGACAACGCGGCCGGCGATGCCGGTGACACCAGCGAACCGAAAGGTGACGGCGCCGAAGGCGTCGAAGGCGTCGAAGGCAACAAGCCGGCCGATACGAGCACGGACGCTGTTGCTGAACAACCGGCTGAACCTGTCGCCGAAGCAGCACCTGCACCTGCGCCAGTCGAGATCCCGGTCGGCTTCGCCAAAGCCCTGCCGGTGCTGGACGATCCGTATCAACTGCCGCTGTCCTGTGCGCCGGCTTCGCAGATCGTGATCCAGGAACTGAAGGACTACATCGCCGCGATGTCGGCCAAGATCCGCATGCCGAACGACCAAGGCGGCCAGATCCAGATGAACCTGTATCACACCCTGATGCAGATCATCAACACCCGCCCCGAAGACTTCGACGCCGTGTTCAGCCTGGCTATGAAACTCATCCACGACAACCTGAAAGGGGTGTTCAGCGACGAGAACATGCACCGCTATACGCCACACGTCTCGATGCCGTCGAAACTGATGGCGCACTTCCGCTACCTGCTGTCGGCCCTGACCGCCCTGGCAGCGCCGCAGACGCGTCAACTCGCCCTGCGCCAAGTCAACCTGGCACAAGCGTTCCAGCATCCGCGTATCAAGGAAGACGCACGCCAACGCGTGTTCAACTACTTCAACGTGTAATCTGGCCAACCCTGCCGACCTTCGGGTCGGTGGGGTTATGCCGTTATTAATTTGGCTAAAATAAAATTTACTTGGATATCCTTTGAGCCCATGGAGAGGCCGCTCATCCACCATATTCCACAACCCTCAAAAGGAAGTAACATGAGTGACGAAAACCAAACCCCGGTGTCCGAGACGCCGACCGACAACACGCCTGCTGCTGAAGACACCACCCCGGCCACCGCCGACACGACCACCCAAGACGCTGCCCCGGCAACGGACAGCACTGCTGCTCCCGAAACCACCGACACCGCTCCGGCCCCGGCCGAACAACCGACGGCTGACGCGGCCCCAGCAGCTGAAGAACCGGCCGCCGATCCGGCGCCGACCACGACCGAAGATGCTCCGGAACCCACGGACGAACAGCACGACGCTCCGGCAGAAGCACCTGTCGTCGCTGAAACCCCGGTGGCTGAATCGGAACCGGCCGCCGAGACGAATGCTCCCGATGCTGCGCCCGTCGACGTCGTGACCGACACCCCGGTCACCGAAGAAGCCGCTCCTTCCGCCGAACCGGAAGCTGCTCCCGCTGTCGAAGTGGCAACGGAACCTGCACCGGTCGAAGTGGCTGACGCTGCACCCCAAGTTGACCCGGCTCCGGTCGAAGTTGCCCCCACGGCAGACGTCCCCGCAGCACCGGCCGATGCAGTGGCCAACACTCCAGTGGTCGCTGATCCGGCCCCCGCGCCGGTCGTCGATACCCCGGTCACCCCGGCACCTGCTCCCGAAGCTGAACAGCCTGCTCCGGCCGTCGATACCCCGGCTGAGCCGGCACCTGTCGTGGAAACCCCCGTCGAAACCACGCCGGTGGCTGACCCGGTACCCGTGACCGATACGCCTGCGGCACCGGTGGTGGAAGCACCCGCTCCTGTCGAAACCCCTGCTCCGGTCGAAGCTCCGGTGGCAACGCCTGTCGTCGATGCTCCTGTCCCGACGCCGGCACCGGCCGCCGATGCACCGCTGTCGCCGGCCAACAACATCAGCATCATCGAACTGAACGACTACGTGACGTTCATGAACACGCCGGTCCCGCCGACGGCCGAAGAAGGTGGTCAATACCAGGCCAGCCTGTACGCGACGCTGCTGCAAGTGCTGCACGCCGAAGAAGCGGAATTCGACGCCGTGTTCGGTGCGATGCTGCGTGTCCTGCACAAGCACAGCAACCACGTGTTCAACAGCATCAACCTGCATCGTTTCACGCCGCACTCGAACCTGGGTCAAGCCGAATCGACGCACATGACGCATCTGCTGTCGGCTCTGGTGGATCTGGCCGATCCGGCTACGCGCGAAGCGAAGAAGCAGTTCGTCAACCTGGAACTGGCGCTGCACGCACAGCACGTGAAAGAGTTCGCCAAGCAACGCGTGCTGAAGTTCTTCAACCTGTAATCGCCTGACGTCATAAACCCCCTCCCTCTACCCCGCTAAGGGTAGAGGGAGGTGTGCCGTCTTAAGCGGCGAGTCGCTGGTATGAAGTCAGCACTTGATGCTCAGGAATGGTCGGCTGGTTCGGTTGGGTTTTCCGCAAGTACGCGGCGTACATCTGGTCCAAACGCGGCATCTTAAACAAATCATGTCCCACTTCCAGGGCGTTGACATGACCTCCTGCCAAATTAAAACCAATACGTCGTCGGATGTGGTCAGGAATCCCTTCGATATAAAGCAACTCACGGTGGCAAGTGTATTTCGAAATGTTCATGCAGATACCCTCGTTCGGATAGGTACCAGCAATGTCCAAGTCACCCACGCCAATGCGAATGTTCGAAGGCACATTGCGCATCTCTTCCAAACACTTCAGACCGTTGTCCATACACAAGTGTGCAGGCAACATCGTGATCCAACCTTTACCGATCACGGTGCGATCGTCATTGGCATCTCGCATCGTATCCGAGGTCGAAGACAACACCCGATTCTGCGACAACAAGTCAAAGAAGAACTTGTTGCACAGCTTCTTCGGCTGTGATGGAAAGATCGCGTAATCAGACGGGCCCGAATACAGCGGGAAGTTCAGGTTCAGGTCACCGGTCTTTTCATCGAGCATCTCCATACCCACGCAGTCAAACACGTTATAGATCACGTATTCGAATTTGTAGAACTCTTGCATGAAGCGGTGCCAATCCCCTTCGATGAACCCATCGGCTTCGCTGAACTTGAGCTTACCACGCTTGATGTGTTTATCCATCAACGCATCGAGCTTATAGCTGGGTTCTTCTTGTTGGCCTTGACGGATCTGCCGGTAGGCGCACATCGCATCGATAAAGTAGAACGACGCTGGTGTGGTGACCACGTGCCACTGTTCGTGAAAGCCCAGCGGTTTATGCACGCCCGATGCTGTCTCTTTGGACGAAGGGCCGATCTTGAAATTGAAGTGTTTATAATCGTCCGGCAAGGTCGGATGGGAAAACACCATGGCGGGGTCGATCCTGTCCGCTTTCAAGGCTTGGAGCATTTTCTCCATGTCGAACTTGATGTTCCAGATCGCCAAGAAGTCAGGGCCCCATTGATGAGCTTTGTCGATAACGGCAGTGACGACCTGGCCTGCGGTATCGACCAACTTGATTTCCCAATTGATGCCCCGCGCTTTAGCGACATCACCGAGATGATACGCAAAGCATTCCTGCAAGCGTTCTTCGATGTTGATGTGTTTCCCAAAGAAGCTGCGCTTAATCGCCGTGAAGACCCGATCCTTCATCGAGATCGTCTGCATGATGATCTCTTGCTCAGCGGAGAACATATTCGTTTCCGTGTCGGTACAGGCCACCGTGGATTTCGAATTGAGATGCGGGAACAAGTCCATGTACGCCTTTTTCAAGAGCGTGGTGGACGTGACATCGGTGCCGTACAGGTACGGGCTACGCGACAGCTTACGTAAGCTATCACGGTCACCCGGCCAAGGCAGACCAAACCGTTTGATCGCTTTGTCCGTCTTTTCGCGCAGCTTACGCCGCACTTGCTGTTCCAATTCCGACTGGGTGCACGTTACTTCATCCAGATCGTCCATCTCCGCGAATTCGCGCTTTTCTTTGTGATTCTGTCGTCCCGTCTTCTCGATGTAAAACTTGCGTTTGAAATCTTTCCGGGTCACGACATTGGGGATGTGAATGACGCGTTCACCGTCGCGCACATGGGTCACACGCTTGATCAAATGCAAGTCCGGCAGGCCTGGTTCGGGCGGCGGACAATACACGACGTGGCGGCATTCATGCCCAATGATGGCGTCGTTTGGAAAGTCCTTCAGTTTGTGTGATAGCATACGCTGTGTACTTTATTGTTGATCGGTAATGCTGTGCGATATCAGTATGAATCCCCTGATAGCAGGTGAAATGTGTTGCCTTATCATGCTGAACCAGATAATAGCACGCCCTGTTATTTTTATCTCTTCCCCCTAGGTCAACAAGGATACCACCATGCGGCGCAAGCTTTTGCTCTCTACCGAGGCGATCAATTATCAGGACACCAAAACCTTCAAAGAACTGGAGCTGGCGTTTCGCGATATCATGTTTCAAAAGTCGAGCGCTTACGAAGAACAAAAGCGCAAGAACGAAGAACTGATCGAAGCCATCATCCAGAATTCGTTCAAAGCGAACTGCTCGATTTCGTTCGGTGAAGCGCCGCCGTGCGTGCGCATTTTCGACGAGTACCACAACAACGTTCTGATCCGTAACGAATACCGCGAGTTCTTCGCAGCCCAGATGAACTTCACCCGCCGCTTCGTCGGTGGCTCGGGTGGCGTCAAAGCCGGTGTGGACATCAATGCCGCGCGTCTGTCGGGTCTGTTCTCCGAACTGCCGTTCACGATCTACCTGCCGGACTGGATGTTGCATAACGGCGGCGAAGCGGGTGGCATGCCCAGCAAATACCGCCTGACCTCGGAAGAGATGGCCGCGGTCACGCTGCACGAAGTCGGCCACTTCTTCACCTACTGCGAAACCTTCAACCGCACCGTCACCACCAACCAGGCGCTGGCCGCCATGGTCAAGGAACTCGACGGCACCTACGACGTCAGCAAGCGTCATCTGGTCATCGCGCGTACGGTCGACGAACTCAAGCTCAAAGACGTCGATGTGGACGCACTGGCCAAGATCGACAAGCGCTCGATCCTGGAAACGGCGATCGTCACCGAAGTCACGGAAAAGTCGCGTTCGGAACTGGGCGTGAGCATCTACGACTCGACGGCTTCCGAACAACTGGCTGACCAATTCGCCTCGCGCCATGGCGCCGGTCTGCACTTGACCACGGCCCTGCAAAAGATCCATGCGCTGTACGGTGGCACCAACGCCGAGATGAGCATGCCCTGGTTCATGTTCATGCAGATCATCTCGATCGCCGCCATGTTCATCCCGCCGGTGTGCTTCCTCCTGATTCCGCTGAACATCATCGGGATCTTGTTCGGCGGCTTCGGGGACGACGGTGACAACACCTACGACACCCCGGAAGTGCGGTTCCGCCGGATCAAGATGGACACGCTGGCGCGTCTGAAGAACCGCAGCATTTCCGACGCCGAGAAGAAGCGGATCCTGAACGATCTGGAAGGGATGGAGAAAGCCATCGGTCATATCGAGGACAAGCGCGAGTGGCGCGAGTACATCGCCACCACGATCATCCCGGTATACCGGAAATACCGTAAGACCAAGTTGCTGCAACAGCAACTCGAACAACTCGCCAATAACCCATTGTTCGTGCGTGCAGCAGAACTGTCGACGCTGAACTAATTCAACTACAAGGATCTTCCCCATGAATCCCAAATTCTTCGGCCTGAATGAAGCCATCGGCAAACTGATCAAGAACCCGGGCGACCAAAGCCGCATCGTGGCGATCGCCGTGGCCCTGGCCGTCTCCAGCCAAGCACAACTGCCGTCGTCATCGGTCGACAACCAACTGGCGTATTACGGCGAGCAAGTCCACCCGTTCGTCTGCGAGAAGATTTCGGAAGTCGGCGAAGCCGTCGTGTTCGCCTCCAAGTCGGCACTCGAATACGCCCAGCTGTTCTGGAAGATGCGCTACACCGCGGCATTCCCGAATCACATGCTGGTCGACAACGCCCACCAGATCGACCGCCTGATCGCCACCCGTGGCGGGCATTCGCTCGACATCACCTCGCTCTGGTCCGGCGGCCTAATCCAGCTCTCGGAAGAGATGTCGCAGTTCATGAACAAATACCGTGCCGAAATCATGGGCGTGGCGTCGCGCGTCGCAGTGCTCCTGCAACCGGCAGCGAGTGGCAGCGATGAGCCGGTGGCGGGGTAACCATGGCTGAGATCAATGCCACTACCACCCTCGCCCAAGCGCACATCCAAGCGATCGATCAAGCAGCCCCGACGGATGAAAGTCTGAATGCGGGCGCTCTGTTGCCGGATGAACCCACGCCGGACGTCTTGACCACGACGGTGTATGCCGACGCCGAGTCGGTCATGAAGATGCTGCCGGCGCTGCAACAACCCAGCGAAGTCGCTACCGAATCGCACAGCAACGCCCTGCGTTATCTGCGCGACGATCTGCTGACCCAGCGCGGCATGAACCAGCGCATCGCTAACGAAGCCATGGCGATCCTGCCCAACTTCGGCCAAGGGCGTCCGCTGAACTACTACAGTCGCCATCCGAGCGCTACGGGCTACCAGATGGCCCTGGAAGAGATCGACGCCGGGTTGGAGCAAGATCTGATCGGCCGCCTCAGCAGCGCTGCCATGCAGCTGGAAAACGCGGTCGGCACGCCTGGCATCGTGCAAGTCTTGGAAACGCTCGACTTCAAGCGTCGTGCTGACCAAGTCTCGATGCAAGCGAGTATCCTGAAAGACTTCATCGGTCTGGCGGTCGAGTACGGTTTCACCTGGGACGATGCTTGCTTCCAAGGCTGCGCGGTGGATCCCAGCCAGAACGCAGTGGTGCCGGAGATTCTGAAGACCGAGAAGAAGTGGGTGAATTCGCTGGCCAGCATGGATGAGTATTATAAAGTCCACCAAGATGCACCGGCCATGATGGAACTCATGACGACCCATCTGAATCAATGGAAGCTGAGTTTTCTGTTCGCCCTGGAAGCGTTGAAAGACGACGCCGATGCGATCAAGCCGGAACTGCCCAAGGCCCCGACCGTCTACTTTAACTTCGGTAGCAAAACCACGTCGATCGAGAATATCGCCGACGTGTTCACGGCTGCGGAAGAAAAGGCCCAAGAACCGACCGAGACCCGTACCACGTATGACTGGCTGCATTCGGTCGGCAACGCGGCAGAACAAGCCAAGGTCGATGACATCATCAACCGGGCCCGTTCGTACGTGAAAGTCGCCAACGAAGTCGCCGGCCTCTTGAAAGAGATCGCTACCCAGTTGACCGACGCGGCCAATACCAACGCCGGTGCGGTGAAGGATCTGGAACAGATGGTGACGGCCTTCACCAAAACCGTGGAAGGCACCAACCAAGGCTTCTACCAAATCGTGCGCTGGTGCGTCTCGGCTGGCATGACCACGTCTTACGTCGGGGTGCTGGCGTATAGCGTGATCGAGCATGCCTGGAAGTCGCTGAACCAATGTCGTGAGACACTGCAAATGCCGCAAGCGGCTTACGATGCGCTCGCCACCATGGTGACCGACATCCAAGCCCCGGTCAAAACCAACACGCTGTAATTACGACGTGCATAGACTCCCGCCCCCTCACGGGGAGCGGGAGCTATGATGTCATTATACGTTTACCAAACGGAATACCGTGTCAACAGCTTCTTGCGCAGCCAGTTGACTATCGGGCAAGGCCACCAGGCGTTTCTGGATTGACAAGCGATCGGTACCATCGACCACCGTGACCACCGAGTAGTCTTCCGTACCACCCAGACCCGTGATCTGGATATCCACCACGTCCGAACCGTAGGTGTCTTTCAGCATTTGCACGATCGTCGACATCGAGACCGTGGTTTGCTGCAAGGCCTCGTACAACACCTTGACCGTGGTTTCGTTCAAACGCGCGCGCAGACTCGGGTTGTCGTAGACTTGCTTGGTCACCCCGAGCGTGACAGTGAAGGCTTGACCGGCAGCGATGTTGGTCAGGGCTCCATCCAACACATACACCGGAATCACACCCGACGTCGTCTTCGGATAGAAGTACACCCGCGTCTTGTCCAGCAACCCGCCTTTGAAGGCTTCCAGGTCGTTGACGATCCAGTTCACCAAGACTTGCGTCAGGGTTTGCCGATAAGCCGTGGTCATGGTTTCCGTAGCAAACCAGTACACCCCTTCCAGCAACATCAAGTCCATCTGTCGCAGCATCCCGCGTGGGTTGGCCAGAATCAGATTGCCCAGCACGTCCCGCTTCAGATCCCCTTGGCGGTGCTCGTACGTGATGTTGCCCTCTTGATCCAGGATTGGATCGCCCTGATGGTGCAAGATGGTGTATTGCAGTTGCCCGTCCACGATCGAGAGCTTGGTGCCATCGGCGTTATACTGGTACACGTCTTGCTTGTAGAACGCTTGCTGATCACTGTCCCAGGTCGCGTAGACGATCGAATCCACTACACTACGTGCCCGCGTCCAGAGCATGTCCAGTGCATCGCCAAACTTCATGGTGATTTGCTCGTGGTTGATACCGGCGATCTGGTTCGGCAGCAAGTGCTTGCCCAGGAAGCTGTCCACCGCGTTCGGCGCCCAACGGCTGCTCAGCACTGCCGAGGTGGCGTACAGCAAATCGAAGGTGTTGGTCAGCGGCGTCTTGGTGATACGGCTTTCGTTGTTGTACATCGTGAACTTGGTCAAGTCCAGATTGTTAACGCTGTCCACATTGAACGTCGTACTCAAGTCGAACGTATAGACCCGTTCACCCTTATCGGTCTTGCCCACCAGCGTACCGTTCACGTAGGCCCGATCACGCTCGCCATCCGGCACGAATGCCAGCTGCGCGAAGACTTGGTTATCCGGAATGGCTTTGTAGGTATCGTCCGAGCGGGTGTAGACCGTGAGTTGATAGCCCGTCGCCGTGCGCGACAACACATAGCTGCTGGTACCGACCAACATCAGCGTGGTGTCGTTCTGCTTCACGAATACCTTGGACTTGGCCACGGGTGCATCCAAGTAGTACGGACGGATCTCGAAAGCGCTGTTGCTGGTATCGAGCACGTAGTGGAACGGGGTGAACAGATAACCCCCTTCGCTCACTTCTTGTGCACGCTTATCCGGCGACAACGCGAGCAGACGTGCCACTTCCGTAGCCGGTACCGTCTTCACCACCCCGTTGACGATTTGATATAGCGTGTCCGGCGTGATGGTCAGGCTATCGCCATTGTCTTTCACCGTGGGCAGGGTTGCCAATTGTTCAGTCGAGGTGGTCAAGGTCTCGATTGAGGCGGCCGCCGCGGTGAGCAGTTTCACCGTGTTGGTGCCGGTGTTGGTCACTTTCACCACATCGGGCGACGGCATCTCGCGTGTGGCCAGGAACACCCGATTGGTGACGTTGTCGACATCCTTCACCACTGAGTAACCGGCGTTTTGCATCTGCACCACCAGGCGTGCCGGGGTGATGGCTTGTTCGATCGGACCGGTGGCGTTGTTGATCACGTTCGCTTGCAGCGTCGCGAAGTCCATCTCGTTCTTACCGTCGATCACGATATCGTTCGAGTAGCCCTGCACGTTCATGTGCGGCAGTGCGGCCGAATACACGTTCGACGCTTCGTTCGAGTCGTAGGTCTTCCACGTGATCGTGATGGCGTTGCTGTTGTAGTCCGCCAGCGGCACGTTGATCGCACCTTTGGTTTGGTACAGATCGACCCGGATGCTGGAACTGAGTTGACGGGTATTGGTATAGATCTGCGGGATACGTACCGACAGATACCCATTCAAAACTTGCAACACCGCGGTGGGCTTCTTGGGATCATACACCATCGCACTGTGGGTGGTCAGGAGTTCATCCCAGGCTTTGGTGACCGGATTCTTATGGTACACCCGAGCGTAGTAGAACTGATCGTTGATCGCCATCGCCATGTTGACGTCTTTGCCCAGGCTGACCTGCATGGTGTTCTGGGTGATCGAGAATTGCATGGTCGGGACCGAGAACTCCACGTATTCAATGGAGTTAGCGTCTTCCAAGATGCGGTACTCGATCGTATTGCTTTCCAGACTTTGCAGGGGCGAGACGATGTCGTTGTTGTAGGTGATCTGCAAGCCGTTATTCAGCAGCAAACGAATCTCGATCGGGTATTGCAGACTGAAGGTGTAGACGTCCACGCTGAAGTACGTGTTGCGCGGAATCACCAACTTCTGGTAACCAGTCTCGGGTTCATACACCATTGCGTTGATCAGTTCACTCCGATTGAAACGGAAGTTGAACGTGGCTTTGGCGGGAATCGAAAAGCGGTTGACGTAGTCCGTATCGGACATGTGCAGATACAGGTCTTCCTGGGTCTGGGCCAGGGATGGATAACGTCGACGGCATTCAGCGGCATGCTCTTGCATGAAGGCGGCGGTTTCATACGCCCCAGCCGACAGCGTTTGCACGAAGGGTAGGGTGGCGTCGAACGCGGGTTGTTCCCCGTTGTTGGCTTCCACGATCGCTTGAATCACCGTGCGTTGCAAGCCGGTCGGATTGAAGCGGTAGAGCGCGATATTGTTGATGAGGTCTTGGCTGGCGAGGGTCATGATTAACCTTGCGTGGATTTAAAGCGTTGGATCACGGACGTGAGGGCGGCGTATTCTTGTTTCGGTACCCACCATTCCAACTCAAAGGTGTCCAGATTGATGCGTGGATACCCGCGGTAGTTAAAGATCGGCAGCTCGTCGATCGAAATCTTTTGATAGACTTGTTCTCGGGTGCCATCGGCCATGGCAGGATTGAACCACTGTTCGCTGCACTGATTGAATTCCCAGTACAGGATCGGGTCATTGTACATCACCGCCGTATTGACGAAGTGCACACTGATCTGTTGCAGGCCATTGTTGAATTGACCACCGCCGGTGTCGGCTTCGTAATTGAAGATCGCGCCATTCGGATTGGATACGGGATTGCCCCAGCCCGTTGCCGCGATGCGCAGCACGTGTTGCTTTTTGCTGTCGAGGATCAAGCGGTAGATACGGGTGTCGTAATCGACTTCGTTTTCCAGCACGCTGTCCGAGTGTGGCCACAGATCGCCGAAGTACACCCCACGTCCATAGGTCAGCCAGGTATCGAGCAGCGGCGTGATCGGATCCCCTTCGACGTTACGGAAGTTCGCAGTCAGATCGACGATCCGGTTGATCTCTTCCGTGCCATCGTAGAGCGTGAACTGTTCTTGACGGACACCGGCTTGCGAAGTCGAGTACGGCATCGATACATCCGGCCACCCTGGCAGACTCAAGAGCAGATTACTCAAGAGCGGAATAAAGGGCATACACGGATCGACGTACGGGCTGGTGAACTCACCGGCTTTGTTACCGACCGGATCGAGCCAGCACCGAATAATACGTTGCAGTGAGTCGTCACGTTGCGAGAGCAGGGGCGAGAGCTTACGCATGATGCGCAAGTTTTGATCGGACAAATTCATCCGCGGCCGAGTAAAAAACGTCATACCGTATTGGTCTTTATTAATTGGTATGAGGCTCGGCGCTTGTCGGTGGTTAAAACCACGGAAATTATCCCCAATGGCGGTACTCGGTAGGCCAGCGGGGGTGATACGGAAGACTTGGTCGACATCAGCAGATGTAATCGGCGTGGCGCTGTAGGAAACGTCCCGTGAGACGTTAGAATTATCATCGGCCATTTAGAAACCCCTTGTATTAAAAGGACAAACAATGTATAGCGATATCATGAATGGTGGTCTCACCGTTCTGAACCGAGCAGGTGATTTGCTGCGCCGTGGCGGTGGTAGCAATTCGCTGGTGGACTTCACCAGCGTGGGTCGGGTCGAGCCCGTTGTGCTCATCGAGCAAAATGCGCTTCACCTCGACTGCATCGGCGAAGTTCAGCAAAGTCTGCTGTCGATCTTTGCGGGCTACTACCTGCAAGCAGCATCCCTGATGAATACCATCGGCAACGTGCGGGTGCTGGAGCGCCTGGACGCCCTCAACCCGAATCGCAGCCCGGTCAATGCCGGCCTGTCGACCTGGCTGATCGCCACCGAGTCGTACGAACACGGCCTGCCATTCCCCAGCGACGACAAACTCAAGCTGTCGGTCGAGTCGGGCATGGGTAGCCTGGGTGGCGCCGTAACGCCCTCCAAAGCCCCCAACGAGATGGTGCAGAGCAAGAGCTATGGTCAACCCGGCGGCGATGTGCGCCCGGTGGCCAAAGACGTCGGCAAGACCATGGTCGAACTGGCGAATCTGTCGGTCGGCAAATCCTACGAAGTCAACATCAGCGATGGTCAGCATTCGATTCCGGTGCAGATCAACATTCGCCTGATCGCGAGCATGCTGCCCTCCCCGGACCTGATTCATATTTTAGCCACGGGCAGCGAGGACAATTCGTTCAAAGAACGCTGGCACGGCTGGAAGTCGGGTCGTCTGTCGTTCTGGAAAGACCTGGTGTTCTGCAACGATCTGATCGACAAACACCGCAAAGATCTGCTGAAGGACAAGACCGGCACGCTGTCGAACATCGACCGTACCAACTTCAGCAACTCCCTGACCTCGGTGATCACCGGCCAACCCTCGATCGCCTCGTCGTCGAACATGGTGGTGCTCACCAAAGACAGCGCCGACCAACTCGAACTGCAACTCGAAGGCAAGCTCAACAAGTTCGACATCCGTCAACGCATGATGAAGAAGACCTCGCTCATGATCATGGCAATCGTGGACGAAGTCGACTACAACACCGTGACGTTCTACTACCGTGACATCGCCCTGCCGACCACGGTACGGATCAAGGACCTGAAAGCCTCGAACAAGGCGAACGGTCCGGACATCGGTGAGATCCTTAAGTCGCTGATGGGTGGCCATCCCGTCTCTTTGTAAGTCATAAGGAATTTCCAAAAATGAAAATCGCTGCGTTTCTCAAATCGCTGTTGCCCAACTTCGCCAAGCAGACCGTCCTGGAAGACATCCGGATCGACAAGATCATGTTGACCACGATCGTCATCCCGGCGTACGAAGATGCCATGCGCGTGTTCGGCAACCGCAAGTTCAACAACCAGTCGCTGCAAAAGGACTGGGATACGTTCCGTCGCAGTGTGCGCGGGGCGGGTGGTCCGAACACCATCGTGGCCATCGAAAAGTCGCTCAAGCCGATGATCACCACGCTGGCCCTGATCGAGAACCTGGTCGAGAAGGATTACACCGATGACATCGAAGGCGTCGGCATCACGTACTACAAGACCGCCATCCTGCAACTGCTCGAATCGATCGGCTTCGCCCTCGACTTCGCCACCAAGTACCTGAACTATGTGTACGTGGTGGAAGCCGCGGAACTGGAAGGTGACGATGCGGCTGTGGTGGAAGAAATCGGCGCGTCGCTGGCGCCGGCTGAAGTGCGCTTCATCAACGAGCGCTTCGCTGACTTCTGCACGGTGATGGATACGCTGTCCAAGCCGACCGACAAGATCAAGGCCGACTTCGAAGAAATCCCCGACATCACCGTCACCGCCGCTGGCGATCATGCAGTCCAGAACACGATCGGCGCCGCCAAGCTCGATCCGTTCCGTCACGGCTTCGTGCCCATCGCCATGAACCCGATTTACCATGTGCGCATGAAGGTCGCGGATTACCAGCACTACCGCTACGAACGCGCCAAGGCCGAGAAAGATGCATTGGAGCTGCGTAAGCTGCGCCTGGAGCGTCTGCAACACGGCAAAGCCGATGCGGCACTCGACAAGCAGATCGAGTACACCCAGCGTCGCATCGAAGAGCTGTCGGCACAAATCCGTCGAGTCGAGGAACAATATGCCTGATACCGCACCGGCCTATAAAGGTTTTCGGGTGTATCCGCGCGGCTTCCTGGGCGCCAGCCTGGGTGAACAGATCAAGCCGACGGAACGCTTTGGTGCGGCGCAGCTGCGTTCTTACCAATATCACCCGGATTGGTTCAAAGCACCGGCCACTGCTAAAGAGATCAATCAAAACATTGAAGCGCTGTGGGCCAAGCTCAACGACAGCTACGGCGCCATGGATTCGATGGAGTTCCGTGAAAAGGTGTTGAAGGTGGCACTCAACGCCTTCGGCACCCGTGACTTCCCGCTCTGGCTGAATGTGCAATGCACGGGACCGTCCACCGGCGACCTGCATCTGCGTTTTCTGCAAGACACGCTGGAGTTCATCGAAACCGGCAAACGCCAGATGTCGCTGCACAACTGGGGCGCCATGCTCTCGCTGTCGGAAGTGACCCACAACGACACTCCCAACGAAGGCCAATTCAATTGGTTCTTCATGACCGGCGACAAGCTGGCCAAGAACCTGCAACTCGTCGATGTGATCCAACGCTGGTGCAGCCAGCCGAACGGTTTCATCGATCTGGCGCATACCCTGCACGTATTGTTTGGTGAAGTCTAACCACGCTTGCGCGATTTTGCCTGCTACTTTAGAGATAGTATAGTGGCAAGGCAAACTCGTCGTGCCCTATTCCGCGCGGAATATCTCATTTTTTATTAAACCATTCGAATGGAGTAACACCATGCGTCAACATCGCAACTACGGCATCGTCACCAAACTGGCCGTCGAGAACCTGGAAGACAACGCAGTCGTGCCGGGCGAAGAGCCGGTCGCAACGCCGGTCGAAGCGGGCGCGGACAGCGTCGAAGCCGACCTGGTGGAAGTCAACGCCGACGTCGTCCAGATCGTGCAAGACGACGCCATCGTCGCCGACGCTGCCGAAGCCGTGGACGAACTGGAAGACACCGCGGTCGCCCTGGAATCGATCGCCCAAAATGGCGGCCTGGACCGCAACGGCGCGCGCGTCCTGAACATGTTCATGGTCTCGATCAACCGCCGCATGGGCTACCCGGACAACTACAAGACCATGTCGGTCGAGTCGTTCGGCGGTACCAACGACAAAGCGTCGCAGACCAAGCTGGCTGCTGAATCGATCGCCGAGAAGGCCAAAGAACTGTGGGGTAAGATCGTCGAGATGTTCCGTTCGGCCATCCAAGGCCTGGTCAACATCTGGAACCGTCTGTTCGACGGCGCCACCAAGCTGAAGGCCCGTGCCGAGAACCTGGCCAAAGCCGCTGCCGAGAACAAAGGCGAGAAGTCCGGCGACACGTTCGAAAACCAGACGCTGGCAACCAACCTGCAACTGGGCGGCAACATCAACGTCAAGGAAGCCGCCAAGCGCATCGCACAAGAAGCGTCGGTGCTGGAAACCATCTCGAAGGCGTCGATCGCTTTCGCTGGCAAGGCTGCTTCGCTGGTCGAATCCGGCGACCTGGGCATGGTGACCCAGCTGGTCCACGACGTCGCTGGTCCGACCCAACAGGGTTTCGCCAAGGTCGCTGACGCGGCCAGCGTCGGTGTCCCGGCACCGGGCGAAGGCGTCGAGCTGTTCAAGTCGGAAGAACTGCCGGGCAACAAGGCCATCATCGCCTTCGTGCCGGGCGCTGGCGCCAACGCTGCTGCACTGGGCCAAGCCGGCTACAAGCTGGGCACGTTCGACGCATCCAAGAAGATCGCCGATGCCGCCAAGCTGCCGGTCCTGTCGACCCAAGACGTCGTCGAAGTCGCCAAGCAGATCAGCCTGGCCGCCGACTCGCTGCTGTCGTACAAGAAGTACCAGCAGGAAGCCGAAGCCGCTGCCAAGAAGGTCATCGCCCTGGCCGAGAAGAAAGCCAAGGAAACCGTCCGCGCTGAAGCCGGCGCCGATGCGAGCATGGTCGACAAGGCCAAGGCCGCTGGCAAGGCTGTCATGTCCGGTTCGGACGAGCGCGCTGTCGCCAAGGCCGCCATGTCGCTGGTGATCAACTCGGTGCCGCCGCTGGCCGCCTACGCCATCAACGCCGGTACCTCGGCACTGCAATACGGCGAGCAATCGCTCAAGCAGTATGGCAAGAAGGTGGACGAGAAGAAACCGGAAGGCGCCGCAGCTCCGGCCGCAGCCTAATCGGGTCTAGGTAACACCCCTTCACTCTCTGGGCAACCAAGGGTGAAGGGGGTTATTTCTTTTTTTCCATCCTTTTGAACAATCCATAAAGGACAAAGAGATGCGTCGTTTTCAAAAGCTGAGTGTTCCTGTCGTGACCCCGCCGGCGGTGACCCCGTCGAACGAAGGTCTCGGCACGAACCTGTCGATCGAACAGATGTCGATCGAGCAAATCCTGAAAGACCGTCACGTACCGTCGCTGGAAGAGGAAGTCGTTGATCTGCAAGAAGCCGATGCAGCGCAAGCCCAAGCCAGCGCCGACGTGCAAGAAACCGCCCGCGTGGAAGACGTCACCGACGTCATGCTGAACGTGGCCGACACGCTCGAAACCGCCGAGACGATCACCCCGCAACAAGCCATGCTGACCGACACCGTGTCGGAAATGGCCGTGGCTGGTTCCGACGGTGATCCCGACGACGTGATCCCGACGGCGGCTGACGTGGTCGAAGAGAAAGTCGCGCTGGAATCGTTCGTCGAAGACATCCGCAAACGTGCTGCCGAGATCTGGCAACGCATCCGTGCGTTCTGCCTGGAAATCTGGAAGACCATCAAGGAATTCTTCGCTCGCATTTTCCACGCTGCTCCGCGCCTGCTGGCGCGCGTCAAAGAACTGCGCGACATCGCTACCGAGAAGAAGAAAACCTTCGGTTCGGCCGACCCGGCACAGGCGACGGTGCTGCCGATGGCTGGCACCAACTCCATTTCCTATCCGGACTACATGGTGCACAACACCAAGGAACTGGCCAAGGGTCTGGGTGAACTGGGCAGCCTCGCCAAGTATGCGTTCGGTCCGTACCTGAAGGACTGTCGATCGATGGGCGACTATGTCGCGACCGAACTGAAGAAGTTCGATCCGAAGCATGCCGCTGATCACCTGAAGAACGTCGCCCTGAACGTGCAGAAGAACAACTTCACCAGCTGGCCGGGCAATCCCCAGACCGGTTACCTGGGTTGCTTCGACATCGATCCGGTTCGTCTGGACAAGAACAAGACGAAAGATCTGAGCTACGCGCAGATCACCGCGGCCCTGCGTAACAGCGGCATGAAGTTGCGCCCGCGTCAAGGCCGCGCTGGCCTCATCAACACCAAGAACGAGTTTGCTACCATGACCTTCGCGGAAATGGAACAAACCCTGAGCCTGGTGGAGAGTCTGGTCAAGCAAGTCGTCGCGTTCGAAAGCTCGGCTGATGGCAAAGCTGTCGAGAAGACCCGTCAGGATCTGATCGAGGGCGGTAACCACGCGTCGATTGAGATCGGCAAGTTCGGCGGCCAAGACCCGGCTGGCAACCAAGAGCGCATGTACGCGATGGACGTGATGAAGGCCCTGGCCAACTTCAACACCACGCTGACGCGCTGGATGACCGAGCTGACCATGCCGGTCACCAAGAAGATCTACCAGACCGCCCGCACTTCGCTGGTCCTGGTTGAGAAGTCGCTGAGCCAATACAAAACGGCTCCTGCGTCGGCTACCCCGGCGGCTGGTGGCATTGCTGCCTAAGTCGGTTACATGAATGGACTGCCCAGCCCCATCAGGGCTGGGTGGTCTATTTATGTCGTCACGCGGCGAGGATGTTATGAAGCTAAAACCGTTTCCATTAGGAACCCATCATGCCCATGATTTCACTTCCGATTCCGGAGACTGTGGAGAGCGTGACCCGTCCAGTGATGTTGGACGTCGTGCGTCAACTCATGACCCTCACCGGCATTTCGAAAAAGACCAACATCGTTTACTTCGGCGATTTGGAACGTTCCAAACAATTGAATTCCGCCATTGGTGCTTCGGATGAAAAGGATGACCCGAACACTTTTGCGCACAATGACAAGATTTCGATTGAAGTGGCTGAAACCTACTTCAATGAACTCGGCCACCAAGATGCGGTCGAGCGCCCTGAGAATTTGCTGGTGTTCCAAGATGCCCCGCTGTCGATCGTCATGAAGCCGATCTATGCCCAAATGGAAGCCACTGTCAGCATTCGCTTCCGGGCCAATAACAAAACCCTGGCGATGCAATGGCGTGACTTCGTCAAAGCTCGCCTGACCCAAAGCTTCAAACGCGAGTTGTACCTGCACAACGTCACGTATTCGTTCGGTATTCCGGAGGAGTGTTTGTACATTCTGAAGGAGCTGCATCGACTGCGCGAGAACGTTGCGGGTTTCGGTGAAGACTTCGATACCTACTTCGCCAATCACCGCACACCCAAAATGACCACGGTGCGTAACTTGAGCGCTACCGCGCAACTCTGGTCCGTACCTGAAACCCAGACCCGCATCCAAGGTTGGTTCGATTGGGAGTTGCCGGAAGAAGCGCAGAAAGATGCTGACGGGACCACGTACACGGTCGCGTTCAATTACAAGTTCCGCTATGCACGCCCGACCCGGATCGAGATGATTTACCCGATCATGGTGCATAACCAGTTGCTCGACGCTAAATACCGCGACACCCCGCTGACGGATCCGAGTGACGTGGAAAAGAGCTACGCCATGACGGCGCGGATCTTCCGTTCGTTTGAAGGGGGGCAGTGGGATTGTAAACAGATCCAAGACTTTGGCTTTTCGATTCCGGCGTTCGATGAGTTCTGGCCCAAGATGGTACCGAACGACACCCGGCGTCTGCTCACGGTGTTGTTCACGCTCGATGATACCAATCCCCATCAGTTCTTGAACCTGGGTGATTTGAAGTCTCGTCAGCTCCATCCGGATATTCTGGAGTACATCCGCTCCGAACGGGAGTACTTGACGGTGCCAGGGTTGAGTGCGATTCATTTGGCGCTGTACAAGAATGAATTCCTGATCGCCAACAATCCCGCCCCCTTTAATGTCGATGCCGACCTGAACGTCGTTGGGTTGTTGTCGACCAATCTGCGGGTGCAGCATCATTTGCGCATCAGTTTGTTCACTGACTGGCAAAGTCTGCGCGGTGGTGCGTTGCAGCGCATGCAAGACCATGGCCGGGCGGCGATCCTGATGTTGATGGCGATTGACCCGTCGCTCAAGGACCGCGGTTTGTTGCCGGTGCTGATTGACGATAACTTCGTCTCCAAGACCAGCCTCTTGATTGCGATCAACAATCTGCGCCCAACCAAGAACATCCTCACCCCGGGACCGACTGGCATGATGTATACCGTCCAGTCGATGTTCCAAGAAACCTTTGCGGTGGAATAATTCTATCATGCCGATTATTGAAGACACTCCCTTGACCCCACCGGTGAATCCGCCGGTGGCTGTGACCGTTGTGCCTCCTGAACACCGGGGCGTAACGGTTGACACAATAAGTCCAATAACGCCGCTTAAAGACCTGTCTGAAAATAGTGGTTTGGATAGGGAACATCCTATCGGCATATACGTTGCCAATAACAGTCAAACCGGCGACTACTACATTGGTGCTACAACCGAAAGAAAAAGAAGATTGCCGGAACATCTGAGTAAGCTCAATACAGGATCGCATAGTAACCAGAAATTTCAAGAATCTTTTAATAGAAACTCTGATTTTGAATGGTTAGAGATTCCGATTGTCACCAGAGAAGATGCTTTTAGCTTGGAAAGGGATCTTATCAAAGCTTGTCGGGGAGATCCGCATTGCTTGAACTTGAAGGATGCTGTTCCGGTATCTGAAGAAACAAGAGAAAAACACAGACAGTACCAGCTTGGTAAAAAGATGCCGGACGGCTTTTCAGAGAAACTTAGCGGCGTGCTGCTAGAACGATGGAAAGATCCTGAGTTCGTGCAGAAGCAAAGGGAAGCTAGAGTCGGCAGGACTCTTTCTGAAGAACATAAAGCAAATATTCGAGCTTCTAGTTCGTTCACGAAGAGTTCGGTTCCAGTGAATATTGATGGGGTGATTTACCCAAGTGTTAGGGACGCAAGCACCGCACTTAATGTTCCTTATACCACTGCTGCTAAAAGACTTAATAGTCCGAACTTTCCTAGTTGGGAAAGATTATCTCCATAACAAATGGTGAAATAAATGCCTATAATCGAAGATACACCTCTGACTCCTCCGGTTGATCCTCCTATTGCTGTTAAGGTTGTTTCCCCTGAGTTTAGAGGTTCGACCGTCGACACACGCTACGAATCGATGCGCTCGCTCCTGAGCCATATCGAAGGTGCGTCCTGGTCGGTGAACTACTACAGCCAAGTGCTGGGCAAAGACAATGCCCTGTCTGGCCAGAATCTCGATCGTCCCGCTGCCTACCAACAGTACAAACTGATCGAAGACTTTGAACTGAAAGTCACGACCCCGCTCAATACCACCCAAGACCAAACCACCAAAGAATTCAACGTCACCGGCCAGGCCCATGTGTTTCCCTGCGGCTTGATCCCGAATGACGGGGACTGCTTTATTGCCGACGTAGGCGATGGTCGGGAAGCGGTGTTTGAAATCACCAATTCCGAGAAACGCTCGTTCTTGCCGGATGCGGCGTATATCGTCGATTACAAGATCGTGGCGTGGTCGGAGCAAGACAGCCGGATCCAAGACCTCAACAGCAAAGTGATCCAGACCCTGCATCTCAGCACCGAGATGATGGACAATGGCCAGCGCGGTCTGATCGACATCGATGACTTCACCTTGAGCGTGAAGCTGCAAGGGTACCATAACGAGATCGTCGACTACTACTTCTCGCGCTTCATGAGCCGGGATTTGCGCACGCTGGTGTTGCCGGGTCAAGACTACGCGATTTACGACCCGTTCCTGACGCATGCCGTATTGGCGATGCTGCGCGATGAACAACATCCCAACATCAAACTCATCCGTGAACTGAATGTCGGGGAAGACGATAACTACTTGACCCCGACCATCTGGACCGCGCTGAACAAGAAACGGCGTAAGGAGTTGGTGGGTGGGATGCAAAAGGTGGGCCTGGTTTCTACTCGCGCTTTCACGCGTGAACCCAGCATGAACTCGATCCGCTATTCGGGGATTGATTACGTGGTGTATCCGATCGATCCAGTCAAGTCCATCGACTACCTGCAACACGACCAAACCAAACCGTTGAGTGATGTGCTCATCAAAGGCACCTCGACCGCGTTGGTGGATTTGTTTGATGTGATCCAGATCACCGAACTGAATGGCTTGCCGAGCTTCGATGCTCCAGCCGTCAACCGTTCGCAAAACGACACCTACGTGTTTTCCCCTCAATTTTACCAACGCACCAATCCGGGTCAATCGGCATTGGAATTGGCCTTCCAGAACTACCTGGACGATCGCGCCATTCCACTACGCACGCTGTTACAGATGAGCGTCAGCTACACCAGCTGGGCGCCGCTGGAACAGTTCTATCAACTGCCGATGCTGCTCGCAATGATCCGTGGTGCTCTCCGGAGAATGTAATGGGTTATATTCCAGAGTCGCAACGTACCACTGGCTGGTACTTGTTTAACAAACTGTTTCAAGTGCGCATCAACCCGCACCATGCACGTACTGCGGATGAGATCAAGCGCTATGGCACCCCGACCACCGGCAATGAAGACGTCGACCGGGAAATGGACAAGTACGAGCAAATCGTGATGTGGTCGATTGCGCGACTGGAAGCGCACTTCAGCAGCGGGTACCCGGTCAAGTTCGTCAAGCGCAGTGATTGCGATGAAGTCTATCGCTTGCTTCAAAACCACTTGATGGCCATGCAACAAGCCTTGACGGTGTCGGAAAACGTGACGGGCAATCCCGAGACCATGGCGGAACTGGTGCGCCTCGACCAATTCGCTGAAGCAGTGTTTCAGTACGCCCGGCACGGCATGCGTGATAGCCTGGAGCATGCTGGCTTTGCCCGTCGGGCCCGAGCGCGGGACCCGTTCGCCAAACTTGGGTCAAAGATCCGCAATCGCCAGTTGGAGACGGATGCCCCCAAAGAAACCCTGCCGGGTGGCTCCAGTGTGGGGCGGCAATACGGCACCCACGCGGACATGGTGGCACAAACCCCACCGGTGGTCAACGAGAACGGGGTGATGGAGTTGGATCCGATTGTGGAAGATCCGAACCTACCGCGTCGTACGAGCCTGGCGAAGTTGTTTGAAGAACGGCGTCAACTCGGGCTCCAGTGGAAATAAGGAGCGGTCATGGATATTGAAAGTTCCTCCCTGTGGCGCGAGGTGCAAGCCATCATCGAATCGGGCAGCAATCCCGTGCACCATACCTGGGACATCACCATCTACGCGGGAGATGAAACCATCAAGCCGTTTAAGGTAATGTCGATTGACATCGATCGGGATTATCTGCACAACTTCACCGATTACATGTTGATCGATGTCCGGATTCCGCTGGGCACGTACGCCAAGCGCCTGTACCCAAATGCGAATAACGTCGAGATCGAACTCAAACGGATCGCATTGGGGGAATCCAGTGATGTCACCAACCTGGACGATCAAGTCCAGATGGAGCGCTATGCGGCGGTGATGATCGATACTGGCAACCCGGTGGTGGCCAACTCGATTGGTAGCATCACTTCGGAAGAAGACCTGAACCGGATTGATATCCCGACGGTGAAGTTCCAGTTGTTCAATAAAGCCCTGGACCAGTTGCGCACCGTCCCAGCTGGCGGTATCTATCGCAACATGACTGGGGAAGATGTGGTCAAGGCGGTGTTGATCAAAACCGCGGAAATCGTGAAGGTGGATGCCACCCGCGCCGTGCGGGGGGTGCAGATGGTGCAAGCCTCGAACCGAGAAAAGCGCGAACACGTGATCGTACCGCACCAAGTCAAAGCGGTGGATATCCCGCACCACGTACATTACCACTGCGGCGGGTTGTATTCGGCGGGGTTGGGTTACTATCTGCAAGACGACACGTGGTACGTGTTTCCAGCGTACGACACCACCCGCTTCAATGATGGCGATCCGACCCTCACCATCGTGAATATCCCCAGCCACCGTCTGCCCGGGATTGAGCGCACCTACCGTAAGGATGGCGATAACTTAGTGGTGCTGGCCACGGGTCAAGTCAACATGCGTGAGCTGCGCAACATCGCTCAACTCAATCATGGTAATGGTGTACGGTTTGCGGATGCCGATGCGTTGATCGATAACTTTGTCCAAGTGAAAGACAACAAAGCGGTAGCACAGCGCGCGAAGACCAACACTGAGATCTTGGCCGATAAACGTCCGAACGATGTCAACTACGTCACGGCGGGTCAGCGGCGGATCAATGCCAATCCCTTCGTCGAGTATTCGGCACTGGCTGCCCGGCAAGGCAGTGGCATGTCGTTGGTGTGGGAAAATGCCGATCCGGCCTTGGTGTATCCCGGCATGCCCGTCAAGGTGATGTACCTGGATGGGGATGCGATCGAAGAACTCACCGGCGTGTTGCTGGGTGCCCATTGGTACACCAGTTTGCGTGATCCTGGGGTCACGGCGCTGCGCTTTAGCAGTCAACTCACCTTGAGTGTCTTCGTTACTCCGGTGACGGATACGAGCGGGTCGACATAGCGCGCTTTTATTCTATGTCAACCTAATTCGCCTTTCCATTGAATCTCGCATAGGAGCCAATATGGCGACCGATTTTACCAAGATGCCGTTGGAAATCCTTGTCGACTTGATCAACTTGGCCAACGGTTCTGCCCTGACCACGGCGGACGTCAGTTTCAGTCCCCCGACCGCGCTCACCGGGGCCAGTCGTAATACGGGTCTCACCATCACCGCCAAACCCGGCGGGATGTACAGTGGTTCCCGGGACGTGACGTATAACCGGGTGGACATGGGGATGATCCCGGGCTTGCGCAGTACCGAGTTTACCGTCAATCCAAGTTGGCGCTACATGCACGACTTGGTGCCGGCAATTAACGCCGCGTATAACCTGAATCTGCAACCGGAAGATTATTACGACGACCAGTTGCCAGACTTCAGCGATTACACGCTGAACAACCACAACTTCCTGCTGCGTGCCCAACCGGGTTCGTACATCTACACCAACATGCTGGTGTTGACGGCAGTCGGCGGTAAGACGTTGATTTCGGATTACCTGACGCAAAATCTGCTGAGCGGCTTCATTCTGCCCACCCTCTCGCAACTGGGGGGCGATAATTTGCTCAACGGGTTCGTTTTCCCGTCACCCACGAACGGCTGATTCACCTCAAGAGAGCATCCCTACCCTTACTGCCGCAAAGGACAAGTAAGGGTAGGGATGCTCTCTTTTTTGATGTTTGTTAAATAAGGTTCCTTATGTCCAGTACCGACCGGATTTTGCAAATGGTCGTGGCCAAGAATCACCCGACCTATCCCATCACCCCTGATACTGTCGCGTTAGATGGGATGCTGGTCGACAACGCCAATGACCATAACACCCGTGTCACCATGCGCTCACGCGGCCCCCAGACGGGCTACAGTGGCCAGGTGGACCTGTTCTACACCCGGGTCAACTTAACCGCCATGGGCACCATCCAGGCGATTCAAGAAGCCCCGTTCACCATCGATAGTTTACTGGCCAATATCAACGCCAGCAAAAATGCCCAGATGACTGCGGAAGATGTCACCAATACCATTTTGCCGGTGACAGAGACGGGCGTCCCGGTGACGATTTTGCTGAGCGCTTCCGATGACTCGCTGGCTTGGTTGGGCAATACACAGGTAACGATCCTGAATGGGATCCCGGCCAGCGCCCCGGACCTCTTCACGTTTTTGACCCAAACGGCCGCGAGTCTCTTTCCACAGTCGTAATTTCGCCATACAAAAGGAATACGCATGTCTAACATGGACGACCTGATTGCTGGGTTTAAAACGAGCATGCAAATTGCTGGGTTGGTGGCGGGCGGTGATGCCAATACCGACGTCGACACCCCAGCTGGGAAAATCCCATCGCTGGCCAAGCAGTCGCGCCTGGCCCAAGAGAAGTTCGATGCCCTGACGGCGCAAGGGAACAACGTACTGCGCACTGACACCCAGGCAACGTACAGCAGCGCCCAACAACAACAAGCGCGCACCAATCTGGGGTTGGATCGCATCAACAACACCGCTGACGCCGACAAGCCCATGTCGACGGTGGTGCAAGCTGCCATCAATGATTTGCTGGCGCAGCTGCAAAGCAAAGAATCGACCAGCAACAAAAGTGTCAAAGATGGTTACGTGGGCTACGAGGGCAATCTGCTTGCGCTCATCAATAACGTCAACAACACCAAGAGCTACCTGATCAACAACGCCACCGCAGGGCACAACTATAACCTGCCTGACAAGAATGGCACTTTTGCACTGCTGGACGACATCACCGGTACCAACAGCGGGGTGAATACCGGCGACGAGACGACCACCACGATTAAGAATAAACTCGGCATCACGACCCTGTCGGGGGTGAATACCGGTGACTTCGATAACGTGGTGGTGGTGGCGAACTCGGCCTCCTTGCCCAACCAAGGCGTGGCCAAACGGATTTACGTCGATCAAGCGGCCTCGGTGCTGTATTACTGGAATGGTGCGGCGTATTCCCAACTCACCACCCTGATCGCGAATACCGACTCGGTGGCAGAAGGCAATACCAACAAATACTTCACGCAACTGCGCTCGATCCAATCGGTGCTCAGCAATTACGTGAATGGCGTGAGTGGTGCGGTTAGTAGCGGCGATACGGTGGTCAATGCCATCAGTAAGCTGCAAACCCAGATCAACAACGCCATCAACGACTATACCGCCAAACTGGTCACCAAAGAAGATCTGGCCAACAAGGTCACTGACTTCAGCGTAGTGAACGATACGCTGTACCCCAGTGTGCAAGCGGTCAAGACCTATGCTGATGCTCTGGTGGCAGGGGTCCTGAAAGACTGCGGTAACTGGAATGCCTCGACCAATCAATTCCCGACCAACGGCGGCACGGGCTTGAATGGTGCGATTCGCAAAGGCAATCTGTGGTATGTGGCAGTCGCCGGGACCTTGGGTGGCATCCCGGTCAACGTCGGTGACGCGTTCCGTGCATTGGTCGATGGCCCGGGCCAGACGGCATCCAACTGGGCGGTGCTGGAATCGAACCTGGGTTATGTGCCGTACAACTCGACCAACCCGGCGGGCTACATCTCGGGTATCACCGGCCCGATGGTGACCGCAGCACTGGGTTACACGCCCCTGAAGACCACCGACAAGAACGCGAACAACGGTGTGGTGGGGACGACTGGGTTCAAGATCAACTTCATCAATAACCTCGGCACCGTCACGTCGTTCCTCAGCACGGATGCTACGCAAGCCCGCACCTACAACTTCCCAGACAAAGATGGCACCGTGGCGATGCTGTCTGATATCACCGGTACTTCGTCTGGGGTGAATACGGGCGATGAGACCCAAGCCAGTATTTTACAAAAGCTGGGTGCCACCCAAGTGACGGGTTCCAACACGGGCGACCAAACCATCACCTTGACCGGCGATGTCACGGGTTCTGGTACGGGTAGCTTCGCAGCAACGATTCAACCCAATAGCGTGACGTTGGCCAAGATGACCCAGATCGCTACCGGCATGTTGCTGGGGCGCGCCAGTGCCGGCTCGGGTAATGTCGAAACCTTGACCGCCACCCAAGTCAAGGCGTTGATGAGCTTGGACCAAGTCAACAACACCAGTGACGCCAACAAGCCGGTGAGCACAGCGCAACAGACTGCTCTGAACCTGAAAGAAAACCTCAGCAACAAAGCAACCGATTTCAGCACGATCGACAACGTCAAGTACCCGACCACGTCGGCCGTCAAGAACTACATGGATGGACGTTTGACCAGTGTGGTGGTTGATTGCGGTAGTTGGGATGCCTCGACCGGTAGCTATCCATCGACGGGTGGTACTGGTACCGCAGGGGCGATCAAGAAGGGTAACCTGTTCTTCATCTCGGTGGCCGGCAATATCGGCGGCACGCAGCTGGGGGTCGGTGACTCGATCCGCGCTTTGGTGGACAGCCCCGGTCAAGTGAATAGCAACTGGGATGCGCTGGAAACTAACATCGGCTACGTGCCCTACAATGCTTCCAACCCGGCTGGGTACCTCTCAGCGATTACGGCCGCGATGGTCACGGGTGCACTGGGGTATACGCCCCTGTCCCCCAACAGCGTCAATGCGGCTGGCGGCGTGGTTGGGATGTCGGGTTACAAAGTCACTTTCGTCAATAACGCCGGTACGGTGACCTCGACCCTGGAAAACACCAACACCTCGCCGCGCGCCTATGTGTTGCCAGATAAGAGTGGTACGGTGGCGATGTTGTCGGACATCACGGGTATCAACTCGGGCACCAACACCGGTGACGAAACCGCGACCACGATCAAATCGAAGTTGGGCATCACCACGCTGTCCGGTAGCAATACTGGTGATGAAACCCAAGGGTCGATTTTGTCGAAGTTGGGGGCGACCGCCGTCAGTGGCTCCAATACCGGGGATGAGACGCAGGCCTCGATTGTCACCAAGCTGGGTTACACGCCGGTCAATAAGAGCGGCGACAGCATGACTGGCGTCTTGAACTTTGCGGCTGGGGTGAGTTTGGGGGCAGCGTCGACGGTGAACCTGGATTCGGTGACCAGCAACGTGGTGGAAATCACTGGCACTACCACGATCAATTCGTTGTTGCTGGCCGACGGTCACATGCGGTTCCTGCACTTCTCGGCCAGTCTGACGTTGAAGAACACGGCGTCACTGGTGTTGCCAACTGGTCAAGACATTGTCACGCAAGCCGGTGACTGGGCGGTGGTGGTCGGTCGGGCGTCGAACGTGGTGCAGTGCTTGCATTATCTGCCGATCTCGGGTCTGCCGATCTTTGGTAATGCCCGTGAGAAGGTGCGTAACATCACGGCGAATACCGCAGCCACCATCATCGACCTGAACAACGGCGACGGCGCTACGGTGTTTAAAGTGACGATTGCCGCCAACACCACGATCACCTTCACCAATCCGCCACCTGCGCCGAACGGGGAGATCTTCAACTTCACCCTGATCACCATTAACGATGGCACCGGTGGCCGCGCCATGAGTTTCGGTAACCCGATGCAGTGGGCTGGTGGGAATCTGCCACCGCGCACCACGACGGCGAACGCCAAGGATGTGTGGGCGTTTTATGTGGATGGTGGGGTCTACGGTGGCGCGTTGTCGATCGACGATCAACGTTAACAGGAGCATGGGGTAGTTACCCCATGTCTTCGCTTGAGGTAATTATGCCATTGTCAACACGATTACGTTATGAAAAGACGTTGCGTGCCAACAAAAACGTCAGCACGTTCAATGCGCCTGGGACGTACCAAGTTCCCTATGGACGTGGCTTGGTGAAGGTGGGTGGCCGTGGTGGGTCGGGCAACCCGCCGTCAGGCGGCAATGTCGCGAGTTATAATTCACCCACTCCCGGCAACATCGCGAATTACAATAGCCCGACGCCGGGTAACTACGCGGGGACCAATCCTGCCTCGGGTGGAAATGCCGCGGGGTACAATCCCGTGGTGCCCGGAAATGCCGTGACCACACCAGGCAACTACGTACCCGCTTCGTACACGCCGGGTAACACCAATCCTGGATCGTATTCCAATGGCAACTATGTGCCGGAGTCGTACAGTGAGGTGGACGTCGCGATGACCCAGAACTGCCCGGGTGGATGGGATGTGGGGTATTCGTACGATGATAACGGCCATCCGTTTAAAGTCTGTACTCTCACGACCCCTGCGTACACCAACCCTGGCACCTACACGGCTGGCAACACCAATCCGGGCTCGTATGCGCCCGCGTACACCAATCCCACGGTGACGAATTACAACCCGTCCTCGGGCGGGAATCTGTACTACAACCCGTATTATCCCGCCACGCCGTATTACAACCCATCCACACCAGGGACGGCCAACTATAACCCGGATACTCCCGGGACAGCGAACTACAACCCGTTCGTGCCTGGAAATGTTGGACAGGCGATGACGGTGGCCGGTGTCACGTTCCCCGGCGGCGCCGTCGGTGCGCTGGCGCCGACCATCAGTCCGGCGCCGTCTAACATGTCGTATTCGTCCAATGGCGTATCGATCGATGTGGCTCCAGGCGGGTATGTCACTATCACACCGATTTAAAGGAAAGAAACATGCTTAACGCAACCTGGTACCTCGTGTGCGACATGCGCTCCAAAGTCGCCCACGATCTCATCCAACTCGATAATACCTGGGGGACTGTCACCGGTATGCTGGGCCAAAGTGACGATAACCTCGAACACTTTTACCTGTGGGCCACCAATCACCAAGGCATCAGCTTCATGCCGATCGACCGGGCCCGATCGGTGGGGGTGACAGAAGACAGCATCACCCAAGCCATTGCCACAGCCCAACCAGCCGTACTGGCGTGGCTGCGTTCGATGCGCGATCCGCTGCTGCGCGCCACTGACAGCATCATGAGTGTGGACCGCTGGAATGCGCTGGATGTGGTCGCCCAAGCCCAAGTGGCGGCGTACCGCCAAGCCCTGCGTGATGTCACCAATGCGCCGGACCCGCTCAACGTGACGTGGCCCCCGATTCCGCCGGCGCTGGACAGTTTGCGCACGTTCGATTTGAACAGCCTCCCGCGCCCGAGTGTCGCCTTTGCCCAGATGCTGATCAATCCGTTTCCCCCACTGACCTTGGCCCAGCAACGCACCAACCAATGCTTGCGGATTAAAGAGCTGCGCGATAAGCGTAAATCCGGTGGGGTGAAAGTGTCGGTCGGCGGGGTGCCCTATTGGTTTCACACCGACGATGCCAGTCGCGCGCAATATGCCCTGATGGATGGCATTGCGATCCGTAATTCGTTGCCCGCTGATTACACCTTGGAAGCGGGTTGGAAAACCATGTCGGGGGATTATGTACCGTTCACGGTCGGCACGCTGCACGCGGTCATCAGTGCTGGTTTTGCCAACGAGACTGCGGTTTTTAACGTGGCGAAAAACCACTCAACCAACGTCATGAATTCGACCGCTCCCGAAACCTATGACTACAGCACCGGGTGGCCGACGATGTACAGTGACACCCTGTAATTTGCACGCATAATCAAAAAGGTCTAACATGTCCAAAACGATTCGAGTGTATTTCTACAAAGCGATCCGCCCTGGCATGGCAGGTATCTATAGCCACGGGGTGCGGTTGATCACCAAATCGATCTATTCGCACTGCGAAATCCAATTTAGCGATGGGATGGCGGCGTCGTCCTCATTCATCGATAAAGGGGTGCGTTTTGCCCAGATCGAGTTCGATCCCGACCACTGGGATTGTATCGAACTGCCGGCCGAGTTGTTTGAAACCAAAGCGCGGCAATGGTTCCAAGACCATCTGGGGCAGCCGTATGACTTGCTCGGTAACATCCACTTCCTGTTCAGCGTGGTGGGCGACGACAAGCGCAAATGGTTCTGCTCGGAAGCGGTCGGTGCAGCGCTCGGGTTGCCCAATTCCTGGCGTTTCGATCCGGGTACGCTGTACCAGGCAGTGCAATGGTTGGCCACCAGTTTGCAACGGCAAACCATCACGCAACTGCCCGTGACGGATTGGGCGGCAGCGTAAGCAAAAAACTCATGACAGCATACTCGGGTCAGGCGGACAACCGCCTGACCCGATGTGCATATGTCTCTTCCGGCTTTGAATTATGGTATGTCCATGAGGTAAATTAATATTTATTTGAGGGTTTCATGACCGATACCTCCGTGCCGGCGATCACGGCCAAGCAAGAATTGATCGACTTAATTAACCATGACAATCACACCACCCTGACGGTGGATGATGTCACGTTTTCTGCCCCGACCATCGTCAATTACCAAGGGCGCAATACCCAAGTGACGGTGAGTGCCAACCCCAACAGCGCGTTGAGCGGCAGCATGAATGTGTTCTATAACCGTCTCGCGGTATCGGGATTGGGTTATATCGGGGTGGTCAGTGCGGATGCGATTACCCCTGAAGAATTCCTCGCCATGGTCAGTGCCAACAAAGGCATTGACTTGCTGGCGGAAGAATTCGAGCCATTCTTGGTGCCCGTCTTAGAGATCGGGACGGTGGGTCAAATCGCCCTGGTGGCCAAAACCACCGCCATCAAGTGGTATGGCCAAACCACCGCGGATTACACCTTTAACCTGCCGCCCGAACTGGCCTTACTGAGCGAGTTGGTTAACATCACCCTTCCCTCCCAGGGCTATTTATAACCTTGCATTTGCAAAGGATTTCCCATGTCACTCAATGACGCGATTAATCAAGGTATCGCCGATTTTGATAAACTCCATCAAATTCTGCACGGTGATGCCAATACCTCGGTGATCACCGATGGCGGTCCGGTGCCAACCGTGGCCAAAACCATCGGCGGTATCTACGGCAAGATCCTCGACACGCTGGGTGCCGAGAGCACGTCCACCCTCACAGTGGGACTGGGTCTGCAATCGCTGACCATCCCCAATGACAAATCCTTCCAACCGGGTCAGTACATCACCGTCGCCAACAGCGGTGGCGACAAGGTCATGTTCGGTCCGGTCGTCAGCTACCAAGACACGCTGCTGCTCCTGAACGTGGTCAACACCGTCGGCTCCGGCACGGATACCGCTTGGATCGTCACGGTCTCGGGGCCGTCGGGTCGCACCGGCGCCAGCGCGTATGAGGACGCGGTTCTCAACCTCGGCTTCGTCGGTTCGAAAACCGACTGGCTCAACAGCCTGAAAGGTAAGGACGGGCGGGACGGTAACGATGGTTTGCAAGGCGTGCGCGGTAAGACCGCCTACGAAGTCGCCCAACAAAACGGTTACAACGATACCGAGCAAGCTTGGTTGCTCAGCCTGAAAGGCCCCCAGGGCGCCAAAGGTAACGACGGTCTGAACGGTAAGTCGGCCTACCAAAGTGCGCTGGACAATGGTTTTGTCGGCTCGGAAGCGGACTGGATGATCAGTCTGAAAGGTCAAGCGGGTATCGACGGTAAGTCGGCGTATGAACTCGCGACTGACAACGGCTTTGTCGGCACCACGAACGACTGGCTGGATTCGATCAAGGGTAAAGACGGCCGCAGCCTCACGATCCGTGGCACGCTGGCCGACCAAGCCAGTCTGCCCTCTGGTGCTGCACTGGGTGACGCCTATGTCGTCAGTGGCGATATCTGGGTGAATGGCGACAGCGGTTGGTTCAACGCCGGTCAATTCCTCGGGGTGGCAGGTCAGAATGGCCGCTCGGCTTATCAGGTCGCAGTCGACAACGGTTTCGTCGGCGATGAACAAACCTGGCTGACCAGCCTGAAGGGCGCCCAAGGCGACCAAGGTGTGAAGGGCGATACCGGTAAGAGTGCCTACCAGCTCGCCGCTGACAACGGTTTCAGTGGCACCACGATCGAGTGGCTCGCCAGCCTCAAGGGTCCGAAAGGTGATACTGGTGCGGCAGGGTCGGGCGGTAGTGGTGGCGGCATGGGAGCGTCGGAGAAAATCTTCACGGACTCCACCACCATCACACCGACCTCGCTGGACGGTTCGGTCAACAATGTCTTCACGATCAAAGTGACGGCGGACTTTGTGATCCCGCCGATCGTCAACGCGATCTCCGGTCAGAATTACCTGATCGTGCTGATGCAAGACATCGCCGGTAACCACAAGGTCACCAAAGACCGTTTGTACAAATTCAGCAACAACGTTGACCCGCAGTTCTCGACCTCGGGTTCGGCCATCGACTTGCTGCAAACCACGGCGTCGGCGTCGGGTTTCTTCTACAGCCGTTTCTTCGGCGGCTTTACGACCACCGGCATCGCACGCATCGCAAGCACCGCCTACGATACCATGGCACTGGCTGGTGCGGCGGCCAAAGACGGCGATCTGATTTACGTCACCCGTTCGGGCCAGATGAGCGAATGTACGGTGCCGATGCTCAACCCGGGCTACTACACCATCGCAGGTGACCCGGCGGTGGCCGGCGTACCGACCCTGAAGGTGGACAATACCGTGCACCTGGCCTGGTCGAAAGGTATCATCAACGTCGAAGCGGGCCATGTCACGGTGCGTGACCTGAAGCTGGTCGGGGCCTGGACGTCGGACTTGAGCGGCGCGGCAATCCGTCACAACCCGGGCGTGCAGTACCTGCGCATGGAACGTCTGGTCATCAACAACTGCCAAGACGGTGTGCTGTCAGCCACGCTCGACCCGGCGAACCGGATCAGCAACGGTTACACCATTGAGTTGGTGGATTGCATTCTGGATAGCAACGGTCAGGGTACCGACGGTCAATCGCACAACATCTATTTGCAGCACTACAACCGTGTGTATGCGCTGCGCACCCGCTTCACCAACGCCTTGTACGGTCACGACTTCAAGACCCGTGCGGACTGGGTGCTGATGGACCGTTGCTATTGCAGCGGCGCGGGTAGCCGTGAAGTCGACATCCCGGATGGCGGTGTGTTCCATGCGGTGAACTCGTACTTCATCATGAACGCGAAGACGGGTCAGAACAACCTGATCGGTATTGGCCACGAGATTTCCAAAGACGGTGCCAACACCCAGCAAGAATACATCTTCCGTAACTGCTTGCTGCAAAATGACTCGGGCGGTAACTTCAGCGAAACGTTCGTGCAGCAGATTAGCACCAGCGTCACGGTATACTTCATCGACTGCGTGTTCCTCACCGCATCGCCCAACCACTGCATCATGGATACGCCGTTCCAGCTGGTGTACACCGGCGGCCCGATCGGTCCGGAAGGCTGGGATCAGAGCAAAGGCGGTATCATTCCGAAGCGTGGTACGTACAACACCTCGGGTGGTAACAGCATCTGGGCGGACAATCTGCAACCGGCAATCATCTACGGCGCAGATCCGACCCTGAATTCGTTCCCGCCGACCGGCTCGACTTCGACCCCATCGGTGCGTCCGGAAAATACGGGCCCTGACACGACGCCGCCCGCAGTCTCGCTTGCCTCTTCGGCCAGCACGGTTTCGTCCAGCGGCACCATCACGCTGACTGCAAATGCGTCGGACAACGTCGGTGTCGCTGAAGTGGACTTCTACCGCGATGGCGTCAAGATCGGCACAGACAGCGCCGCACCGTACACCTGCACGGTGACGCTGAGCAGCTCGGACAACGGTACGCTGACGTTCACGGCTGTGGCCATGGATGCAGCAGGTAACCAAACCACGAGTGCTCCGGTGCAAGTGGTGGTGAACGTGATGCCGGATCCGACGGTGTATCCGTTCTCGATGGATAACCAAACCACGTCTGAGTACAACGCGGCCATCGCAGGCGCAACGTCGCCAGGTAAACGTTTGGCCGGTGCCAATGCAATCGTCAGTGCAATGACTCCATATCGCCTCTACATCTACCAGGAAAACAGCTTGGTGGTGCCGATGACGTTCTCGACCCCGATGGTGGCAAATGACGACGGCACGAACGTGACGGTGAGCACCGGTACGCCAGATCCGACCGATCCGCTGATGGCTGCCGATATCAACTCTGGTACCTGGCACTTTGAGCTGCAAGGCGCGGCCGATTACAGCCGCTCGATCAAAGGCAGTGTCGGTCCGACGGGATCGGGCAAGATGATCGAAATCAGCGATAATCCGGCCCCGGGTACGGGCGTGAGCATCAGCTTCTCGATGACGCTGGATCGCTCCATCGATGGTCTGAGCTAATAGAACCACGTGTAGTCAACTCCCCGGGGGCTTCCCCCCGGGGTTACTCAACTAGGATAAGACATGCTTACTTACGATTCTGGTTTGCAATCTGCTTTGGCCGCGGCCGTGAGCAAGGTCGACTGGTGCAACACCCTGCTCACGCAGCTGGGGAGCGCCTTGACCATCCGCTGCAAACGCAGTGCGGACGCTTCGTCCACCACCGTATTCGATACTGGTACGGAATTCTTCAGCGCGTCGATCTCCAGCGCGCTGGGCATGAGCGGCGGTCAAATCGCCAAATTTGGCAACATCCAAAACGCCACAATCCGCATGGCACAAGACCTGAGTTCGGGCGCCAGTGTGCTTCGGATCGAAGGCAATGGGCACTGGATTCAAGGCACGCTGGGTCTGAGCAACAGCTCGGCCGACTTTAAGGTCACCCAAAGCCCGACCGCCAAGACCGGTATGGCCTTCGGTACGATCAGCATTTCCGCGCCGCGTAGCATGCCTTCCGGCACCGGTCCGGTGGCGCCGTCGCTCGACGCGAATGCGCCGTGGTCCATCGTCTTCGAAGACTGGTCGATTCCATCGACGCCCAAAGTGGTGAAAACCATCAATCTGGATACCCGCGCAGACGACTACGTCTACCAGGATTCGGAACTGGCGGCTGAAATCGGCGACGTGCGCATGACCCAAAGCTCGCAGACCATCGTGTATGGCCAGTTCGAGTTTGGCGTCACGATGCTGTCGGTGCATGGTGGCCTGAATCTGGAAAACCCCGGCACCCCGGTGCACCAGATCATCATCTCGCACAAGCCGTACGGTACCTGGGCGTCGTATCCGTTCTCGGACACGTTCCGCGTCGATCGCGATACCACGTTCCCGAAACCATACAAGATCAAAGTACTCAAGGCCGATGGTACCATCCTCAAGACCTTCGAGATGCGCGACGGTCTGGCCATCAACGATCCGAGCCTGTCGCAAGGCTGGGGTCCGGGTTACCCGCTGCCGATGCGCCCGCACTTCCAATGCGGTCAATGGCATTTCTGGCAATCGGCCAAACTGAAGTATAGCTCGAATGCGCTGAAGTATTTCCCGGGCGTGACCGATCATTTCATGCGGGATTCCATCGCCAAAGCTGGTGCCTCCACCAACGGCAACATCCCGCTGGCGTATGGTGGTCAGTGGAACTCGACGCTGCAATGGCACGGCCTGCCGCAGTGGCCGACCGAGTATTACACCGACGGCAACCCGCATGCGGGCGAAACCTACGACGACCCGTATCTGTACGATGTCAAGACCTATCACGGTTATGAAGGCCACCACGGCGGTATCACGGGCTGGGATATTGAGCCGGGCTCCATCAGTGGTCACGACTGGTACATCGGCCCGGGTGGACCACGCGCTGACCGCGGTGCGCTGCATACGCCATTCGTACGTTACTTCTCGCGACCGAACGGGTCCCGCCTTAAAGGTAATGTGCCAAACCGCACAATGCTGGACGCATATAACCACGGGTATTTCCACCATTCGCACCACATGTTCACGGTGGACGTGCAAAAGCTGTTGATGCCACCGAAAGAGTGGATGCGTGACGGTACGATTTCGTTCGGCTTTGCGTATTACGGCTCGAACAACACTTATTCGGCAGGCGGTCTGCCGCGCACGGTGGCGCTGAAAACGCTGCCGAACCAGAGTAACTGGCCGGCACCGGTGCGTGATGGCCATAAAGGTTTCTTCCATGGTTGGGAAGTCGACCAACACCACTCGTACGTGGCGCCAGGTCTGGCAACGATTTTCTGCAATAGCCCAGCGCACACGATCAGCGGCTTCATGCGTCTGTATGCGCACGTCTGTGGTCAGTTGGGGGATGCTTACCCGACGTCTTGCATGCCGGGTCTGTTCCTGTCGCGCGTGCACGCATGGCGCACCTGGCAGCTGGTGATCGCATGGAAGACCGCGACGACTCACGCTTCGGGTATCGATCGGGAAACCATCGAGCGTCGTCTGCAAGTCGAACTGGAAACGGTGTACGACCAGGTCTACGTGCCAGCGATGGTCAACAACTCGACGGACCCGACCATGATTGGTATTCGTACCTTCGGTCAACCGGTGTCGGTGCAATACGGTACCAGCGTCGATGGCTGGCAGGGTTACAAGTGGTACCGTGGTCTGAGCGACTCCAAATCGGGTTATTTCGCCGCCGTGCTGGCAGTGATGCGTCAAACCGGCTGCATGGCTGCCATGCGCGCCCGTTCGTCCAAGTGCGATATCGCGATTCGTTTCATCATCGACCGCATGGACCAAGACAGCCTGCTGTCGCTGTACTACACCAAGGGTCGCTACGAAAGCAATTTCGTGTACTCGAACCGCATCGCTTCGCAAGGTTCCGCCACGGCGGACACGGCCGCAAGTCTGCCGGATCCGACGATGTATTCGGGATGGCCGGAATGGGTGACGAACAATCCACAAAACGGCCAAGAGACGTTGATGACGGACGTGAATGGCAATATCACGTGTGCCAATCTGGATGCTGTTACGACAGCACGCTTCCAGTGGGCTTTCGTCCGGCGTGATTTCTTCTCGGATATTCCGGCTCCAATGGACAATGGCACCAATATCGTGACCAGCACTTGCAACATGGTGCAAGGTTGGATGGACACCCTCGACACCAAAGTCAAAGGTATCGCAGCGCCGTACTCGCAATCCGGTGCCGATATGCAGTATGCCTGGCCACAACTCGGTATCATCAAAGCTCCGGCAACACTGACTCCTATCTAAAGGGTTAAAGGAACATGGCAACTATCACTAAAACCATCGGTAGTGCCGCGGGTCGTGATTATTCAACGATCCAGGCGTTTATCGATTCGATCCCAGCCGACTTGGTGGCGGCTGGGTTTTGCTACACGGGTCTGGTGTACAACGATTCGGAGTTTAACGACACCACGGGTAAAGTCAACATCGCCAGCAAAAACACTGACTCGACCCACTTCATTACGTTGCAGTGCGCACCGGGTCAATCGTTTAGCACGAACCCCAATCGTGCCAACAATGCGCTGTGGTATAGCCAAGCCAACGGGGTGGCGATTCATGCGATCCTGAACAGCTCCACGACGTTTAACATCGCGGTCCCGTACACCGTGATCGATGGTTTCCAGATCAATGCCACGGGCACAGGCGCCATCGCGATCACGGCCAATGCAACCGGCGTGATGGTCAAGAACTGTCTCTTTGCTGGCCAGCCCGCAAGCTCGATCGCTTACGGTCTGACTCAGGTCGCCGGCGGCGCAACGATGCAGGATTGCTTGGTGCTCGTCACCGCGTCGGGTGCAGGTGCGGGTATCAAGATGACGAACGGCACGGTGATCAACTGTACGGTGGCTAAACCGCCGCAGTTCTCGCTGGGTGCAAGCGAAAAGTCCCAAGCCATCTCGTTCAACTACGGCACCAACGTGGTGAAGAACTGCGCCCTGTTTGGTTTCGCCAATCAGGATGCGACACCCAACAGCTACAGTGCGTCGGATTACAACGCCACGGACTGGAACCAAGCGCCAGGTGGCACGGCGGCTACGCATAACCTGCTGAGCCTGGTGTACGCGAACCAGTTCGTTAACAACGCGAACGACTTCCGTCTGAAGGCCGGTAGCGACCTGATCGGTAAAGCGATCAACCTGTCGGCGACTTACCAAACCACCGACATCATCGGTACGGCGCGGCAAACCAACTGGGACATCGGTGCTTACGCGGCGATTACCCCGGCCAATGCGCTGTCGCTGTCGGGTCCGACGCTGGGTCAAGTCAACCAAGTGTCGAGCAACTTCACGGTGGCGGCCAATGGTCAAGTCAGTGGTTCGGTGACGGTCACCCCGAGCGACGGCGGTAAAGGGGGCACGTTTAACCCTTCGTCGTTCACGATGACGGGTGTGAGCCCGTCGGTGACGTTTACCTACACCCCGTCGCAAACGGGCAACATCAACATCAGCATCAGTAACAACGGTACGCTGGCCAACCCGGCCGCGATCACGTACAACTCGGTGCTGCCGGCTACGCAAGTGATGTTGTCGGGCCCGGCTCTGGCACGTGCGGGTGTGCAAAGCGCGAACTTCACGGCCCAACTGGACGGCTATGTGGCTACCGCTGTCAAGGTGATCCCGAACGACAATGGTGATGGCGGTACCTTCACCCCGGTGTTCGTGATGCTGGACAGCAACACCCCGTCGGCGACCTTCACCTACACGGGTGCGTCAGGTGGTGTGAAGACCATCGCCACCACCAATGATTCGAGCCTGACGAACCATTCGGTGTCGATCACGGAAAAACCGCCGATCGTCCCTGTCCCGACCCCGAGCACCCCGACCCTGGTGGTGAAATCGATCGGTACCGGTAAAGACTTCGCGACGATTAAAGCGTTTACCGATTTCGCTGCCGCGTTTGACTTGACGGCGAATCAGCAATCGCTGCTGGGTGAAGTGTACGAAAGCTCGACGGTGTCGGCCCAATCTTCGTTCTCCGCGAAGAACCCGACCAGTCAGTTCAACGTCACACTGCAACCAGTGCCCGGCACCAGTGCCAACTATCTGGATAAAGGCTATCCGGCCGATTACGGTACCGAAGGTATCGAACTGACGATCAGTAACCAATGGTTGGTGGGCGCTGGCACGGTGCTGCAAGACTTCCGTTTCAACACCACGGGATCTTCAGGCTGCATCACCATGGGTGGTGGTAACAGTTTGTTCTACCCAGTGTTCCAGCGCAACCGTGTTAAAGCCAGCGGTACCGCGATAACCTCCGTATGGGCCGGCCAGTATGTTGGTCCGGGTGTCGTGACGGACTGTTTGTTCATCCTTGATGACGGCAGTACTTCGACGGCGCTGAATGGTCAGCAAGCAAAACTGACGTGCAAACGTAACACCTTTGTTCGCAAAGGCAGTGCGTCAGGTTACCTGCTGTCGTTCAATGCCAACCAAACCCCGTCGCTGGGTACAATCATCGCGAACAACGTATTCATCAACGCGGGCAATACACCGGTCAATTATCTGAACCTGGTCGCAGCGGCGAACGTATACAACAACTATACGGACAACGGTCAAGCCTCCCCTATCGCCGGTATCACCACGGTGTTGGCGGGCTCGGGAACGAACCTGGTGCGCAACACCACCAGTGACTTCCGTCCGGATGATGCGGGTGCGCTGATTGGTCATGCGTCGGAAGGCGCGATCGATATGCTGGACTTGTACAGTGTCGGTCGCGGTGGTACGCCGGACGTGGGTGCTATCCAAGGCACCGTCATCAACGTGCTACCGGTGGTGGCGATCTCGGCACAAGACGTGAACTGTCAACGAATCGTGGTGACGGGTACGACGCGTTACACCCCGACCTCGGGTACGGCGTTGCTGTTGCCGGATCCGAACAACCCGAATGGCGCGGTGCAACAAGGCCCGACCAATGTCGTGTTGTCGGCAGGTGCGTTCAGCGTGCAGTGGGACAACGTACCGGCGGGGAATTACCTGACCCCGGTCGTGACGCTGGTCAACAGCAGCGGCTACAACCGTGTGCAAACTGGTGGCGATGTTATCAACATCATCCCGGTGTCGGCCGCCATCGTTGCAGCCGAAGCATCACCCACCCAAGGCAATGCCCCGGTCATCACGTTCGATAACCGTCGTGGCTTCGACAACAACACCTTCAACATCGGTGGTACGGTCGATACCCAAGGCGATCCGAACTGCTCGATCAAGGTGTACGTCGATTTCGCGGACTCCTCCAAAGCATCGCTGGGGCCGTGGACGGCGAACATCGTGGGTAAACGCTGGTCGGCTCAGTTCACGGGCCTGTCGGGTGTCTTCAGTGTACGTGCAGTCGGTACGGCGAATAACCAACCGGCGGTTACTGTCAACAGTAACTCGTTCAAGGTCATCAACTACAAGGGTAACTTCAAAGTCCCCCTGTCGTGGTAATTGAATGACATAGGCTCCTCTACCCTTCGGGGTAGGGGAGTTTATGCTGTCTGTTGTAAAGTCGAGTCCTAAGGGACTCTCTTCTCTTGTCTTATGAATTCCAGAGAGATCAGAGAAGCTGAGTAGTAGAGGAGTATAAGGAAGTGAGCTAGTAGCATTATGCTACTAGCTATTATAGAGAGCAAAAGGGGGTATGGGGAATGGGGGATGGAAGGGTACGCAAGCGAAACCTCTACCAGCCGTAAGGCCAGTAGCGAGTATTTCACTCAATGGATGAATGGCGCTAGATAAATTTAAACACATATTACCAGTATGTGCTGGGGAATAGAAGCACTTAACAGACAACTAACAACAACGGAGTTAATGATGCTGAGCAAAGAAGACGAGAAGAAGTATCTGAAACAGATGCAAGACGGCATGTATCTGGCTCTGGAAGCTGCGCACTATCTCGGTGGTCGGATGGAAATCAACTACTTGCCAAAAGTGGAATACAAACCCAAAGCAGGTGACAAGAATTTCCCGAAGGGAAGCAACATCAATGAGCGGATCGTCGAAGCGGAAAAAGCGATTGAGATCTACAAGGCGATGTTGGACGGCAAGACCGCTAAAGAACTTAAGGAGTTGTTCAATCTGAAAAGCAGTTATGTACCGCAATATTATCATCCGGTCCAGATTGCAGTTCAGATTGAACTGCTCAAGAAGCGTTATGACAACGCCCCTTATCAACCACGTGTCGTTGACCCAAAAACACGGCAACGTTACTATGATGATAGTGTACATCAGCTGCGCCGACACAAAGACTTCCTGCTGAAAGTCATCGCTAATGCGAATAAAGACCGGTTTATGGCTGTCGTCTTGAAATACATCTATTAAGGAATTGCCATGAGCGTCATGCGTAGTCATGTATTACAAGCCAAAGATAGTCTACGGCAAGCCACCACCCTCGTGGACAATCTGGAGCAAGACAATCCCGAACTACAAGAACTCAAGAACGCCGCTAAGCAAGCCTCGCAAGCCGCGGAAGTCTTGAACCGTCTGGTTGGCACGCGAATGGCCACATCCGCCAAGTAGTTTCCAGAAGTAAAAATACTGTCGTGGCTTCTTCTATAGCGCGATCCCCGTGTCTCTTGATAACCAACAATAATCATGAAGAACTTAACCCGTGATGTCATCGTTTTTATCCGTACTGACGGCAGCCGTGCCACACTCCCGCCGTGTGAACACCCGCCGGTGGTGGAAATCGTAGAAGCGGAACCGATCGGTTATTTGGGTCCGCTGGAAATCGTCCGACAACCCCACCGCCGGGTGATCTTTCCGAACTGGCAAGATGATCCGAAAGGTGGCCCGTATGTGGTCTCGAAAGAGATCTTCGATCTGTTGCCGTGTGGGGCAATTGAATTCGTGACGCCAGATTACCACACCGCCATCATGAATGGCTTCAAGCAACCGCATCTGGTGCGCCGTTTCATCGTCAAGCCTGTCGCTGAAACCATGATCGTCAAACAGTCCGCCGTGGCTGAGCTGCAACCTGAATAACCAACAACATCTTTCACATAAGGAAAACCCCATCATGTTTAAATTCGGTAAAAAGAACAAGACCACTATCACCGCCAAGGTCCTGTTCCACAAAGAATCCAACGAGTTGCCGGAGCATGGCTCGGTCTACGTCGACCACGTCCAGAACCGCCTGAAGAACGAACCGGTGCGTTTCTCGTTCGTCGGCATCGAACCCCCCAAACTCACCCCGGAAGTCATCGCCCACATCTGGGACCAGGCTGAACGTCAGGGCTACACCGTGTACAGCCTGCGCAGCTACGCCGACGTTCTGAACGTGACGCCGGCCCCAGTGTTGCGTTCCAAAGACGACGAACCGAAGCCTGTGATCAAGCCGCGTCCGTGGGCCGATCAGAGCCAACCGCGCGTGCCGGTCTCCCGTACCCTGCGTCGTCCGAGCGAGAATCATGCGACTGCTGCGTCGAAGTGATCCGTTCAAGCAGGCGTTGAAAGCAACGATCCGCGTCGCCATGAATCCTGATCTGCCCCAAGCCATGCGCCACGGTACGGTCACGTTTAAGGTCGACGGATTCGGGGAATTGAAGCGGGACTTCCTGGTCGATGATCTGCTGCTGCTCCAGCAACAACCGAAGAAGCTGGCCCCAGTCGTCGCCCGCCAAATCATGCTGCTGGATAAAACCCTGCCGAAGCGTGAAGCGATTTGTTCGCCCACTCGCATCGATATCGTCGGACCGGGTCGCCGCTTGGTGTACGATCTCCCTACGTTTAACGTGGTGTTGGATCAAGCCCTGTGAGCATAGCCTCTCCTGCTCTCGATGAGAGCAGGAGAGTTACTTTCTATTCTTTTTTTGCCCAGTAAAACATGTCGAATACTAAAGGTAAGTTTATTACCATCGAGGGAGTGGATGGTAGCGGGAAGACCACCAACATTGGGATATTGGCCGAACACCTACGTTCCCGCGGTTATAAAGTCATCACCACCCGCGAACCCGGCGGTAGCGACGTCGCGGAAAAGATTCGCGATATGCTGCTCCATGACAAGATGGATGCTGTTACGGAACTGATGCTGTTTTTGGCCGCCCGTAACGAACACGTACAAAAGAAAGTCATCCCGCATCTGGAGCAAGGTTATATCGTACTCAGCGACCGGTTCCATGATTCAACATGGGCCTATCAAGGCTATGGTCGTGGTATGTCGGACGAATTAGAAGAATTCGGTAAATTCGTGTACGGCGGACTCTTGCCGGATATCACGTTGTTCTTCGATATGCCGTTCGAAGAAGCTACGCGCCGGCTGAAGCTGCGTACAGATAAGAGTGATCGCTTCGATCAAGAAGTGGAAGCGTTTCGTAGACGGGTTTATGAAGGTTACCAAAAGCGATTAGGTGGCACCCGCCCGCAAGACCATGTGGTAGGTGGCCGCATTATCCACCGCATCAACGCCCTGCCGGAACCTGAAGTGGTGGCCGACAGCGTGTGTGCGTGGGCGAATGCCAACTTCGAAAACCTCACCTAAATAACTTGAAGCAAATGCGCGCCAAGAATACCCTCAAACCCAAATTCTAAATCCCCATGTCTAACATCCGTCTCGGCAACAAAACCTACCGCAACGTCGAACAGTTCCCACTCGACGATATCGCGAAGCTCCTCGATGAAGTGAACGCCGAACTGGCCAAACTGACGGTGCGCGTGAATGAACAACTCGACCGCGGCCACGCCATCAAACCGAAAGACTGGGCGGCGCGTAAACGCCTCGACCAGTACGGGTATTTCCTGACCCAGCTCGCTCGGGAAGTGATGCTCAAGAACACCCCGCGCACGATCCTCAAACCGCTGGCGCGTTTCGTGAAACACTTGTAAGGCGATCACCATGTCGAATATTCGTATTGGCGGGAAGACCTACCGCGACGTTGAAAAGATGTCGTTGGATGAATTGCGGCAAGTGGCGCAAGCGATGTTCAAAAGGTCGACTGTTCTGCAAAAGACAACCGAGGCCACTGTGTTTAATAAGGGCAGTATGCATCGGGGATCGGCCGTGATCGCAGAAATCCAAGCCCTGGAAAAGCGTTCCAAGTTAATCGATCACCTGATGAAACAAAGGGAAGCCGATGAACAAACCGCTCAGGCTCCTTCAGGAGCATAACTGTACCGGTAGTTGCCTTCGAGAAGTCATTGAAGGCGACGTGTGTCATCATGGTACATGTGAGTTTAATATTCACGATCCGATCAACCAACAGCTCAAGGAAGAATTATGTCAGTCGCTTGGCGTCCCCCAAGTGGAGACAATGCAGCCCATCTGGCCACCTGCGGCACCGCCGCTGAAGACGCTGCTACCGCGCACCCCAACGCAGCACATCCGGTCGAAACCACCGGTGCCCGTCTCATCGTTACCCACGTCCCCGAACCGTGCGCGACTGGCCAAGTGGGTACGGTCGAAGAAAAAGAAGATCCGTCCGAAATGACGGTTCACTACTACCACGATACGTTCGTGGTCGCATGTGTCTCGATCATCATCGTGCTCGGTATCGTAGTGTTCGGTTACGTCATTAACCAGTGGAATGGAACCCGATAGGAGGTAGTATGGTCATGCCCGTCACAGTCTGGAACCAAGGTACACTGACCGGTAACAAACGGGTGCGGAAAGGTTGGTTCGGTAAAATCATCTTGCAAGTCGAAATCGAACAAATCAAGTTCCACCCTGGATTGGGCGAAGCCATAAGGTCGGGTAATTTACTCAACACTCGCCGAATCTGGCGGGACGCTACCGCTGCCGATGTGGGTTTGGAAACCGTACCCCTGTCACTCACAACCAACTAATCAACAATAAGGAAACGACAATGCAGCAACCCGATCAATACAAGGCGCTCTTACAACGTGTCATGGTGCCGGAAAACCTGCGCCCTAACCGCACCGGTGTCGACGCTTATAAGACCAGCGGTGAATTCATGGTGTTCCCGGATGTCTCAAAAGCGTTCCCGGCCACTACTCTCAAGAAGCTGGCGTTCATGCCAGTCAAAGGTGAATCGTGTGGTTTCCTGCGCGCTTTGACCAACGCTGCTGACTTCCGTGCCCTGAACTGCAAAGTGTGGGATCAGAATGCCAACGAACACGGCGTTACGCCGAACGCCTGGCTGTCCAATCCGTTCCGTCTGGGAACCGATGATGTCGGCCCGGTCTATGGAAAACAATGGCGGGAATGGGACGGTTACAAAGTCCTACCCAATCCGACTAACCGGGAAGAGATCGAGCGTCACAGTGCGATCGTGCAAAAGATCAAGGCCGATGGTTGGGCGCTGATCGGACACACTTTCCACGCCGAAGACGGCATTCATGAAGAAGGTTCGATCTCGGGCGAAGTCTGGCACAAGTCGATCGACCAGTTAGGCGACTGCGTGCGCCAGATCATCAAAAACCCGGACAGCCGTCGAATTCTGTACCATGGCTGGAATCCAGCGGTGCTGGACCAAGTCGCTCTGCCGGCTTGCCACTTGCTGTACCAGTTCCTGCCCGACAGCCACACTAAGGAACTGAACATGGTGTTGTACATCCGCAGCAATGATCTCGGTCTCGGGGCGCCGTTCAACATGGCGGAAGCGGCTCTGTTCATGCACATCGTCGGTCATTTGACCGGTTACAAACCAAAGAAGCTGTCGTACTTCATCGGCGACGCTCACGTCTACGTCAACCAGGTCGAATATCTGACCGAACTGCTTTCGAACGAAGCGAAAGAATCACCCGTCCTGAGCATCAGTACACGGGTGCCAAGTTACAGTGAACTTATTGATCGCGTGGGTGAAAGCAATGCTACGGAAGAAGCGGTCAAGTGGCTGAAGCTAGTGGAGCCGGATGATTTCAAACTCGAAGGTTACGACCCACACATCCTGTCCACTCCAGTGCCGCAGATGGTCGTTTAAGGAGACAACCATGAACGGTAAAGGTGTGTCGATTGGAATGGCTATGATTATGGCACTCAGTGTTCCTATTACGCTGATCGTCTCTCATAACCGCGACCAACGCATCGGCAAGTACCTCGCGGAGCATCACTGTAGCCGTATTCGCGAGAATGGTTTCGATCCCATGTACGCATGCGGTGATATCGAGATAACGGAAAGCGATATTCTCAAAATCACCACGAACTAATAAGAAAGGATGGGTATGAACTTGAAAGACACATACGACCCCGCGGTTGCATTTCGTCGCGATATCGACAACGCCAACGAAAACTCGATCGCCATGGTGGTGATGGTGCTCATTCTGGCGGGGATGGTGGCGCTGCTGCACTGGTCGAAACAGAAAGGCGAGGAAAACGATCAGAAAATCCTCGCTTATATCAACGCCCACCAGTGCCAGGTCGAGAATCTGACGCCGGGTCACCGCGGAGCACGTGCGGTGTATCACTGCACGGAAGGGCAGTTGCTCGACGTCGAGTTGCGTAAGGAAGCCTTGAAATGAAGGTGATCCGCCAATGGTGGTACGAATACCGTGATCTGGTGATTCAATGGATCATCATCGCGGTGTTCGGGGCGGTGGTGTTGGGGTTTTACCAATACCACGTGGAACAAGACCGACCGCTGGTTGCGTATCTGAACCGTCACAAGTGTCAGGAACTCGGCCGGGTTGGCCAACCTGCTCAATCCGTTTACCAGTGCGACAACGGTTTGCATCTGGAAAACGACTTACGCAAGGAAACCGGAACATGATCAAGTGGTATAAATCCCTTAGTGAAGGTCGGAGGATTCTGGTGTTATGGGTCGGCATCGTGGTGATGGGTAATTTCAACTGGCTGCTTTACGAATTAACCAGTGAGAGAAAAGCCAAAGTGTCGACTTACATCGCTGAGCACAAATGCAAGATCGTTAGCTATGCGGGGCGTGACGCTGAACCGGTGTACCAGTGTAACACGGGTCTGTTGATCCACAACCTTTTGGTAGACGAGGCACTGCGATGAATATCGTAAAACTGAAGAAGGCGTGGCTGGATGTTTCGTGGACACCCGCCAGTATCGCGTCCGCACTATTTATCCTGGTGTGGGTGGCGGGGTTTATCCTGCTGATGTTAAATCGAGCGCCCACGAAAGTGGCGCAGCCAGTCGATCAACAAAAGTTCTGGCATTACATCGAACAACACAGCTGCCGTCGGGTGATCTGGATCACGGTCTGGTTCAAGAACGATCCACGCTATAATTGCGATAACGGTTGGTGGCGTGAAGAAGAATTGATCGAAGTCGCCAATAGCCGTTACCCACACTAAGTCACCATTTTTAAACTAGGGAATTATAATGCAGTTGAATTTTGATGAAGAGTCGACTCCGGTCGCAGCAATCGACCAGAACGTCGATACCTCCCAACGCGTCAATGCATCGGACAAGCGCATGATCAATGCTCTGACCGACGTGAACCAGCTGGTGCCGTTCAAGTACAAGTGGGCGTGGCAGATGTACAACGACAGCTGCGCCAACCACTGGATGCCGCAAGAATACAAGATGGACACGGACATTCAGCAAATGGCGTCGGGTCAAATCACCGCCGGTGAACGTGCCCGTATCGAGCGTACGGTCAGCGCGCTGGTGCGTACGGTGGGCGGTGCTGGCGAACTGGCCATGCACATCTACCGCCACATCACAGCGCCGGAAGCGCGCCAGTACATCCTGCGCCAAGGCTTCGAAGAAGCACTGGTTCCGCACGCCTACGCCCACATCGTCGAGAAACTCAAGCTGGATGAAAATGTGTTGCTCGATCCGGCCACCCAGCCGGACACGTTCCATGACAAGCAACGCTACATGGAACCCACGATCAAGCTCCTGACCGATCCGCTGTTCCGGACGGATTCGACGGAAAACATCCAAGCTTTCATTCGTGAACTCGTCAAGTACACGTGCGTCATGAAAGGCATGTTCTCGATCGTTGACTTTACGCGCATGCTGGCCCTCGGCCAGCAGAACAAGATGCCGGATCTGGTCCAGCAATTCTCGCTGATGTTACGCGACCAACAAGCCCAGATCGAATTCGGTCTGGAAGTCATTCAGGCGATTCGTAACGAGAACACCCATGTTTGGACCGTGGAACTCGTGAACGAAATCAAGGCGATCTTCAAGGAAGCGCTGGCGTGGGAAGTGGCACACGCTATCCGCACGGCTCGTCCGGAAGACGCGGAACAGGGTCAGCAGTTCAGCCATCTGCTGCAACTGGTGGCCAACCGCATGGCTGGCAAGATCGGGGTCGGGGCGATCTTCCAGCCACAAGCCAATCCGTTCCCGTGGATGGCGCAAGCGCTCGGCCTGCAAGAGCACAAGCAGATCACGTCGGCGCCAGTCGAGAACAAAGTGTCCACGACGCTGGACTGGGAATAACCAAGAAAAGGATGCAGTATGACGCAAACACGCTTGGAGTCGTTAATTGAATCGATCGTTAATGTGGTGATTGGTTTTGGGATAAATTACTTCGCGAATTTCGTGATCTTTCCCCATTTCGGGTTTCATCTTAGCGCCAGTGCAAATCTCGCGATGGGGGCTATCTACACGGTCATCAGCGTAACGCGATCGTATTGCATCCGACGTTGGTTCAACAATCACCTTAACGCCATGACACGGGCTTTAGCGACATTCATCATCCGAATCCGTTCTAATGCTTAATGTAATGGTTTTATTAATTACACTGGACTAGGAGTCATGATGAAAGAAGCAGTCAAATGGTGTCTGTTTTTCGCCTGCGTCGTAGTGATAACGAACCAAGTGTTCGCCGCGCGACCCGCCCAAGCAGGTTCGATTGCGCCACCGGTAAGTGAATTCACCTACACCACTTCCGCTGGTCAAAAAATCCACGTGAACTCGTGGACCCGCGGCGCAGTGCAATGTACGGCGTTGTCGACCGATGCCGCAAGAAGTACCGAAATTCCCCTCGCGATTTCCTGCACACAGTAATCCCAGTACCCCCATACGCGAGAGGGGGCAACCCTTCTTCGTATGCCATCATTTTCTCACCCACCAAGGAAACCACATGAAAAAGATCTTTGCCCTCTGTCTCGCTCTGTCGCTCGCCGCTTGCGGTAACGACTACCCGCAGCAACCGGTCCAGTACCAACCGCAAGTCGTCCAGCAAGCCCCGGCCCCGGCCCCGGCCCCGGCCCCGGCCCAGCCGGTCGTGGTCCAGCAAGACAACTCCGGTACGGCCCTCGTCGCTGGCGCCGCCCTCGGCGCGGTCGCTACCATGGCCCTGACCAACCGTGACTCGGGCGCCCAAGCGCCGGTGCAGCAAAACATCACCCACGTGACCCAGGTCAACAAGACGGTGATCGTGAACAACAAGACCGTCGCACCCCCGGCCCCGCCGGCCGCGCCTGTCGCATCGGTATCGACGCCTCCTGTGGCCCCGGCACCTGCCGCGGTGAACCTGACCAAAGCCCCGGCTGAAACCCCGGCTGCCAAACCGACCTATGCTGTCACCGGTACGGCCAGCCCGACACCGACCATGACTGCGGCGGCCCTGACGGCACCCAAGACGATCACGATGCCCGCCACCACGTCGGCGCCGTCGAACTACAAGCCGAACAACTATGCCCCGGTGAGCTACAGCAAACCGGTCGCGTTGCCCGCTCCCAAGCCTGCGATGGCACCGGCACCGGCGAAGTTGTCGTATTCCGGCCCCAAGCCGCTGGCGATTTCGTATTCGCCTGGCAAGAAGAAGTGAAGGTTGCAGTTGAGTAATTTTTAACGAGACTGTGTCATGGTTTGAAGGGAATTGCGCCGCCCTCTAGGAGTTAGGAAAGATGCGCTTATTTTTCGGGAGTCGAAAAATGCAACAAAACTTTACAGCGTTTGCCAAACCCAAGCTGGGTGTGATGATCGGCCGTTTCTCGTTCATCCACCGTCAGCACGAACGTACCCTGCAAATCATGGCGGCCGAGAACGACTATATCCTGGTCATGATCGGTTCGGCGAATCGCTGCGTGTCCAAGAAGAACCCGCATGAATTCGCTGTGCGTGCCGAGATCATGAGCAAGCTGCTGCGCCGGCTCAAACCGGACGGGCAGTTTCGCATCGTGTCGCTCAACGATACCCTCTACAACGAGGAACGGTGGAAGATGCGGGTGTACGGGGCTGGCGAGCAGTACGCGCAGCGGTGTGGCATCCATCCGGAACGCATCACGCTGTATGGGACCGACAAGGATGAATCGACCTACTACCTGAACTCCTTCCCGCAATGGAAGACCAAGGACGTGGGGCGGGTCGAAGACATCGACGCTACGCGGCTGCGTGAGCTGTGGTTCCGTCATTCGCAGACGGTACCCGGTGGTTTGCGTCTCCAGGACCATCTGGTCCCCGAGATGTTCGACTACCTGAAAGACGGCCACAAGTTCAACGAGGCGTTGCAGAAGGACTGGTATTACCTCACGGTGACCGAGCCGGATAAGTTCAAGGACTATCCGTATCCTGAAGCCTTGAACGTCATGTGCGGCGATGCAATCGTGGAATGCGCTGGCCATATCCTGACCGTGACCCGGTCCGGTGATCTCGGCTATGGGCAAGTCGCACTGCCAGGTGGCCACAAGAACAAGAACGAAACCGCGTTCAATGCGGCGCTTCGGGAACTGTTCGAGGAAACCAACTTGCGTGTGCCGGAGCAGACCATCCGTAACTGCGTGCAACAAACGTACCTGTTCGACCACCCGGGCCGGACGCTGTCGTCGGTGCCAAAATCGACGCTCGGCGTTTACGTCAAGATCGAGCCGCGTGACGGCAAGTTTCCCCGTGCCAACGGCGGGGATGATGCCGCGCATCCGACGTTACCGAATGGTGGGATCCGCTGGATTCCCAAGTTCGACATCATCAGCGGTAAAGTCAAGATGTGGGACGACCACAATGACATCGTGGATTATTTCACGGCGTAACGATTAGTGGCAGAAGCCATGAGGGTTGCCGGTCCCTTACCGGTGAAGTAAATAATTGGGAGTCAATTATCATGCTGGAAATCGTAAAACCCTTCAACATCATCCTCTGGTGCGACACGTACAAGTTTGCTCACTGGGAAGAAATTCCGTTCGGTGTCAAGCAGATGGTGTCGGCGGTCGTGCCGCGCAAAGCCCTCTACGGCGATGACGGTGAATTCATCACCGACGAAATCGTGACGGCTGGACAAACGTTCATCGCGCACGTTTTCGCGACGGCCCGCCTCGAACAGTGGATGATCGACGAAGCAGAAGTCGAAATTACCGAGCAGGGCTACAACTTCAACCGCGAAGGTTGGGAGTACATCCTCCGTACTTACGGCGGCCGTATCCCCCTGACCATGTTCGGGGTCGAAGAAGGCCGTGTGGTTAAACCGCAAACGCCGATCCTGATGATCACCAATGAAGACGACGACCGGACCGCGTGGCTGGTGCCGTACTTCGAGCCGGTGATCCAGTCGGTCTCGTGGTCGATGACCTACACCGCCACCATCTGCCGTTACATGTTCACCGTGATGGCGTACTACGTACTGCTGTCCGGCGGCAACATGAAAATGCTGGAATATCTGATCCACAACTTCGGTGATCGTGGAGCAGATGGCCCGGATGAAACCCCCGTGCTCAAAGGCATTGCTCACGCGATGCTGTTCCTGGGCAGTGATTGCGGGCGCGCCAATCGCTACATCAAGGTGCTCTACAACACGTCCAAGCCGTACACCAGCTCGGTGGAAGCTACGGAACACACGACGGTCTGCCTGAATTCGGACGCGGAAACGCGTGACGACTTCGGCGGCATGCAGATGGTCATGCGCCGCCTCAAAGCTGTGGTCGAACGCAGCAAGCGCGGCATCGGTATCCCTGTGATCTCGACGGTGCCTGATACCTACGACGATGAACGTTTCGTCACGGTGTACGTGGCCGGCTTCAAGGTGGAAATCGAAAATTCGGGCGGACGTCTCGTCATTCGTCCGGACTCCGGTATCCCCAAGAAGAAACTGCCGCAAGTACTCGGCTGGCTGAAAGATATCTTCGGCACGACCTTGAACGAAGCTGGCTACCAAGACCTGCCATGGTGCATCGGGGCACTCTACGGTGACGGCATGAACGTTAACACGTTCGAACCTGTCGTGCGGGCAGCGGTGGTGGACCACAAGTACACCACCAACAACTTCCTGCTCGGCATGGGTGCCGGCATCACCAACGAAGGCTCCCGCGACAAACTGAGCTTCAGCATGAAAACGATCGCAGAACGCCGCGAATCGTGGAAGCGCGTGCTCAAGGAGCCGAAGTCCGACATGGGTAAGAAGTCGCTGTCGGGTCTGATCCGCAATCGTGAAAACGAATACGGCGAACTCGAAACCTTCGACGCCTTGGCTTCGAACAGCTTGTACGAGATGTTCGTGCCGGGCCCGGGACACCGTCGCTGGCTCGACAAGGGCTATCGCGACTGGCGTCAATCGTTCGATGACACCCGCGCAAATGCGCAGAAAGGCGCCATCGACAAAGCGGCGAATCGTCTGGCCGCTGAAAAAGCAGTCAATGACGAAGCCGTCGCTGAAGTAGCGTAATACGTAAAGCCCCAGCCCCCGTGTGGGGTTGGGGTCTTTATGCCATCTTTATCTAGAAAGGAATTACCATGCGCGCCCTGAAAGAACTCATTAAAACCATTGTCCTGGTGGCTTGCCTGATCTGGGTCACCAATGAAGTCTTCTTCGCTCGCCCGGCTCACGCGGCCGACGCCACGTCGTCGGTGTTGTCGACATCGTCGTTCAAAGGTGCAGACAACACTAACGTGTATGTCACGAGCTGGGTCGATCACGGCGTCAAGTGCACTGTCATTACGGCGGGCGATAAGACTGCCTACAAGAACATCCAAGCCAGTGTTTCCTGTGTGAAGTTGTAGTCATGGGTATAACTTACTCCAGCCTGTTTTTAGGTAACCGCACGCTTTACGAACTGAAAGTCCCGGAACACGTGGGCGGCTTAGTGCGTAAAGTGGGTAAAATGACAATCCAAGCCAGAGTGGAAGAACAGCGCGTGGAAGACAAACAGCAACGCGCCAAGCTCTCGCAGAAGCGGCATAAAAGCAAAACCTTCCACGTCAACAAAAAGAAAGACGTACCGCCGTTTCTCCAGAATCTCGTCAAGAAAGCCTGAACAGTTATTTTTCACCTTGTAGACCTATTAATGGGGAGGTCTACATTCATACCTCCATAATCAACAATAGGAACATTCATGAACACCACGAAAAGCACCGAAGCCAAGATCAAACTGAACAACTTCAATTTCGACTCGCACGAAGTCAATCTGATCCATCGTCAATTCAGCGGAGAACGGACCCAGTTCATTTCGACCATCGATGAACTGCTGCGCTGCTGGGCCATGGCTGATTCGACCAACCCGAACATCCAGTTCAACTATGAACTCCTCTCGCGCGTCGAGAATGGCAAAGCGGTGAACCGTGAACAGCTGTACGAGGCTGACCATGTTTCGGTTTTCTTCCAACACGTCTCGGAAAAAACGGCGGTGCCGATTGCCGCGACACTGAACGCTCCGAAGCAGCTGACCAAGCTGTACGACCTGGCGTTCACCAATGCCCGTCCGACGCTGCCGGCGCATACCGTGGCGTCCCACTTCACTCTGCGCGAAGTGCTGGCCCGCGCTGCGGAATACGCAGTCATGGTTACCGTTAACGGTACGACCCTGAGCGTATTCGTCTCGGAAAGTGAAATCAATCACTACATGTATTTCGACCTGAAACTGTTCGGCGATCTGAAGCCGTTCGTGGACCAGGTCAACGCCGCACAGTAACGGCATCATCCTGCCTCCCATCCCCCTGTTTGGGTGGGAGGATTCTATGACCTAAAGGACTATCATGGATAAGAAATACTACGCCGACGGTTGGCGTGCACGGTGCAAGAACGAGCCGTTCGATCCTAATGCGTCCGCCGATTGGCAAGACGGTTGGAATGACCGCAACGAAGCGCCACAGGAAGAAACGGTGCCGGTATGAGGGCAACCGCTTTTGAAGTGGGGTTTCATGCGTTTTGCAAATACCAGCCCTTCGACGTCTCGCAATCGCAAGAGTGGAAAAATGGCTGGATTCACGCACAAGCCTTAGAACAACAAATCTTAACCACTGGCTAGGAAAACCAACATGTCCAAAACTAAATCGAATAGCATCGAGAACTTATTGTTCGCGCTGGTTATCGGACTCGCGTTCTGCTTCGATCGGCGACAAGAGCCCGAAGAAGAGATCAACTTCGGTTGGATCGCGGTCTGGGTCGTCGCTATCGCCATCATCGGGTACTGGAAGCATTATGCGTGAGCTGACTCTTCAGGAACGGTTGATCGCGGTGGAGTTGGCGAGCCGCCACTACATCCCCAGCGCTACGGTGCAACACCCACAAGGCGTGATCGTGCCGGGCGATAAGTTCATGACGGACAAACTGCGCGACCCGGACTATGTACCGTATTGCTTGGCCTGTTCGCCTGCTCAACGGCTGCGTCGCATCGAAGAAGGGTTTCAATGCCCGTGCTGCAACACCAAAGCGAATTGGGATCTGACTACCTTCAACGACAACGTCGACGTCGAGTTCGAACCTGAACACGCGGAAGCTGGCGATATCGCGAGGATGAAGTTGCGTGCCGCTAAAATCGCGGCAGAACAACTCATCCGCGAGACGCCGGCTTATCCGCCCCGTTACTGGGGCGAGGATGAAGGTAAGAAGAATACGTCGCTGCACGCGTGCGGTAAGTGCGGGGAAACGTTCTTCGGCAAGAACAAGCGGAAGTACTGCAAGATCTGCCAAACGCCGATCAGTGCCAATCAAGCTATTGAACAAAGAGCGAGGCAGCGTCATCCTTACATGGAACCGCCGGCCGCTGTGAATCGTAAGGAGCGTCGTCGTGGGTGATTTTTCGGTGGTACTTAAAACCCTCCAGGGTGGGAAGAAGTTTTATAGCCAAGGCTGGAATGCCCGGGTGAACAACGAGCCTTACGATCAACAAGCCTCACCCGATTGGAAAATCGGTTGGCGTGACTGTGAGGCGACTCCACCAGAAGAACGTAGCCTGGTTTAAGGGGGGTGGTGATGAATGCTGACCAAGCCCATGAGTTATTGCGTACCGTCGCCGAGCATATGCACAAAAATGCCCATCTCGTGTACGGTATCAAGAACGCCGAGAAAGCCCGTGAAGCAATCGCCGAAGCCTTAATGGTGGACAAAGCTTCACGGGAAGCTAACCAAAAATAACGAGGACCTTATGGGTGTCTATCAAATTTGGACCGTACAGATGTCGCGCAGCCGTAATTTGAAAGACAAAGGCATCCATGCCCTCGACACGACGGTAAAATCCGGCATCAAAGCGTTTGCGCCCAAGTGGGACATGGTTATGGCGCATAAAGAGCAAAGGCTCTCGGACGCGCAGTATACAGACCAGTACACCCGCATGATGCGGGAGTCACGGCAGAATAACCACACTATCTGGAAGAAATTACAAGATCATGAGAAAACTGCTGTTCTTTGTTATTGCAGCCCAGGTAAGTTTTGCCATCGCCATCTTTTTATTCATGAAATGAAAGATTACCTGGAGAGTTTGGGCCACACGGTCGAACTTAAAGGGGAAATCAACGGGCCGCAGTATTACAGTGAGATCCCGAAAGCGGTGGTCTCCATTCCCCGTGACGAAAAGATTGTTCCGTTTTATAGCAAGTACGATTTGTTGTCGAATCACAACCCTTCAGGTTTTACCATCAAAGGGGTGACGTTTAAGCATGTCGAGCAATTCATGATGTATTGCAAGGCGATGCTGTTTAACGACAAACTCCAAGCGGGTTTGATTCTGGCAGAACCCGATCCGCAGAAGTGTAAGATATTGGGACGGGGTGTTAGGCCGTTCGATGAAGCGTTGTGGGTGTCGAAGCGGCGACGCTATGTGTATCTCGGCTGTTTGCAAAAGGCCCGGGAGCACAAAGAAGTGCGCGATTATCTGTTGTCGACAGGTAATGCGATTTTGGTGGAAGCTAGTCCACGCGATACGATATGGGGCGTAGGGATCGCTAAGGAAGATCCGCGCATCTACGATATCGAGCAATGGCAGGGATTGAATTTACTGGGAGAGATCTGGATGGAAGTGCGCCGGGTCTTACAAGCGGAAGTGGTATTCTAACGGAGAAAAAGGTGTTCTACAAAGCCTTTCAGCAGTACGTCCAAACCAAATGGCGAAAAATGTATAACGACCTGTACGATCTGGTCGAAGGATTTATGTTCGCGGTACTCATCACTGCGTTGGCGCAACCATGGTTGATTCACGTCAATGACTGGTTGCTGGACACGCGCACCATCGTGCCGGTGTACCTCACACTGTGGACTGTGGGCATGGCCTTGATGCCGCCGCTGCGGATGTTGCTCTCCGCATTCTGCTACGGGTGCCGGTTTTATGGTGATTATGAAATCATCCATGGCACCTTCGGCTACCGCGCGTTTCGCGTGACCCCGGCCCAACAAGAATACCTTGCACTGTATTACGAGAAGCGTCCTCGTAAGAAAGAACTTATCATCGCCTCCGCCATCATCGATGGCTCGGGTACGATCTGGTGTGTGGAAAAACCTGGACGCCATCACCACTGCATCTGGTACATGGCACAACACGCTGCCAACAAACAAGAACACACCCAAGGTTTTCTGACCAACCAATATCGTTTCATCGGGCGGGAAGCCGGTCGACTGCTGGCCCTGCATACGGGTCAAGTCAAACGCACGGACCACGATGAGGATCTGTTCTCAGAAGACCTGTGGGACACCCCCGAACACCTTCGCTATAAAGGTTAACCCATGTTTCACTTCGATCCTGCTCTTCGAGCTAAGCTGGAGCGTATTCCCTCTCAAAAAGAATGGCTGGCAATGCTGAGAAAAGAACTCATGCGCAAACCCCGCTTCGGCTTTAACACCCACGGTAACGTGATTCCGGTCCCTAACCCGGGTGGTAAGAATGTCACCATCATCGCGGCCATGGATAACCACAACGGGATCGGCAAGGATAACCAGATCCCCTGGAAGATCAGCGAGGATCTGCGCCAGTTCAAACGTCTGACCCAACACAGCACGGTCATCATGGGTCGTAAGACCTTCGAGTCGCTGGGCTGCAAACCGTTGCCGAATCGACTGAATGTCGTGCTGACGCGGGACATCCCGGGGTTCTATGATCGTCATTCGTATGACAACCTCGTGGCGATGTGGAATTTGAAAGACGCGATCGAGACTTGTCAGTCTGAACAGGTCTTCATCATCGGCGGTGGCGAGATCTATCGGCAAACCCTGGAGATGAATCTGGCGCACGACATGCTTCTCACGCGTATCCAGCGTGACACCGAGTGCGATGCGTTTTTCCCGAAGTTCGACACCAGCCCCGCCTGGCTCGCGCCAGTGTACAGTACGCACGCCCTGAGTGGGGGCGGCACCATGCGCTACGAATACTGGCGCCGTGCGACGCAAGAACCGCTTTACTTGAAAGAATAGCCACCATGAGCACCACTCGTACCAAACGTACTCACAAAGCAACTGGCCGTCGTATCAACACTGTCGCGCAATCTGACGAGCGTCTGTCGATCGACCGCCGGGTATATCTACCTTTTGATCTGGCCATTGTCCACGGGGCGATGCAAAACTTCCGTTTGGACCTGGCCAAAGGCATGCATCATTATTTGGACGACTGGCTGTTGTATAAGTCGAATTATTTGTCCGAAGCTTTGGGGTACATGAAAGACGATGGGTGCAATTTGTATCCTGGACACAATAGCGAATGGTGGATTCATACGGAACGCACCTGCGGGGTGCTGCGCATGCCGACGGATCGTTCGGTGAGGCTCTTGGATTTGTTCGACATGTGGATCGATATGGACGACCCCGAGCTTCTCAAGAGTGACGACTTCCCGTGCCCCACCAAGATCAACTCGAACCTGGCCATCGATAAAGCGACGAAAGCGTTCGAGCGTCGGTTCTGCTATAACTGATAGGAGTTGTTATGGATGATACGCCACAAGACTTGGAAAGCGTGATCAGCCGGACGGCTTTGCCGCAGCTGCAACAATACAACGCGTTGCAAGCCAAGGAACCGATCACGTCGTTTACCATCACCAACCAACTGCGGATCGCCATGCCTAAGGATGGGGAATCGACCGACCAATCCTGCTTCGAGCAGCTCTGGGTGGCCACCGCCCGTGATCAGAGTACCTTACAAGACTGGCGTCCAGTACAGACGCTGGAAGAGAAAATCGCTTCGCAAGGGAGTTCGACGTGACTGCCGATATCCGCATCATCGATGGCTTGACCATCAAACTCATCCCCAAGGACATGTTCAAAGATCGGGATGAGCAAGTCCGTAGTGTGACCTTGACGGCACTCGCCCACATTCAAGACCGCGGTTTGCGTGTTGAAGAAGTCGTGCGGATCTTCCGCGGTAATGCGTTCGTGGGTGTATCCCGTAAGAACCTCGACGGGTTGGTAGCGTCGTGGGTCGATGTGTGGAAACGCCATGGCCGCTTCTGAAGTGGCAAGCACCTCGACCATCCGCATCGACAACGGTAAGTGGGCAAAAGCGATCCCCATCGGGATGCTGTTAGGCCATGAAGACAAGATCAAAACGTTCTTCCATTGCACGATTACTGGGCTTCTGGCGCGGGGCGTGAAGGTGAAAGAATTCATCGAGTGTTTTCGAGGCGGGAATTATAACCACCTGACGATGCAGGAAATGGACTTCTTGCTGCACACCTGGGTGTATTGTTGGGAAAAAAAGGGGCATTTTGAGTAATGGCGATAAGCGATTTCGCGCACATATTACCTCTTTGATCTAGCTCGCATGATGAGAGACCAGTCCTTCGGGGCTGGTCTTTTATGCCGTCATCCGGGTAAAAAACATCCAGAACTCCGATTCTCTGTATAACCAACAATAAGGAAGCATAATGAACGAAGGTATTTTGTATTGGGATCTCGCCCATCGACTGGATGTCGCGCGTGAAAGTCCGGATGAGTTCGGTAACGGTCCGATTTACAAGATGGCACAGCTCGATGGCGGCATCAAGTTCTTCATTCTCGCACTGGAAGAGTTGGGCGCCAAGACACGGTACTCGTGCGAAGGTCACCCATACGGCGCTTACGTGGCGTTTGATGCTCCGGTTCGTCTGATTCGCAGTATCCATTTCACTAACACGTTCACGTTGGTGGCCGATCTGAACGAGATGCGTCTTGACGGCATGTGCGACTGCGCGATGTATGCGGATCACAAGCGACACAGAACGGGCCAGGATGCTGCTTTATGGGCAGAAGCGTACACCGAAGAAATGCGGGTGGACTTTCTGCGTCAAGCTGCCGACCAATGGATGCGGCGTTTCGGTTATCGCTTACCGAAGTTGCGGCAACAACTGGAAGCCCTCGCTGCCCAGATTCCGCTGGAACAACAATTATACAACCAACAACAAGGAGCTGTAAATGGCAATTCCCCTGAATGACGTAATGGCCAAACTCGACGAGAAAACCGAACTGTCGGATCAAATCATCGCCAAAATCGATGATGATCTGTCGGATCGTCGCGTGGTCAAGCAGAACGTCATGTACCAAACGAGCAACCCGACATGGCGGTTCAGTTTCGACGGCACCCTTACGGTCGGCGACAAGCAATACATCATCCAGCAATACAAGGCCGCAGGCTGGGGCGAAGTCGAAGTCTACAACTCGGAAGAAAACGAAGAGCGTGGTGGTCTGTGCGGTGTCAGGTTGTCGCGTGACGCTACCATGATCGCTTAACCCAGCAGTAACTACAATTAACAACTAACTAAGGATATCATCATGAAAAACCAAAACCAACGTGAAGAAGTCAAATTCGCATTCTCTCTCGAAGCCGACGGTTCGGTCTCTCCCAAACTCGTGGTCCGCAACACCAACGTCGTGGCTGAAATTCCGGCCCGCGTCTATCGCTTGGAAGTGAGCGAAGAGTCGGGTGTGCGCCTGGTGCCCGAGAACGACTTCAAAATGCCGGCTAAGATCTACGGCAAGGTCAACAACCACGCGCAGCGTATCCTGCGCTCCTACGAGCTGAACAGCAAAAACCTCGGCGTGCTGCTGATCGGCGATGCGGGTTCTGGCAAAACGCTGACGCTTAAACAGGTCGCGATGCTCGCGGTCGAACTGCAATACCCGGTCATCCTTATCGATGAAGCAGTACACGGCAATATCCTCGCCCAGTTCCTGGCCACCATCACGCAACCGTGCGTGGTGTGCATCGATGAATTCGACAAGAAATACGGCGGCCGCGATAAGGACGGCGACGCGGTTCCGGGAATGAAACAGGATGCGATTCTGGAACTGCTCGACGGCGCCAATTCGGCGCACAAGAAGATCTTCATCCTGACGGCCAACAACGATGACGCTATCTCGGTGTATTTGAAGGATCGTCCGAGCCGGATTCGTTACACGCTCCCGTACAAACGGATCGAACAAGACACCGTGATCGACTACGTCGGCAGTGAACTCAAGAACTGCACGGAGGAAGATATCCGCGCGTTCCTGTTGCTCACCATGGCGGACTCGGATGGCTTCCGTGGCTTGAACTTCGATTCGATGGCTGAACTGGTGAACGAAATGAATCAATTCCAGTGCCCGCTCGACGAAGCGCTGGAGTTCATGATTCGTCAAGGTAAGGTCTGCCGCAGCTCGTTCGAAGTCACCGTGTTCCACAACGGCCAGAAGATCCATACCGCTGGTGCGCATGGTCGACACAACGGCGTGTATCTGCACACGGGCGATTACGAGATCAAGTTCATCGTGACCGTGCCGAGTGCGGATCGTCCTGGCTGTGCCGATCGCGTCGCCGTCACGCTCACCAAAGACCACTATGTGGGCTCCGGTGAAAACTACTTGATGTCGGAATTCAAGTACGGCGATTTCACCTTTATGCTCCAGCTGGTGAACTACGCCAAAGCCAGCCATGCGGCGTCGATATCGGATAAGGAATACAAGGAGCGTCCGGAAGTAAAAGCGCATGCGGAAGCGAAGGCCAAGGAGAGGAAAGAAAGACCTGACGGCGGTGGCAACAATGACATGCACCCGCTCCGGATCATGTTCCATGGCAACAACGACGCCGATTTTCCTGAGACCATGGAGATGCAAGCTCTGCTCTCTTCGAAACATTTCGGCGGCCGCACTGGCACCAACGGTTAACTAAGAAAGGTTCCACATGAACACCAAAGAAAAAAGGATTCGCATCACCAGCCAGAACTTCGGTGGCCCGCACAAAGCCGAAGTGGTGACGTTCGATGAAACGTATCCACCGATGTCTGGCGGTCCGATCCAGCTCTCCTCGGAACAGTTGGAAGTGAAGTTCGCGACGCTGCTCGCGCAAGCCGCTTACTCCGGCTATGACGTCGAGATCACCAAGCACAACGATCCGACCAAAGGCATGGGCGGCCACATCCCACACCTCATCATCCGCCCGGATTACCAGACCGCCCGGGCCGCGATGACCCGCGCCGCCGAGATCGACGCCCACTTCAAGCAACACGGCTGTCATGGGTTCACGGTGGCTGATGCGGAAGACGAGCGCAAGGTTCTCTTTACGATGCCTGCAAAAACCACCATCGATGGGTGATGACGATAACGTACCTCTCCTGAAAAGTGCGCAGTTGTATTGGGACCCTAACAACGTTGAGATCGTCGCGGCGTTGAAAGTGGCTCCCCAGTACCTGCCCAAGATCATTCTCGAACGACTGGTGAAAGAACTCGATCGTCGCCTGATGCAGATGTATGACAAGGTGGCCTTCGAGCGCGAACACGGTTTAGTAAACTATGACTTGCTTGATAAGGGAGAAGCTGATGCGTAATCTCAAAGATGGTCTGATCTTGTTGGCTGGCGGTATCGCCTACTTGTTCAGCGCCCTGGTATGGGAAATCGCGATCGCACGAATCACGATCTGGTGGGGTGAACAGTTTATCCAACTGCGCCCTACCCTCACTGGCTACCAGCCGCTGGGGTACACGATCGTGGGGTTGTTCTTTATGTTGGTCGTGATCCCGCAATTCTTTTGGTTCCCGGTCTTGTTCTTCAAAGAACTCAAAGAGCTGTGGGATGAACCACACGTCACACCTGTTATCGCTTAACGAGCGCATAAGTGGCCCTAGGGAATTCCCTAGGGCCGTTTTTATGTTGTATCTTTTTTTTGTTCAAAATCATGCGTTATTACATACAACAAAGTTTTTTGGTGGTGAGTTGGGTGCTCGTGGTGATGGGTTTGGGTCTGGACGGGGAATGGGCGATCTACCACTGGCCTTTCTGGCCCAAACTGATCTGGATGATTTCTACGTTCGTGACGTGCCTGGTGGGCGTATCGTTGGCGTGCAATTGGCCCCCATTTCGAAAGCGCGAAGCTACTGATGAAAAAGTATTGCCGGGAGGTAAACTGTGAAGAGAATTGCTGTAGGGATAGTGTCCGTCTTGCTGATGGCACTGGGTGTGCCGCTGGTGATTCTCGCGGCGGTTGCGGGTGTGGTGGCCGGTACGGCGTACTTCTTCGGGTATGGGTTTTGGACAGCCGCTGTAGCGGTACTGAAAATGGCGGATGATCATGGCGCACATTGTGAAAGTTGACGGTATCGAGATGTTCGCCACGGCGCGTGGTCACAGTCTGGAATGCGACGAATGTGGCGACACCTATACCGGCGGCAATGGCGAAGACCGTGGTGGTCCAATCATGATCAACGGTTATCGTAGCGTTGACCGGAGTGAGATCGTCAGCGACGCTGCTCAACTTGGCTGGACCGGGTTGACGAAGTACCTAGCCCCCGCTGAAGTTAAAGGCATGGCTCCGCCAGATTTGTGCCCGGTGTGTTCGGTCATGAAACATGCGCCGTACTGGCCAACCGTGGTGCACGAACCCAAAGGCATCAAGACGTTGATGTACAGCGATAAAGGTCCGTTAGTGCAGCGCCATACCGTGGTGCGGCCCTTGGAGAAAGGCCCATTCGGAATCACCATCGTTGGCTGGCCTCTGCTCGACCGGTATAACCAACCACCGGCTGTGATGGATGTGAAATTCACCGCCAGTGAAAATGGCGTGAACAGTATCTATTTCGACGGTAGTGTTAAGTGGCCCTACCGAAAACGCGGCGAAGGCTTCAAGTCTGTGGCTCCCAAGATCCGTCTGTGGTCCTGGGGCGATGGCAAAGTCTACGCTAAAGAAATCACATAACTAACTAAAGAACCATGTCCAAAAGAGAACACCCCGTTTCGACCCCGCACGATGTGGTTTGCTGTTATCATGCAAATTGCATGGACGGACTCATCTCTGCGGCACTCATGCATCATCACTTCAAGGGTCAAGTCGAGTGCTTGCCGGTGCGTTACAACGAAGATCCGCCCCTGGAACTCATGAAGGGCAAACACGTCTATCTGGTGGACTTCACGTACCCAGTCGAAGCGTTGCAGGATCACATCGAATCGATGGCGTCGCTGACCGTGATCGACCATCACCAAGACGCCATGACGCCATGGGTCGGCGCAGCCGCACTGGGTGAATTCAAAGACACGACCGTGTTCTTCGACAATAACCGGTCGGGCGCTGCCCTGGTGTGGTTCTATCTGCAACACCAGCTCGGTCAGACCTTGGGTGAAGGTACGCCACCGCTGCTGGTCCAGTATGCGCAAGAATACGATCTCTGGACCAAAGGTCTGCCGATGACGGATGAAGTGCAAAGCGCGCTGCGTTTTAACTTCCCGCCGCATCAGGCCAATCTCGAAGAACTGGCCGACTACTTGATCAACGCTGGTCCTGCCGAGATCGAGAAGCTCAAGTTCACGGGCGCGATCATCCAGCAGCAAGAAAAGACGATGGCCGAGTCCTTGATCCGCCGTGGCTTGCACTTCACCAAGTTCCTCGACTACGAGAACATCCCGGTCTGTGCGATGCCGGCTGAACTCGCGAACCAGGCAGGCGAGATCATCTACAACCGTTATCCCGATGCGCCGTTCGTGGTGCTGTTCGAGGATAACTACAAACACAAGAGCCGCAAGTACTCGTTCCGCAGCCGCCGTGACGGCGGGGCCAATGTGTCGCAAATCGCGGCCCGTATTGGCGGCAAAGGGCATTACAATTCTTCCGGGGCAGTAGTTGACCTCGAACTCATTTTCGAGCAAGAAGTTCTGGTGTTCAAAGATGAAATCCCGGGTTGCATCGTCTAAATCAATAACTAAGGAAACCACATGAGCCGCATCATTCGCCACACCACTGACATCAAGCGACATCGTGCCTTCATCCTCACCGTCGATTCGACCTACATCGAAAACGCGACGGCGCGGACCGCTGAAGGTCTGGTCAACGTGTTCGCCAAGCCGATCAACCACTACCCGCACGAACTGTTCCTGGACGACGCCCAGAGCTGCCTGGCGATCCGTGAACGTGAGTGGTGCGATAACTCGATCGCCTACACTTACAACGAACTGTCGCGCGACAACCAGATCGGCGCCTACATCCTGAACGCCAAGGGCGAGAAGAAGAAAGGTGACCCGAAGTACAAGCAGCTCCTGCCGTACCTGATCGCTCGCCAGAAGCAAGCCGACGGCAGCTACCTGTACTTCCCGTACCGTCGTCTCGACACGGTCGGTGAATCGCGTCTGGCGGGCAACGGTTCGCTCGGTTACGGTGGTCACATCGATCTGGAAGACGTGGTCTTCGAGAACTCGGTGATCGACTTGAACGCCACGATCTTCAAGGCCGCGTGGCGGGAAGCCATGGAAGAATTTACTCTGCGTCCGCAACCTGGCAATAACGAGGTACTGGTAAATTCCCACTACCAAAACGCCATTTCGTTCGGTGACCTGTTCATCGTCGACAACTCCAACGACGTCGGCGAACTGCATCTGGGCATCATCATGTACTTCGACGTTCCCGCCGGCTGGACCCTGGAAGCGTCGGAAGACGAACTGACCGCTCTGCCGCCGATGACGGCCGAACAGATGCTGGACGACCCGGCGTTCAAGCCGGAGAACTGGACGCTGTTCTACCTCCAACACGTGACGGACAAAACCGCGTTCCCGATCAGCGACCTGACCCACACGCCCGACGATGTGCTGAACATCGACCACGGCGGCGTCAAAGTCGGCACCGTGCCGGCCGACGCGGTCACCGCCATCCTGGACGAACTGAAACAAGAAGAGAAGCAAGATGTCATCAAAGTCGCCGACGACGGAGCAGCCTACTGACGGCTGGACCAACAACATCGATTGGAATAACGCGATCACGGGCAGTCCCGCCAATACGGTCGAGTTGAAGATCGATGAGGTTCAAACCCAATCGGTGACGAACGCCATCGACGTCGTCCCGACGGAAAAACCATAACCGGGTTAATCCCCACTACCCTGCCTCCTCACGGGGGCAGGGCTTTGGAGCTTTTATGCAAACCATTAATCGCGCAGCATTTATCGAGAAAGCTGCGGAAGTTTCGGCGCAGTGCCTGTATGACGTCCATGAGGGGCGGGGCGATACTTCCATGGTCGAAGTCGACGGTAAGATGAAAATGAAACCGTTCTTGCCCTTGATCGCGCAAATCGTCGGCAAACCGGAAGGCCGCATCACCAGCATCTCCGACGGGGTCGGTGGCGTCATCGAGTTGTCGGTAACGGAAGAAGAAGACCTGGAAAATCGGACTAACTTCCATCTGGTGCAACTCGTGCGGAAAACCATCCAGGATGCCGGCCGAGATTCCCCAGAAGCCGTTTTCGAAGCCGGCAAGCGTCTCGTCGAGCGTGCCACACGGGCGGGTTCGGTGCTGCTGATCGGCATGAACACCGCCAAACAAAAGAAAGTCAGCCAGTCGAAAGACTTCGTGATCGTTGCCCCCTACAATGGCAAAGGTCAAACGCTGATGACCCCTGAACCCTCTACCACCGGACAACGCTATGTCGGCTAACTACATCTCCCCCATCGACGAAAAAATGATGGCGTATTCCCATCGCCTGCGAGACTTGATTCTCGAAGCGCATGCGGAAGGCATCGTGTTCAGCATCGGGGCGGAAGATAATGGGGCGCTCGCACCATTGGAAAAGAATCAACGCCATCACCGTGTCGTGGTCGCAGTGCCGAAGCTGGAACATGAACACCCGCAGTTGTACACGCCGTACTCGATCACGGCCGAAGCCGTTGTCGAAACCACCCAAGCCATCGTGCCGGCGAAGAAGATCGAAGCGTATAAACCCCGACCTTTGGTGCCGCTTTACACCGAACTCAGTTCAGGTCTTTTCGTCAACAGGACGTTAATCTGTCCATGGCGCGTGGGTGATGACCACGTCGAGACCTCGGCGCTGAAGTTTGATCGGGCCATGGATTTGCTCGCCTTGTCTAACAGCGATGCATGGTTTAAGTCCGGCAAGGTTCGCCAGAATGACATGATCGGCGAAACGGTGACTCTGGCAGAAATTTTCTACATTAAGCCCAACAGTCAGGTGGATTCATTCAAAGTGTGGGAAATGCCAGGCGCATTGTTTCCCCCGGCAACTTCGGGCGATTACAAAGATCTGACGGTCGATTTCACATTTTCGTTGCCATTGGACTTGGGCACGATACGCGTGGCCGGCCGACTCAATCGTTTGCACGGCCGGCTCCATCTGACCGCCAAAGCATCGCGGCCTGATGTCACCCCGTTAGGCTTTACGCTCAAAGCGGATCGTATTCAACCGAAATAAAGCCATGAGCGTGATCCGAAAGAAGATGGAGGCGTACGGTGACCGCTTGATGCAACTCGTCACCGAAGCATTTGCAGAAGGGATCGTATTGACACTGCCCGAACCGGAAGGTGGTGGGGTGTTGATCGATCCGCCGGAAGGACAACATGTCTATTCGATCTCGGCACCGATTCCATATATGGGGCTGACCCATTTGAGTTTGAAGCGCACGGAGCGACTGGTCGTGAAAGCTGTCGTGAAAGGCGAGTTGTCTGCGCCTGAAGAAATCGTTTTACCTGTTCGCATGCCGTTACCAAAAAATACCTAATAAGGAAGCACTAACGTGAAAACTATTGAAGTCAAGAATAACGAAGCCACGAAACGTATCAACGTTTATGCTGAGCGTCTGCGTGAACTGGTGATCGATGCTCTGTCCGAAGGCATTCAGCTGGAAATTCCTGTTATCGAGCGTGGTGGCGCGCTCAACAAGAAATCGCATGGTGTCGAACAATATGTCGTGACCGCGGCCATCCCAAATCGCTGGCAACATCCGTATTACAACCAACCGCTGTGGGTGCGCGCCCGTGGCGTGATTGTGAACTGCCAACCTGATTACGAAGAGAACCGCGTCCTCCCGCCAAACGACGAACTGCTCGCCGCCAACGGTTCTGGTGGTGGTGAATAATAATAATCGCGAAAAGGAAGAACAACATGAAATTCGGTCCATTCCCGGGCGCTGTCCCAGCCCACCCGATCTTGCGGCAAAACACCGCCCAATACTTCGTCCACCCCAACACGATCGACCCGTGGATGGTCGGCGATACCGAGAACGCCACCTCGGCGCTGAAGTTCGGTGCACGCTTCAGCCTGCTCGATGTCTCGCAAGACGACGACATGCTGGTGACGGGAAAGATGACGGTGTGCGATGAAATCGATTCGCTGCTCAGTCTGGCGCGGGTGTACTACCGCACCAAGTTCGGCGACGTGAGCTACCTGGACGTGCCGCCGCATTCTGGCGCCTTGTTTGAACATACCGGCAACTCCCTCAGCGGGCTCACGCTGGATGCGACGGTCAAGGTCAACAAGTTCGGCGAACCGCGTTCCTGGTTCAGCCGGGCAGTGGACGGGCTCTACAAGTTGTTCAAGAAAGACCTGACGGCAGTGATGCACATCACGGGTGAAGCGAATACCCAGACCGGCATCATGCAGATCGATGTCACCACCACCGATATGGATATTCGTCCGATCGGTTACACGCTGCGTGCGTATCGTCGCGACGCCAACCGCCAGTACCATGGCGCCGGCGGCGACCTCTCGCGTTGCCCGTACATGAACTAAGGAGCCACGATGTCTGTTGAAGTAACGCTGCATAAACTGCCTGGCCTGCCGGAAACCCCGATCGAGATCCACGCTCTGGGTTGGCGTGGTGTTGGTTCCGACCATTCCCATTACGTCATCGGCGGCATGAACATGCTGGACAATCCGCAAGTCTCCGACGCGCGGATCGGTGATCATGAACGTCTCGACATCCTGTTCCAAAATGGACCGATCCCGCAAGTCGGCCACAATGGCGTGACAATCGAGCATCTGCTCGCGGTGTGCGGCCATCGTCTGGAAGAACTCCAAAGCGGCAAGTTCGCCAGCGAGTACAACCAAAAGGCGCTGGAACACATCCAAGGCGCGATCGCCTCGCTGAGCCAGCGTACGCTCGACCGTATCGCCCGTCAAGTCGAAGGCACGTACCAAACGTAATCGTAAGCGCAAAAATACCTAGGCTCCCTATCTTGGGGAGTCTAGGTTGTTATGCTGTCTGTAGAAATAAACGCGACTATATCACTAACCCGAAGTACGGTACATTTACAATTAACAAAGGAACTATCGTGGAAAAAATTTCGATGACTGAAAGACTGATGTTTATTGCGGCAGTGCGTTGCATGGCCACGGCATTCAAAGAGACGGTTGGCGACCACCCCATCGCCCCGCAATTGTCTGCGGGTGTTATAAAAACGTGGATGGTGTTCGGCGTGTTGTTCAACAAGGCGGTCGATTCGTATCACGAACCGCTACGCGTAATTTCGAACGGAACAGCCCCCCGTCCGAATTTCTGGGTCGCGCCAGAGAAGGCCATCGATCCGGTAAGTGAAGACAACAAAGTCGAGATCGTCGACGGGCACTACCACGAATTCATGGACCGCGTGAACTGTCTGAACATGCTGTTCGATTCACTCGTGGTATCGCACACCGTGACCGAGTTGTTACGTGATGATGTCAACCGAGTCGCGGAAGAACTGGCGGAACTCTACCAGGCTTCGGCCATGCTTCACACCGACCGACCGTAACTTCATGGCATTCATTCAAATGACCAAGTCGCAAGGCGCGGCGTATCGCGCCTATCTCGACAGTTATCGCCGCCAGACCGGGCGAGAACCCGGCTCTGTCCAACGCACGGAAGCTTTTATCTGTGCACGTTCCACTGACCCATGGCGCCGTCCAGCCTGGGTTGCTCATCAATGAAAGAGAGTTGTCCCCATGAATAAGAAAATGGAATTCATTTGCTCTTGTAAAGCTTTCATCGCTCGCTTCCGCGGCAAGCTGTCGGGCAACTTCGAAAAGCAAGTCATCGTCATCGACAATCGCAAGATCGTCGGTGCCCGCTTCACCGACTGTGAAATCTGGTATGGTGGCGGTGGCATCAACCTGGTCGATACCCATATCCAACACTGCACTTTCCATCTTTTCGGTCCAGCCAATCGAACTGGCATATACCTGAAGTGTTTGGACAAACTCGACCCCGAGCTGATCGTCAAAACATTCCCTGGCGCGATCGCGCACGCCCTTAAACCCTCTTCAATGTAAGGATACTGATGCGTTATCAAGTTTCGGCAGTGGCCACGTACGGTTACGGGTTGGCATTGCAAACCATGATGGGGGCGTCTGAAGGCGGCCAGCAGTTTGGTCCGTTCCATTCACTGGAAGCTGCTCGGCCGTTTTACGATGCTGAGAAAGTCGAGCCGTACGACGATGAAGGTCCTGATCTGTACGAGGGCGGTAAGAAAACCTACCGTAAGAACTTCCGTAAAGGCGGGCCACTGGAATGGTGCAACCCCTTCAATGACCAGATCAATTGGAACTGTCCTGAAGGATCGGTCAGTCCCTGGGGGCACGGCATTCATTTGGTGCTGATGCATGTGGACGGTGTGCAGCGTTTGTACCAGCTGGCGTAACCAGGACTTATCATGAATGCCATCCACCCTTTTCTGTTGTGGTACTTGGTGATCAGCGCCGGGGCGATGTTTATCGCCTTCGCTTGGTTGTCGGTCGCTGATCTCATTGATAAGTACATCCACGGTCGTCCGTCGGACGCTATGCTCGGTTATAACTACAGCAGTGGTATGACCGGGATGGCGGTCATGACGTCGGCGCCTTTCATCAATCTGGCGTTCCTGGTGTTCCTCCTGCGTGAGCTGTACGGGACGTTGCGTAACAAGAGAAGCCTTCGTTTCAGAAAGGAATAAACGAATGAGCGTTAGAAGTGAAGTTCTATTGCTGGCTGTATTGGAAGATTCTGAAGAAGTGACGGCGTGTGACGATTGTACCAATATCGATCTCATGAACCGTTACCTCGCTCGCGATTATCCAGATTCCAAACCCCAGTTCGTCGCACTCGCACCCATCACCTATGTGTATGGCGTTGGGTCCATCAAGAACTTGGACGAGGAAGCGTTGGTGGAAGCATTCCGACGAATTCCCTGGTTTGAACCCTCCAACACCACTCTGATGATTCGCAAAGATGGGGAAAGTCAATGGGCGTCCTACACTGTTAGGAGGGATTAGAATGAAACGTCGTAACTTTTTAGGATTGACTGGATTGGCTATTGCGGCGCCAGCGATCGCCAAGGTGCAAGATATTCAACCCGTCCGTCCTGTTCAGGTCCCTCCTCCGGTCGCCCCACCCGTGCACGGAAGAGGATTGAGTGCTTATGAAATTTCCGTTAGCATGGGTTTCCCAGGCACACCAGACCAATGGCTCGCTTCATTGAAAAATGGCGACCCTCTCTTTTAAGGAAATCACATGAATCGACGTGGATTCTTAGGCGCGATGTTGGGCGCCGTGGCCGCCCCAGCGGTGGTCAAAGCCGAAAACTTGATGAAGATCATCGTTCCGAAGCGAACTGGTATTATCTTCTGGCCGGAACGAAGAATACTTCTCAGTGGCGATTTTGATGGCGATGTGTTGAACTGGGGTAACATGGTTTGGAAGCCAGAACTTATTCGGGTGTTGCCAACCGTCCGAACTTCAACAAAGCCGCTTATCATCGTACCGAGTCTCTAAGTGAATGTTATAGTGGTCGTTTTATGCGACCGTAACTTTCACCTAGAGGCCACCCATGTCCGATGCTGCGCAACCGCTTTCTTTGAACAACATCTCGGAAGAGAAAATCCAACGTTTCAAACAGCGCCCTGAGTTGCTCGATGCGCTGGCGCAGTGGGTGACGTTTGCGGACCGTCGTTTGATTCCGCAGATGCTGGCACTGGGTGAGTTGGTGCGTGACCTGTATGACCTCCCCGCCGAACTCAAGCTGTACCGTGGCTTTCGGCTGGGGAGCTATCAAGATAGCCTCGGGATCGATGAAGGTGCACCGATCGGCCAGAGTGTAACTTACACCAGCGACGATCGCTCGCTCTCGTTCAGTACTGAAGAAGCGATCGCGCGGGGATTCGGTAACGTGGTGGTGTCGACCAAGATCAATCCCAAGAAAGATCCGTGCTTGGTCATCACCGATGAGCTGCTGGTGATCGTGCACGAATTACTCAACTTCAAAGACCTCAAAACCCAACATGAAGTGATCCTGTTGCCGCCGATCCAGATTCAAGTCCAGGTCGTCAGTAAAGAGTCGAATTCCTTCAGTTGGTTAGCATGGTGAAAGGAGAACATGTCTCACGAACAACACAACGCAGAAACCAGCGACGCTTATCTGAAACGGGTGTGTGACTATGACCCGGCAACCGATAAGCTCATGAAGACGAGCGATATCTTGGAGATGCTGGCTAACGCCAATGCCGAGGTTTCGCGCAACACCTTCGATCGCTGGGTCAAAAATGGTTCCTTCCCGAAACCGAATATCCGCATCGGCCAGAGCTGGCGTTGGACTGAACGTCGGGTCAAGGAATGGCTCCGAAGCTGCGTAGAGAAAGCTCAACAATGAACATCGAAGACATCGATTTTGACAACGAAGAACAAGTCCAGCAACTGAGGGACCAAAAGGTCGAGATCCCGGTCGGGGTTCTGTATACGTTGCTGGGGGCGTATTACAAGGGCGGTGGTGAACCGGATTCCTACAACGACCGGCTGAACGAAGTCATGGAAGGCATCTTCAAATAAAGCGCTGTGGTTTGGATGCCCGTAACATTCTTGCCAATTTGTAATATTGCTTGCTCGTATTTATTTATATGCGGCAATTAATGCTGTGCGAGATAATTTCGCGTGTTGATTTTCCACAACTGGAAAAGCTGTGGATTGGAGCGCGAGGTTAACTTGACTCAGTTCTGGCGAACTAATTACTGGATCACACCGCATCCAGTTTCATTGACTCGTTCTTTTACAATTCATTGACCTCGGTCAAACAATCGATCGGTAAATCGAACTTAATAGTAGATGAGAAACCGAGGGAAGGAGCCGAACCCTTCCACCCATATTCGCAGGGCGCAAGATTGTAAGACAACCCCCCTGTTTCCCTATCTAGAGAAACTAGGAGTAGTAACATGAATGACCCAGTTATGGTTTGCAAGTTGCAGCTGCATGAGATCACCCCGAAGAAAACCAACGCCTGCTATGACAAGGACAACAAACCGACCTTGCCATTTTCCATTGTGAAATTCGGCGCGGTGTGGGAAGGTTCGGCGGAGAATCAAGCGATGAGTGAAAATGCCGTGTTCGGTCATTGGACGCCCAGCGCGTCTTTCAATGCCACCATCGCCAACGAAGCTGTGATTGACAAACTGGTGCCAGGCCGTAAATACTACGTTACGTTCACCGAAGCACCGGACTGAAGCAATGCCGAGCAATCGGTTACCATGGCTGTGACTTACTGAGGGCGCACCTGAAAAGGGCTCGGTAAGTTACAGCAAGTTGTGCCCTTACATCGGACATATGGGTCGATGGGGTTTGTGCCGATAAGACTGGGTGCCAACGCCCGGACCTAAAGCACACAGGCGCATCCCACTCGGGAAGGCGAGTGGTCGGGCGTAATACGAGAACCTCGGGTTGCTACCCGGGGCTGTTTGCCAACAGGCGGCTTAAGTCGCTTTCGGCCCTGCTGGGAGATCTCAGCGCACGTAAGCACTCGTGTTAATGCCCGCGGTGCGGCCGGCCAATTCTCGGCCTGCACCTCGATGTTCGTGACACGTCTGTTCGATTGCCGGTTAACTCCGGCCAGACGAGTGTTTGAGTGGTTGGCGGGTGGGTATCCCGTCTGGGCAGCTGATATTCGCCTACCGCTTCCGAACTGCCTGAGCATAGCCTTTAGGCACTTGACGCGCAAATCGCTCAGGTGGGCCTAAGGGATGTGCTAAGAGCATGTCAAACTTCTTTTCTAGAGAGATTGGTTGTGCCTAGCCACGATGGGAATCGTTGCGGCGCGATGGGAATCGCCACAAGGTGCAACAAGTAGTACACATTGGTGTATAGCCTGAAGTTGCCTTTACCAAGACCGCCGTCTGCAAACGGCGTAGAGGCAATTTTGGCATGTACTCCTGAAAGAGACAATAATGAGAATGCAACGACATTTGGCCACCGAGTCGGACCAACCGACAGGCGAAGCCGAAGATTCACCGGCCTACATCGAAGCGCTGGCCAAAGCGCAGCCGTACATCGAAGAATGGATCGGCTACGACCTGGACAAGACGCTGTTCCGCCATGACAAGTGGGAAGGTGTCCTGCATTTCGGCGAACCGATCGTACCGATGCTCGACCGGCTCAAGCAAGACCTCGCTAGTGGTAAGCGAGTAAAAATTTTCACGGCACGCGTATCCTACGCCGACGAACGCATCAACACCGTCGTTCGTAAAGCGATCCAAGACTTGATGTTCGAGCATACCGGCCAGGTGCTGGAAGTGACCAACATCAAAGACATGGGGATGCGCAATCTGTACGATGACCGCGCCACCGGGGTGATCCCGAACGAAGGGGTGGTCATCGAAGCCCCTAAACACCTGCCGGGCACCAGCGCTCAGTTCACCAAAGATCTGAAAGCCGCCCTCGGTCAAGACTAAACACCATGGCACTTATTCCTACTGGCGTTAACATCATCTACGATCTGTTGAACGCCCCGAAAGACAAGAACCCGCAAGAGCAGATGGCGGAACTGGGCATCACGTGCCAACGTGTTATCCCCGAACCCATCATCCATCTCTGGCGTTTCATCTCTGTTGACCGCGCGACGATTCCCGCTGAGTTGCCCCCGTACCTCAGTCTGGTGTATCTGAACGTCCAGCAATGGAACGAAGAACTCGAAACGCTGAAGCAACTCAGCCTGAAGAAATAAACGGCGTACCACCCACTTGACCCCGACCGCAGTCAGGACCAAGTGGTGTAAGTTACGGGTTGTACGGCACGGCCAAACCGTTGCTGACGAGTTGATCGTTCAGGCTGGTCGAAGTATTCGGCAGATACACATCCGCCAGATAGCGACCATACTTCTCCTTCTTGTCCGCGACGGTTTGGATCACCACCGGGGCGTTAGCCGGCAGTTGTTGCTGAAGCCAAGCGCGTGAATCTTTCCCGGCTTGGGTGCTGACTTCGGGGGCGTTGATACCGTTGAAGCGGCAGGTCATGTTGATGTGGATATCGCATCCCAAGTCAACATTGAATTCTGCGGTATCGCCATCGATGACGCGAATCACGGTGGCGTTACGGATGTACACATCTTTCTTTTTGGCGGCTGTCATGGTGGGCTCCTATGCAAAGGGGGTTCATAGCATCCGCGCAGTACCAATGGTCAAGATGGCGAAGTGGAAGACGCAGCTGACGCTCCGGGTGCAAGTGATCAGTATTTGAACGAGCAGTAGGGTATCTACCGGGTCCATGATCGGGGCGGGTACTCAGATAAACTGTTCTAGTAGAACGGAGGTTCGATTCCTTCTCTTGACCACTCAGTTTTATGGGGAAGTCGCCCAGCAGGTTTATTGACCTGACCCACTGTAGGCACGCGCAGGTGCGAATCCTGCCTTCCCCGCCACTCAACCGTAGTACGTAGGGCATGTAGCTCAGTGATAGAGCACCGTCCATTACCCTTGGGGTCGCTGGTTCGAGTCCAGCCTGGGGAGTATGCGAATACTCGCTGGTAGCTCAGATGGTTAGAGCACAAGGCTTGCTTAGACGGAGGTCGTGGGTTTGATCCCTGCCATGTCCATCAAGAATTCTTAATAAGTGGTAAAGTAGATCAACGCGGAGAACCGACGCGCTACAAGGGATACCTCGCTCTGGTTGGTTCACTGGAACGAAGGAGTTTGACCCTGCCACTTATTAAGTGTTTTTAAGTTTCACGTAGGGCGTTTAGCTCAGTTGGTAGAGCACGGCTAAAGGTGGGCACCGACAAACCCACACCAGCTTAACAGGCTGGGGCCGAAAGGCAGTCACCATTCATTAAAGCCGAGGTCATGTGTTCGAATCACGTAACGTCCACCAAGTTTCAAAGGGTGTGTAGCTCAGCTGGTAGAGCGTAGTCATGCAAGATTGTGGGGGTTCGAGTCCCCCCATTCTCTCGATTGGGAATGTGGCGGAATTGGTAGACGCGCCGTTCTAACGGACGGTTATCACATTAGGCTAAGGTCATGGGTTCAAATCCTGTCACATCCACCAAGTTTCAAGCAGTACCGTAGGGGAGTCGCCAAGTTGGTCCAAGGCCCCGGATTTTGATTCCGGCATTCGAAGGTTCGAATCCTTCCTCCTCTGCCAGATTTTCGTAGGACTGTTTGATGAACAGAGTAAAATCATCATGGTAGAGATACCACTTACTAGGCACTAGGAGAATGTACCATGGCTGGATTTGTGAAATTGATGTCGAATGAAAACCTGCCGGACGCAAGTCCGTTCAAAGGCTATCAGCTGATCAGCTTACCGGACGCTGGCAAGGTCGAATTCAAACGTAATGAGCGAGGTCTCGATACGTGTGTGATCTACACCCCGGAGCATGATCCAGAAGAATACCTGATGTACGGCAATGCGTATATCCTGAGCGACTCGGGTAAAACCATTGCTTCCCATGGCACCAACGTGCCCTGCGCATTGGAACCGGGTCAAGAGATCAATGACGCTAAGGTGGCGGTTAGCGCACTGCTTACGCTGGAACCTGACGATCTGAAAGCGGCCCTTTGCCATCTGGTTGCAACTAAGCCGGAAACCATCCGTGTCATGGGTGGCGTCATAGCCAATTTGGCGCGGGCCGGAAACGAAGCTGCTATTTACTCAATTCGTCCCGCGGTCGAACACATCAGCACGTAACACCGATCAATGCCCAAGTCAGTTATTCCCTCCAACCGATTTCGTCATGAAAGATGGCGCATCTGGCTAAAAGTGAATTCCAAGGCCTGACTAGGGCGCCCCTTTGGCTTTATTAGTTGAAAGAGGTGTTGTGCCACCACACGCCGTCAATCGAGTAGACTAATAAAGCCTTCCCTTCCCCGATAGCTCAGCCGGTAGAGCGACGGACTGTTAATCCGCAGGTCCCTGGTTCGAATCCAGGTCGGGGAGCCACGAACATAAAAGCTGGAATCTAAGCTAGTAGAGTTATCCTTTAACTTGTGCTGGGGTTGTGTTGTTGACACTTTACAACTAAGGCTTGGGTTCCGCCTTTTGTGTTTAACTGTCTTTGGGTTTGACTTGGATCGACCGCGAGTCGCAATTACCATACGAGCGATTACGATTATCGAAGAACATATTGGCCTGACTCACAAGTCACCTGGTCAAACCCACCCTTTTTCAGAGGACGCACGTGAGGTCGTGCAGGCTTGAGTATCAAGTCTAGAATGGGCGTGGCTCCTTACACCTACGGGGATACTTAAGGGAGTCGAGGGAAGTGAGATCTCATCAATCTCCACAATGTGGGTGCAACCCACCCCAATACTCGCACACAGGAACGCCGTGGAAATCGGTGAACAACCAGGAGATGAGCCTGGTCCTCTGAGCTATTCTAAATAAAGGTACTGATGAGCCGTGGAAGTCGGCCCCTGTGCATACAGGCAAGGTTGCAAACCCTTCGAAACATCTCTTGCGCTTCAAGATACAACGAGATGTATACCAATGGACTTAACAGTGGTAGCCGTTGCTCTTGTCACCTCCGGGGTCTTGATGGGAGTCTAGTAGCGTTTCTGACACGAGCGCTGAAACTGTACGACTGGTTCAACCCTGTCGGCGTCTGTCAAACGTCGTGGAGAGAGGATCAGTAAGTTGTACAACGCGTAAGCTGTGCCGCACGCTCCTAGTGAGCGGGTTCAGTGAGAAGCTAGGTCGTGCAAGACCAAGTTGTGCAGCCATTGTGAGATTGCGTCGGTTTGGCCAGACTGGCGCAGTTGTATCGGTGTGAGGCGGGGGAGGGGTGCAAAACTCTCCCCCGTTTCTTATTCTTTTTATGCCGTCAAAATCTAGGAGTAACTATGTGGAACTTTTTCAAACGACTGTTTGGCGGTGGTAAACGACAAGAACCCCAGATCGATAAGCCGAGCGGATCGGCGGGCCGCTGCACACCGTACATGACACCGCTCAGTTCCATCAAACCGAAGTCACCGGAGCCCGTTAAAGAAGATCTGAAGCGCCCCAACGGCCAATGGGAAGAAACGGAAAACCAACGGCCGCCCGAAAGCGTATGGCAACAAAGCTTGCGGCGCGAAATCAATAAGGTTGAAAAACGTCAACGCTACAATGAAATTTTGAGCCAAGCTGGGATGGATGTTCGCGCCAGGCGATTCGAAGCCGTGCAACAGTCCGTCGATCGGGTTCGCCAAGAAGCACTCAACTCCGCCACCCCCCAGATGAGTCGACCGCAATTACCGCCCCATGCGTTGACGGATTCGGCGCGCCTGGATTTGGTCCGAAGAGCAACGCTGAGCACCATGTCCCAGCGCCCAGGATTACAAGCTGGGCTAGACGCGGTTCAGCGTGACATCGAAGCGCGCCGTCGACAGAACGAAGAAGACGAACGTCGTCGCCGTGAAGCCGATGATGAAGACCGTCGCCGTCGTAACAACGATGACACATTGAATTTGTTGGTAGGCTTATCCTCGATAATTTCTGACACCGTATCCTCATCGTCTGATTCCAGCCCCAGCTCGGATCCGTTCAGCGGCGGCGGTGGTTCCTTTGACGGCGGTGGTGCTTCTGGAGATTGGTCATGACAACCCAAATTTCGCTCGAACGCATTCGTGAGTTGCAAGCGGAGATCGATCAGATCAACCGACTGCATATCGCTGACGTGGTGATCACCAAGAACGGGAAGCCGCTGGATGTCAGCCCCCGGATCCTCAACGACATGCGTCTCACCGGCTTGAATACCTTCGGCCTCTTGAAAGACCTCGATAAACAGAACCCATGAACACATTCACCCAAATCGAACGTTTTCTCGACGAAAACCGCGGACCAAACCTCTCCGCGAACATGATCGGCATACTCGAAGAAGCCAAGACCCGCGATCTGAGCGTATTCCAATATTACAAAGCGGTCGAAATGGGTCGAATTGGTAAAGTCTGGGTAATGCCATGGTCCGGTGGAATGGCGATTTCTTTTGGCGATGCTGAAGAAGCCACTCATCTCTGGAGTGACGAGAAAGGCACTTGGAAGCCCAGTTCGTACTTCCGCCAGTACGTTTAGCAGATTTAGATAAGGAAAGCCATGTGTGAAGAATTGACGTTACATCCACGGGCGATTTACGCATATGAGCTGTCGGATATTCAGTTGCGCAGTTTGTACCGCCTCAACAAGAATGACCTCATGTGTGCGTGGCGCACCCCGACCGGGATCGTCGTGTATCTCGATGGCCCCAAGCCGAACTGTTACGCGTGGAAGATGTACGGTTGGGAACCTTTTAACGAGGAAGAAAATGGGTAGACATATTGCCAACGGGCAGATCGAAGTGAGTCTGCATCGGGATGCCGATTTCTCGTCTATGGCTGAGTGCAGTGCTTGGCTGGCCGAGCGTCTGAGATGGTATCCAAAGGAACATTACACGGTCACGGTCATGGCGGGCGGCACCTACGGCCTGAAAGGGGTGCTTTTCGATCAGATCTTCGAGCATGATTTTACCGCGATGCCAAATGTGAGCATCGTCGTGAAAAGATGGGACGACCACCCGAGTTTCTCGGCATACCACGGAACGAATCCTTACCCTGGTAACGGAACCCGTGTATTCGGCAATCGGGTTATGGTTGCAGCAATTCGGGCGATTTATCACCCGCTAGTGGCAAGTTAGTAGTATGTAGTACGTAGTAGGTAGTGCATGATTTATCGGTGGAGATGGTGGGATCGAAAACTCCATTCACCATCGAGAAAAATCATGAAGAAAATTGCATCTTTGTTTCAACGTAACTATGACGGCGATCGTCAAGTGCGTAATGAAGTCGTTCCGGGTTCGGAATGGGTAATCCACGGCGAAGGGTATGCGACCCGTAAATGGGATGGCATGGCTATTAAGCTGGAGAACGCTCAGTTCTTTAAGCGTTATGATGCGAAGGCTGGCAGAACACCGCCCCCTGAATTCATTCCTGCCCAACCGGCGCCTGATCCACAAACTGGCCACTGGCCTGGTTGGGTGCCGTTGCAAGGGAAAGAACTCAATCGCGTAGTAGCGGCGTATCAAGACAGCGGCATCACGGAAGACGGCACATTCGAATTCTGTGGACCGACGATTGGTACCCGCCATGGCGCCAACCCTGAACGGCTCACCAAGCACATCCTGGTGCCCCACGGGCAAGACATCCTGGCCGACTGTCCGCGTGACTTCGATGGGCTCAAAGCCTATCTGGCGAATGCGGATATCGAAGGGGTGGTGTGGTGGCATCCGGATGGTCGTAAGGTCAAGATCAAAGCAGCTGATTTTGGCCTCGTCAGGCACGCAGTAATCTGATGTAAGCTGAATCGGAGGAGCTTCGGCTCCTCCGCTTATGCTGCCCGTTAATTAAGGGACCAACATGGTAAGTAGTTATGATTACAAGCGATTGGTGGCAGAGATTAAGAAATGCCCAACCCGACGCAAATACCAGCGTGCGTTTTTAGCGTTGGCGCAGGTCTTACGACAAGATTATTTGCCCATCAAACATGGTGGACACAACGACGATGGTGAGATGTGTTTGTATTGGGATACCGGTACGCATTACTGCGATATCGAAGTCAACCCTTCAGCCACCTCGTTCTCGATTTATATCAGACAACGTAAAGACACCGAAGATGAAACAGAACGTTGCATCCGTCCCGAAAAAGAATGGTTCTTCGGAGCCGTCACCCTCGCCGAGTTCAGCGAAGACTGGATCACCCAACCCCTCACCCCCTTTAAAAAACAAAGCGGTGAAGAAGTGTAGCTGCCAGTGTTCCCACTGTGTCGCAATGGGGAATGTCCCCAAGAAGAAATAACCAACAACATAATCAGGATATCCACATGAGCTATCAATCCAAAAAAGCAACGTGCCCGCTCTGCAAAGGAAACAAGACGGTCGATACCCAGCGCGAGGTCTTCATCATCGGCGACGATGACAAACTGTCCGAAGATGTATTAGCGATCGCCGATGCGATGGCTGGCGATAACGCATGCCCGCATTGCAATGGCGTGGGCGAAGTGTCGGTACCGCCGTATAGCGACGGGAAAGGCGCGCTTCTGTCCACAGATAAGATGGCGGAGTTGGCCAAGGCAGGTACGGTATTGCGTTGCATCGGCAGTGCAGTGTTTGTCCAAGCTGTCGCCAACCAAGCTGCGCGTATTGTTCTGCCCGAGGATATCGTGGACACGTATGTCGGTTACTGGGCTGATCCTACCCGTGCCATCACACTGCGTGAGTATATCTTCCAGATCGCCCAAACCGCAGAAGAACTGGCGATGAAGATGTATGGGAATCTGGGCAACCCTATCTATGCCGGTCCACGCAAGCCGGCGCAGCAACCAAGCGAAAAAGTCGAAACACCTCCTGCTCCACCAAGACCGTACTTCTTGACGGATGACCAGTACGATCTCATCGTGCGGACCATGAAAAAGGTGTTTGGTCTCGATGGCTTGGAATTCAAGAAGTCCATCATGGATATCGCGAAGATCGCCCACGCCAATGGCGTCGAACAAACAACGAAAGCGATCCAAGCGTCGATGGCGGCCCATTACCCCGAACTTGGGCAGCCGTCACTTGTGCTGAGTCTGATCGATAACGTGGGTTATTACGCGAAAGTGCAAGTCTTGCTTTATGCGCAGGCTGCGATTGATGCCTACATCGAAGACATGGGGTATCCGCCTCGCGAGACGAGTATGCCTAACGATAAGGGGCAGTTCCTGGCGTTGTTTGAAGCCTTGATCTCGCAAAATCCTACCGCGTACGAACGTCCTGGTCAAACTGTGTATCAAGTCACCAAAGACGAACTGGAGTTGCTGTATGAGGTTCTGACCAAAGAAATTTAAGTCGAGGGGGCTTCGGCCCCTTCACTATGCCGCCTATTTTTTGTTCAGAAACTTTTTGGTATCCTTTTATCATCATTCTACATTACTTGTATGAAAGTCATCCGTAGCAGCAATCGATGTGCGGCTGATGTGGCACTAGAAATTTTCAAGTCTATATTCCAGTGGTGAATAAGAATACCGATGTATGTATTCCTGCCCTTTCAACTATCTCGGAGAATACCATGGACAATCAACAAGTTACCTTTTTCATCCCCGATGCTGAACAAGTTGCTCGCCTGATCCATGCGGATCCGGATCGTGACTTCCAACTGTTCGGGACCGGCGTACAAGTCTGGATCGGTCAAACCTACCTGCGTCTGAAGCAGAACGGCCTGCCGGTCAAACTCAGCCATAAAGTCCCGACCTCGGGCATCGTGGTGGTGCACGCTGACCACATCGGCATCGCCCTGCGCGCCCGTAGCTTGTTCTCCAACATCACGTTGGTGACGGTGCGGGCTGACCGTCCGCCACGCAACATGGCGGATTATGAAATCGTCCAGAACGGCCACTCGGTCCGTAACGACCACACCTTCCACGTGCAGCACTGGCCGCAACCGGGCTTGGTGCAACGCGATGCACAGCGTGGTAGCCAAGTCAAGAACGTCGCGTTCAAAGGCGCTGTCGGTGAAATGGCCGAAGACCTGACCCGTCCGGCGTGGGCGGCTGATCTGGCTGCCCACGGTCTGGAATGGCGTACCGACGCGGTGGCTTTTTCGGACAACGCCTCGTCATACCAAGTGAATTGGAACGACTATCACGATGTCGACCTGGTGGTGGCCATGCGCAAAGATACGTCGCGTCTGTACACCAACAAACCGGCCAGCAAACTCATCAACGCGTGGCTCGCTGGCGTGCCGGCGATCCTGGGCCCGGAACAAGCGTTCCGTGAACTCAAGCAAGATGAGCTGGACTACATCGAGGTGAAGTCGGTCGAAGAAGCCCGCGCCGCGATCCTGCGTTTGCAAAACGACCCGGCCCTGTACCAAGCGATGGTGGAACGGGCCCGTGTTCGTGCCCATCAAGTCACGACCGAGCAATGCACCGCGGCCTGGGCGAAGCTGTTGTTCGAAACCATCCCGCAGCGTAAAGGTTCGGTGGTCAAGGCACTGACCAAGTTGTTTGCGAAAAGCATGCGCAGCCGTTTGAGCTACATGTTGGCAGCATGAAAAAAGGTAGGGACGCTGAGCTGACGGGGAAACCCGTCAGCTCAGTATGCCCGCTATCTTTTTTTGATTCTATATCACTTAAATAGCCCGGAAAAGTTAATTGATGACAAAGTGTTATTCTTTTCAAGAAACTTTACGGTATCCTTTTATCCGCTCCACCTATCCATTGAAAGGAGGCGTTAATGCAAAGCAAGTCGTTTATCCAACCCCATCGGCGCCTGATGCTGAACACGGGTGGTTGGGTAACTAAGTTTCGCTTCTTACTGCCGTTTCTAACGGAAGATATCGATCAGGCGTTTCATGAAATCCTGTACGTGATGATTGAGTCGATGCGCTATCGCGATAAGGCGATGCGTGAAATCGTCACGATGGTGAAGAACCTGGAACAAACCATCGACGTGTGGGTGACCTGCAAAGAGGAGATCGTCCGCACCCTCAAACAACTGGCCTTAGAGATTTACTTTCAAGCAGAGGCACTCCATCTCTACAACGAGGACGGGATTCTGATGTACACCTACAGTCCCCATCCTGATCCCCATTTTGAAGACGTGATGCTGATCAGCGTCCCGCAGTTGACTTGGAACGGTGCCCTGTATGAGCCACGCAGCTATTAGCCCGCATCGGGTATTTCTGATTGACCTGCATGATCCGCTCAGTCGTTTCATGCAAGTGTTGGAGGATTATTGCGACTTGGATTACCAAGACGGTGGCGGCATGCTGACCGAGCAAGAGATCGTGGTGTTGACCATGAACTTCTTGAACATCGCCCATAACACCAACGAGGCGATCGAAGCGATGTCGATCCAAGTCAATACGTATTGTAAATACTACCCCACCCCGTATAACAAACATCGGATTTACGAAGCGATTGTGGTGTACATCCGCAGCATCCATCGCTTGTTTTTAGATGCGGGTCTGTATGGTGACGACAGCTATCTGGCTTACAGCTTCGGTGGATGGCATTTGCCGGGCGTACCACTCTTGGTACCGACCACTCATCTGCGTTGCTACCCACAGGGGATTTCCACCCTGGTAGACGCTGAACCCGTCGATCCCCGGCCGAGCCGGATCTTCCGCACCATCACTGAGTCCCACGATTCCTATTACAAAGACTGGCCTTTAACCCCACGCGCCACAGACATTCTTCCTTATTAAACATCACAGCACTTAGCTTTTACACGTGAGGTCACTATGCATCATCCTGTCGTTCTGCGCCACACCCACCGAACTTGGCTCAACAGCAAAGGTCAGGTCGTCTCAGCACTGCCGGGCGAAACCACGGAACCACGCACCGTGTCGATCAAATGGGAAGCCCGTGTGCTCGACGCTGCAACCGAACAACCGATCGAGGGTTTCCCGACCTTGAGCGGTACCGACACCCTGGAGCAACACGCCCACCATGAAAGCGCCCTCGAAGAGCTGTACTACGAACGGCTGCGCTGGGTGGACGGTGATAAACCGGATATCGAACAACTGAAGCAAAACGTCAACGCCGGGATCTGGACGCTCGATATCCAGATGGAAGATCCCACGCTATTGAACCCCGTCCCTGTCATGAACGACTGATCATCTTCCACTCAGCCGAAAGGCTGGGTGGAGGTATGACGTTCTTTTTTTATGATCTTGCTTATTCTGTTGACAGAGATGGCCCTACGTGATTTGACGACTATATCACGATGATGAGCCATAACCAGGACTCCTCTCCTTCCACTTAACAACCAACAACAACTATGCCGGGTAATTCCAAAGCTTCACGTAAACCGAAACACTCCGCGACACGTCCCACCCCGGTGGCTAAACAAATCGCAACCGCGTTCTCCCATCCACCGTTGGTGGTCGGGGATTTTATCAACCCTAATAGCTTCGTGAAGAAAGCCAGCGATCTCGCCCGCTTCTGTATGAATCGCATCGTCAACCAAACCGGTAACTTTGACGATTGGAACAAGTTGATGCACCGCATGTACGCAGGGTCGGTGGCGTATGCGGATTACTTCAAGCCCGACAACGGCATCGCTGCGACGATTAACGATGCCGTCGCTTCCCTCCAACTCATCATGGTGCGTACGCACTGTATCGGGATCGATGGGTTCGGGATGCGTCCGGGTGAACATGCATTGGTAATCGATGCACTCGAACTGATCGATCGCTTGACGCGCAACATGACCAGCCAGGAAGTGCGCGATGCGTACAACAAGGCTGGGTGGTGGTTGGATGAGCTGGTCGCGCAAAACAAGAAAGCCAGTGACCTGTTCTACGAACGCCAAAAGATGCTCGGGCAGCTCGCACAAGAGTATCAAGCCGCACAAGCCGCAAGGGGTTAGCATGTATGAAGTGGGAAAAGTCTACATCTGGCAAAACCAGGTCGGGGAATGTGCAGCTTTAAATGGCACAGAAACCACAGTGCTGGAAGGTCCTTTTGTTTGGATCACCACCGTGACCCAGGCAAGGCAAACCGGTTGGTTAACCGATAGTTATCTGCCGGGTGAAGAAAAGAATGACCCGAACCAGATGGTGGCCTTCTTTGGCGATTTGCGGCTTAAAGACCCGCCTAATGGCGAAAAAATAATCATGGAGTTGTTCAAACAACCTGAAATGGAGACTGCGTAATGTGCGTGCCGGGCTATGAAGTGACGATGTGGGTGTGGGTCGAAAGCAAAACGACGGGACATACGCTGGTGGAACCGCGTCAGTTCACGGCGGTGGTGCATCCGCCTGTGTGGACGCAGGATGATCTGGTTGCGCTGGAAATGTCGCTCGATCATCAAGCCAAGCTGAAGTTCTTGGTCGAATTGCGCAAAGATCCGAATCCTTCGCCAAAGGTCCTCTCGATGTTGGTCGGTTCTGACTTCATCATTCGTGGCCTCTTGCAGAAGTGGAAATCCCCTCAAGACCAGCACGGTCAATATAAAACCGTGATCTACCCCCCGCATCAACTCCGGGCAGCATAACCTACCCCATGACCCCTGCGGGTCATGGGGGCGTATGCCCATAATAGAAAATCACCCACGGCGTTAAAGCTATGGTAGGAACTTCACAACTAACAATTAAAGGAAAGCAACATGAGCGACGAGCAAATCAAGAAGGAAGCGAAAAAGCTCGCTGACGCGAGCGACAACATGATGAATGTGGTCGCCAAAGCGATCCGCTTCGCACTGCAACATCAGCACAAAGAGATCAACATCAGTCTGGGCTTTTCACCGGAGATGGTTCCGCGCTCGTCCAAAGGTGTGCTGTCTGATAAACCGTTTGCGGCTGACGATTATACCACACAAGGCATGTGCTTGCTGGTGGTCAAGACCAACCCCGGCGCTGTCTTGACCGACGACATGCAAAAGCTCGTGTACGAGATGGAATCGCGCCGGGTGTCGATCGGGTCGCTGCAAGACAACGCTGATGTGTTCCCGGTGATCTTCTCAGTCAAGCATGGTGAAGATCTGGAAGAACTGGAACACCGAGACTATTGCCTGTTCATGCGCAATGATCCGGAAGATCTGGCCGTCGTGGAATGCGGTCGTCACATTGCACAATTCCTCCGCAGCGGAACTCTGCCGCAAAGCTAAATCGCATCTATAACTAACAACAAGGATATCAACATGATTCACCATCAATACGACCCGCTCGTTCTGTTCTCGGAAATGCCGAGCACCCAACCCACCGTCACGGTAACGGAAGCACCGGCGGTGGTCCAGAAACCAGCACCGATTCTGCCCTACCATGTCTTCGAGATCGATGGTCATCCGTTCGCCACGATCTACAAGAACGCGGACGACTACAAAGACGCCCCAGATCTCGGGCACTGCTAAGGAGAGCATCATGAACTTGCAAGAAGCTATCCAGGATGTGTGCCTGCGCAAACCCATCGCGGCCCCTTTCTTTGTGCCGGTCCATCAGGAAGCGTTGACGAAACAACATCTCGCGAAGACACGGACCAGCGCTCTACTTCGGCTGAGCCCTGAGGCACGGGAAATTTTGATCAAGTCCAATCCGGTCTCACAAGAGGCTCTTCGAGACGTGGTGTCCGCGCTGCGTAATTTGTCCAACTCGCTCAAGTGTACTTTCGTCACGGCTAAAGCGCCTGTGCTTGAACCACTTACGGAAGAGAAGATGAAACAAATTCTCGACAACACGCACGTCATCGGCTTTGACCTTAGTGGAAACGCGAGTGATGTGACCACCGTTTTCGATATGCAGGTTCCGAGGGATCAAGCGATTTTCACCGACAGCGATAAGTTCCTGACGGTTCAGCGCGGTAAGCGTCGTCGTGGTCAATCGGAATCGTTTCAATTCCACGCTGTTTTTGACGAGAACAGTACTGTCCACATCGATGAAGTCAAAGAGCTTCCACCACCCAAACCCGAAGATCAATAAGGAACCCGTATGTACAATCTCAGAAAAGACAAAGGTTTGCTGTACGGCGAGAATGTGTTTAACATCTTGGTCACTGCACCGGGTTACGAACATGGTGATGATGACCGCACCATCGAAATCATGGCGCGTGCTGCGACATTGGGCGGTTTTTCCGCTTATCGGTTTGAAATCGATAACTTTAAATCGGACGTGTATGCGTGGATAAAATGCAACTACGTGACCGATGGTATCGACGTTGTTCTCGGTACGGGCGAAACCACCGTGTACGATGATAAGCGTGGTCGCGTACCGCTCGATACCGCAATCGTGATCGAATTGCACGGCGACGAATTTCACCAAGCCGCCAAAGCCGTGTATCAGTTTCTCGTCCATGGCAATACGGATTTGCGGCACACGCATCGCCAACCTTACCAGCGTTATTAACACCACCTCAACCACAAGAAAGGATATCACCATGAACAATAAAGACAACAAGGTCGTGCCTATCCGGCCTGGTGTGGAAATCAAAAGGCCAACCGACACGACCGTTCGCTCGCTCGGGGAAGCGGAAGTCAATCTTCCTCCCACCACGCTTCGCTCCTATGCCGGGGTCGAACAAATGATGCAACAGACTTTGGAAAAACAGCATTTCGGTATCCTAAGTCATCTGAATCAACGGCAGCGCACTGAAGGGCCGCCGAAGAATGACGATTTCGATCCACTGGCATGGCAGCATCTGCTTAACGTCGAACACCTGACCGATAAGCCTGACCGCTTCCGTCCGACACAAACGCCACCCGAGAAACGTAATAAAATTCGCAACGCATGCGTTTCCGGCCACTTCCCGGGTGAAGAAAAGAAATGCCCGCTCTGCCAGCGAGCGCGGTTCAATACCCTGGTGACCGGTTATTACATAGACAAACCCGGCCTGCCGCAGCTGCGTGAAACGATCATGCGCATGATCGGCGAAGGTCGGTATGATTCCGAGGATTACCGGTTCATCATGGACTACTTGGGTTTGCCGCACAACATCGATCTGGATGGATTGAAAAAGTTCTACAACAAAATCCACAAGATCGAAACGATGTCTCGTTGGGCCAACAGCGCTCGCGATGGTCTGTTCTTTATCAGACACCCACTACTGGGTGAAATGGTGCCTCTGGCGTCCCCGTATTACGCTGGATCCGGACTGGTGGCTTCGCTCATCCAGATCGATGAGCAACTCCGCGAGATCTATAAGGAGGCAGCCACAATCAACTACGAAACCTCGTGGGCCGCCCTCGACCCGTTGGGTAAACTGCCTGACAATAAAGGCATGTCCGCATCCAAGGTGAGTCTCGACATCGAAGCCGATCCGTTATCGGGGAAAGGGCCAGCCATCGTGTACCACACCATCGGCGGCGATGCCGAGCATCTTTACGCTGCCGCAAAGCGTAATCGTCCGTCCGTCGCCACCGGTATGGATAGAACCACGGTTCTTATCGAACCCGGTAATCCATTTGGTGCGATTATCGGTGGTCGGCAAGAGCGTCGCCGCCTCGAAATGTTTCATAAGCTGAACACGGGTTACAAACTCAAACGTGCGGATGGTCCTAAGAAGCGCGGCGTTAAGAACACCGATCAGCTCGTCAAGGATATCAAACCGCATCCGCTGCTCAAACACCTCATCAAGAAAACGGAGAAATAATGATTCGTGAGTACACGGTCGTGAAAGATCACGATCTTGAAAATTTTGTCAAGGAAGTCAACCGCTTGATCCAGGTGGGTTGGCAGCCGCTGGGGAGTATGTCGGTTACGTCGTACGAGGTCCGTGATATTTTCACCCCGTCCAATTCCGCGATCGAAATGATGCACATGCAGGCCATGGTGAAGTAATGGTCACGTTCAAAATCATCGAAGGGATTAGCGCGGTGGTCCTGGAGCGGCTGGTGAACGCGAAATTGAATATGGGCTGGAAGCTCCACGGAGGCGTGGTGGTACAAAACGATAAGTTTTACCAAGCCCTCACCATCACCCACCGTAAAACTGTCAAAATCCCCAAGTAAACGGAGATCAACTATGTCACCAGGATCAAATGAATTGAATCAACTCGATATCGCCAATCGCTGCACGCTAGTCGCAGCCAAGTTGGTCGACGAGTTGTTTGCAGGGCGTGACCCGCGTATGCCCGCGGCGCTGAACAAGAATGAGCTGATGACGGTGCTGAAAGTGGCCGCCCTCAATGGCTATGAGTTAGGCCTGAATGACGGATTCGCGACATCGGACCAGACGTTGAATCAGTCGTTCTTCCAACGCTTATTCGGCGCCTTCGCTAAACAAAAAGGTTAACAATGAGCGCAGAAGTCCAGGATGATTTGGATAGCCGTGTTAGCGACTACATGGTTGTAACCGAATACGATCGAGATCGTCTCAACAAAGAAGTTAATTCCCTGGTTCAGAAGGGATGGCAACCGTTGGGCGGAATTAGCGTGTCGCCTTATGTGTACACGCAAGGTGGCGAGACCTGTCACGATACGTGCTTCGCTCAAGCGATGGTGAAAACGCTGTTTACCAAATATACCGAATCAATGAAGTCCCGAGTGGACGCATTGTACCGGCTTATTGCATTAGCGGACCAGCTGAACGAAAGCGAAATCAACAGCTTGGATCTCAGCTTACGTGATCATCTGGTACAGCATTATCTTCGCGCCGGAGTATCGGCAAGAGAACTGGCGCCACGCTTTGGTTTAACCGAGGGCCGGATATCGCAGATTAGGAAAAGTGGGCATTTGAAAAGGGAGAAACATGGCTAAGAAAGAAGTGGGTCCGGGCGTGGTGTGCCGGATCATCGGTTCTTCGGTAGGACCGAAAGGCAGTTCGATCGGGAAAATCGTGCGGGTGCTGGGGTTGACTGATCCGCCTATCCACGCGCTGTGGGGAGATATGTGGGACGTAGAAGCGATCGATGGCTCGATGTTCGAAGTCAAGATCACTTCGCCGGACTTGACCACAACGCACATCCAACAAAGCCGTGGTTGCGTATGTGCTACGGACTGGCTCGATCCGCTCGATGAAGATCCGACGGCACCGAAAGCCGACGCGACGGAACGCGAACGTGATCTGGTGAACTGATGCGTCGAATGCCGATGCCGCGCTTCGTACCGCAGGGGGATGAGTTTCCCCCTCCAACGGGGTATTGTCACAGCAGTATGTGGACGGCGCGCTTTACCTGGCTCGATCCTGTCCATACAACCAACCAGTTAGACGACCAAGACCCAACAACAAAAACGAGATGTCAACCAGGGCCATCCGCGTAAAGGTGAGACGTTGCACGATATCGCCTATCGATAACTGAGCTTTTTAAAGGAGGCGATGATGCCACTACCTGTCGTCGAACAGCACCACCAAAGCATCTTGATGGATCTGGTCATGATCCTGCGAGAGCAACCCTGTGAACTCGGGTTGCTCAAGGTAGTGAATGAACCGTTTTTGATACCGACTTGGGCATCAATGGCCTCGCCCCGCCACGCTTCGGTGGAACGGGATTATCGCCGCTACATGCTGTATGGGTGCGACATCGTCCTCCAGCCCATCATCGATTCGATTGGGGTGAAAGAAGTCGTTGAGTTCCTCCGTTCACGGCGTGTCTCGCTCAGTCCGCTGGAAGACAACTTCGATTTCCATGTGCATTTCTTTCATGACCATGGTCGGTTGTCGTTCAGCGACGAGTTCATCACGTATCACTACGTTCCCGATCAACGGGAGAAAGTATCCAACCGCGTAGCGGAAGTCGTCGCCCAGTTTCTGTTGTTTGGTCGAGTCCCCATGATTACATAAAAAGAAAGGTATTGCTGTGGTAACTGTCCGTAAAGCTCCGTTGATGAAAGTGCGCGCTGGAGATTCCAGCCTCCAAACTTCCTTCAAAACCACCGCCACCATTCCCGCCACCTTAGCGGCGTTGCGCGAGTACATGCAAAAGCATGCTGGCGATAAGCCGTTCAGTGAAAACGAACTGCATTCGCTGCGGTTCCGTCACCGCACCTGCGGTCAACAGGAAAACGATCAACGCGTCGAAGACGTGGAACACTGGCGCGGTCCGTGGTGGGTGATGTATGTCACCGATGAACACCGCCGTGAAGGCGAACGGGTCGCCAAGATTACCAAAAAGAAACCCACTTACCGCCAAACCATCTTCGGGGTGTGTGACCGATTCCCGATCGGTTAAGCGTAACCACTACAATTAAGAATAAGGAAACTAGGATATGCAACTGAACCACGCCAACCTGCGCGACATTTCGTCCACCCCCTGGTTCGATATGGCGCCCCATCTGCACCGAGAAATCCAAACCCTCGACGGACTCAACCGGATCCGAGAACTGCGCCGCAATTACCAATGTAGCGCGTTGCCACGTTTACAATCTCACATACTCGGCGGCCGCTGGCAGGTCGAGGGCGGGAATTACATGCGCTTCGAACTCAAAGTCCATGGCCAACCGTTCCCGACAGAAGTGAAGGAGTTGTGGGAAAAGATCAAATTCAACAACACGGCCCACACCGAATACGAGTTTTATGACTTCTTCCGTCGTTTTCGGCACGATGATCAAACCTGGGCATGGCAACGTAGCATGGGTGGCGGTTACACGATGCCGTTGGCGGATGTACCCTGCATTCACTGCGGTCAGAAGTGGACCGTAGAAACGTCGCACGACTGTCGTATTCATGAAGCCGGCCGTTTCAACGAAGTCGAGTATCCGGCCACGCCCGATCTGGTGGGGAAGAAGTTGGCGGAAGTGCGTGAGATCGTCACCCGCACGCCGTCCAACGACGCGAAGCTGACGATGTACAAATCGACGGTACTCCGTAGTGATCGCTTCATCGATACCACGCTCGTCGAAAATGAATTTTCCAAAGAAATGGAAGTTCGTAACGCTCAAGGGTATGCTACGGCCGACTCGTATTACGCTGGCCGAGCAGAATTGGTCGACTGGGATCAGTACGTGGTGCAGGAAGGCGACGTGTTGATCTTCTCGAAAGTTCAGTACATTCATCCGGCTTGCGAGGTGGAACGCGTTACCGAAAAAGTCCGTGAAAGTTTGGCCGATGCGTTGACGCAAGCGGGTGTGAAAATTCACGGTAGTGTGCGTATCCCGAACGGCTACACCGAAGCGATGTATTCGGGCGCGTGGTTCATTTTCGAAACCAATCTCGGGATGTTCCGTATCGGCTGGCGCCGCCATGTGATCTCCGTGTTGCGGGTGCAATACGGCGAGACGTCCTACGACGCCACCACGTTTGTCAAGGTACCCGGTTCGCATGACCAGCATTTCGATAGTTACAAAGAACTGACCGAGCATTTCAAAACGCTCAAATAGACGGCATAACGGGAGAGCCTACGGGCTCTCCTATTTTTATGTCTCTTTCTTTTTTGGTTTGCTATGACTGCTGATGAAGAACTTAAACGGGTGATGGGGCGGATTCGAGCATGGCATAAGAACGAACTCACGCGTTACGCGATGGAGTTGCCAGACTACGAATATGAAATCACCAAGAAACGTTTCGATGCTTTTTTGAATCGTGCTCGTCGGCATCATCGCGCTCAGGCATTAACCGAGCTGCGGGACATGTTAGGCGAGATTACCTATTTCATTTTACCGTGGGAAGCCATTGCCTGGTATGCCCGTCAGAAGAAAAAGACTATGTGAAAATATTGGTTGGCGCTATACGTATAGAAAACACTGGCCCTAGCGATTTTGAGAGCTATATTACTAGATTGATCGCCCACCCATAAAGGATACCCCATGGCCACCCCAAGCCAACATTTCGAGCTGATTCAAAGCAACGTTTTCCAAGACATCGCTAAATTGATACCGTCCAGTATCGATACCACGGTGGCCATCAACCGCGATAAACCGCACCACATCGCGTGGCAGTTCACCATGACGCAAGATGGCCTCTCGATTCTACGCACCATCACGGTCTCGGAAATTGATCTGAACGACAACTTCACGGTGACGATGGAAGAAGCGTTGAAAGAACCGCACTTCGTCACCAACACCGATACCTGGACGTATAACGCCGAGCAATTCGACAACATGCAGTACATGTACACCCGGATGCTGAGCTTCGTCTGCGGCCTGATCAAATCGGAACGGTTTCCCACACCCGAGAACATCGCGAACCTGAGCGAGATCAATCGCTGGTCGGGCAGCTTCCGCGCGACGCTGCACTATGTCAGCGACGAGTTCGGTGAGTGGTGGAAGATTCGGTTGTTCGATCCGAAAACTCAAGAGATCTACGTCGAGAACCTGCCAACGACCATCGACGGCGCCACGTGCAGCACGATGTACCATCTCTACAATACAGCCTTCGAAAAAGGTCGCATTCACGGGATCAACGTCCTGGCTGAACGAATGGCGTCTGAAGAAGCGGGGCGGGCGCTCAACGCGTCATTGCTACGCGACTACGACATCCGGCCGGCACTGCGTGAATTCGTTCACTGCGGCAATCTCGAACACGCGGTACTGTCCACCCAAAAGTCGAAAAAGAAATGAGCGATAAGAAACTGGAATGGCGGGAAGTGGTCCTGGCTTCCCTGAATGCATTCGAGAGCGATGTTTGCCCCGAACACGTGATGCAGGAAGCCATCAACGAACTCCGTACCCGCCAGAACAACCGTCCACTGCGCGGTGAACGCCAACCGCCGGCGCCGCGTCGCCGACTGTCTGAAACCAGTCTCGATTACTGTCGGCGTTACAGTGGCGTAAATCCCGACGAGGTCTCGCACTTGATCGACGTGAACAGTTTACGCCTCGTCAACGGCATGCTCCTCGGGAACTTCATCCCCCATGGCCCTCACGCCGAGCACGCCCAGCAAGTCACCGGTAATGGCCTCGGTCAGTTCGGCATGCGTGTGTCGGTGCGTTACAAAGAAGGCAACACCACCCAAACCCAAAACCGCACGGTCGAATGGTGCGACATCATTACCTTCGACCTTGTTCTCAACCATAACTAAGAAAGCCATCTATGCAACCCAACCAACTCCCGGGACTCCTCAGCGACAAACAGATCAAAGAATTGTGCGCGCCACCCACATTCGCGGTACTTCGTTACGACGACCCTGAATGGGAATATAGCTGGAAAGACTCACTCACGTTGGGGCGGCAAGTCAATACCAGCGGTATCAAGGAATTCCGCCATCTCACGAATGAAGAACGCGAGGCATTCAAGCCGATGATCAAGCCATTCTTCCCGCACCAAATCAAGACGCGCAACGTGGTTCACAGTGCGACCGACGACAGAGCAAGCGACCGCTACGAGACACAGAAGATCGTGTCATATGGCCTCAGCTCGGCCGGGTATGATGTTCGCCTGGGTCGAAAGTTTAAGATCTTTACCAACATCCGTTCGGCACTGATCGATCCCCTCAACATGTCGGATGACTGCTATGTGAATCACGAAGGCGATGACGTTATCATCCCGCCACATAGCTACATTCTGGGCCATACGCCGGAAGTGTTCGATATCCCGCGGGATGTGATGGTGGTTTGCGTAGGTAAATCCACCTACGCTCGTGCCGGATGCGCGGTCAATGTAACACCCATCGAACCTGGGTTTAAAGGGCAAGTGGTGATCGAGATCGCCAACCAGACGCCGCTTCCCATGAAGGTGTACGCTGATATGGGAATCGCACAATTCCTTTTCTTTAAGATGAGCGGACCATGCGAAACGTCTTACGCTGACCGCGACGGCAAGTATCAAGGTCAAACCGGTATCACGACCGCGCGAGTATAAAGTCTGTTCCACCTAAAGTGTAAGAAAACCAGAGAGGCTCTCGCGGGCTTCTCTGTATCTTTATAACCAACAACACAGGGAATCAACCATGAACGCTCAAACTTTCGTCCAAGCGCCCACTAACGAGGTGGAGAAAAAATCGCGGGAACTTGACGCGGTCTACCTCGCGAAGCTGCGCAGTTATGCCATTGGCGCAATGTCTTCGTCGTCGGCCGCTAAAGTGGTCTTGGAGTTGACGACGCTCTATCACAAAGCACTTCAAGTGCTCGGTCAGAATAGTGACCTGGGGGCAATCAATGCCGCTGTCGGTAAAGTTGCTTATTACCAAATCTCCGACGAACTCAAAGTTCATTTCACACCTCAGCCCATCGTGCCGAGAATCTAATTATGAAACTCAAAAAAGGTACGCCGCTAGAGTTCATCACCGCCGTATTAAGCCGCCTCGGTGTCGTTAACGAATACAAAGACTACCTGATGGAAGCGTATGAACTCTACGCCGAACAGCGGGATGCGGGTGTTCCGGACAATGAGATCATGGCTCGATTTATCGCAATCAAGGAGAACGATCCGAAATTTGATAAAACCAAAGAAGCGGTAATGGACTTCCTCAAGAAAAGGCGAGAAGCGAATCAATTTGCCGCTAAAGTCCTGAAAGAGATTGCCGATAAGGGAAAGAAATAACTAACAATAAAGGATATCACCATGAAAAGCAACGAAATTAGCGCAATGGAAGATCCGGACTATAGCCGCTCGACGGAAGGCACTTTCTGGGCCAAAGAAGCAGCGGAAGGAAAGAAACAAACCACGGATCATTTCCGCCACGAAGCTTACTGCGCCGCGGTGGGTGGCGGCGACAACGACGATTACTGTAAATGTAGCCGCACCCATATCCGGAAAGAAAACAAACGGCTGGGTCTCCCTACGTCGCTGCCAGATAACACTTGGCGCAAGGCGAGTACATTGAGTGGTTCGGGCGATCCATACGCTAATGTCTTTCAAATCTACGACAACGTGGATTCGATGGATGCATTGCGAGCCGTCTTTCCAGATGGTGAAGCCAATCCTGAGGACTGGGTGTTATTTTCGACAAGCGGCACCCATGGCACATATGCCACAATCGAAGACGTCGAAGCTGAAGTCAACGAGAACGGGTTTAGCTTCGATGGCCTGACGTTCATCATTATCCACCCACGATCCATCTGCATGAAGTATGGCCGGGCGTATCCGGAAACCTCAGACGACTTCGCGTTCTTGAAACGATTGCGCGAAAGTTCCATTAAAGCCGTATCGGAAATCGGTTACCACAAATGATCTCACTTAACGACGACTCCGTCAAAGGACGGATCCGGGAGGGTGCGCTGTGCGGGCTTAGCTATGAACAATTTTACTGGCCGCATGTACCCGAGCATTTACGTCAAGACAACTTCTCAGCCGACAGAGTTTTTGCAATAACCTCTTTATCGCTTGGTTGCTCGTGCTGGGCAGACGGTTATGGTGGCGGCACCTTTGGTCGTCCAGGCAAATACGGCAATGGCGCCATTCTGGTGTATAACCAACGTGACATTATCGAGGTGAAAGATGAGCAAAATCAAGTACACGGTACTGCCGCCCCAAGCAACCCCGAAGGGATTGACAGCGCATCGTCGCCCACCCAACCTGGGTGAGCATCAACTCGCCTTCCTGAACTCGAATAATCGCTACGGTTTCCAGGTGGATGAAATCCCTGAGGAACCGATCGTGGACGAGATGGCGGCATTGTTCTTAACCGTGTTGTACAACCTACCCAAACTCTCCCGTTTCGAGCGACAGCAAGAGATGGCTAAACACCATCGCAAGATGTTGAGCGCGGGCTACGCCATGCAGGGTGGTGTCTACGTGAAAGTGAAGACGCTCACAGAAGAAGATTACGCGCGCGCTCGTCAAGCCAAGCACGGACTCATTAAGAGAAATCAACTCCAACAGATGCTGGTTCGCCCCAGTGTGCTGCAAGAGTTTGAAGCAGCGAAGCGTGACCCGCGCTGGCAACAGCCGTGGAACCATGCCGAGTACCACGAGGCGCTGTCGCGGAAGCATATCTATGCTACCCGTACCTTTGAACCGACTGCGGCGAAACTGCATGCCAAGGAGCATCAAACTCGCCTGGACAAACTGTTGGATGAACTGGATCAACAGAGCAACATCAAGAATCCGATTCTCCGCCGGCTCGTCAGTCTGGAAAAAGCGGCATGCGTGTTGGCGTCTAACGAATTCGTCGCTACGTTTGATATCGATGAGTTCTTGAATGCGCCGATCACCCCTAAATCAGAACCAACAGGACACCACCGTATCAATCCCTATCTCGATAACTAACAACAAAAGGAAATTATCATGAACGCTCGACCCGTATGCAGCAAAGAATGGTTACTTGAGTTATGCGCTCAAGTGGCCGATCGCCCAGAGATCGCCCACCTCCACGATAAAGACCATTACGAGGAAGGACTCAAGGTCATTGCCGTGGGTGATCTCGACCTCGATGAGACTTATCCCGATGTCTATGGCCTCCCGGACAAATTCCGGGTACTGTTTCCAGACACGTACCTAAAGCTCCAGTTCGTCTGGCAGAACCTGGTCGAGCTGCGTGACCGGCACCAGTTCTACGATGCCCCACACAGTCGACTGATCCGCGCTATCGACGGTGTGCCTTTGTCGGGTCTGGTCTTTGAATTTCGGCCAGATAAATACGACATCAAACGTTGGGAGGAACGCACTAAATTCTTCCATGACATCATCGACGAGGCTGAAGCACGCATCGCGATTATGCAACCTGACCAACCGATCAAGCTCAAGCGCTTCCCGTTCGCATTCGGTGACTGGATGCAAGTGGTGCAGACCGAGGACGGCACTAAATCGGTGTTGGTATCGACCGGAGGTAGCTTGGGCGGCGACATGGGAACATGGGCAGAATTTATCATGGTTAACCCTGATCCAGCGACACCTGATCAACCTTATCCGTTCGATGAAAAGAAAAGCTATTTTCACGACGACCGAGAACATACGGTCGGCGTCAACTACACCTGGCTCGCTGGCCCGATCTTGGCCGATTGGTTTGCCAGTGGCGTCGTGCATAATCGCGATGCTGTCGAGCTGATGGATTCGTACATCAACGATGGTGAATTCAAGGCTGGCCCTCGGAGCGAAACGATGGCACAAATTCGTGAACGCTTCGATCAAGAACATCCGCCTGAGGATGACGAGTAACCTACAACAAGAGAGGATATCATGGCAAAAGATCAAGGACCGAAATCATTCATCGATCAGCAACGTGCTATCCATGAAGCAACGATCGCTGGGTTGATGGCGGATGGCCGTTTCTCTCAACCATTATGCGACAAACTCGATCAACTCTCCAAAGAACTGTACGAGATCGCGGTCTATCAATTCGAGTATGGTGAACCCGACGAGTATCATAAGTGCGCCGGCGCCATGAATTCACTCATGGGGGTGGTCACTGAGTTGTTGAACCAGGCTAACGGCAAAAAATAATTCATACGAGGGATATCATGCCGAAACAACCCAACACCTTCATCGAAGAGCAATACGCTGCCCACCAATCAGCGTTGGCGACGATGCGGAGAGACGGCCGTTTCACGGCGGCGTTGTGTGACCAGCTCGAACAGCTTTCGAACAAGATGTACGAAGTGGCTCTTTATCAATTCGCATACGGCGAACCGGATCAGTTTCAGAAATGCTCCGACTCCATGACCACGTTCATTGAAATGCTCAGCGAGATTCTCGATCAAGCCAATAGCAAAAAATAACCAACAAAAGGAAAGGAATAACAAATGCAGATGTATTGGGTAGGTGGCGCCGTCCGCGATCGACTCCTCGGGATGCAACCGAAAGATATCGATGTCGTGGTGGTGGGTTCCACGGCCGAAGAAATGTTGGATAATGGCTTTCGTCAAATCGGTAAAGACTTCCCGATCTTTATCAGTCGGCTCGACGAGCTGCATGGCGATAAAGCCGAGTATTCGCTCGCGCGTCGTTCCCGCAAAAATGGAAATGCCGATTTCGGTCCGGAAGTCACCCTCAAAGAAGATCTCGGTAAACGGGATCTGACCATCAACGCCATGGCCATCGAGATCAATGGCTTCCTGAATAGCCATACGTTTCAGCTGGTCGACCCGTATTGCGGGCACGATGATCTGCTGAATAAGGTGTTGCGGATGGTGAGCAGCGAAGCCTTCTATGAAGACCCGATCCGGGTGTTGCGTGTGGCGAGATTCGCTGCGCGTTACCCGGACTTCAGGATCGATCCCGACACCATGGAAACCATGTGGACCATGGTGTTCGAGGGGTTGCTCGATAACCTCGTCCCGGAACGGGTGTGGAAGGAACTGTCGCGGGGTCTGATGGAAGTCAAGCCTTCGCGGATGTTGCAAGTCTTGCGGCAATGCGGAGCGTTGGAAAAGATTCTGCCGGAAGTCGATGCGCTGTACGGTGTCCCGCAACCGGAGAAACACCACCCGGAAGTCGACACGGGTATCCACATCGAGCAAGTCCTCGATTATGCGGCCAGCCAGAACTTCGATTTGCCAGTTCGGTTCGCGTGCTTGATGCATGATCTCGGCAAAGCCTTGTCGCCGAAGGACACCTGGCCGGCCCACCACGGGCATGAAGGGGCGGGAGCGGACCTCGTGTCGAATGTGTGCGTGCGTTTGAACGTCCCGATGACCCTCGCCAAAATCGCGATCCAAACGACGACGTGGCACGGTGTGATCCACCAGTCCATGAAGGTCAAGCACACCACGATCGTGAAGCTCTTGCGGCACTGCGATGCGTTCCGTAACCCGGACCGTTTCCAATACGTGCTGCAAGCCTGCATGTGCGATGCCCGCGGGCGTAAGTCCGACACGGTCAGTTTCGAAAACGTCGAGTACCCGCAGGCCATGCGCTTGAGCGGTGCTCTGTGGGCTGCCCGCCAAATCAAGGGCAATGAGATCGCGAAGCAATTCCAAGATCGTCCGGAATACATCGCAGTCAGTATGCATGCGGCACGTGCTCGCGCCATCAAAGCGTTCGACCGTCAACAGAAAGGAGCTTAACCATGTCATGTCTTGCTTGTATTGCCCGCGAAAAGACTTGGCGTGGCGATGATCCTAAGTGCGCCTTCACTGAAGGCGTATTCACTCGGGAGAACTATCGCTGCGCCACCGCAGATCTGATTCGGGATATTACGGAAATCGAAGATAACCCGAATATTCACCGCGTCTTCTGTGAATCCGAAGAACGGTATGCGACGATCAACGTCGACGATATCGATGCGTTGGGTGAAGAAGGTCATCCGCTTGCGCTGTGGGTGCAGTGGTATAAGAACCGGGGCGGCACTCAAGGGATGCTGCTGATGTTTGAAAATGCACCTCCGCGCCCACCGACTGAAGCCGAATGCGTCGCCATCATCGAGTATTATAAAAAGAAATAACGAAAGGAAAGAATATGGGCGGTAATGCCTTGAAACACGTGGGGGTCGAGCGGAAGTCCCGTGACGATTATTTTGCCATTTCCGGATTGGTGTGTGGCGCACTGGGGCGGTTGTTTCCTCAATGTCATGCACAACCGATCCTCGCCTACGCCAACAAAGAATCGTTTGGCGACTGCGATATCCTGCTCAAGTCGGACAATCTACCGCCGAACTGGCATGACCTGATCCGGGCGGAATTTCAACCGCAAGACATGATCAGCAACGGTGGTGTATTGTCGTTCGACTATAAAGGCATGCAGATCGATCTGATCACATCGCCAGCGAGCGAGTATGATTTCGCTTACACCTATTTTGCGTTCAACGATCTCGGTAACCTCATGGGTCGGATTGCGCACAAAATGGGTTTCAAGTACGGCCACGATGGTCTGTGGAGAATGCTTCGTGATGAGCGCAACCAAAAATACGCTGACGTGCTCGTGAGCCTCGATGTATCGGCAGTGTTCGCGTTTCTCGGTTACGACTACGCGGCCTGGAAACAGGGATTCGTGTGGCTGGAAGAAGTCTTCGAGTATGCCGCTTCGACACCTTACATGAGTCGCGTTATCTTCCAGCTCGACAACCGCAATCACGTCAGCCGTATCCGTGACATGAAACGCCCGAGCTACAACGCGTTTCTGAAATGGATCGAAGATAAACCGGGGCTGGACAAGTACAAATGGTCGAGCTATACCGGTGACACGGTGACGGAAGAACGCCTCAAGGAACGCGCTTATTGGCAATTCGAGGCCTTCAACACGTTTCCGGGATATCAAGAACGTTGTCAAGAAGCTTACATCAAACACGAGCGTAATCGTCAAGCCAAACAGAAATGGAATGGCGATATCGTGCGCGGTATCACGGGCCTGACTGGCAAGCTCCTCGGCACCTTCATGGAGCGCTGCCGTAAGCAGCATGACGATTTCGAAGCCTGGGTGATCGAGCAGACGCCTGAGCAAATCGAAGCCTTCGTCAAAGAAGTCCAAGCAGCACCTCAGCAATAATCAATCAACAACTATACAAAAGGAACTCGCATGTCCGAAACTCTCGTACATCCCGACGCGGTGCAACACGCCGCCTACGATCCGACTCTGTTCGCCTCGATCTCGACCCAAGCCCAAGCCACTTACGCGCGTCGTGTCAACGACAAAGACCCGATCTTCCGGGTCGATCTGCCCAAAGGCAAACTGTTCGACGCTTACCTGGCGGCCCTGCCCCCGGAACGTCGTCAGCAGATGAACTGCTCGTGCTGCCGCAGCTTCCTGAACCGCTTCGGCGGCTTGGTGCGCATGTCGACCGATCCGGACACCTTCGGCAAGCTGGATTCGGTGCTGTGGTCGAACGACGACACCGTCGCCAACCCGATCTTCGAAGGCGCCATCGACACGATGCGCAAACTGGTCGAAGGCGCCAAGATCAACTACCACTTCGTCTCCAAGCTGGAAACGCTGGGTGAAGCCGAGAAAGGTGGCTTCGATCACTTCGCCATCAACAACGCGCAGATCTTCGAGCACGCCCTGAAGGAACCGCACGAGATCATCGCCGACGAAGTGCAAGCCTACAGCAACCTGTCCAAGTTCATCGGCACCACCGACCAGGCCATCATCGACCAGGTCGCCACGTTCTTCAAGCACGACCAGCGCCTGAAGAACCAGCAAAAGTGGGTCGGTCACGCCGAATGGCTGGCGGAATTCAAGCGTCAACGCGATGCACTGCCGAAAGACCAGAAGGGTCCGTACACCTGGCTGCAAGTGGCTACCCAGTCGCCGGGCCGGGTCGACATCAAGAACAGCCCGATCGGCAAGTTCATCAAGAATATCATCGGCGGTGACTCCTACGATGTCGCCACGGCCAAGTTCCTGAAAATGGCCGACGGCCTGAACTACATGCGCCCGAAAGCCGCACCGAAGGCCGGTACCGTTCAACGCGCCGAAACCATCTTCGAAAAGCTGGGCCTGGCGTCGGCCCTGGAACGTCGTTTCCTGACGCATCCGGAACTGCGTGGCGTGATCTGGTCGGCACCGGAAGAAGCCCCGAAAGAAGAGAAGTCCACGCTGTTCGGTCACCTGAAGACCCAAGAAGACAAGCCGGCGGCACCGACCCTGCCGGAAATCAACTCGGGCCCGATTTCGCTGGCACGCTTCATGGCGGAAATTCTGCCGACGGCGCTGGCGATCGAACTGGACGGCAACCAGTCCGTGCGCTACAACATCACGTCGTTCACGACCTCGGTCGACCCGGAAGCCAAGCCGATCCTCCAATGGGATGATGAAGCCAACCGCAATCCGGTCTGCGGCTACATCTATCACGAGGGCTCGCCGCTGCGCCAGTGGGGCATTACCACCGCTCGTCCGAAGATCGTCAAGATCATCAACAACCCGGAACAGTGGGGTCGTGACGATGCAACGGTGTTCGGCAAGTACGTGACGACGTTCGTGTTCGATGAAGGCAATGGTGGTCGCCTGCCCAACACGCCGATGTTCCCGGAAACGTTCCGCTCCGAACTGCACGAAGTGCGCTCGGTCCTGGAAGCACATTTCCGCAGCAAGCCGCTGACCCCGCTGGAAGACGGTCAGAAGCCGGTGGTCGGTATCATCATGCCGGTGGCTGGTCCGTGCTTCCTGCCGCTGCGCGTGACCACCAAGGACGCCGTGGTGCGTTACCAGATCGACCGCGGTAACTGATGTAAGAATTCCCGCGCAAGCGGGATGTACCACAGGGTCAGACTCTAAGGTCGACCCTTTTTCTCTAACCTTAAGTTTATAGGAACTAAGATGACTGATAACACTCGCACCCAAACTGTCCCGTTGCGTAAAGGTGGCCGTGGCCTGGCCGGCACAATCGAGAATGCCAAGCACCATGCACAATCGATGCTCCCTTTCATCAACTCGATGAAATGGATGGTGAGGGATCTCGGCTTTGCTCTCTGGGAACAGGGGCATAACCTGCATCAGTTCACGACGACCGATGGGCGTAAATTCACGCTACGTGGAATCGTCCGCGAGAAGCCTGGACGTTCGGAAGACGACCCGTTGTACATCGGCGTGCGTCTGTCGCTGCGATTGTCGCGTTCGGAAGAAATTCGTCTACTCGACATCGACTCGGTGAATCAGATTCCCGATATGGTGAACATGATGCGTCAACTGGCCACCCCGCAGATCGGGCGCGATTCGCGTCTCATGAGCGGTTGCGGTAGCAACTAATCATTAACACGGCAGGAGGGCACTGCCCTCCTGTTATGCCGTCTTTACAAGGATTGATCATGAATCAAACAGATGCAGTTATCGCTTTCGCGGTCTGGTGTGTGGTGGGGGCGTTGCTAATCTTCGTGCGTGACAGTAGAACGAAGTTGAGCTACACCATCATCGAGAACGCCGGTTATAAGAAGTCGGCTGAACTCCTGGGCTTTCTGAGCATCGTGCTGTGGCCGATCGCGATGTTTATCGCCATGGTGTTCAGTTACTACGTGCTTCAGCACATGAAACGTAACGATTAAGGGATTCTCATGAATGCGCGTCAGTATCTCCAGAAAGAATTTGCGTTCTTTACCGAAGAGCATATTGACGCTCTTCTCCAATTTAAAAGAATCATCTTCCCACAATTAAATGGTAGTGCTATTGTGATCAGTCGTACTCTTTGGCAAGAGACGTACCAGCGCCCATATGTCGTGATGAAATGGGAAGGCCCAACGGGATCGCGACATGGCCGTCTACTGAACAACTTCGAATTACTGTTGCTGGCCGAAATCTTCTGTCGGCGCGAACCAGGAAAGGAATCACATGAAACGCATGGTCATGATTGAAGGGGCTGACCAAACCTTGACGTTGTCGAAAATCGAAGCACTGCATCTGGGCTGGTCATTCCTGCACCTAGATGAACTGTCGGACGGGACGTGGAAACTCACGTACAGTCCGGGTAATCTGCGGGACATCCACAACCTCAAAGGCTTGTACTTCTGTGGCCTGAAAGGTCCGCTGGTTAATGGCGAGCCACAAGGGGACGCGGATGTCCGGGTCGGGATGTATGACGTCCTTCACAACTCGGAATGGATCGACCAGAATTGGCACATCGGCCTGATCCAAGCGGTGCCCAAGGATCGCCTCGCGCGACATATCCGCTTCGACATGAATTTACCGGCCAGCCTCTGGCGCATGTCGTACACGGCGGAGTTGATGCCGGACCTCAACCACGTCTTTGGCATTTTGTTTAACCAAGAATAACACCGTTCATAACTAACAATAACCATGAGCTATAATAAACGCCACGTCTACAAAACCCTGATTGAGATGGAATGCGGCTATCTGGCCATCATCGACTTTCCTGAACGTCCTACGGCGTTTGAACAATTTCCCTCTGGCCGGTTTATCGTCGGGGACATGTTCGACGGCGAGATCGTGTATTACCGTTTGAATATCCTGACGAGCTTCCGTAACCGGGGCCGTTCGGGTAGCACCGCCGTCATGACGGAAGTGAAAGCCAAACTCAAAGCGTATTTCGCCAAGACCTATGGTGAATTGACTCCCGTACACGGTTGGTCGATGTTGAGCGACTATGTGCAGTGGGTGCTCAATCCCGTTGGTCGAATCTTGCAGCAGACACCAGGTACGAAACTGGTCCCCTTGAGCGGTGACCGGGGCTATGAACTCTACATGGAATTCCCGCAACTTATCTTCTTCAAGATGGAACCACGGGTGACGTGTGGGTTGGAAGGCCACAAACCGTTGACGGTGATGGCACATGAGTACGAAAAGTACCAAAGCGTCGTGACTGCTGAGACAGTGCGGCTGAACTATCCGCGCGATGGCTTCTTCGGTCGCATGTGGTTCGATAGTCGACCGTATTTCTTCGCCATGCAAGTGGCTAATCTGAACCGCTGGAATCGCTTGCAGCGCCTCGATGAATTCCGCATCGAGAATGTGGAAAGGACCTTGAGCGATGGGTTGTCGCCCGACGACTTGAGCATCATCCTGCATCGGGAAATCAGTAAGAAGTTTTCCTTCATGCGGGCCGGTACGCTGGGTAAGCCAAAAGACATCCAAGTGTTGTTCAAACTCAAGTCCATGGCCATCGAGAACCTGATCGGTTACGAAAACGAAAACGAAGTCGCGTGAAAGGAATCTCATGAAACGAGCTTTGAAGTTAGTAGGAACCGACACTGAGTTGGTTCTGTCTATCGCCACCAAACTGCATCACCCCGAACCGTTCTTCTACTTGACCGAGTTGGCGGACGGAACCTGGCGACTGGAATACAGTACCACGTTCGTCGAAAGCTTCGCTACTGTCAGCAACATAGTCATCACCGGGCTGGACCATGGTACGGTGAAAGGTCGTCCGTTGCAACCATGTGAACTGGCGATTATGTTCCATAACGTGATCACGGGCGAGAATCAATTAGTCGGTAAGTTCGAGATCGATTTGATTGCGGGCATTAACAGCAAACCTGGTGAGCGTCGCATTTATCTTGAACAAGGTAAAAGCAATAAATTCAAGATGACGTATAGCCGTGACCTCATCCCCACCCTGTACGCCTTTAAAGGCTTCCAGATGGTGCGGGAAGAAGATTAAGCGGCATCCCTGATAATAGAGACATATTCAATGACGGTACCCTAACCCCGTGTCGTCATTGAATCTAACATAATCCAATAACCAATATGCTCACTTCATCCGTCCAACCTACCACCCGTCCTGTTGCTCCGGCTAAGAAAGGGTTTCCCCGTTTCGTCATGCGTACCATGGAAATGGTGCGTAGTCTGTCCACCCGTGATGGGGTGATCCGTATCACGATCGATACCACGTCGAGTGTCGCCGTGTGTTTCCATGCCCACTGGTTGATCAGTTCTGGCAAAACCCGTTCGATCGAACGTCGGGTGTTTGTTGAAGCCAAGCTGAACGCCAATGGACTGTGCAACGCGGTCTACATGGCTCGACCGTTCGATGAGGACGCCACCGTGATCGAATACGAACTGAACGACCTGGATCTGCTGGCCAAAGACATCCAAGCCTACCTGAGTAGCGGCAAACTGCCGGAATAAGTGAGCTATCCCCTCTCCTACCCGCAAGGGTAGGAGAGGGCTATGCCGCTTATTTTTTTCTAGATGTTTTCACGACTATATCACTGATAAGAACGGCAACGTAAGAATAAAACGTTACCCGTCCCCGAAATTATACAGTCGTATCGCATAACTAACAATGAAAGGAAATCATCATGAGCAACCAAAACATTCAAGTCAGTCTCGACGGCGGCATCACGTATCAGGAAGCCCCCAATGGCGTGCAGGTTATCTACCCAAACGTCGATGTTCCGGGTGAAGAAAAGAAGGGCGAGTTGCGCATCAGCCTGACTTCTGAACGCGTCGTCAAGGATCTGTGGGTTGACTTTGAAAGTCGACTCGACTGCAATCTGGCGAGTGAATCGATGATGGTGGGAGCGATCATCAAGGAATTGGTCGAGGAGAATGTGTAATGGCGTTCCGGTCCGATAACCGCCGCACTATTGTGGTGTATTACTTCACCGATTCCACCCGCACTTCGGTGATCGCGGGCACCACCCGCTGGTACAAGTACGCACGCTCGGCCAAAGACAGCGCCCATGACGCGATGGTGGAAAACCTGTACGGCGCCCAGGTCGCCGTCGTGTTTGACGATGACACTGGTAAAGACCTGTTCATCTTCACCCGCAGCGCTGACAATGAAGTCAAGACTGTATGGCGCGCAGATGAAATCAAGAAGGCCAAGTACCTCGCCACCAGCCGTGATCCGTTTGGTGAATTCACCCGCGGTTTGTCGAAACGCGCGAAATCGCGTCAAGCGCGTGAATTCGCTGGCCTGCCGCGCCGTAGCCGCCAATAGTCGTCTAGGAGCTATCATGAACCATAACCAACTCAAGATTAGCCTCGATGGCGGTAAGACGTTTCAGGACGTTGACCCCAAACAAGGTGTTATCGTCAAATACGAAAACACGGCTTTGAATACCATTTTGGACGGTAGCCCGACCGAATATGGGGATGTTACTACCACCTTCACGAACTCGAGTGTTAAGCAGCAAATCCACTACCGGCAGGAAGAAAATCAGGTTGTGCGTGTGGCATACACCGTGTGGGAATACATGAAGAACATCCGATTTACTTGGGCCTCCAAATAAAGCACCGTTAATAACCAACAAACGAGTACCTCAAGCACCACTAAGGAAAACCAGCATGCTCAACTCCAACATATTTCATGACCGTGAGAATGATCGCTACATTAACTTCGATAACGTAGAATGTATCGAGTTCTCCACCGAAGATGGTCTAAACATGGCGACGATCCACCTCGTGAGTGGCGGCGCGTTCACATACACGGGCGGCCATGTGCATGAGATCCGGTCGCGCTGGCGCGATTACGCCGAACGGTAACTGGATAACTTTCTACCACGTTGCGCTATTCAGTAGCCCTTACAACAACAAAAGAGGATGTGCCATGACTATCTGTTATAAGGACGCGTGATGGTAGATTACGCGCCATTTGTTGACCTCGATAAAAACGGGGTCATTATCGTCACGCTCGTCAGCGCGATTGAAGAATTCCCCAACGCCATCATTCTGCTCAACATCAGCGCCCAGTTCAAGAACGGATGGACGGGGGATCTTCCAGATCCAGAACGCATGGTAAAGGTGTGCTTTAAAAATCCGAACAACGGGATCATGTCGACTGAAACCGTGAACGGTGTCGTCCGGCAGATTGAGTCCTTATACGCCAATGAGATCGACGCACTCTGGTTTCAAAATCTCCCCAACACGGATTACACGGTGTTGGTCGGAGGACCGATTCCGGAAGACGCCGAAATACTGCAATGGGACTGGCAGGATCTGTGTCGGTTGAAAGAACATATTCGTATGTTGTACGATCCGACTGTGTCGACGCCACATTAACCGAGGATGGGCTTACGCCCATCTGTATTTTTTGGATATGAATTCCCATGTACCTTCGATTGGATTTTGCACAGCGTATGGCCGTGGCCGTACTCAGTGAACTGGCTCACCGCAGCACACCCCAACCCGGGGCACCGGAAGAGATCATCGACGCCTCGCCCGTCATGCTGGCCAATTTCGGCGGGACGTGTTACTACAGCAAGCATTACCAACGTTTCGCCTGGATTCGCCCTTACGTGATCAAGCAAAACGGGCAAGACGTGTTACAGACGGATCGTTTGATCGTGTCGTTCGGCTACTATAAGCCGCCGCAGGATTGGCAGAACGAGGAACACCTCAACCATATGAAACACACCTACGCTGCCGAGATCGTTGACGCAGCGAATCTGATCGTCGCGTTTCTACTCGACGGTTCTCTCCCTGACAACGTGAACCCGGGTGATACGCATACACGCGATCCTTTGGTCACCATCATCGCGTAAGGACGCACCATGGCAGCTCAATGGCAGTACGTCGCTCCCGATTCCAAACCGGCTCGTCCGAACGGGAACTGGATCTGCAAGTGTGGTATCGGTAATCATTCGTACGAGCGCGCCTGCTTCAAATGCGGCAAACCGTACGAGGAAATCCTCGATCCGGAAGAAAAGTAATCGCGTCACCATAACCAACAACAACTAGGACACCTATGAAGTCAATCGCTGTTGCTCTACCACCTTGGGTGGACGAGAAGAGGAAAGAACTCGTCTATAGCCCACAGCCTTCGCTGTACTTTACGCTGGGGCCATTGTTACAGTGGCAAGACATCGATGTGATGTTCACCGAGCTGGCTAACTACGCCGCGGGTTCTGGCGTCAAACTCCAGATCACGGAACTCGTCAAAGAACTCAAGGACCTGTGTTCGCCGCAGACCTTGGTGGCCCGCCTCTCGGTTTCCAATATTCTGAGAGAACAGTTCATCCTGCACGTCGCGGCCGCTGAACAGCTCGGTACCACGTTGTACGCTTATGTGATCCGCCTCAGCCCACAAGGCAGTATCATGGGCATACGCGCCACCCACCTTTACCCTAACTGAGAGTTACACGGATGCAGATTTTCGAGAAGATCAAGGGATATTCACCCAACGCCGATGCCAGTGATTTTAACTTCGTACGTCAAGTCATCGAAGAACTTGACCTCATTCCCACCAAAGACAAAGTGGTGTTTCCTGTGGCTAACCGTAGCTCCGCGTTTGCGGACATCGAATGCCAGCTGGGTTACAGCGACGATGGTCGCCCGTATGGGGAATTCAGCTTCGTGTTGCGGCGCGAAGAACTGGGGATGGCCCACACCGCGATTGTCACCACCACGGTGGAACAAGGTGGGTTGAAACTGCATCTGCAAATCCGTCCGAACAACAAGCTGCGTAAAGCCGGCCACCGCAGCATCACCCGCATCCTGCCGACCGCCAAAGCCATGGCACAAGCGATCTGCGCGAACTACGCACCCGGTTCGGTCGGACGTAAAGTTGTCCCCATTGTCACCAAACAACCAGCATAAGCCTACCACCCTGCCCCCGACGGGGTGGGGTAGTATGCCGTCTATTCCACAACCAAGAAAAGGAACTACCATGTCTACTTCCGTCATCAAAGTCCCCGTGAACGATCAAGCAGCACTGCATTCCACGTTCGAAGGTCGCCGCCGCCCATCCTTGGGCGCTGTCTTTCAGCGCATTCTGACCGAGAAGAATATCGACGATACGAAGCTCGCCACTCTCATCGATCAATGGATTGAACGTACGGGTGGCGAACTCACCGACCGTAGCGCTGAACATGAAGCAAAATACTGGAATATGCATTTGAAAGATCCGAACCTGTCATGGGTGCGGTTCTGCGTCGGTTTGACTATCGTCGGAGTCAATGAATTGACGTTGTTGGCGTAAGTTGAATTAGCTTCAAAAGTTGCTGCGGTTAAAGAATATTGGCAAAACAAACACTATAGTACCACTATCTTTAACCCGGTAATACAAGGAGCTAATCATGCGTAAGTCAGCGAATGAGCAAGACACGATCGTGGTGGCAGCGACCGGTAAATCAAAGGGTAAGCCAGCCGACACTGTGATCAAGGTCATGGAGTTGGTGGAAGAAAACCTCACCCATCCGAAGATCGAGGTGATCGACAACAAGCACCCGGCCAAGCCGGTGAAAGGCACGCGCTACAAAAAGGTCGAGGCGAAAGACGCCAATCCGGTGCATCAAAGCAAACCCAAAGCCAAAGCAGCGAAACCCAAGGAGAAGACTCAATCCTTGGTGAAGGAAATCGACGCGACGGCCGATGCGACCTTGGCGGTATTGCGCCAAGAAGAAACCAAAGCGGTGTTCGATACCGCGAACCGCTGGGCCAGCCGGGAAGACCTGACGCCCCTGGAACGGTGCCATGGCACGGCCCATGAAGTCTACGTAATGGACCATCCGCCATCCAAGGCAGGGCACAAGCAACAGCAAGCCCGACACGAGTCGTACATGACGCAATTCGATCAACACTTCCTCGGGGAAATCGAACAGCGTCGTATCCGCGCTGCGCGTGAACTCTTTACCAATTAATTTTTGAGCGAAAACGATAATCATGGGGGTGCAAGCCTCCATGATTATTAGTTTCATTGAAAGGATCGACCATGTTTTTCGATGATGGGGACGATAGCGATGAAGAAAGACAAGAAAGAGAGAATCTCAAGAAGATTACCGGTACGGTGATTACAATTTTAGGCATTCCTAAAGATGCGAGCGCGGCGGGTATCAACACACTGGTCAATGAGGTCTCTGAAACTGCGCTGAACAACATGCGCGATGTGGAAGTCTCCCACGTATCATCGGTGCCGGTTTTCACCGCGCGTAACATTGAATTGTTGGAATCGAAAGAAAACCTAGAAGATAAAACGCTGAGTCAGCCCATTGGGCGGGCGATGGCGACGATTATTCACGCTGTCACGGAGTTGGAAGAGCGCGAAGGAAATTTAGAACGCGAACGTCAGTGGACAAGCCTCACTGAAGAAGAACAACAGGCGCTTATCAAAAAGCATCAACGCGACGAACGCGAATGGAATAAGCAGGCAGCTATCAACGCGGAACATCGACGGCAAGAGGAACTCGACAACGCTTTTGATATCGCGCAGAAATGGGGTAATCGCGCCGGACTCACCAACCAAGAAGTGGCCCATGGTGTCGCGTACGATTTCCATCGCCTCCATGCTCACCCCCATACCGTGGATGTCGAGACAGGTGCTGTCAAAATGTACAACCCTGCTCAAGATTACGCTGACCACTATCAAACCCATTTCGCGGAACAAATTCAATCACGCACGATTCGTGCGGCGAAAGCCCTATTCGGAGAATAAACCATGCCTATCAAACAACAACGTGAGATGGAAGTTTCGGTGAAGGGTCGAACCTTCATGGTGAAGTATGAATGCTTGAAGAACGAGACCGTGAGCCCGGTTGAATTTCACGCGGCGCTGGAAGAAATCATCCAGATGAGCGGCGGCATCCGCGCTGGTTCACTCACGGGCATGTCGCAAAATAGCTTGCGGCAAAACTTTACTTTCCGCGAAGTCAGCAGCGATGAGCAGATCGAGCAGTATCACGCGGTCGAGACCATCAAGCAATTCATGGAAGGGATTGACGCTGTTGGTGATCGCGCTTTAATAGAGACCGTTTCGCCGCAATTCGCCAAAGTTTTCCAACAGTTGCGCGAAGGAGAACTGACTGCCGAAGAGGGGGTTAGTATCATGAATGACGCTATCGCGCTGGCGCGTCAAAACCAGCACCAGAAACATCAGCAACGTTACCTGGATATCGCCGAGCAATGGGCGAACAAACCGAATCTAACGTTGCGGGAAGCTTGTCATGGTGTCGCTTATGACACTTACTGCGTCGCTCATCCCGAACAACCCAAAGTCATGGCGCGTCAAGAATACGGTCAACGTTACGATAGCCATTTCGTTGACCAAATCAAAAACCGCCAGATCAAGGCGGCCAAAGATTTGTTTGGAGAGTAAGATGAAAGGTACTCATGCCAACATCGATCCTATCGTCGATCTATATCAACGGTTTTACGTAAAGAGCAATAAGTTAAATGGCCAAGTGGATGATGAAGTGCTCGACCGTTTAACTGCTGAGTATGCCGACGATGTGAAGCGCGGGCGAGATGTCGATAAGGTTGTCGACGAGTTAACTGCAAAAGCCCTACGCTGGCAGTCTAAACGACAACACAGTGAAGCGTGCGAATTCTTCAACATCGCTGAGATGGTCGCTACCACGCCTGATATCACGGTGAGTGAAGCCTGCCATAAACTTGGGAAATTCTACTATTTGGCCAACCACAAGGTCAAAGGCGATCCCCAGGTTCTTTCTCAAAAGTATAACCAACTCTACGACAACCACTACACGAAACAAATCGAAGCGCGCCAAGTCCAGGCAGCCAAAGACCTTTTCGGGAATTAACCATGGCCCATAACTCGCAAGACATCGTGGGGGAAATCACCCTCAAAGAAATGACACCCGTCATCCGCGCGGTGTTTAACTGTTACAACCTTTCAATGAACCCACAAAGTCCTGGGGTGTATGCGTTCTGCACTGGCGAATCGTTCAGTCATTTCGGTATCGATGGTAACGGTACGTGGGGTGAATTCATCGAAGACCTCGTTGATCTCGCCGTCGAACTCAAGGTCAGCGATGGCGACTATGCTGCCGGAGATTATGGTTACGGTCTTATCGTTAAGCTTTTGCTGACGCACTTTGGTCAGGGTAACCACCCCGCCGCCCACGAGCTGATTCAGATTGCGCAAGGGGCGTCGGAGTACGATAACATCGAGATGTGGTATTTGTTTGATCTCGCCAAGCTGTTGGATGATGGCCATGGCCTTCATGCGTACCAGTTGGGCAGTGCGTGGTATTGCTCGAAACCCAGGCCAGGTGAGTTCGGCGGTTACAGTGAATTTCAGAACCAAAATGTAAAGATGTACCGCACCTCGGCAATGGTTGACCAGCATGCTCCGGCCGTCTCGACCCTACTGGACGAAAAGAGCTACGAGCAAGTCGGAGCGATGTACGCCAGGGAAGCTGATGCACTCATCGGCGGGATCATTGATCCTTACGCGCAGCACCAGGTCGCCTGTCACGTGATCAAGAACTTGAACGACCATTACAGCAGTATGTTCGTCGAGCAACCCGCCAGTAACGATCCAACCACCGCTCAGAGCTACGAGACTACCGCTGTTCGGATGACGACGGATGAAGCGCATGCTGAAATCGCGCACTCGATGTACCACATCGCGCGCAAATGGGCGGATATGCCGGCTACTATCGACAATTACACGTTGATCACGGGTGCGCTGGGTGAATTCACGCAACTGCTCCAGGAGGGTAATGGTGCCACCATACCGCCGATGCAGCTGTACCCCATCAACCCCACCGACCAAATTTACGACCCCACCGTTTACCGCAATAACGAAATGGAAAAAGGGCGTTGGAACTTTAATCAACCGCTGCCACTCGTCGACCCCGTCTCGAACGTCAGCCTGTCTCAATCGTTCGAAGATATTTCGCGTGGCCTGGAGATGAACCGCATTAACGCTGCGAAAAAGATGTTTGGTTCTTAACCCAACCGATTTCACTAATAACGAAAGGATATCACCATGACGGTTATTCAAGGTTTTAGCCAAATTAAACAACTCGACGTGCTGTTCGACAAAGATGGTTACCCCGTTAATCCAAGCACACGGGAGGTTCTCGCCGACCTTACTTATATTCAACTTTATATCAATTCTGATTTTCCCAAACACGGGGAAGGAATCGATAGCGGTGGTGTGTATGGGTTCGAGTCCACGATCGGTTTTTCGATGGGTTACGGTTATTTGTACCGATGGCGTGAGCAATTGGGAAAGATGATTGGATATCCAGCTAAACCAACCGATCACGGTGATTCTTACATGGAAGGCGCCTATCAAGCAGGCGCCGGTCCGTTCTATGAACTGATTTGGTTTACCGATAACAATGGCGTGATCAACACAGCATTCTGCCAAAAACTGCTCAAGGATTTTGAAGAATGGAATGAACGCGCGAAAGCTCTAGGTGACGAAAAGTTCTATTCGGGTTACGAGTGTTTCTTGGCTGTATTTCAGAAAGCTGCTGATAACGGCGTAGTCAACTATCAATAACAGCAACGAAAGGATACCCATGCCGCAAGACAACGAACCAAAGAGTTGGCAGAATGGTTGGGCTCAAGCAACACTGGCGTGGCAAATCTGCGCGAGTATCCACCGAACCTACGCGAAAGATAAAGATCCTTTCTTTACCACCCGTCAAAACGATTTTATCAATAACACCGAACGTGCCCGGCAAAAGTATCTGGCACAGCAACCTAAGGATATCACCATGACCAACAAACGCGCCGCGCGCCAGTTCTTCACTGATGAAGATTATCGGAAAGCCATCCGCAAAACCGCTATTCGCGATATCGAGCAGAGTATCAAATTGGCTGACGATGAAGAACGTCGGGCGAAAAATGGTACGGTACAGGAAGAATATTACCACCCGCCAGTCGATATGGCTGACGTCGCCGCCAACGCCATTATTAACAATCTCGATGATCGCGGTGGCGTGAACCTCGATTTCGATCCAGAGATCAATCGCGAGATCGCTGACACGGTGGCTGAGATCGTGCGTCAGGCCACGGCGCCCGACAACAACATCTACGAACGTACACCCACGATCGATCTCCACCCCTACACGCAACTCAACACCCCTGACTTAAAATCGCGGGACGGTGAAGTTTACCCGCAGCACATTCGTGAATTCTTGTTCGACCACATCATCGACAAAGCGATCGAACACGGCGAAGAACCCGGCGGATATACGCCGGTCGAACGGTGTCTGCGTACGGCACGCAGCATCATCAACGCCATCGATGGCGGCGCCGGCAATCAACCTATCGGGCAAGGTCTGCCTTTGTTGCAGTTGATCTTGGCACCCCACCCCCGTTATGTCGAAGCTCGGGTACGGCACGAAGAACCGATGTTGCCCGAGAATGAGGTGATGGTCGATTACGGGTTGCTGCCACCCAACGATTATCAAACCGGCATGGCAGATGCCTTCGACCGCCGCTTCGATCAACGGTTCGACGACCAAATCAAAGCCCGCACGATCCGTGCAGCTAAAGATCTTTTCGAGGGATAAACATGGGCCTGACTTTTACACGGGATTTTTACACCAACAAAGATTATCAGGAAGATATCCGAAACGTCGCTCGGCTTCATTTGGCTGAAATTCCTGTTCATCAGCCAGTTGCGGCTATCTTTCCCGAATACGAAATCAAAGATACCGCGGAGCGCGTAGCCTTGGCCGCCCTCGCCAGCATCGCAGAGATGGAAAATGCGGAGATGCTCGGTAAAGATAACGCTTACCGTGAAGACTACGTCGATCGTGTCGCTGAAATCATTCGTCAAGGAATGGCCCCGAGTTCACACGATGCACCCGTTCTCGATGCGGCGCAGTTCGATACGCAACCAGTGGAGATGAACAAACCACTCGATCTGTTCGAACGCGCGCATGTGAAGTGGGGATTGGAACGTTGGGATGGTGTACAGGGGGCGTTCATGACCGCCGAGAAATGGGCATGTCGTACCGACCTTACGGAGCGTGAACGTTGTCATGGCGTCGCGCATGACGTCTATCATCAGGCTGGCACCCGCGTTACACTGGACCGGATCGGGCAAGACATGCCCGTGAACCCAGGTCAGGACTATGCGAACTTTTACGAAGGCCAGTTCGGTAGCCAAATCAGGAGCCGCACCATGAGAGCAGCGCTCGATTTGTTCAAGGATTAATCGCCATGAAACGTGAAGAATACTTACCCCCTACCGACCCGAACGATCCCTCCTATAGATCCGCAAAAGGTATCATCAGCGCAGTGCACGATTTCGCTGACCGTGGCGTCGTTTACGACATGTGGCCAATCGATGACCCGATTCGGGAAGCGGCGTTGTGTGTAGTCAGTGCCGTGCAACTGAAAGGGGGTAGTACGGTCGATAAGGCGCTGATGAAACTGCCAATGGACCAGAGACGCACCCTCGTCGACACGATTCGTAGCGTCATCGAAATCAGCGTCGATAAAATCAACCACGCCGGAGACCACGTTCACCAAATCGGCTCACCATTTCCCGATAACCCCAACGTGCTCCCGAAGATGACGCAGGCAGAACAACTCTGGGTAATCGCCAAAGAAGCGCACATCATCGCCAACCATTGGGACATGTTGCCTGATGAACTCGGTCAACGTGAGCGCATCATGGGGGCGGTGCACGATGTGCTCAGTCTGTTCCAGAATGGTAATCCCTCAGTGCCGGCCATGGTGTTGACACCGATCGATCCGGAAACCGATGAAGGGTGCGCTGCTATCATCCAACGCGATGGTGAATTGATGGGGTTGGATTGGCAATACGGTCAACCCATGTACCCCGCACATCCCGCCCCTTCCCCCAACGCACAACTCTTTCACATTAACAACGCCCCTGGCTCGTTGACGCACACGTTCCAGGGTGTTTATGAAACCCTGCGCGAGCGTTATCGCACTTCGGCCCGCGACCTCTTTGGAGACCCTAGCAATGACTAACAAAGCCTTGAGCATCGACGACATCGGGAAAAATAACCCGTACGAAAACACCCCAATCCTTACCCGAGAAGAAGCACTTGACGCTATCGCTCGCGCCGCGCTTAACAAAGCAGAGCTGATGTGGGGCGAATCTCGAATGAGTTCGCGACTCACTATCGATGATCGAGTCTATGGTGCCGTTTATTCAACACTGAAATTACTGCAAGAAGGAGTGGAGGGGCGTATCCCGCCGTTTGATTTGGTGCCGCAATTGCCGTTGGACGAAGCCACGACAGAACCCACGATACCCGTCCGGCGTGAAGAAAAGATTGTCCTAGGCGGCTGGCCGCAAGATCCGATCTCGCTTGCCGCCACCCCGACCGACCCGGTTAGCTTGACGTCGACGTACGCCGACATTTACGACAGTTTCCGCGAACGCCTGGCGGCCAGTGCCCGTGACTTATTCCGCGATTAGGGGGGAATATGCCACGTGACGATAATCCTAAACCCAAGAAGCCGGAAGACTTGGGGATCCCTTTCAGTCCGGAAGCGCAACGTGAGCTGATCCGGGAACAAGTTAACGAATTAATAGATAAAGCCGCAAAGGAGGCGGTGGACAAGGTCTTCAAGGAACGTTTTCCCGATAACCCTTACGAACAACCTGCCATCGATCCTGATGCGCCCCGTGCCTATACCAGTGAAGAGGTTGTTGACCAATTCATGGAATCCGTAGCACATCGGATTCGCTACTGGCAAACACATCCGAACTGCGGCACGATGGAAGACCGGGTGTCAGGGGTGGTGCATTCGCTATTTGCAATTCTCGATGGCCGCACTTTGCCTTTCCCTGCTTTTGACCTTGTGCCGGCGCCATGCGATGGGGATAAAGAGTATCATCTCGAAAAAGGTGAGAACTACTACGATCCTGAAGCAGTGATTTCAACGAATCTAACCCATCTTCTCTTTCCAAAACTGCATGAACTTTATCCGGATGCAAAACCGGAATCGATGGAGAAACAACTTACACCGGAAAAAATGCGTGAAACGTTTGTTGGGCAAGCGATTGATATTGCTGATATTGTATCGCTCACTATACCTGATAAACATGAGGCATGTCAAAAGGTCGTGCGAGATATGATCAGGTTGATCGATGGTGAATATAGCCCAGGCATCCCACCGTTCATGCTGTTTCCTGCTCCCTCGCGCGAATTTAATCGCAATATGGAAGAGTACCGTCAACCGACTTGGGGTAATGATATCCCCCTTAACCGTAAAGCGCCGACGTACGGTGCGGAAGATTCGTTGGTGCAAACCTACGATGAAATCCGTGACCGCCAACACCGAGCAGCACGTGACATGTTCAAGTGACCGAGCATAAGCTCCAGCCCCGGTCAGGGGCTGGAGTATGCCGTCTATTCTTTTTTCACCCGTGGAGACTATTCTACGACACCACTTACCCACCCTTATCATGCCAATCGCCATCTATCGCCACTTCAAACTGACCGTGGCTGTTTCGCGTCGAATGACGCCCGTCGTTCTGAGCTTACACCGCCGTCGTTTCAAGTCGCTATACATGGAACAAAACAAAGAGGGTGTGTGGGTCACGCGTGTGGACTTTCACCACCTGTCGCGCTACCGGGATCAACCGATCACCAAACGTGAAGCGTGGGAATTCCAAAACGGCACGTTCTCCTTCATTCAAGAACACTACCGTCGGGAACATTGCATTCACACTTGCTCGACGATCGTACCGCCGGCCAGTACCGTGGTGTGGACAGAGAACGGTCAAATCCGACCCATCCATGATCAGTTTGAAACTGAGATCTCGGCAATGGTTGCGGCACAGCGGTATTTGCATCACCACAAACCCAACCCGTACGACTTCATGATCGCGCAACTCGATCTGAATCCCAACACTTCACCCCGTCAACCCACGGTCACCTCGACGTTGTTGCCACCACTAGAAATGGTGGAAATCAATGCCCAGGTCGACCGCAGTGAGAACTCGGAAAAATGGGCTCAACTCTTTCTCGACTGAACGACGATTTCGTGGAACTGTCCGATGCCGATTATCGCCGCTCGGTAGATCATCTTATCCTGATGGATGTGAGTGACATTTTGGAACAGATGCACGCCACCATCTTAGCTTACGGGGAGAAACCCGCGTATGAGAACCTCCAGTATGGTAGTATCGGCGCCTTCTTGTTTGACCTCTACCATGAGGTGGGGTATCTCCCCAATGGGAACCGGGGCGTCACCCAAAACATTCGTGACGTGTTGGACACAGCGCCCCAGTACTTCGACTGCCCCGAACTTACACCACTCCAGCGTCAGTGTTGGTATGTGGTGATGCAACAAATGGTGGATCGCTTTGTGGAGTTTCGGATGTATGACGCCAGCCACGTTCATGCCTTCGATTTTCACGATTACCGAAATGGTACGCTGTATTTAAAACTACCTTAAACATGACCCAACAACACATTTACGTGATCGACATTCATCGCGAGATCGAGCGGTTTCGGACCTACCACGCTGGGTATGCCAATCCGCAAGTCCCGGTGTCGCTCCAAACCGAATACATCCACATGGTGGTGGAACAGATGATCGCCCACTTCGAGGTTGAAGCTGTAGCGGTGGAATCGTTCATCAACCATTACACCCTACTCATCACCGACTCCACCGTCTCGCCCCTCTTCAAATACCATCCCTTGAAGTTCCTGCGTCAGATGGACAACGCGGGGTATCAACACTACCTGTACTGCCTGTATGGATTTGCGGAAGAGATCTTCCGTCTCTTGCAATCCCACGGGATGTTCAATGAGCGTGGCATCATTCGGGCTAGTTATCAACACGTCACGCAAGACTCGCTCTATCTCATCATTCGGCCGGAGGTCTCTCATGTCTTTCTCAGCTGATCCCATCTTTAAGAGTGTCACTGGCGTACCGAGTTATCCGCTACTGGATGGCCACTACTACTTGGTGGACGCTACGTACGCCCTCAACGAGTATTACCGCACGCCGTTCCATGTCCGGATGCATTTGCTGGGTGAAGGGGCGGAGTTGACCGAGTACGACATGGCGGATGTGGAACTCACCGAACTCGTCCCCTGCATCAATGACATCAGAAGTTGTGAAGATGAGCTGTCCAAGCACGTCGAACACTTGCTCGATGAAGGCGTCGAGATCGTAATCTCCGATATGGAGAACTGCGGGGTGCCAGTTCAAGACGGACAACTCATCCCAAATACCCAAGAACAGATCCAGCACGCGCAAGCCACTTACGAACTCGGGCACCGTTTACGCGAACTGTTCATGAGCCACGGGCTGTATGACAAGTACGGCGAATTGGTGGCAGAATACACCGGCCTCTTAGAGAATGGTTTGATTGCACTGCGGCGTAGGTAAGATACTATGTACAATACACTGCCCTAGTGCAACTTACCGTGTCACACTAAGGGGGAAAGGTGTGCGAAAATTAACCGTGCTGAGGTAACTTCGGGAGAACTCGCTTAACCCGCTGGGATATGGGGCGGAAGAAAACGCACGAACGGTACGGGTGATAAGACATCACCAAGTTGTTAGGAGGGGTTTTCGGTCGAGTGCATGCACGCGTCAATCCGAATAGCAGCCGTGAGCTGGATTGCTTGAACAGTCAAGCTCACGGGTGTAAATGACCCACAGTCAGGTACACTTGACGTTGGTATCGAGATCGGTTGGTTCAGAACTCGGGTATTGATGGCAGAGGTTCTTTTGCGTTGTTTCCTTATGTGATATGCTTTCGCCCATGGATCCTGCGGGGTCCATGGGTCTTTTTATGCCGTTTTTTCTTTTGGCTATTGTTATGAAGCACTCTATACCCCTCGACTGAAAAGAGACCCACATGAGAAAGTTTTCCTACAAAGCCCCCGAGCCCCAGGCGCCGGTGGTACCCGCGCAACCGCAGTTGTCGCTGGAAGAGCAGGCCATCTTGCAAGACGAACAAAATGAGGTGGTCGCTAAGCTGGATGAACAAAACGATGACATCGACCGCCTGGTGGACACCGACGCCAGCATCCAAGACACCGTCCTGATCGTCGACCAAACGCCCGAACTCGGCGTGGTGGAACAAGCCCTGGTGGGCGCGGTAGCGGATGCAGCCGTGGCCGGCACCGACGCGGAACCTGAACAAGTCATCAGCGCCACGCCGGAAGGCTTGGCCAGTGAAAGCTTTGTTTCGGAAACTCTGGAACGCCTGAAGAAGATCTGGGAAAAGATCAAGGAATACTTGATCAACGCCTGGAAGTCGCTGGTGGAATATCTGGCAGGCGAAAAGCGTCAAATCGAAGCCGTGCAGAAAGAAGCCGAGAAGGTCGAAGCCTTCCTCGAAGAAAACAAGGCGATCCTGCAACTCGAATACGTGCCCAATCACCCGATCTTGCTGGGCCATGATCCGGCGGTGAAAGAACGTGCTGACGCCAAGAAAGCGCAAGATCAAGCGGACTACGATAAGCGGGTGGCTGACGAAGCCCAGGCCAAGGCGGACTCCGAACAACGTGGTGAAGAAGAGCGCAAGGCCAAGATCGAACACGCCCTGGCCGAGCTGCGCAACAAAATCGCCAGCCATCATTTCCAGTTCAAGGGCAACGTCAGCCTGATCTCGACCACGAGTGGCGTGCCGAAAGACTTCGAGAAGGAAGTGGTGAATCTGTCCAGCTACGCCCAGCAAGTCCACAAGGCCATCGGCCAGACCCTGCGCGAACTGTGCCACGCCTTTGACGATGTGCTGGGTAAGTTCGACAGCGCATCCCCGCAAGCGGCGATTCCGGGCTTTGTGGATCGTTTCCACAAAGACTTCGAGGTGCTGGGTCGCGCCATCGGCGAGATGAAGAACCATGACGGTCTGCTGCGCGCGCACACCCGGGTCCCCCTTCTGGGTCAGTTCGATGTGGAAATCACGGACGAGAAGAAAGAAGGCGACGTTAAGCTGGCAGCCACCCTCGGCGCAGTCGGCCGTGCCGCCATGAAAGTCTCGTATGGCACTGGCAAGAAAGAAGGTGACGTACCGCTGCTGCCGGAACTGCTGCAACCGGTTACAACGGCCACCATCAAGAAGTGGGCCGAGTTCCAACTGGGCCATGACGCCGTGGGTCTGGAAAACACGCTGAAAGAGTACGGTGAGAAGTTCGTGCCGAAACTGGACCGTCTGGTGCAAGTCCAGCAATCGGTCAAAGGCGTGGCCGACGAGAACGAATCGTATCACGTCATCCAAGGTTTGATCAACGTCTGCCGTGGCCTGGACAAGATGATCATCGAGTTCACCCTCAAGTATGGCTCGTCCGTCCGCAACATCATGCAAAGCGCGCTGCGTTACCAACACGAAGCCGCCCAAGAACGCATTCGCCTCTACAAAGAAGCGGTCGCCAGCATCTAATCCTTGTGCCCCTTGGCTACGGCCAAGGGGTCTTTCTTTTTTTGAAAGTGTATTATGCAACGTCATTTCAAACCGCTGCCCGTACCAGTACCTACGCTGGAGTTGTCACTGGAAGAAGAAGCCATTCTGACCGATGAAGTTCGCCAGAACGAAAACGAACTGGAACAACAGGCAAACGACGTCGATCAACTGGGTGACATCATCGTTACCATGGGGGACGTACAGACCGTCGTGTCCAACACCCCCGAAATAAAAGCCATCGACCAAGCGCTGGTTGGCGCGACTGCCGATGCCGCTGTAGCGGGTACGGATGCCGATCCGGAAGATCTCGTCGGTAGCATGCTGCCCGACGAAGGCGTCAGCGCCGAGAGCTTCGTGCAGTCCATCAAAGACACGCTGGTCAAGATGTGGGAATCGATCAAGTCGGTCATCAGCAAAATGTGGGACCACATCAAGACGTTCTTCCAGAACATCGCTAACTTCTTTAACGGCACCAAGCGCCGGATCAAGAAGCTGCAAGGTATCTTGCATGACAACTCTTTGTCGGGCGCGGCTGTACTCGAAGATGACAAATTCAAAGGCAACCCAGCCTATCTGCTCATCCCCAACCGAAACGGACGCCAAAACGGCGGGGTGGCGTTCAGTGCGCCTCACTCGGTCAAAGAGGAGTACGAGGCGTTTGCCGAAGTCGCCATGAACACCTGCGTCTGGCTGACCGCTGGCGGCCGTGATCTGATGCAAGTCACGGGTAAGATGGGTGAGAAGTTCAAGAACGTCTCTGACATGGAAGCGGACTATTCGGGCCTCGTGAAAGAGGTTCAGGATGGTTTGGCGGAGCTGGACAAAGCACTGCGGGTGGGTTACAAGAACACCGGCGGCAACAGCGAACGCTCTGGCCACGCGCTGATGGGTGGTCTGCATTTCAGTGGTCTGGGGATTGAAAATAGTGGCAGCACCCTGACCAAGACGCTGGAATTCCTGAACCAGATGAAATACAAGGTCGAGTCGGAAGTCGCCGAGAACCCGAAGACGTATGTCGTGCGGCTTACCGGCAAAGTCGACGACGTCAAGGCCATGCTCAAAACGGCCGAAGAATGGGTGCAGATGGGCGAAGCCAAGAAGATCATGTTCGAGACCTTGGTAAAGCAAGCCGAGACGGCGCGCAGCCAGATCGACAACGGGCTGAAAGGGTTGAAAGAGCAAGACCAGCTTACGCCGGAACGCAATCGTGAACTGAAACTCATGATCTCGCTCAACGGCAAAATCAACTCGATCGTTACCAAGACCATCTCGGGCATCGTGACTCATGGCACCCACGTCACCAACGCGGTGCTGGACTACTCGATCGAGTCGGTGGAATCGATGATGGGGGTTACGAAGACGGGCGGTATCCATAAGGGGCCGGCAAATCCTTTCCCGAAAACAGCTTGACCGCATAGCTCCCGCTCCCCTTCGGGGTAGCGGGAGTATGTTCGTCTATTTCTTTTTTGGCCACACGGGCAGGGGTACCGATTTGCCAGCGAGATGGTGCGGGCTATCGGTACAGTATTCAATGCGGCCTTCGACAATAAAGTAGTGGCACGTCGTGTACGACACGCGTCGTTCGCGTTCTTCTAAGTTACGGGGTGCGTTGGAGCTGATCCGCATCGAGGGGTAGAACGAGGGTTGTTGGTAATCGTGGTTGAATGTCCAACCGATATTTTCATGGAACAGGGTGTATTGGTGTACCTCATCGCACGCTGGGCATAGGTGGCAGTAATACCAGCGCTTATTAAAATCGTTAAAAAAGCGCCGTAGATACGGGCCCACTTGTTCCATCTCATCATATCCCATCGTTTTCCCCTTTGCGGTTTTTTAGGCAAAGCCCCTCATAGTTTTTGAACAGCATAGTCGCCTCTCTAGGACCAACCGGTCCTAGAGAGGGCTATGGGCTTACCACCGCAGTGATGCAGGCTGGGTAATACTGGGTTCCACCAGCTCAGTAAATCCTTCTTGACTGAGCAAATACGTCAAGACTTCGATCCCTTCGGTGGCCAGTTGATTCTCATCCACCGCAATCCCGAGAATCGTTTCGACTTGTTTCCGGCTCCAGTCGAGAATGTCATCCGAGCGGGTCGACAGATTCGGCTCGTTACCGGTGTCGAGCGTGACGGTGACGAACTTGATCGAACCATCTTGTCCTACTCGGTCGATCCGCGCCTCGGTTTGATCCAATTCTCCCGAACGGAACGGTCGGTTCATCATCATCGCGGTCGATGCCATGATAAGCGGGACTGCCGTCGAGAGCGATTGGAAGGTCGCGATCAAGGGATTGGCGTCTTCCATCTTGTCGAACGTATTGATGATGTTCGGCAGATCATGGTTGGTGAGACCATACACCCGCAATGGATTGTAACCTTTCTCCTTGAGGATGTCATGGATCCGATCCACCACTTCGATGTAACTCGTAAAGATCACGGTCTTCTTGCGGGCACTGTCGATCACGGTTTCGTAATCCACATGACTGGCCAGATCCAGGTTACATTGCATCCGCCGTTTGCCCAGAATCCGCCCGAGCGCTTCGCCTTGGACTTTGAGCTTGTAATACTTGACCACCGACTTGGCGTTACGGAATTGATCCTTGAGCGGCTGGACGAGATGGGCGATGATTTCCTTCTCGTAAGCGTTACAGAACTTCGATTCTTCTTTCATGGTCTCCGGGTCGTAGTTCTGGCGAATCATCGTCACGTACCGCTTATACGTGCCGTAGCGGGCTTCTTGATGGGGATCATGGCGAATGATGTTTTCCCACACCCCAAGACCGGCGAAATAGTCTTGTTCGTACTTCTTGAAGTTGGTGCGGTAGTATTCCATCCGCTCCGCCACGAACTCACGCATCTCCAGCGACACCGCTTGCAGTGTGTATTGCTTCCCGTTGGGGATCTTGATCGGCAAGTCTTCGCGGGTGATCTCATTCTGGATGACCTTGGCCTTGGTCACGCGGTGCACCAGATAACCCAGACGGTTGGCCAGGATATCCAAACCTTTCGAACTGGACTTACCAAAGATCGCGATGAAGCGTTCTTCTGCGTTGCGGTCAAAGAACGGGTCGATGGTCTTCAACAGCGGCACCACTTCTTTACCGATGGCCTTAATCGGGGTCCCTGACATCCATAGTACATGCTGGGCCTTGAGCGACTCGCGACAGAGTTCGATGAACAAGCGCGTGCGCAACGAATCGATCTCGTTCATGTTGTGCGATTCATCCAGGATCACCGTGGGTTTGCGTCCTTGGTACGTCTTGAAGAATTCCACCGCCCGATCGAGTTGCTCGTAATGGAACACGTAAAAGCGTTTGCCCATCACCAGCGGTTCGTTCGACGAGGATACCCAGAATGGCACCGGGGTCTTGTAAATCGTAGCCAACGTCGCAGCCCACACCCGGTCCAATGCATTCTTCGGGGAGATCACCACCGTGCAATCCGAGTCGAGGCATTCCGACCACGCAATCGAGTTGATGGTCTTACCTGTGCCGGGATCGGCAGCCAGCATATAGCCTTGCAGATTGAACTGCGGCACCTTCTCGTTGTAGGTGTGCAGGAACCCCATCTGGGTGTCAAACAGCGTCGCGGTCAGCCGGTTGAGGTTATGGAAGTTCAAGATGTCCGGGAAACGCTCTGTGGTGCGTTTAAACCAGGTTTCCCGACGCAATTCTTCCGCGGCCTTACGGATGGCCCGGTAATTGTAATTCCCGCCCCTGGGCGTTTCTAAAATACTTTCCAGTGTGTAGATGACTTCCGGCAGAAAGAACTTGTGGAAGACCACGTACGAACTGGTGATTTTGCTGAACATGTTCAGCCCGATCTTGGAGGTGCGCCAGATGCGCGCCAAGTCGTTGGTGTATTGGTAAGTGGGCAAGCCTTCGATCCGGATGAAGTTCCCTTCTTCCGAGACATGAATCGTGCCAATCATTTTGCGCAAGTTGCTCAGCAACATCCTTGCCACCCTTGGAAGTATTTTTTAGTTAAAAACAGAGTGACATATAACACCCACTCTCTAGCCACACAATAGGCTAGAGAGTGGGGTGGGTGCTGCGTAGGAACTTAGATCATCATGTCGGAACCGTTGAAGTCCCACACCGGGTTTTCACGGGCACTGCCAATCGGACCCGCCCCAGGCTTACGCAGCGTGGTATCCGGTCCGTCTACATCGTCGAGCAGGTTCCCGACTTCCTGCATCGCCCAAGCGGCGTAGCGATCGATCATTGGGGTCTGTCGGGTCTTACGGTGTTTGCCCCGTTGTCGGGTCAAATACGCCTTACCGTTCACATACTCGATGTGTTGGAACACTTCGAGATCGACTTCCTGGTCCAGACGCTGGGAGCCGTCATACATGCCTTTGCCGGGCAGCGTGCGGACCAAGTTCGCCGTCCCTTCCCGCACGAGCTTCTTGGCGTCGGACGAGAGCTGGTGCGGTGTGACGAACAGAATGTGCCGTGGGGCGCAGAAGTTACGAATGCGGCGGAACATGTCACGGATGTCGGAACCGGCCGTGGTCATGATGCAACCGGTGGTCGGCAGCATCGCCAGGTAATCGACGAACAACGCCACCACTTCGTAACCATCGGCTTCCAAGGCCAGGACTTTGTTTTGCACGTCCAGGTAAGTCCAGCCCGACGGGTTGACCCGCATCATGCGAATATAGAAGCCCGTGGCTTGCATCCGCGGCATGATGTAGTCAGCCAGATCTTCTTCGCTCAAGCCCGTCAAATCCGGCAGGGTCTTGACCGCGTCTTCTTTATGCTCGTTGCAATGGAACTGTTCGTAGAGGAACTGGAAGTTTTCCTTCAAGCTGTCTTCGAACGAAATGCGCAGCAGCAACGGCTTCTTGGCTGGGTTACGCAGTACCGGGGTGTTGTACACCGCGATATGACGGAACTCGGTCAGATTCCCGCCGGTCTTGAAGTTGTGCGCCAGCGCCGCTGGACTGATCACGGCTTCGCCGCGGCGATAGCCACCGTCGAGCATGCGGTTCATGCCTTGCAGACCTAGGCGCAGGATCGTGCTGCCTTCTTCGCCTTCCTTGACCGCTTGGAACACGTTGGCGACCTGCTCGCGTTTGCTGAAGTCGACTTCATCGACCACTGCCGGATCTTTCTCGATGTGGCTGGTGGTGTACGGCTCCAGCATCTCGCGCAGTTCCATCGCGAAGGTGTTCATCGAGTGGATCTTGGCTTTGTTGAACTTCACCTTGCTGAACGCGTCGGTGATGATCTTCTCGACTTCCTTGTTGCGGAAGTAATTGCGGATCTGGTTGCGCAGGTTGATGCAGGTCCGTTTCAGCGCCCCTTCGGACAGTTCGGGCATAATGCCGCCCTGGAGGGCTTCGTAGGTGATGTCATCATCGCCGCAATTCATTTTGAGGCGTTGCAGCAATTCATTCGGCTCGTACTGATGGTCGTAGGGGTTACAGGCCATCATGTAAGCGGTTTCTTTCAACCCCATCAAGACTTCGGTGCCGCGGTCTTTGATATCGCGCCCCAGGCTCACGTCAGGGGTTTTGACTTCTTCCACGACCTTCAATACATCTTCCGCAGAGTTATTGGTATGACCCACTTGCTGGCTCTCGCGGTAGAGTAAACTGATCGCGCTGACAAGCAAAAGTTGAATGTTCATGATGTTGGTTCGGTTAAGGTTTATGCGATTGCCGTTATTCTTCTATGAGTAGCTCTTAAGTCCACATACTAAAGACTTGTCTCATCTTTTTAAATCTGGTTTCACAAGGAGTTCACCCATGGTGGAACAAAAGAAACATGTCGTTTACGTGCCGTACTGGATTGCCGGTGCGCTGCAACGTAATAACTTGCCGTTGTCCACCCTGCTGGACTACCGCAAAGTCGCCAAGTTCTTCAGCCCGCAAGAGCAGGCGAACATGCTGCTGTTCGAGGAAATCAACCCGTTCAAGGCCGAACTGAAAGACGGTCGTCTTCAGCCGGTGTATGGCGTGACCGAAGTGGGCTCGACCACCAGTATCACCGAGTCGTGCTTCGACGCCCCACTCTATGACGCGTGGCGTCAGTGTGTCTCAAATTCTACCGATGCAAATGATAATGCACTGGTGAACAATCTTTCGACGATGAACTCGCTGTCCTGGAATGAAACGACGAAAGCTGAAGTGTCTGCGCGGTTTGATCCGGCCAACGCTGGCCGCTTGAACTACACCGGACCCTTTATTACATATGACGTGGAACGTAATTACCTCCTCGTCGTGATTTACCCAGCGTTCTTTGAAAGTGCGGTACATGAAGCGAATGTGGTAGCTCTGTGCAAGCAGGTGCTGGAAACATTCTATGTGTACAACACGCCCGCATCGGGGTGCAAGACACCATACTTCCGGAAGTATCTCGAATCGTTAGGGTAATTATGTTCTGACTTCGTCAGTAGATAATTATCTAATTATTTGAGCTGAATAAGCCCCAAAGCAAATTCCTTTCCCAATTTCTCCTGTAAGGGTTGGTTATAACCATGAAAAGCATCATCTTCAATAGCGACCGTGAAACCAAAGGCCTGGGCGGCTTCCTGGCACGCACCCATGACCTCGCGAATAACTTCGTTCACGCTGGCAGCGCAGCCAAAGTCGGTCAGAACCTCCTGGCCGTCGAATCGATCTCCAGCAACCCCGCGGCCGTCAACGAACTGCAAACCACGGCGCAGGAACTGCTGGCCAAGTTCAACCAATTCGCCGCCGAATCGTTCCCGGTCACGGACAAGGCCGGCCGCGTCGGTCACGCCTACAACGACAACCAGATGAAGGCCGCGACCATCGCCGCCATGCTGGGTCACGACCTGAAGGGTGCGATCAACGCCCCAACCAAACCGGCCATGAGCCTGGAAGGCATCGCCGTCGCCGGCGTGCTGGACCAAACCCCGTACGAGCGCCGTGCTTCGAACGAAGCCTACGACGAACAATCGACGGCAACGTCGGTGGCCTTCTCGGTCGCCTACAACCTGGAATGCGCCCGCCAATCCGAGCTGGCCGAAACGCTGTTCCCGACCGTCGTGATTCCGCCGAACGAAGCCGGCCTGTTCATGTCGATCGACCTGGCCCTGCTGCAAGACGACGCCAACCGCCAGATCAGCGGCGCCGTGACGGACTTCCACCGTTACAACGTCATCCGTGCGCAGACCTACCCGGAACTGCTGCAAAACGACGCGTCCGACCTGGTGCCGGTGCTGCGTGACGAATCCAAGCAGAACTTCGTCGCCGACACGATCATCGCCCCGATCGTCCGCAAGATGGACAACGGCGAAGAAATCACCACCAGCTACCTGAAGACCGGTGCCAAGTTCGACCTGCTGTCGATCTCGCACACCGACACGATGGTCGCAAAGGGCCTGCCGAACCAGACCGACTCGATCGATCCGGGCGTCTTCCTGGAAGAGATCCTGATCCAACTCCAGTCGGCCGACGGCAACACCAAGGAAGTCATCAGCTTCAACGTCAAGGAACTGCCGGGCGCTGCCTACTACCAGGCACAACAAGGCGACTACCGCGATCAACAACTGTCGTTCCAGAACGGCAGCCTGCTGATCAACGGCTCGACCACGACCGCTTCGGGCGCTGCTTCGACCCTGCTGGCTCCGATCGGCACCGGCGGCTACGAAGTCCGCCTGGCAGTCGACGTCTCCGGCCGCCTGAACCTGCAATTCGGCGCAGGCTCGGTCTACGGTCCGGCACCGGAAGTCACTGCGGTTGCCAAGAACGGCACGCAAGTCTCGACGGCTTCGGGCGCTGGCGCCACGATCGCTGCCATCTTCGCCAACGCGTCGATCATCGGCTACAAACTGTACGCAAAGCGTTCGAACCTGAACCGCCGTCTGCGCGGCCAAACGATGGACACGAACACGAAGAAGCAGTTCTACCCGCTGAACCTGCTGGCTCCGGTCACCATCGTGCGTCCGCACTCGGCTGGCGACGTCAACGACGCGCGCGACCTGTCGTTCCTGATCTTCACGACCAAGACCCGCTCGTCGATCGACGCGGTCGAAGTGCTGCAAGCGCACGCCGCAACGATGAAGTCGATGCAAGGCCAATACCACGTCCCGGGCGAATCGGTCGAGACGTTCGGTCTGGCTCGCTGGCTGCTGGATCCGTACTACGCGCACGACACCTACGTCGCACCGGACGTGGTCGATTCGATCAAGTCGTCCGAGCGCGCTGCCGACATCCAGGCATCGCTGGTCAACCTGATCCGTGACCACGTGTACAAAATGTGGCAACTGTCGTCCTACGGTCCGGCTTCGGCATCGCAGAACGGCGGCGTCGCAACGATCCCGACGGTCATCATCGCCTGCGATCCGCGTATCGAACAGTACCTGAACATCACCGGCGACCTGCGTCTGCTGGGCGACAAGTTCCCGGTCAAGGTCGTGTCCGATACGAACAAGAACCTCCGCGGCAAGCTGTACGTCACGTTCGGCAACATGGAAACCGCAGCGCAAGGCGTCCCGAACGTCCTGCACTTCGGCACCACCATGTATCGTCCGGAAATGACGATCATCCTGCCGGTCTCGCGCGATGGCCAGACCTCGAAAGAGATCACCGTCTCGCCGGCGTTCCGCCACTTCGTCAACCTGCCGCTCCTGGTCGAGATGGACGTGTCGGGCATCGAAGACGTGGTCGACGCCAAGCTGCCGATCGTAATGCACACCGTCTAATCCAAGACGGAACTGATGAACCGCTGTGTCAGGATAACCTCTTGCCATGGTGGTTCGTCCATGGCTATAAGCAACCCTTACAGCTAAGCATTGGGGCTACCCTCCTACCCGCAAGGGTAGGAGGGCCAGCTGCTATGCCGTCAAAAACTTTCTCTAGATTATTTCACGTCTATATCACTAAATTGATCTGCATAGAAAGCGTGGCTGCCTATGCCTAACCAATTTAACAGAAATAGAGTGTCGACCATGGAACAAGACGACGTCGTAACGTTTTACGGGAAGGTCCGCATCGCCACGATTAAACCTGGCGATACCGAACAAGGGGGCTTGACCCACTTTCAAGTCAATACCCGCTATGTGAACAATACCCGGCAAATCGTGCGGGTCAAACATCGTTCGAATTTGGAAACCAGCTTTCCGGCGGTGCCGGTGCGGAGCCCTTATGCGCACGATGAAATGTTTATCGTTAGAAAAGAATTGGTGGTATCTATCACTTGTATCGAAGCGATGCGCAGCTATTTCGTCAACCTGCCAGAAGGCGGCGAAGTCACGAGTGAACTCGAATGCTTTCGCAGAGCGTTTCTGCAAGTGTATGAAAATGTGTTTCGGGTCCATCAACCGCGGGAACTGCGGGCGGTGGTCGAACACACCTTCACCGAGAAAGATCTGGAAAGCCATGGCGGGATCTTCTACCATGATGAACTCGATCTGCTGATCAAGACCGGTGACGCACCGTTTGAGATCGCCCATCCGAACAGTCCGCTGGGTCGGCAACACACCCTCGAAGAGCGTGCCGTGCAACTACGCGATGAGCACGGTTTCATCTTCTGGATAGAAATTATTGATAACCTAGAAAGGTATGATGAACGTTTCGTACCGATCTGTAACCAGGTGTACAAGATCGTACCCAAGAAAGATAAAAATAGACCGGATGGGTTGTATATTGTATCGAGCAAACCGTCAGCAGGTCGGATTACGTCCACCGAAATCTCGACCCGGCATTACCCGATGGAAGATATCGAAAAGGAACTCGGTATCTACAGCAGCTACGAGTCCGCCAAAGCCAACGGCGATGTGGCTGGGGCACGACGGCGTGAGATGCAAGAACGGGAGCACGAGTTTGCTCGACAAAAGCAAGAGTGGAACGAAACCGAACTGCGCTATAAACGTGAAGCGATCGAACGCGACCGCGCGTTAAAGGACGCTGAAGCAGAACGTCAACGCCAGAACCAGACGATGGACGATCTGCGGGAACGGCAAACCCACCTGATGAAAATGCAAGAAATGCAAAACAAAGAGCGTTTCGACCAACGCCAAGCGGAACGAAAAGATGCGTCTGAGATGATCAAGTTCTTACCTGTGATCCTCTCTGGCATCGGCACGATTCTGATGGCCTGGTCAACGTTCCGCGGTAAGTAGAATAATCCCAACCCGTAACAAAGGAGCTGCGTACATGGATCCCTCCCTTCGATCTTTTGTGATCGACGATTTCCCACCTCTGAATATGAAAGTGGCCGAAGGGTTCGCGGTATCGGAAATCCCCAAGTCCGAACGCTTTATCAAGATGTTGTTCGAATCGATCGTCGATACCTTCCCGCCGGGATTGCGGTTTGTCGACGCGCAGCGCTGTACGCCGATGGAAGAATACCGGGAAGCCACCAAACGACATAACCAAAAGTCGTCGAAGAATTCCCAGCGTTCGCAATTCGACATCGCCAAGTCGAACGTGTACATGATGAAATACCTGTTCGAGTACACGCCACCCGGCAGCCAAGTCACGATCCAACTCAAGCCGCGCTATCTGTATTTGCCCTGGGTCGACGATGGCGGCTTCATCAAGATCAGCGATTCGCTGTACACGATTTCGCCGGTGGCGGCAGACCGGGTGATCTCGGTGATGCGCAAAACTATCTTCGTGCGCCTGATCAAATCGCGCTTCAACATCAACCGCATCAGCCAGCATTTCAAAGTGGACAACGTCGATACGTTCGCTCACGTGGTGTGGTCGAAGATTCACCAAAAGAAAGTGGTGCGCGACAAGAACGATCCGGACAGCGTGGTGGCAGAATCGACCCTCGGCCATTACCTGTTCTGCAAGTACGGTGTGCTGGAAGCGTTCCGGCAATTCGCGGGTACCAACGTCGTGGTGGGCGATGCCGAACACATCACCGAAGAGAAATACCCGCCGGACCAATGGCACATCGCGCGGACCTCGCGCAATGAACTCAACGGTCACCCGAATGGGCGGCGCGCCGAGACCTATCGACCGACCCGACTGCGGATCGCGATCCCGCGTGGTCAAGACACTCCGATGGTGCACAACCTGATCGGGGCGTTCTTCTATCTGGCCGATCGCTTCCCGGATCGCCTGGCGTATTTGCAAGAATACGTGGTGCGCCAAGATGAGCAGAAGCTGGCCCACGAACGGCGGATGTGGACGCTGATCCTGGGGCATCTGGTGGCACCGGGTTCGCCTGAAGGTAAAGTGCTGAAGGAAATGGACAGCCACATGCGGTCGCTCGATGAATACATCGACCCGATCGTGAAAGAGCAGTTGAAGAACATCGGCTATCAAGTGGACAACGTGTACCAGTTGTTTGCCCGCTTGATCCAGGACTTCGACCCGCTGTTGCTGGCCAACCGCAGTAAGCTCTCGTCGATGTATGACAAAGAGCTGAACGTGCTCCAGTTCGTGTTGTTCGAAATCAGCAAGAACATCATGGAACTCGGGTTCCACATGCTCAAGCTGTGCGAAGAATCGAACCTGTCGCCCGAGAAGCTCAACAGCGCATTCGGCAACAAGATCCGTACCGGCGCGATCTTCCACATCTACAAGTCGTCTGGTGCGGTTTCCGCCAACTCGTACCCGGGCGATAACAAGGTGTTCAAGATTACCACCCTGTTGGTGCCGCAACAACACACCAACAAAGGCGGTCGTAAGAAGGGTGGTTTGCAGCTGTCCGATCCGATCAACCAACTGCACATCTCGGTGGTTGAAGTCGGCGGGTATGCCAACCTGCCCAAATCGCAGCCGTCGGGTCACTTCCGCATCAATCCCTTCGTGGGCTTGACACTGGACAACGTGATCAGGCGTCATGCGGAACTGGTCGACGTCTACGACGACGCCCAGCGCAAGATCGAAATGTAAGTCGTATCCAGAACTAACAACAGCGAGGATATCACCATGGAGCAAGAACCGAAACCGCCTGACACACCGCCACCGATCTCACTCACCGACCGGTGGCGCCGCATTCGGCGCCAGCAGGATATCCAGCGCGATCTGGAAGCCTGTGCTGAAGTCATCACCAAACACTTGATCGACAAGATCAAGCGCAAACGCTAATCACAACAAAAAAGGAACATCGCCATGTACAATCCGAATCAACTGCAATTCCCGCCCGATCAGTTCCTGGTGGCGCCGATGCCGATCGACCCGCAACGTCCACCGATCATGTTCGACATCCGCTGCGCGCCGTGGCTGCAAAACTACGTGCCGTGGATCACCGGCATCATGATGGACATGATCACGCGCGAAGCTCAGGGTCCGGTGTCGATCCACTTCTACAACCGCATGTCCCAGGGCAACTGGAACAACCCGGAATTCGCCGGCGAGGTGGCGAACTGCGCGGACTTCATCTACATCCAAGCGGGCGCTAACCAAGCCCCGCAGGAAATCCCGCGTTACATCCAGATGTATCTGGCGCTGCGCTCCAAGTTCGAAGTGCAGCTCACACCAGCACTGCGGGGTTTCATCGCCCAGCCGGATCAACCGCTGTTCGATCAAGCGATCAACCAGTTCCGACAGATCATCGACCAGATCCTGCAAATCCGTGGCGGCGGTGCCCCGGCGGCACAGCAGATGCGTCCAGCGCCGCAAGTCGGTGGTTATCCGGCACCGGTCGGTGCAGCGCCGTATGGGTCGATGGCGCCGGCCGTGGGTGGCTACCAAGCCCAACCGCAAGCAGGCGCCTACGTGCCGCCGGGTTCGCGGCAAAGTGGTGGCGGCCGCGATTACGGTTCGCCAGCACCGGCTTTCCAACCGCCGCCGCAAGCTCCGCAAGCGCAGCCGCAGCGTGCTCCAGTGGCGCAAGCGCCGGTGACGGCACCGACGGCGGCCGCACCAGCACCCACCGGCCCGCGTCTGGAAGACCTGGTCGATCCGGATAAAGTCAAGTGGAATCCGGTCCCGACCATGTCGCCGATGCTGTACAACCCCGTCAAGGTCAAGATGATGTATACGCTGGACCCCGAAGGCCATACCAACACTCAACTCGTCATTACCAACATGGATCCCATCAATTACGATCGCCACAACATCGACACGCTCTTCGGCCGGGTGCCTGCCAACATGCCCGTGCAGAAAGACAACGCGCCGATCGTGGTCGAACTCAAGGAAGCGGTGAACCAGGCGTTGGAAGAAAGCCAGGAAGTCGACGACGAGAAAGAGCGCGTGTATGAAACCCTGGGGCTGCGCAACGTCATCGCCACCTTCAGCCTGGAAGAAGCGATCCTCGACGCCCGCACCGAGATGGAAGCCAAGGTCGACCGCGACAACCGGCCGATGGTGTTCCAAGCGTACGCGCAGATCTATACCCCGATCATGGGGGACAAGACCGAGTACGAGCTGATCCGCAAGCTGGGTGAATCGAACAGCTACCTGGAACTGCGTGAAAAGCTGGTGGCTGCCGGCGGTACGGCGTCGCCCGCGCTGCTGACCGACATCAGCCTGAAGCTGACCAACCTGATGAACGAGATCCTGCGCACGCGTCTGTCGATCCCTGCCGAGAACCTCGAAGTCGAAGATTTCGCCACCGATCTGGACGCCCTCTTCGATGCACTGAAGAAAACGTTCGGCGAAAACGGCGACCGCATCTACCGTGCTTTCATCAAGGACCAGCAGAAACGCATCCAGGCGATGTTCAACGCGCCGAATCTGGACGAGGAATCGGGCCGGGATCTGCACGCGAGCCTGCTCGAAGGTCGCCTGACCGGCAGCTGGGATGATCGTAAAGATACCCCAGCGTTCACGTTCTTCGGCCCGAACGTGCGCATCACCTTCATCAACGTGCTGTCGCACGATCTGCTGATCCAGGGCATGCGTGGTCTCGGCAACGTGATCACCAAGCAACACAGCGGGGTGTTGTACGATCTGGCGGTGTCGCTGTTCCAAATCGATACCGGTGATCTGGTGATCGATCGCCAGTACGTGGTCTCGCTTGACGGTCGGGTGATGGAAATCACGCAAGGTTTGTTCGTCGAACCGTCCTACCTGCTGTCGTTGGTGAAATAAGTTTAACGTGGTGAGCTTTGTCAGGGGTTCGGTTCGCCGACCCCTGATTTTTTTACCCTCTTTTTAGGAATGACCATGGGCGTACAAATCAATATTCAGTTACATGCGGAGGACGGACAAGACCATCCGGAATTGCATGAACGCGTATCGAACGTGGTCATGGCTGGGGTGATTCGGGGGATGGAACAAGTCTATCGGAATACCGCAGCCTTCGATCCGGTCACTGGTGAGTTGTTGTATAACACCCCGTACCCGGATGAGGAAGCCGCGCATCTCCTGTCCCATGTCCAAGTCGCTTCACCTCAAGCGGTCTTGAATATCTTGGCGCAGATCGATCAAGACGATGAAGTCGGTAGCATGGACGGGGCCATCATTCGCCCGGTGTGGGAGGATTGATGGCTGAGATTCCCAAATTCCAAGTGCGGGTCACCATCTCGTGCGATGATCCCCAGGAAGCTACCGAGAAAGAATCCCAACTGGTAAAAGCCATCGCATCGGCGTTTTTGCGCATGGGTGTGACCAGTGTCACGGCAATCGCGGACAATGAACACGTGAATTACGTGGACAATGAAGTGCATAACGTGACCACAGGGGATTTGTTCCGTACCGATCCGCTGGCGCCATTGGACGTGTATCTGGTCGGTCAAGGTCCCGCCTCGATCAATTGATCTCCTCGTTGTACTGACGGCATACCCCCTCCTACCCGCAAGGGTAGGAGGGGACTATGTCCGTCTCTTTCTTTTTTGGTTACTTACGTCGCACGGTCTGCATCTTTGTTCTCGTCTTCTTCCGACTTGGCCTCATTCTGGCTGTTGTCGGCTGGAGTCGATTCCTCTTCTGCATTGCCGCCGTCGTCCGGCACTGGCGTAGCTGCCGGTTCTTCTTCCTCCGGTTCCTGAGTCGGTTCCGAAGCCGAGGCGCTGTCTACGCTGGCGTCAGCGTTGGCATCCACATCGGTGGGTGTTTCAGCGTTGTCCAGCGATGCGTCACCGCTACCGCCATCCAACTCCGCATCACCGCCGCCCTCACCACCACCCGTGTCGAAGTTGAAGCTGGTATCACCCATCCCAAAATCGTCACCGCCGCCACTACCCGTATCGCCGAAGCCACCGCTGTCACCGAAACCACCACTGCTGCCAAAGCCACCGCCCGAGTCACTGCCGAAGCTCGACGTCGAGCCGGTTTCGATACCAGCTTTCTTCAGTGCTTCTGCGGTTTTCTCTTTGGCCTTCTTATTGGCCACGAGCAGGGTTTCGACGATGTCCATGATCGACGCGTTGTGCGCGGCTTGGATTTCAGCGATATCCACATCGGTTTCGCCTTCTTCGTTCTTGGCAGTCAATGCAGCCAGCTCAGGGAGCAGACCATTCTTGATTTGCCAATCCCGCAGCAGGTATGCTTTCATCTGTGCTGCCACGATGCCGATATGGCTGGCCACCTCATCACCCACCACGGCCGGGTCCATCATGTCCGGCGAGATCCAGGCTTTGATCGCTTCTTCCACCAGCTGGCTTTGCTTGGTGTACAAGTCACCCAGGTTTTCCAGTTTGGTGGTATCCGGTTCTGGCAGCGTCATTTGGAAACCACCGACGAAGTCTTCGATCAGTTCCCGAATGAAACGCGCCTTGGCCAGCGGATTGTCTTCCAGTTCTTTCTTGGTCACCCGTTCGCCGTTGGCCATTTCCAGGTGGTCATCGTCTTGAATGTCTTTGATGATGTCCTTGTAGTTGCTGGTCAAGATATCGATCAGTTCATCCACCAGATCACCACTGTTGATGATGTGCTTACGGATATGGGCCGAGACTTGCGGGGTGAACTTCTGTTGAAGCATCATGGCCCGCTTCGACAACAACGTCGAGTTGTTGACCACCGAACGTGCAAAGTCCGCACCGGTCGCCGCATCCACCATTTCCGGGGTCAGCCAGAATGACATCAGCCGGCGCTTGCGCAAGTCTTCCATGACCTTGCCATCAGGCGGTTGGTAGTTCGAATTCTTTTCCGAAAAGTCCACCGACATATCGGGCAGACGGGGACTGCCGGAGAAACTGAATTCAAACGCGCTGCGCTGCAACCCTTCCTTGATGTCGAGCGGATCGATCGTGCCGAGCGGGAAACCATTGCTGTTGACCCGCATCATTTCGCCGATGCCTTGTTCGATGGCTTTCCACGGATCGGGCGTATGTTCATCCAGCTTGATGTCGACGTGGGTGCGACCGATGGCATTGCGCAGCGTGCCCATGATGGTGCCAACCATCAAGTTCGCTTGCATCGAGTCGATGATCTTGGTGTTTTCCAAGAGACTCCGACCGGTGCCATTCGGGTTGTACTCGAACGCCATGTAGGTCATGTACTCGACCGGGATGAACAGCAACTGCGTGTACTGGTTGGCCATCGAGCGCGCCAGCATCAGGTTGTAGACTTCTTCGTGGCCGGCAATTTCGACATTGCCCACCACAAAACCATTCTTCATCCGCTGCTTGAGTTCCCGATCCAGCATGCTGCCATACATCTGGGCCGCAGTCGCATACGCATTGCCTTGACCGTAGAGCGTCGAGTTATCGCCCATCGCCAGACCAGCACGCTGAATCATCGACGAGGAGAAGCTATTGGTTTGCAGACTCGCCCCGAGCTGCCGGTAATGGTTGGTACCCATGCCGCGGTTGATCGGATTGCCTTCGCCATCGAGGATCAGCCAGAAACCGATTTGCTTACTCGGTTGATTCGGCACGTGGACTGGGATCACCGCTTCCGAGGGGAAGTGGATTTCGAGCGGCATGCCAACCGAACGCCGCTTGAGCTTTTCTTGGCTCTTGACTTCCTTCACCACGGTGTGCTGGGTGTTGGGGCGGTGGAAGGTTCGGTTCATCACCGCATCATTCGACATCCGACTCGGGTCGATAGTCGGTGCCATCCGCCGGGTGATCGATTCGGCCGACAGGGCCGAGGTCCGTCCCACGATTTCATGGATCTTTTGTTGCCGGATCTTTTCACTGACCAGCGGCATTTTCAAAAGACCAATATTGTCTGTCACCGTCACAAACGTGTCCAGTTCCATCGCCGGGTCTTTGTCAGTGGCGGGCAACTCGAAGCGGATCTGGTTGTCCCAGGTCTTGTTGGGTTTGTGGGTCAGCAGATGTTCCAGTGCCAGCCCGATACCGCTCTTGTAACCGGCTTCCCGATCCAGTTGCGCTTTCTGACGGTCGGACGGACCCAGCACGCCGAGCGATTGGATCTGACCATCCGGACGCAGCACGCTTTGCAGACTCTCCAGCGAGACGCTGCCGTTGCCGTGGATCAAATCGTCGACCGCGTTCTCAGGCAGCACCGCCACCGGATAGCTACCCCGCCGGAATAGGATATCTTCCAGCATCTCCGGCAGCCGCGGCTTTATTTTATAGACTTCGTCCAGGTACTTGCGCACGGCGTTAACCATTGTGGCGTTCACTTCATGCGGCAGGTCCCAGTGGGACAGGTCCGCTTTGTAGTTCACTTCCACTCCGACCATGTCTTTCGGCGACAAAATCACCGATACCAGAATCGCGGCTGCCAGGTCCGTATCGGACAGCAGTTGCCGGATGGTTTCATGGTCGTTGACGTTTTGCATCCCTTCGTGAGCGATACCGCGCAACGCGGCCAAATTCACGCCGGTCCCTTGGGCAGCCATGGCATCAGTGGTCCGCTGGACCCGCTGATCGACCACCAGCTTACTCATCAACGCAGCCGCTTTGGGGTTTTGTTTGACCAGTCGAATGGCTGGTACCCGAACGCCTGAATTTTGCATTTCAAGAGGATTCAATTGGTCCCCAGTTTGCATCGGCATAACTAACCTCTTCTCAGTTTCTCATTAGGGATAGTCGTGAGTTCAAATAACTATCAGATTTATATCAATCAAACCCTGCAATTGGCGGAGACGATCGTCATCAAATCGTCTTACACCGCGCAAGCGCTCAATGCATGGGTGGAAGCGACTGGTCACACGACCGATCCCGATCCCACCACGTGGAAGTATTATCTCAATCTTGCAGGGGAATACCATAGCATCGACCAAGTGATGACGGTCGTCTCGCTGGATACCTTACAAGAGATCGTCTTTAACAAGGCGAACTTGGCGATCCATTCGGCCACGGCACGGGCGTACCAATACGGTAGCGATCAATACTCGCGCTTGATCCAACGCTATCCGAACCAAGAACAACTCATCCTGGGGATCTTGTATCCGACGGATATTAACCTCGCGGTCAGTGCCAAGGATGGGCAGATTCTGTCTTATCCGCCAGGCCTGGTCGAGAGCAATGAATACAGTTTGGTGCCGCGCTTACAGCGCTGGATTTACCATTTTAAACAGCGTTGGCATGTGCCGGGGTTCGACTATGTGGACGAACTCTACCACGCCACGATGTTGGGGTACATGTATGCCTTGTTGGTGCAAGCGATCCTCACCTACCGGGTGATGGCGTGTAACACCAATGAAGCGCACAGCTACCATGTGCGGGAATATCTGGCCAGTCACGGTTATCTCGATACGTACGCGAACAGCTTAACGCTGGAGCAATCGCTCTATTTCTACCGGAATATCGCTTACATCGAACACCATGCGGGGCGCAACGACACCTTCGACTCGTTAACCGAGCATATCATGACAAAACGGACTTTGCCGCTGGCAGAGTACACGATGAAGCATGACGTGACCGACCAAACGACGACCTTGTATCCGGAAGTGATCTTCCGTAAACGTCAACTGAATCTCGGGATCGTATTGCCTAAGAACAATAAGATCAGCGTGAGTCAGATGCTGGAGAAAGAAGCGCCGCTGGCCAAAGGCAATACCTTGGATGTCAGTGACGTCACCGGCCAGATCACTGACGTGATGCAAAACTCGCCCTCCAACGTGGTAGCGACCAAGGTGCTCGAATCCTCGGTGGTGGATGAAACCAACAGCTCGCCCTGGATCCTCAGCGAGATTCTGTTTAACCACTGGTTGTACCTGAGCTGCGCGGGTTTGTATACCGCTTACGTGACGGTGACCAATCCCAAGACCAATGAAAAGATTCCCCTGACGGCCAAGGAAGCATTTACCTTGGCGTGGTATGTCTTTTCGAAAACCCTGAACGAGACCTTGGTCACGGTGCCTCGGGCGTACGCCAGCCGGGTGCAGATCATGCCGACTCCGAGCGTGGATGATATCTACGCGATCGTCGACCACAAACTGATTGAGCGTGATGTGGCGGTGACGGCGTTGTCCCAGCAGCCGGTGATCAAGCCTTTGATTTCGATCGACGCGTTTTATGATCTCGGTTTTGCGATCAATGAAGCGGTGCAATTCCAACGCCGTTTGATTGCTCGACAACAACACTATGAACGACGTGCGCAAGTGCTCGGGATGGTGAGCCGGATCTACGAAGACACCTGGGTCGATCTGGAGCCTGCCGGTACCACGTACAGCAGCTGGCTATCGAGTCGGAATATCGATTTGTCCACGCTGTCGCGGGCGGACTTCCAAGTGATGTTTGACGACATCGTCGCGCAAGCCACCGGGGCGAGTTTGCATCCGGAGACGTCACTCAAGAGTCTGCAAAGTGCGATGGTGAATATGTTCACTCAGTTGTCATCGTACGGTATTCAAATCATTGCGGAAATCAATGACGCGAACATCCGGAAAACCGACTGGCCGGCCGTGCGGGTGGGGGATGTCATCAGTCAACTGGAGTCCCATCCCCAGAACCCCGATGCGGCAATCGAGATTCAAGAGGTACGTGGCTCGACCTCGGTAGTGGTGGACATCCCCCTGAACCATCCTGCCATTGGTCCGGATGTGGTGCAACATCCTCACCATCGGGTGGAGATCGATGTCGGTATGGACGGGGATTTGCTGGCACACCCGACTACGTATTACTTTGAGCGACCGATTGCCAACATCGGCATCACCAGTCCGGATCCGGCGAATATACCGATCCCGCGTGGTTGGATTCCGTTTGTGGGGATTGAGTACTTCTTGGGCTTGACGGCCGATCAGATCGGACAAATTACCGATCCGTACAATCCGACCAATCCGTATACCCCACCGACGAAGATCCCGCTGTCGCAAGTGGTGGTGATTCAAGAATTGCCGGGCTTGTGGTTGACCGATGCCGATCGCACCGAACCCCTCTCGCGCAGTGTTGAAAATATTTTGCTGGGTAAAACGTACCCGCAGTAACCTGATCTGAAACTAGGAGAATGAAATGGCAGAGAAAAGCACGCGCACCGTCTACGGTCTGTATCGACAAGTGTGTGCAAATCTGGGGATCCCGTTCACGCTGGCCCCGAACACCACGCTCAACGAGTTGCTGTCGGTGCAAGCCGATCGGGTGCCGGATGCCGGGGTGTATCCGACCGTGGGCTACCTGAGCCTGGGTAACGGTGGTCTGGCTGCGAGTCTGCTGGCGGATGGCAATCTGGCGATGATCCCGAAAGTGTTCCAAGCCACCAACGCCGCGCCCTACAGCCCGATCCCGCTGGTGCTGCGCGCGGTCGGCAATGACCTGACGCCGGATCAACGGGCGAACTACGCGCTGCGTCGTCTGGAAAACCGCAACGGTACGCCGTATATCGCCTACTACCTGAAGCGCCTGGACAAGACCAACCTGAACGCCGGTATGTTTTTAACCACCGTCGTAGATGGTGTGAAATCCACCGTGCCGTATGTGCCGGATTCGTCGGTATTGCACCCAACCCCGCCGAACGTTTCGGCCGCTGGTGTGGTCACGGCCGACGGCAGTTACGTCAGCGCGTCGGCGCCGCTCAACGTGGTGCTCGATGCGAATGACACCACGGAACTGCTGAGCGTGTTCAGCATCATTTACCAAGACACCAACGCTGCGGTGATCTCGGAACTGGCGTTGTGCTCGGGCGTGGACCTGATGGTCAGCGTCACCGACCCGGGTCAACCCTCGTTCAACATGAAAGAAGCGATCGCCGTCCAAGTCAGCGACCTGGTCAACATCGGCGCACCGCTGCAATTCAATGCCGACGGGGTGCAGTTCTCGCTGGACATGGGCGCGAGCGAGCCCCTTTACATCAGCTAACCCACGCTGTCGATTCTTTAAGGTATTCATCATGATCCATGTCCCCGCGAACAGTGGGGATACATTCGCCATCTGCGGCACCGATCCCGGGACTCACACCCTCGGGCTCGGGGTGCTGCATGTGGACATGTACTCCTTGCAAATTCGTTCGTACGAAGCGTACACGCTGGTGGCCACCAAACTCATGGATGACGAGGATTTACTGGTGGCCAACCACGGACACACGTACGCCCGCACCGATGCGCACAAAGACGCCTTGGTGAAATACTTCCGCCGGATCCGTCCCAGCGTGATCGCCTCGGAAGACGCGTTCTTCAACCGTCGTACTCCGGGTGCGTATGCACCGCTTTTGAAATCGATCAACAGCATCCGCGCCGCGGTGTTGGAATACGATCCTTTTATGCCGTTCACCCTGATTGAACCGTCGGTCATCAAGACGGGAGTGGGGGCAGTGAACTGGTCGAAGAAGAACGGGACCAACAAGTCCTCGGTATTAGAAGCACTGAAAAACAATCGCGAATTCATGGTGCCTGGGAATGCACCGCTAGATGCCTTGACCGAACACGCGGTCGATGGCTTAGCGATTGCCTATACCCGATTAAAACAAATACGTTAAGGAAACGATCATGGAACTCTTTGCCAGCTGGGGTTTGAAGCACTGGGTAGGGTTGTTGGCGATGATTGCTGTCTTCTGTTTTGCCGGACGGTATGAATATCTGCGCCACCAAGTCACCAAGGACCAAACCACCATCGCCAACCAGAAAGTCACCATCGCAGCTCAAGACATCGCCATCACCAACGTGAAGGCAGCCGCCAAGCTCGATGAGCAAGTGCAGGTAGCGACGCAACAGGAAGTCAAGAAGGTCACGCAACGACATGAGACCATCCAGCGTAAGGTGGAAGCGCGGGTGCGGCAGATCGAACAGCATTACGTGGAGAGTCCCGCCAGTCCCGATAACGTGATTGCTGAATCCCAGCAACTCTCGAATGCTCGCATCGACGGGTTATGGGAAGCGTACTGCGCCACCAAACCCGATGACACGTCCTGCCAACCGACTTACACCAATCCTGGAGAACCCCATGCGTAAACTACAAGCCCTGGTCAGCTACATCTTCCACCTGTTCAATGCGTTCGGCTTCGTGCTCGTGGCCGGCACCGCGACCGCCATGACCCTGTCGGGCTGCGTCACCACCCCCAAGCCCGTGGTGGTTACCCAAAACATCGTCGTTGCTCCCGCCGACAATCTGCTGGTGGATTGCGATGTAGCGGCCCCGCCACCCAAAGCCAGCTATCTGGCCACGACGGCGACGATCCCGGGCATCAACCCGAATACCAGCCTCCAGAAAGACGATGCCTTCTATCTGGTCCAATACGCCAAGACCATCAAAGCGCTGGAAGAGCGGGAACGCCAACTCACCGAACACGCTTTGAAGCAATTCCAAAACCTCGATGCCTGCAACAAACGCTGGCAACAACTCCGAGCGTGGAAGGTCAACAGCGAAAAGCAATTTAACGCCCCGCAAAAGGAGTAAGCATAATGCGCGTCATCGGACATGTCCTGCGTAAGATCGACAACGATAAACAACTCATGCAGCAAATTGCCCAGTCGCCTGCTGTGGCGGAATTGGTCAGCAATTACAATGCATTGGCCGTGGTGGCCCAGGCTGCCGAAGACGAGCATCTCCAAATGGTGACCGGTGAAACGTATGGGCAGGAGTTTAAATACTACCTGACCCATATCCCCTCGATCGATCTGCACCGGTTACTCGATCGATATTTATCCCACTTCGCCCAATCCGACAAAGGCAACGCCACCCGTGAGCGCAACCAAGTCGAGAGTGAAGAAGGGGAAGGCTGTGGCGATGGTCACGACCATTACGAAACCGATACCGAAAAAGAAAACCGTCGCCAAAACAATTTCCTATTCAAGTGCCTGATGGCCAGTATCATGGTGACGTTCTTTGTGATCCTGGGTGCGGTGGTGGCAATCCTCACCCACAACCACACGGCCGATAACGCGGTGTTCAAAGCGATCATGGGCACGGCTACCGAAGTCATCAAAATCATCTTTTCAACCAAATAACTATCATGCGACGTTTTCGTTCCCAAGCATTTAGCCAACTGTCCACTGAAGCGGAAGATGTCAGTGGTGTCATGAAGGCTGAGATCGAGCACATGTTCTACGCCCGCGTGGAATCCCCTGAAACGCTTTTAAACGCGATGTGCTGCGAAATCCAACAACAGTGGGGGTTGTGGCAAGACAAGACGGAAAAGAACGTTGGGTGCGGTTCTAATCGCGTCCGGAAGGTGATTAACAAACCGATCCATAACGGCCACTTCGATACGATCAATGTCACCGAGCAAATCGTCTTGACCACCAAGCTTAAGCGTTCGGACGGCACGTCACTCGAAGTCTCGGTAGAAAGCACCGAACACCAACTGCGGGCCTTCCAAGTCATGGCTGAATCGGGCATGATCAAGCACCGCTATCGGTTCCCGATTCCCGGCACGGCATTGAACTGGGAAGTCGACATGTTTGTCGAACCCGGACAATCGATGTACTCCACCAAGTACATCCAGTGGGCCAAGATCGATATCGAAGTCCCGTCGATGGATTACCCGATCCCCGATCTCCCGAGTGGCTTTCTGGACGCGTTCAATTCCAAGGTAGAGAACCCCACGCCAGAGCAACAGTCCATCATCGATCAGATGAAGGATTTCTTGAGTCTGCCGAATCCCTACCTGGTCGAGACTTATCCCGACGTCATCAAGAAAGATTAATACGATCCCTCCTAGCCTCACGGGCTAGGAGGGCGTATGTTGTCGAGTGTTTATGCTTCTATTAGTTTTTTACGGTTGAGTTAGCATACTGTGCAAACTTGGCGTTTGCAGGTTCGACGGTAGCGATCTCACTTATTTGATCGCTTGCGTTGTGGGGACATATCAGAGCCCCACCTAACCCTATCCCCCTATGCCCTCCGGTGCATGTGTGCAGATGTCTCTACCTATCTTTAGATCTAAGCTTTGGGGGTTTGGGGGCGACCGGACAGGGAGCCCCTTATAAAAGAGAATTGATAGAACACTAAGCCAGCCTAACAGGGCTGGCGTTATGACGACAAAACCATGTGGAGCTAGAAATTTTCAAAACCATATAACTAGCGTGAACTGGAATTGGAATGTTCCTATAACCAACAATAAAGGAAAGACCATGTGCAACGAACAACAAGTTAACCAGGCTGTAACGGTCGAATCTACTCCGGCGATGACGTACCAGTATCGCTGCGGTTACTGTGGCTCGACCGAGCTTCCGATTCCGTACGAGCAAATGTTTGGACCCGGTGCTATTGGCTGGGACTGCTGCCCGGATTGTGGTGGCGTTTAATAATTAACAACAAGGGATTATCATGTCGACCGCCGTTAGCAAAATTATTCATCTGTTTAACCATCTGACCGAACAACAGCAGGAAGAACTGAAAACGGATCTGCATTTGATCCAGCAAGTCAGTGCCGCCAGTGATGGTGAGACGCTTTACCAAGGGGCACCGAAGGCTCACCTTAATGATCGTAGGCGGGCGGCGCTGGCTCTGTCGCGGGTAACTGAACAACTGCTGCATAATCTTTCTCACTAATAACAAGGGGATATCATGACTTATGCACAATGCACGGTATTGCAAACGCTCAATTACGACGTTGAACGGTTGGATGTAAGCGCTTCGATGTATCGGGCGTTTACCCTGTACGCGAAAGAAGAAGCGGCGAAAGCCATTCAGCGCTTCCTGGATGCGGAGTCCCGTTATGGTGCTCACTCGCCGGTCGCTACAAAGCTGTTGGGTGAAGCGATGGAATACCAGACCGCATACATGCGGCTCAATCTTCAGTTCCAAGATAATCTGGACGAATACGAACAAGCGCTCGAAGCACGGATCGCTTACCTTTACCGCTAACCGAGGAGAAACCATGTATCCGCGCCGTAATGAGAAGTACTCGTACGAAGCCATCAGCCAGATGGATCTGCCGGATTCCCCGCACCTGTGCTTCTGGCACGATGGGATGTGGGTGCCGATTCAGGATAGCTGTGCGACCACGGCCGATACGCTCGGCATCCCGGGCTTTGCTCAAACCGAATGGCGTTATGGTCATACCACGGATGAGCTGATTCCGATCTTTTACTACGCCAGCGAAACGCCGATCACCGAGTTCGTCACCATCGAACCGATGCTGCATCCGCTCGATGATCAGGACAAGTGGTGGGCGACCTTCATTCGCTATCCGCAACCGCAGTTCGGCAGTGAAGCCACCCAGAGTCAAGCGGGCACCATCCACGTCTATCTCGGCGGGGAATAAAACCCAGAGAGTAATCTCGTAACCTGTTTGATAAGAGCAGGTTATGGGGATGCACTCTCGCATCTTACCTAAGGAGTAATCATGAAACTGTATCAACGAATCGCTGCGATCATCTGTTGTTTGGTGCTGTTCGTGTATGGCGTCAGTGAGCTGTACCACACTTTCGCTGACGACGAACCGCAACAATGCGCATCGTGCGAGTAATCTCCTAGCCTGTTCCCCGCGAACAGGTTAGAGGATGGGCTTGCCATCTCTAATAACTAACAACATGAAAGGATTTACCATGAATTCCGTTTTGAATGCTTTTAATACGCGTTTCGCTGACATTAACAACGTGCAGCATCGCGCACAACCCGCTACGCGGATCTTCGATATCGTGCATCACGCCGACGTCTCGGCGTTGAAGCGTGACCAAGTGCTGGCAGGTAACAGTCTGGAGCGTTATCCGTTCCTGGCGATCAATACCCTGGATGGCGCGTTTGTGATGTACAACAACGCCAATGGCGAAATCGTGTACTTCTGCCCGCCGTCGTTCGCGAATCTCGCGACAGTCAAACAGGCAGGCTTCCGTACGTTCGGTACGATCGATACGCTGGATATGTTCAACCATATCTTCGCTATCCCGGATTCGTATCTGTGAAAGGATCGACCATGCAATCGCAAGAAATGAAATGGAACGCTGACGATTCCCTCACGTTGGCGTACTTCCTGTTCGGCGTCGCCCTGCGCGAAGTGGTGATGCTGCTGGCGTTGGGGTTCATGCTGCTGATGGTGCTGTACCATATGTTCCCGGAAGGTTGGTTCCAAGCCGTGTGCTGGGACCTGCGGGAAGGTCGACGGGCTTACAACGACGTGTTCGGTAAGAAGCTCGCAGACAAAATCAAGATTCACATCGTTCAACTCGACTAGGAGAAAGTAATGAAAAAGGTTATGTTGGCCCTCCAAGACGGCATCTTCATGACGCTGGGTGTCATGTGGCGCAATCTGTGGTATGGGGTCAGTCCGCTGTGGGTGTATGCGTTTATCCCGACGTGGCTGAGTCTCGGTGGCTTGTTCCTGATGGGGCAAGTCCAGCCGCAATACCAGGACATGGTTCATCTGGCGTTGCTGAGTACCGGCCTGAGTTGGGCGGGGTGGCTCATGGCCAACGTCTTATGCGCCTCCGTCTCGCGTTACCACTACTTTCTGTGGGTGATCCACGAGTGCAAAAAATACAACGATCGAGCGGCCCAACCTCCTGCCCCGTTGTGGCTGGAATTGCAACGCATCACGTAAAGGAGTGATCATGCGTATCTTCATGTTGTTCCTGCTGTTGCTGTTGGGTCAAGGGAGTTTCGCCGCCCAAGACCAAGCCTTCATGCTGCGCGATTATAAACATCGTGCTTACTACCCTGCCTACCAAGCCAACAACATGACGCGCCATGCCCTCGGGGGCATGGCGTATGCCATGCGGCATTGTAAAATGGTGGACCGGTTAAGCTTCATCAAGAACGAAAAGCTCGCCTACGATTCTAACATCGCTGGCGCGTTTTATTGCGTTCAACCGCGTGGCTTACGGACTTATGCAGTGGTCAAACGTTTTAAGCGACCACACCGTAAAACACGATAAGTAAGAAAAATACTGACGTATCACATTGACTGGGTAGACATACCTGGTTGGATAACTAACAACAAAGGATATTTCCATGACTGCAACTCAAACCCCTTTCACCTTGCAGAACGATTTCTCCAAACTCAAGATGACGGGTGAAGCAGCGACGTTGCCGCTTTACATCGATCTGGCAATCTTCGACCTCATGGCCGACGGCCGCAAACGTTCGATCAATGAAGTCGTGAGCGCGCTCGCTGTGCTGGGCTACATGCGTAAGGATGTCAACCGTCGCATGGTGGTCATGCTCCACAAGAGCAAAACCTTCGTGGAAGCCGCGGGCGGTAAAGGTAAGGTGTTGTACGAAATCAAGAAGGGCGCCACTCGCCCTGACTCATTCGCCACTACCAAACCCCAACACGTCGTCAAGGAAAGCGACATCGTGCTGGAACCGCAAGCCCGTCTCATCCCCGTCACGCATCGCAAGCGTCGACACATCGATCTCCAGGAGTTCACCATGCAACCTCACACCACCCCCTCGCAAACCCCGGCACCGCTGTTCACCACCACCGAACCGGAACCGACGCCGGTCGAATTGGCCCGCCAAGACGTGGCTGCCGAAATCGCGCGGGTTGAACTGGAAGCGACCCACGTCAACCCGAACGACCCGGTCCGTGTCGGCCTGTGGAAAGTCATGGCCGATCACGCCTGGTACAAGTCGACCGACCTCGTGACCCTGTTGGCGGATTTCTACCCGTCCGACATCGTGCGCTATCACCTGCGTCAGATGGTCAAGACCAATATGGTGGAGGTCGATGAATCGAGCGCCCAGACGCACAAGTACCGCCTGAACGAAGGTGTGGCGATGCCGGAAGGTTTGGAACCGTACAAACCGAAAGCCTCGACCACCCCCGCCCCGCAACCGCAACTCCCGCTCAACCAGGAACCCGAGATGAAAACCAATATCGAAATGCCGGCGAAAGCTTACCTGAAGTCCCCGCCAGCGCCGCTGGCCAGCCCGCTCGAAGAAAAGCCGATGATCGACACCAGCAGCAACCAAGCAGCGGAACCGTTCAACCAGTTCAAGAACCCGGACGAGCCGCAACAACCGGCAACCACTCTGCTGGATCTGGTTCAAGCGTCGACCAAAGACAAACCGAAGGACGTGCCGCTGGTCGAGGTCGGCGGCATCAACGTTCTGGGTCAACGCTTCTCCTACCGTGAGGCCCGCGAACTGCTGGCTGAACTGAAGACCGAGGGTTACGGTACTGTCCATGGCGTCGTCGGCCATCGTGCCGGTAAGCACATCACGGTGCGTTGGTCGGTGACGATCGGTACGGTGCAAGTCACGCCGCACCAAGCCAACGATATCGCACTGTCGTTGATCGACGAACTGGAATAATCCCATCTATCCCTAGGCTCCCTTACGGGGGCTTAGGGTGAGAATGGTTTTGAGAGACTGCGGTTTCTCACAAACATTTTCTTGCCTATAACCAACAACACAAGGAGCTTTACCATGTACCAAATCAATGAATTCAAAAACAGCACCATCGGCCAAGCCATCGCTACCGAAGCCCGCGATCGTTCGGATCGTAAGATCACCCTCACCGTCACCGCGATCATCGCCGCACTCGTGATCGTCGCTTTCAAACACGCCATCGGCGGTTAATCAAGGAGACGACATGGCTACCATGGATAACGCAGAAGTCCTGCTGGCAAAAGCCCAGTTCGCGCAACGTAACATCGCTCTCGTGGCGAATAAATGGGGCGAGGATTCGGAACTGGTCGAGATGGCGAAGGAGCAGTTCGAGCATTACTTTAATCTCGCATCGGAAGCGTACAACCAAGTCTTGGGTGAAACCATGACCCGGGTGGAACAAATCCTGCAACAACTTCATTAAGAGAGCATAGAGACAGGGGTTCGTCCCCTGTCTCTGGGCTTTTTTATTTCACGTCTATATCACTTAGAGGAAGGCTTTATGAAGAACTCTCCAGCTAACAAAGAAGGGACGTCGTTTATCGAAACCTTCGTGATCGATCTGGCGCGTGGGATGGTGGGTACCATGGAACTGCTCGTACAAGAATCCCGGGAACGGGAACGTGCGATTCGTGAACGCAGCCGTCGTCATGCGGTGCGTCTTATCGAACGAGCGATCCGTACCCATCGGCGTATCAGCCGTGACCGGTTGGCCAAGTATGTTCGTAACGCGCACCTGTCGATCCCAGACTTTGCCGACGAACTCCGGATTCCTCCGACCCAGCTCAAGAAAGCCTTGAAACGCTGGTACCATTTCTTTTAACAGGAGCGCATCATGAATAACCAACAAAAAGCTCAAGCGCACAAACGTCAATACAAAAAGAAAGCTCGGGATAACCGAGCGATGAGTCGCGCTTTGCGGCTGTTTCCCAGTATGGGTGGCGTGTGTATCGATTTGCCGGTGACCAGTAATACCAATTGGGCTTTGACGGATTTTGGTACAACAGCCACAGACACTGGCGCCGCAGACCGCATCGTCAAGTCGATGGATGACGTGACGAACGGGCTTTTTAGTCAGCATTTTAACAAACAAAAAGAAGGTCAACATGGCTGAACTTTCCGCATTCGATAAGATGCGAATCAAAGTCGTCGAAGAACGGCTCGGCGTACCGATTACGACATACACTGCCGAAGAATGGTTGAACAAAGCCATCGAATCGGAAGAGATTGCCAAAAGCGGCGATCCGCAGATCATTCCGGAATGGTGGTTCCAAGCCAGTCTGGATCAGCAGAAAGCCGCCGAGTTGGCAGAAAAGCTCGCCCAATAACCAACAACAAGGATATCAACATGGCCACTAAATCTGGCAAAGTGCAATTGAAGGACATCAAGGTCGGCAAAACGTTTTATCTGGTACATGCCGACTTTCCGATCGTGGGACCCCACATGGTCGGCACCGGGGAAGTGCAGCGGATCAAACAAATCCGTGTGACCAGTCGCCCGTTCTTCCGCCGTCTGTCCGCGACCATGGCCTTCAAGTTCGTGGACGCTACGGGTCGGGAAGACTGGCTCAATCTCGACGAGATGGTGCTGAACCATACGGCTGCGGAAATTACCCGGGAAGATGTCCCGTATTTCACGGTATGGGTCAACCATCGCGCGATGCGTCGCTTCTGGATCGAGTTCGAGCGTCGTCAGCCGACTCCTGCGGAAACGCGACGGGTCCAGCTGCGTGAGGCGGGACTGCACGCCAATCAACGCAGCGTCGCCCAGACACCGCAATTCCAACCCAACCGATAACCAATAACAAGGGATATCACAATGCGAGTTCAAATTCAACGTCAACCCAGTGGTGCGACCCAGGTTGTAATTGGTCGCATCGCACTCGACGCTAATACGGCCAAGGTGATCCGACCAGCCCTGCTGCGCCACATCACTGAACTGTCGGCCGCGATCGAAGCTGCGGCTACCAACTCGGTAGCAGAAGGCCAGCGCGGTCGCACCATCAGGGAACGACGTCGGACGTTCCGTTTATTGGAACACTTCGATATGGTGGTCGAAGAAGTCAATTCGGTGCAAGCGTGGCTGGGTGTCCAGAGTACCCATCTCACTGACCACGACATCGAACTCTTCACAGAAGCCATGCGCTGGTTCCGTAACCAGTGGGCGGAAAAAGACACAGACGAATACGCGGCCGCAGACCGCATCCTCCACCTCCTCGACGCGCTCTAACATAACTAACCGGGACATCACCATGAAAAACTTTAATATCCGTGACATCGGCAGCTTCTCGCTCCTCTTCATCAACCTGCTGACGCAGGGTATGCGGATTCGCGATCTTCGACTCGATCAACTGGAAGACAAGTTGGTCGAGTATTACGAACCTCTGGTCAGCAACAAAGGGCACGCCAAGCATCTCGCGTATATCGCCTACAACCGTTTCTTGAACGGCAACCTCGACGTCCATCACGCTGGTGTGATCATGGAAGCCCTCAATATCCGCATCGACATCGCTATCTCGCGCCTGGAAGATGCCGCCCCGAACATCGAGGTCGGGGCACCTTACCCATCTATCTGGGATCAAAAGATCGACGCCCTGGGTCTGCAACCGCGTACGGAGAATGTTCTGCTCACGGAATCGATCCATGGTCAGCCAGCGAACGGGCTCGACTATGTGGGTCAACTCGTCAGCAAGTCCACCCTAGAGTTGCGGGAATACCCAGGACTGGGTTCCGCGGGGATACAAGACATCATCTCGCGTCTCGCGGCGGTCGGGCAGAAGCTCAACACCGATACAGGTGGCTGGAAACCCCCTGCCGCTGAATCGACGATTGATTATGAACGGTTCTCGTTACCAATCTCGGCGCTGTCCGAACTGGTCGGGTATATCGGCGGTACGCTGAAAAACAACAGCATCGAGTTCATCGGCGATCTGGTGAGAATGAAACCCGAAGACCTGGACGCCATCCCTGGGATCGGGAAAGTCTCCCAGGAGAAAATCCTCGCCGCACTGAAGAAGCGTGGTCTGGAACTCGGGATGGATGTCGGTTATTGGAGACCGAACAAAAAATAACTTTACTTAAGGAGTGTTTATGTCGCACCTGCAACCGAACTTCATCGCTAAGAACAAAGCGCGTATCCGGAATGCCCATGCGCCGCGTTCGATGCCGCGTAGCATGATCAAGAAGGAAGCCGCTCGTTACCCCATGGCTGACTGGGGCGGTATTCCGGACAACATGTATTACAGCTGGTGCGACGTCATCAACCACCGAATCTTCACACTCCGTAAGTAAAAGTGTTCTACTATCCGCTTAGCAATAGGCGGTTAGTGGAAGTGCTTTTCTTTTACAGGAATAAAAATGACTTTACCTGAACGTATACGCAAAGATCGACCCATGAACCGCGCTCTGGCGGAACGCTTGCGCATGGTGGATTTTCTTCTGGATCATTTTGGGTTTTTCCAACGTAAACATCTCATGGATTACTTTGGGATCTCGCCCGTACAGGCATCCAATGATCTCAACGAATACCAGCATTTTGCGCCGACGAATATGAGATACGACGTCAGCGCTCGTATGTACCGCAAAACTGAAAATTTCAAACGTTTATTTCCTTAACAAAAATGACCACTGAGACCCAACTCGAACTGCAATTCCTTCCGGAAGATGGCCCGGAGACCTGCCTGTGGAAAGCTATGCATGGACAAGACTGGCTCAGCAGCCCGCAAATCATGGCGCGCTTGGAAGAAGCGGGATGCCGCTTTGCCAGGGTGACCATGCGTAACAAACTGGGCAGCTTCTCGCGCGACATCATGGAAACCCGGCCGATGCCCAATACTCCCAGCATCTACCGGAGCGCCAAGCAATACCGCTTGATTGCGGGTAAACCCATGCCCGATAATCTCGACCCGAAAGGGCGGGGTCCGCGCAACACTTCGGAAGACGACAAACGCATCGAACGTCAGAAAGAAAGCATGACGGCGGCGGTGGATCAAATGTCGGCCATGATGATGATGTTCGCTAAACGCTAACAATAATAGGGGTGCCATGAACACTTTAATCAGCTTAACCGTGTTGCCGACGGACGGCCCCATCACGTGCTTGTGGAAGTGCATGTATGGGAAAGGCTGGATGACGGGTGCCGAAGTCGTAGAAGCGGCGCAGAAGACCCATTACGCCCCCATGACGCTATATCGCATCTTGGGCAAGGTCTCACCCGAGCTGATGGAGCGACGTAAGTCGAAACGCGCCGAGAGCCGTGGTGGGGCTTGTGAGTACCGGGTGGTGGAAACTTCGACCCCACCCACCGAACGCATCCGCGCCACCAAGCAACAGATAGAAAGCTGCACAGATCGCCGTGCGGTGGCCGAACACGGTGTGCGTCGGCGTGCCAAGCGAGGAGCAGGTGAAGTACAACGTGTCGTGTGGGCTTCCAAGTACGCGACGTAATTCATTTATCATAACTAACAAGGAAATCAAAATGATCAAAGCAGTCGAATTCAATGTCAACATGTCCCAGAACAACTTCGCTGGCCTGATGATGGGTTCCACGGAGTTGCGCGACTTCTTCCTGGCCGCTCTGCACGAGAACAGCACCACGTGGATGGAATTCACCAAACGTCTGGATGAAATGGTCAAGAGCGAAGAGATCACCACCTTCGACCATGACCAGATCATGGATCACCTCAAGGACAACATGACGAGCCAGTTCATGTCGTGGCAGCACTTCCAGTACGCCCTGAAAGCCCTCGGCGCCAAATCCATCAAGATCGTCGTCGAGTAAGGAGAATACCATGGCAGGTAAAAACCGTTACGGAATCACTTTGATCAGTTTCCTCTTACAAGTCGCTCCACCCCGCACTCCTCTGGATGAGAAAGCGCCGCGGCCGGATTTCTACGGCACGGTGGTGCACAAGGAAACCGGAGAGCCACGGCGGGTTGGTGTTCATCTCACTCGCGTCAAGCGTGTCGACGTAAGCCATGACGGTTATCATGACCGCAGCCGCCCACTGGAACAAATTCGGTTGGCTGTAGCCCAGTTGGCTGGCTGGCATCCAGACGAATTGATCTTCGTTCAACATCACGCCGCTTGGGTGGAAGACTCCCTTTGGGCGGTGTTACACCAGTGGGCGGATGAACACATCTACCTCTTGACGTCGCTCACCGAACAGCGCTATTGGTCGGCGGAGAAAGGGTGGGTTAATGTCGACGAAGCGACCTGGTTTACCCAACAGGAAATGATGGATCTGGATTTAAAGCAATTCGGTAAAGAGTTGAACGTCACCTGGCGTGAGATGCCTGAACCGGGCTTTCCCAATCCTTACTACTAAACCACCATGAAAACCACCCGTTACAACATGGACAAGGTCCAGCAACTGCCGGAGTACAATCCGGCTGACTACCTGAATGACAAGCAAAGCGCGGCGAATGTGTTGAACGAGTTATTCATGACGGAAGACTCGGCGCCGACAATCGCGTACATCCTCGGCGAGCTGAGCCGGAAACACGGCATGTCGGAAGTCTCGATCCATAGCGGCATCAAGCGTGAATCGCTGTATCACGCCCTGCGCAAAGACCCCAACTCAAAGCCGCGGTTCGATACCATTTTCAAGGTGATCAACGCCTTGGGTTTCGAACTGATGGTCGTGCCCGTCAACACCACCCCGGTCTCGGGCAAATGAAGGAGAAATGATGTTTGCAATTGTACTGCGCCTGATCGCTGACGGCGCCAAGGCCGATCCTGTTCGTAACCTGGATGTTCTGCCCGATGTCAACAAGGCCATGCCGTTGGTGCTGGAAGAAGACAAATGGTACGTCATGAACGTCGGCGACGCTCCGACAGTGTTCGGTCGCCTCAACCGGGCACAAAACGAACACCGTAATCTGGTCGATGACGTCACCTTCAAGCGTGCCGCTGCGGTCAAACATGTCCTCGGCGTGATCGCTGACTTCAAGAGCAAATACGGTGGCCGTAATTGCGCCCATCAAGCCTTCATCGAACTGCAAGTCCTGAGTCCGACCAAGGTGGATGACTGCGAAATCAATCTGTCTCAGTTCTAATCTGTCGGCAGCATAGCACCCCACCCTTCGGGGTAGGTTTATAACCAACAACAAAGGATATCAAAAATGTTTACACTGAACGAAGAAATCAAAAAACGTATTGATGAGAAGGCAGGTCCGAATTCTCCGGATTTCTGGTCACAATTTCTCCGCGCTCGCGCCTACTTCATCGCCTCGTGCCGAGAAGCTGGGCAGACCGATGCGGAGATCTTCGCCTCCCTTTACATGGACGGACCACAACACGTGACGCGCATCCGTCAAGGTCTCAGTATCGAATAAGACAACATAGCACCCTCCCTGCCTTGCGGCGGGGAGGGTGCTATGATCACTTATTTTTTTGCTTCTTTGGAGAGCAACTCGTCTTTGGGCCAGTACACGAGGAACTTGGCTTGACGTGCTTCCACCCGACCCGGGTACTTACTGTTGATCATGCAGAACGATTCACCGTAGCCCGCGACCTTGACATTGGCTTGCGGGCATTGCTGATCGAGATGACCGAACCATTGATCGGCTTGACACCCTGGCGTTGTCCGGCACGAACGGATGCGTTTGGTCACACTTCCGAACCCGCCGTTATACGTGGCCCCATCGCACGCCTTGATGTTACGGTTCCCCGACAGTACCGCCCGACAGTTGCGCTCGTTGACTTTCATCTTGAGCACCAACCCGCGGAGCTGGTATTGTGCGTTGTAGCAATCGGCCCAGGTCCAACCCTTCAGTGTTGGGTCGAGCCGTTTGGTTTCTTCCAACGCATCAAAGCGCACATTGCCTTGGGCATCGTACGCTTTAGTGAACTGACCCAGACCACAACCAAACTCGCGTGAGGTCTTCAAGGTAGCTTTGATCTTCCAGTTCGACTCTTGGTCGGGAATCGCCGCCATCCAACTGCGCGGGGTCAGATCCGGCCAGTAAGTCTCGATCTCGTGATTGAGAATCGGCAGACCACTGGCGGCATCCCCGGGTAGCTTCTGCGCGAAGGCGCCGGTAACGGCGAGCACGTAGAACAGAAAGAACATCGCCACCCCGACGATGATGTTAGCGACCCGCATGGTTATTGCGCCAGGTAGATCAACACCACCACACGGAACGCCCATTGCACGGTATTGACCGCATGCAGGGCCACCGCCGCACCCGGATGGAAGCGGGCTTCACCCAGCGCATCATTCAAACCATGACGGGTATCGACCGTACTGGGTTGCGTCGCGAAACGAATCCAGAACACGCTCATTTCGATGAACGTGAGTTTGGCCGATGCCAGCATCATCGGAATGAATTCCGGGAAGCGGTGCACCAGGGCGAAGCGATCGCTCATGCCCGAGTCGACCAAATGGTCCACCAGCGCGAAGCCGAACGATGTCAGCAGAGCCAGCGCTACGCTGCGCGCGAACATGCGTTGGAACAGATCCCAGCTTTGCTGGGTGAATTCAAACAACTTACGGTGTAGTCGGGACATGAAGTCCTCCTTTGGCTTTGCGGGCTGCGCTTTGCTCTGGCGTGAGCCACGCACCGCTTAAGGTTTGGAAATAGCCGACGTTGACATCGTCCGGGATTTCTAGATAGTTATCCGCCTGATCGACACCCACGTGTTCTTCGATGCTGTGGCCTACGGGCAACTCAATGACCGCTACCACCACATTCTTGTACAATCGCCCGTAGCGTACCATGTTAATACCTTTGAAGAATGAAGTTGCGAAGGCGTCAACGCCTCCATAACAATGGATGATGTTTTCTTCGCAGCAACATTCTGCTACAAAGGTTTAACCCACATCCGAGGAAACGAGTTTACCGATCCACGTGACACCACCGTCATAGGTAGTGAATTCGTATTCGCTGATCGAGTTAGCCGCAGCCACTCGGGTCGGTACGGTTTTGTTCGGCCACAGGATCGGCGAGGCGAACGCGATACTACGGTTACCCACTGCATCATTACGAATCAGCACCCCGAACTTGAGGTAATCGTTTCCAGCCAGACCCGTGATCCCAGTCAGATCGAACTGGAACGTGGTGTTGCTGTTGAGCGCTACCACGAAGCGATTGGCCTGGCTCAAGTTGAACTTGGTGACGGCGCTGGCCGCGGTCAGCTGTTTAACGATTTCACGGTGGCCGGCTTTGAAGTAGCCATACCCATCCACGGTCAGGCGACCAAACAACTCACCACCGGCTGCATTGAATGGGGTGTAGCCGAGCGTGTTGACGATGGATTGCGCAGTCGAGCGCGATTGCACCATGGCGTCGATCACCGATTGCATATTCGCCAACTGGCCGTTCAGGTAATCGTACACACCCTTTTGACCAGCCGCCGAACCGAGCAGCACGCCGTCACGCAGACGATCGATCGCCGCCGACAGGTATTCGAAGCCGTACAGATCACCCGCATCGTGCAGGTGCGGGGCCGGTGGGTAACCATCGGGTTTACCGATGATGTTGTCGAATTGGATCGTGCGGCTATCCAGCCCCAGGTCTTTCACCAGTTGCACAATCGCGTCATAGCTGAAGCTGTATTCGCCGCCCAGCATCTGCGCATCGAGCATGACATTCGCGCCACAGGTCGCGTCGGTGATGACGAGGATCTGGTGGATCTCACGGCCAGTCCGTGCAGTCGGATCGGTGTAGAGGATACTCGGGTAGTAATCCACCCCTTTGGTCAAGGTGCGGTTGGTCGCCACATCACGCAGGGCGATCGAGTCGGTGAAGAACGCGCCGTAGTTGGGCACGAGGATGCGGATATTCGTACCAGGCAACACATGCAATTCATTCGTCACACGGTTACTGACAGCCGCACCCGTCAAATCAAGCGGGTATTTGACTGGAACTAAAGACATAAAGGGCTCCGAGATCAGAAATAATAATGCCAGCTAGGCCCTTGACAGGACCTAAGCTGGCACGGGAATAAAGCGAGTTACTTAACCGCCAGGAAGAGGCGGCACCGTAGGCCATACGATGTTGTAGGGGTCCGGATTGGTGGTGGGCAAATCACGGATCGCTTGCATGTATTGCAGCACGGGATTGATGTTCTCAGTGTGCGGCAGATCCAGCGCAGTTTCGTCGTTGTAGCGATCCACACGCCAACGCTGTGCATCGATCAACTCACTGCGGGTAGCATCCAAGCTATTCCACTTGAGTTCCCAGGCGCCCGCACGGGCGATGCCGATAGCAGCCGAACTGACACCGGCGGCCAACGCGTCCGCTTCCATGACGAAGCCGAGGTCCAGGTACTTGGTATCGGCCCAGGTCGCATGCAGGTCTTGCAGCACCGCATAGTCGACATCCGACAACCCGGTGATGGTGCCATACACCGCCGGCACGTCGCCCGCGTACAGTATCGCTTTGGTGGTTTTGTTAATCAGGTAAACCAACCCTGTGACACGACTCATTCTTGCACCTCGCTGGTGGTAACTTTCTTAAAGTGGAACATGCGTCGATAGGCGCCCATGCGTCGCGATGGGAAGCCATAACGCTGTTGATCGATTTCGGTCGGGGTGCCTTTACCACACACGCCATGATAGCTGGTGCGTTTAAACGGCAGTGCTTGCAAAATCACTTCCCCTGCCGGGATCACGATTTCACACGGGCGGATCACCGTTAAGATGATGTTGGCCGTATGAAAGTTTTCATAGTCCACCGTGCCGGGATAGATGAAGATCTTGTCCAGATGGGGGAAATGCATCAGCGCCGGTACCAAATGCACCGAATGTCCCGGTTCCGTGAAGATACTCCACGGCAGCGGTACCTTAAACACCTTGCACTTCACCCCATCGATGGGCGGCAAGCCTTGAATGACTTCGACATCCATCTCGGTCGGGTGCAATTGCTGGTCGACGATATGCGGTGTACTGACCACCACCCCAGCGCTGTTGGCTTTGATGTGGATGTCGGTATGCGCACGAATCAAGAAGCCTTCTTGCATGTAGTCGTGCATGCCAGGACAGCGCACGAACTTCACCGGTTTCTTTTCCAGCTTGGCACGGCTGATCTGTTGACGCAACCATTCCGGGATTACGCCTTTGGCCGCCACCACTGGATTGATGTGGTGATACGCCCCGGTGGTGCTTTTAAAGCGTACCACCGAGTTCGCACTCCAGCGTTGCACCCGGCGACTGAGCGTGCTTAAACCATGCACCAAACCATCGAGCAGGCGGGCAATCATTTACGTGGCTCCCGCAATTCTTTGGTGTAGTAATTGCTGCGCGCATTCTGGACCCGTGCCGTGGTGTCGAGCGCATGCCGTTCCGCGTGGGTCATGACCCGGGTGATGATATCCCGCGGTACGTCGGCCCGTTTGAACGGAATCGCAGTCACCAGCGGCGTACCAGCACGCACCAAGCCATCGTGTTCCTTAGCGAACCACAGGCCCGGGAAGTTGACTTGGCGATGGTAGGTATCGGTGTCCACCACCGCACCCAGACAACGGAACCGGTCTTCCGCCGTATGGTTCAGCGGCGGGATGAAGAGCGTCGAGTAACCAGGGCGCGTGCGAATCAGCCAGGGGTTGTGAAACTTCACCGCCGGCATCGGGTACGTCGGGTAGTGGTCACCCAGTTGGTCTTTCGAGTGCGTCGAAATCGCATTGAACGTCGACCCCGAACGCACTTCGATGTTCTTGCCATCGCCATTGGTGCGGACAAACGCATCCGCAGCCAGGACCATGGTGTAACCCAGCCCCATGCCATCCAGGAGCGGGATGCAGCTCTTGGCGGTCATGGCCTTGGCACCGAACTGATCACGCGCGGCTTGACCGCCCCCCGGGATTTCCATCGGGATCTTCTTCCACCACTCCGCCACGTGTTTGAATGCCGGGACCGGTGGCAGCAGAATACCGTTCCATTGCGGTTCGATGGAGAACTCGATGATGGGGATCTGTTGATCCAGGTCTTCTTGCGTGGTGGGACGCAGACCCAGGTCGAGCAGACGCTCTTCAGTCAATAAAAAACGAATTAAACGGTTCAGCATAACGTACTTTCCGATTAGCAGATCTTGGGACCCAGCGCCCACACCACGATCGATGCCCGTTTACCCGAGGTCACGGGACGAACGCGGTGCGGAATGTGCGAGTAAAAGAACACCATCGTGCCGGCAGCGGGTTTCAGCAACACGGTACGGTCGGGGTTGCCACCGATGTTCAGTTCGAGTTCACCACCCTCGTACTCTTCCGGACCGGTCAGCATCAGGACCGCTGACAACTTCCGGTGTTCGTTACTCTCCAGGTCTTCATGGGCATCGACGTGCCAGTCGTAATGCTGATTGAGGCCGTACTTGGTGAATTGCATTGGGTGGAACGAATCGAGCAGCATCTGGAACTTATCGCGGTTCACCATGCCAACGATATCCGCCATCTTGCCAATCAGTTCACGCCGCTGCTGGAGTTCCGGCAGGGCCGGGTCGTCATTGATCCAGGCGATTTCGGAATCACGCACCTTGCTATCTTTGACATTGCTGCCCACCAGGCCGGCTTGGAAGATCATCAGATCGCCCAAGTCGAGGATGCGTTTGCATTCATCGCGCTCGACTTTGTATACCGGCGCTTCGCCCGGCTTTTCGGCAACCCAACCATTGCCGAATGCATTGAACAGTTCCACATACGACTTGTACGCGAAGGTGCGTTGGGGGATCGAGTAACGGATCGGCTGATTCATGGTAGTTTCCTTAGTTTTTTAGAACTGTTGTTTAATGACCACTTGGGCACCGGGTCCCACAGTTACCGGTGTGCCATTGGCGGAATAGGCTACAGTGACAACTTGTTCTGCCACATAATTGCCAGCGGTGGCCGCAGGGGCCCCTGGGAAGGTCACCCCCAGCGCTTGGAACGGTGCCGAAGCAACCCCTGGGGTGGACGGATTGTAGATCGCCGTCCCCGGTGCAGTGGGGTTGTAGTTGGCATTCCCCGGCATGACCGGATTGTAATTCGCCGTTCCTGGACTGGTCGGGTTGTAATACGCCGTGCCCGGGGTGGTCGGATTATAATTGGCCGTACCAGGTGTCGCTGGGTTGTAATACGCATTGCCAGGTGTCGACGGGTTGTAACTGGCATTTCCGCCCGTGGGGGAGTTATAGTTCGCCGTCCCATCCGCGGTTGGGTTGTACCCGGTGTAACCCGGATTGGTGTACGCGGGCGCGTAACTTCCCGGGTTGGTGTTACCCGGTACATACGACGGTGGGTTCGACACGTTGTAGCTCGTGTAGCCCGGGGTATACGTACCCGGGTTGGTCGTACCCGCATCCAGAATACATTCGATGGTCTGGACGTAGTTCTGGTTACCTTCGTAGTTCGGCGGGTTGGTCCACGCATAGGCCCAGCCAGTCGGACAGGTCTCCTGCATCTGTATTTCGGTGTACTGCGCATCCGTGTTCACGTTACCCGGGGTGTACGTCGGCGAATACGTGACCGGGTTACCGGGTGCGTACGAACCTGGGTTGGTATTGCCCGGGGTGTACGAAGCTGGCACGTAGTTACCTGGCACGGTGTAGCTGTTGCCTGGGGTCGGTGGGTTGTACCCACTGATGTTGCCCGGTACCACGGGGTTGGTACCCGCATAGTTGCCTGGCGTGGCAGGGTTATAGCCGGAGACATTCCCCGGTTGATCCGGGTTGTAGCCCGATACGTTCCCTGGCGTCGCAGGATTGGTCCCGGCATAATTGCCCGGGCTCGGCGGATTGTAGCTGGCCAAATTACCACCCGTCGGCGAGTTGTAATTGGCGATGTTCCCCGGGGTTGGCGGGTTGTACGCGATGTTACCCGGCGTCGGTGGGTTGTAATACGCGTTGCCCCCCGTCGGTGGATTGTAGTTCGCGGTACCACCCGTGGTCGGGTTATACGTCGGATTACCACCCGATGGCGGTGTCCCAGGGTTGGTCACTACGTTGCCCGGTACGACCGGGTTATAACCAGCGATGTTACCCGGCGTCGGGCTGTTGTAGTTGGCGTTACCGCTGATGGGCGGATTATAGTTGGCCGTACCGCCGGTGGTGGGGTTATAGCTGGTATTACCCGGAGTGTAGCTCGGCGAGTTGCTGTAGCCGGGGCTATACGTACCGGGGTTGGTGTAGTTGGTCGAGGCCGTGTACGTACCCGGATTGTAGTACGCTGGCGTGTAGCTGCCAGGATTGGTGGCTGGGTTGCCGGGGGTGGTATACGCCGTGTTGTAGCTCGTGTTGCCGGGCGTATAAGTCCCAGGGTTGGTGTTACCCGGCACGTAGATATCGCAAACTTTGTGTGGTTTACCCAAGTCGTCGTAGGTGTAACCCGCGAAGGTCCAGCCCGATGGACACGGAATGAATCCACCAGGACCATACCCCGTCGTGATTTCGTCATCGTAGCCTGCGTTGGTGTTACCCGGGGTGTACGTGGCCGGATTGGTGTAGGCCGTACTCGGCACATACGTCGGTGGATTGGTATATGCCGTCCCTGGGGTATAACTCGCAGGTACCAAGTTCCCGGGCGTGTAACTGGCCGGATTCGAGGCCGGGTTCCCAGGCGAATAGCTCGGCGGTACGTAGTTGCCCGGGGTGTACGTGCCAGGGTTGCTGTACGAATTCCCCGGTACCACGGGATTGTAGCTGGCCACATTTCCAGGTGAACCAGGATTGTAGTTAGCGACTGTCCCGGGGATGGTGGGGTTGTAATACGCGGTACCCGGGGTGGTGGGGTTGTACACCACATTGCCGGGCACCACGGGATTATACCCTACGACGTTGCCAGGCGAAACCGGGTTGTAGCCGGCGATGTTACCGGGGGTGGGAGGATTATACTGCGCGTTACCGCCCACCGGCGCATTGCCTGGCGAACCGGTCCCGGATACGATGACGTGAAATTTACCATATGGCAAGGACACCATCCCCGGGGCATTGAACACCGAGGTATTGGGTACGATCCTAGCATTGGTCTTTTCACGCCTGAGTTTAGTAGTAAGCCGACTCATGCTGTGGTACCTTTAGTAGTTAGCGCGGATTGGCGTTCGACATCGAGCCCGTCCAAGTGACCATGTTATCGTCCGAGACGAAATACCACAGGTCTTTGGCACCGGCCGAGGTGGTGCGTGGGGGCGGCGCACCGTCAACCCACTTGACGTTGTTGGGCCAAGCGATGGCGTAAGCGTTGCCGCTGTTGTCGTTGACCGTGGTGACGGCGAATTCCACCACCTTACCGGTCATGTCCCCGACACGGCTGGTGTCAAACCCGATCGAACCATTGCCAGCGATCGTGATGGTGAAGGCTTCCGCTTGGGAAATATCCACCGCCATGGTACTGGTCATATTCAACGCCACCAGATTTTGTGAACCGAGGCCACTGAATTGCGGCCGCAGGCTGTTGGCTTTCTTGCTCAGCGCGGTATTGATGGCATTGATCGAGCCTTGCAGCTTTTCAAACGCCATCAACACCGTATCGCCTTCCGCCAGACTGTCCGCCACCAGATTGGCCAGATTGGTCAGGTGCGTGCTCAGCACCCGGTCTTCAGTGAAGTACTTGTTGGTATTGCCTTCGCGGACTTGGTCGGTGTTGGCGGCAAAGCCGTCCAGAGCCAATTGAATCGCGAGGGACATCTCCGCCTTGGTCGGTACATTGAGTTGACTCGCCGACACCCCGTGTGGGTTTTCGTGGTCAGCGATGTGCAGCACCATGGCATTGCTGGCTTGGGTCAGGATCGCATCGACGATGCGGTTGATCGCATCCACCACATCCTTCATACCGACCATGTCTTGCAGATTCCAAGCATGCGGCACCGGTGGGAATACGTTCGGGTAACCGGCGACCATGTCCCAGCTGGTGGTGCGCGGGTTATGCACTTGGTCTGCCAGCAGCGCCGTGATGGTGGCTGCGTCCAGCGTCCATTCACCACCGATGGTTTGGTATTGATTGAAGATCAGCGTGCCGACCAGTTCCGTATTCAGGATCGTGATCGACCCGTAGATCGGGTGCATACAGGCGCGCGAGGCGCCGATGAATTCGTGGGAAAAGTAGTAATCCACCCCCTGCACCAGCGGCCGAATATCGCCTTGCAACGTCTTGAAGCTGAGCGACATGCTCTCGCCAAAGAACGGCGCGAGTTTCGGGATCACGAAGGTATAAGCGGCACCGGCACCCGTGAGTGCCTGCAATTCGCCCTGGATGCGGTTAGCGGGAAGCTGACCCGTCGGATCAAAGGCATAAGTCGGATTGGCTAAGGTGGTCATGTAAGGCCTTCAAAGAGGTCAAGGGTGATGCCGGATCATCCTATGCTAAGGTCCCGGCGACTATATAATTTCTCAAAAGAAGGATAAGTTCATCATGTACCAACTCGTTTCCGCCCTGGTTAAACCGCTTGGCACGAACAGTCGGTGGCGCGCCATGGGTATTGATAACATGCCCTTGTCGGCCCTGTTTAACGATTTCAGCCGGGTGATTGCGATCTTGAGTAATCCGGTCCTCACCCACCAAGTCAGTCTGGACATGGAATCCTTCCGCGCTGACCTCGGCAGCTCGTCCCTGACCTTCAATGGTTGGCTGGCCAGTCAAGCCGATTTGGCTTTGCCCACTTCGGATTCCATCCCCACCATCAATACCCGTTACGCCCATTTCTCGGATGCGGTGCGCTCGGGCTTTAAGATCACCCCAACCCATCCCACTATCGCACCCGATTCTCCCTTGCCGGTAGGTGACAAGACCCACGTCCTGCTGACCCGGGACGGGGAAGATTACGAACTCATGTATAAGCATTGCTTGGTCAATGTGAATGGGTTCTATCATCAAACCGATTACAGCACCGAAGGTTTGTATGTCACCGATGGCATGAAGACGTGCCTGAAGTCAGGTCGCAATGAACTGGGGTTGTTGTCGTTCTTGAGTCTCGGTGAACTGAGCTTCATGGCGATCACCGACGACATGATTTATACCCATCGACCGGAACAGCAACTGCGCTTTAACTGTTACGTGAAGACCGGGCAAGATCTGTCGAACAAAACCGTGATGCTGGTGTTGGGCGGGTATCTGCATCTGCTGGATGATCGGACGTTTTACCGCACCGGCCCCGGTTCATTCGGGATTGACTTCGATCAGATTCCGTTGATCGAACGTTACTACGAGTCGCACAAAGTCATCGACTTCGACAGTCTGAATGTGGAAACCGCTCCCACCAATCCGGACCAGGTGAGTGTGAACAGTCTGTACAGTGATGCGGTGCTCCGTAAGTACCTGCAACTGTCGCAGAGCTTCCTGGTGGTGCTCGATAACACTGACATCTTCACGGATCGGGTCGAACTGCGCCAATCCCCGCTGATCGGGGTGTACACCTCGATGACTTCGCCGATCTACCCCCTGTTGCTGGGTCGTGGCCGGCATGAAGTGTTCTGGCCGCGCAAGGAAGCCGATCGGTATTCGATCAATACCACGGCGGCTTGGGAAGGGCATCGCAACTTCGATACCACAGTCACCAAGGACTTGGTGTCGGTAAGTGATGCCAATATCGTCTCGCTCGGGTTTCGCAACTCGCAAGCGTGTCTGCAATTGATCGGCAGCGACATCTATACGGCTTAGACGGCATAGTCTCCAGCTACCCTACGGGGTAGCTGGAGTATGCTCACGTTGAGGTGGTGGAACCGGTGCCGATAATGGTCGCCCCGCAGCCGGCTTTATCGCCACTGCGGATAATCCCTTTGCCATTGGCCGACGAACTGCCGGTTGCGGTGATCGGGGTGGTGCCATGCCCATGAATCGGGCATTGGTGCAAATCCCCATCGATCACGCCCGCGATCCCATCTACGGTGAATCCACCCGAGGCTTGGATGATAGTGCCGCCATGGTCGCTCTGGTCACCCAGCTTTGCGATATTGCTCATGCTGATCCTCCGTTATGCCAACGCCACACCGTGACTGATCTTCACGCCATTACCATCGATGTCGATGTGCCCGCCGGCTTTCTCACTGATGGTGCCGCTGGCGTTGAGGTTATACGTTCCGGTGCTTTCCTTCAGACTGTCGCTGGCGTTGACTTCATACGCTTTGGTGGATTCGGTGATACTGTCGCCCGAGGTGATCTTCACCGTCTCGCCGATTTCTTCCACCTTGTTCTTGGCACGCAGCGTATACGTTTCCGGCACTTGGATGGTGAGGTTCTTTTTGTTGAGATCCATGTAGCAATCATCGGCGTTCTTGGCTGCGATCTGGCGTTCTTGCGAATCGAACAAAATGAAATTGCCCACGTCGTCGGTGATTTGAATCCGACCGTCTTTGGCATTGATCTCAATGTCATACATGCAGAATTCGCCATTGGCTTTGCTGGTATGAAACCGTACCGCCCCACGGTGAGTCGAGATCTCAAAGAAGTAGTAACTCTCGCCATCGACTTCCGCACCTTCTTTCTGGGTGGCACTCCAGGCGTAGATCACGGTTTCCAGTTTGCGCAGCTTCATGTCATCCAACAGCGTGGTCCAGAAGAACTCGTTGCGGTCGGCGAAGCGGTACAGCACCACTTGGGCGCCACGACGGACATCCGGCGCCGTAAAGCGGTTGTCATTGCCAAGCGGAATCCACGTGGCTGGGACGCTGTTGGCCGTGGTGGTTTGGACACTGGTGACTCCACCCGTACTGTCAGTCAGACTGGCGGTATCGGTCACGATGCCCGATTTGACTTCACCGTCCAATAACGTCAGGTCTTCAACCGGCGTGATTTCCACCACCCGATTGGGTTTCCCATCAGGACCGGTCAGCTTCTTATTCTCCGCGACGATCCCGTAGGAGTAAAACTTCAATTCGGATGCTTGGCCTGCCAGTGGCATAGCGCCTCCTTAAAATGAAAAATGATTACGGCTGTGTATGTTCTGTAAAAGACCCATATTAGAAAGCATCCATGTACCGAATTCTTTCTCTGACGCTGGTCGGGTTCACACGGATTGCCCTCAATGAAATCCGTAAGATCACCCTCACCCCCAGCTCCAATATCCAATTGATTCTCGGCACCAACGGTTGCGGCAAGAGTTCACTGTTGGATCAACTCACCCCTCTCCCCGCAGAGAAAAACGACTTCTTTAAAGGCGGTAGCAAGACCATTGAGATCGAAAGCCAAGGGCATCGGTTCGTGTGCACCAGCCGCCGTGGTGACCGTGACATGGAGCACAGCTTCCTCATGGACGATGAGGAGTTGAATCCGGGCGGGACAGCCACAGTGCAGAACGATCTGTGCAAACAATTCTTCCACGTCACTGGTGATTCGCATGACTTGATGCGCGGCTTGGTGCGGTTCACCCAAATGGCCCCGGCCAAACGCCGTGAGTGGTTGATTGCGTTGTGCGATAACGACAACGCGTTCGCGCTCGAAGGTTACGATAAGTTGCGTAAACGCGCCACCCAACTCGGCGGCGCAGTTGAACTGAACAAAAAGAATCTGGGCACCGAGACCGCCAAGATCATCTCGGACGCCGAAGAAGCCAAGCTCGAACAAGAAGTTAAAGAGTTGTTGGCCGAACTTCAGATTCTGCAAGCCGAACGGATTCCGGTCGAACAATCTTCGCAACACCATCTGGACCAACGCACCCGCGCACTGCAAGCGCTGCATGATGTCTCGATGCGGTTGTTGCGCAACAAGGTGGTGGTGCCGTACGCGTACACCGATGGCCGGATCGAACGGGACGATTGGGGGCAGATCAAACGGGCCTCGTTTAAGTCGCTCGACGAGATCGATACCGAGATCGATCGCTTGAAGCATATCGTCACTGGCCGCGAAGCGACCTTGACCGCGGTGACTGAGCAATACAACAAACTGCAACGGCAATACGACATCTTGATCAAGGCCGGTGCGGAAGGCGTTGAGAGCCTCACCAAACGCATCCAGGAAAGCCGTCAGAACGTGACAGAGCGCGTCAACCGCTTGCGCCTGGGGTTGGTGTTCAACGACGCGAAAAACGCCTTACAAACGCTGGAAACGATCGAGGCACCCCTCGTGGATATGCTGCGGGTGTTGCCCATCAATAGCGAGGATGAAGAGTCGGGTCGTCGTTATGGTCGCGCCCGCTATGAAGGCATGCAACAACAGTGGCAAAGCGTGGTCGATACCATGAACAAGCACGCGGAAGCCTTGCACCGCATGAATGGGCAAAAGGAACATGCGGATCTGCATCGGGGGAAAAACAAGCATACCTGTCCAGCCTGTCAGCACAGCTGGGTGGTCGGCATCGATGATACCCAATACGCCAAATTAGTGGCGGATATCCAAGAGGCCACCCAAAAGCTGCGGGCCTTGCAAACCACCGAAGCGGGGTTGAAGAAAGAGTTGCTCGAAGTCGAAGCGTACTTCAACCAATACCGCGATGTGATGGCGTACACCAAAACCGTAACGGCCCTGCGTCCGTTCTGGGAACATCTGGTGTATTCCAAAACCATCACCGAAGCGCCGCTGGAAGCCGTATCGATGGTGCAACAACTTCGGCGTGATCTGCTGGTCTCGATTGAAATCCAAGAGTTGGAAGAATCGATTCAAGATTTGACCAAACTGCGGGCCCAAGCGGAAGAAGTCGGGGATGCTAACGTCAGCAAAGTGCGGACGCAGATGGCCTCGCTCGGGGAACAACTCGGGATCTTGACTGCGGGTCTGTCACAAGTCCAACGGGCCGTGGCCGAATACATGGAGTACCGCCGTCAGATCAACACGGGGTTGCAGCTGAACGAAGAGCTGAAACGTCTGCACGATGCGGTTGAGCAGCAACACTACGACCATATCGAAGCGTTCCGCCGTGAGAGCATTCAACACTGTCTGCGGGAAGTGGAGAATGCCCTGTCGCTGCGCCAAGAGTCACTCCGTGCAGCCCGACGTCAAAAGGAATTGGTGGAGGCCTTGAAGCAACAAGTCCAACGGTTCGAGTTGCAAGAGGCTGCTGCCAAGACCATGGTCAAAGCGTTGTCACCCACCAATGGCTTGATCGCCGAAGGGTTGCTGGGTTTCATCCGGGCGTTCGTCGGACAGATGAATACCTACATCAATCAAATCTGGCTGTACCCACTTCAGATCATCCCGACGGGCTTTGATCCCGACAAGCGGGAACAAACCGTGGACTTGGATTACAAGTTCAAGCTCATGGTCGATCGCGAAGACACCATCGTCAAGGACGTGTCCTTGGCCAGTGAAGGGCAGAAAGAAATGATTGATCTGGCATTTAAAGAGATCGCGCTGCGGTATCTGAATCTGTCGGATACTCCTCACATTTTTGATGAGGCTGGAAAAACCTTCGACGACGAACACCGGGATTCGTTCACCAATGCGCTGAAGTGGAAAGTCGATAACACCAACTGCCCACAACTGTTCATGGTGAGTCACTATGCGGTGAACTACTCATCCTTCTCGAACGCGGAACTCTGTGTCATCGATGACCGCAACGTGGTCTTGCCTTCTGGTCGCACTTATAATCAACATGTGCAACTTTCACATTGAGTGACATACTCCCGCCCCCGTAAGGGAGCGGGAGCTATGCCGTTAAAAACATTTACTGATGGGCCAACACGTACGCTTCCAAGTCATTGTACTTCTGCTGCAATGCATTGAGTGCGTTTTCAGCCGACAGTCGACGGGCCATTTCGGTGATGACGTTATCCATCACGGCTTGGCGCGCCGCCTCGATGGTCGCTGCATCATCCACCGACAGGTACGTCAGCGATGATGCCAAAGTCGCTCGCACTTGGGCATTGTCCACCCCCAGCAAATCATGGGCCAACTCAGCCACTTGATTCATGAAGTAGGTCAAGCTCAAGTCTTGCGGTAACGCCCCGAGGTTGATCCCCACCAGCATGGTGGCGTAGGGGACCCCCATCGCGATCGGTAGCGAAATCAGGTAGCTGTTGGGTACCGCCACTGGTTCACCATCCGACGCCGTCAGCGAGATGATGCAGACATTGTTACTGATGTCGTCCGCGTACACCGTTTGGTCAAGACCGTACGGCGTGTAATACAACGCAAAAGGATCCTTCCCTTCTGCGACGATGTCTTGCAAGGTGCGAATACCAGTGACCTGGTACGGGGTGTTGTCAGCACACAGCCCCGCGAACGGGGCCTTGAGCTTGATCACCCCCGTCGCACCCAGATTGGGGACGATGTATTGGGTCATGCTGCATCCACACTCGATTTAGCCACCACCAGATAGTTCACGTTCTGGTAGCTCTTGGTCACGTACAGAATCCCATCGCGCATGACCTTGTTCATCCCGACCGGCACGCTGGTGAATTGCGTCACGGTTTCTGCGGCCACCAGCATGTCTTCCAACATCGCAGCCCAGGTCTGGGTCGCTGCTTTCATGCGATTGAAGTCGAGCGACGTCGAACTCACCGAGATCAAATCGGGGAACATACCGGGCAGCCGGTACACGGCATTGCGGTTATCGGGCGAACCCACCGAGCACAAGCTGACCGAGCGATACGGATGGCTGTACATCGTCAGGTTCGCATCAATATGAGTCGGTGGGTACTGGGTGGCGAAGCTGGCCATCTTGGCACTGACATCGGCATACACCATTTGGGGCGAGTAAATCCCGATGGTGAGTTCCTTGTTAGGGATCGCGAGTTGATCCCACAGCGGCAAAATGATGAATTCGGTTCGCTTGAAAATATCGGGAAAATACTTCACCCAGTCATCTCGGCTATGGGTCGAGTTGGCCAGGATGTATGCCATGATCGCGTCTTTGATCGAGTCCGGATTGTCTCCGGCTGGACCATAGATCAGCACGCTCCAATCGGTGGCGATGGTGTGATTGGAGTTGAGCGGATCCACCCAATTGAAGGTATTGGTGCGGATGTAGGTCTCCGCATAACCTTGCTTGACAGCCATGATGCGGTTCATTGCATCGGTGCTCGTCAACGCACTGACGTAGGTTTGTACTTGATCCCCGTCTTTAAAGAAGTTATCCAGCGTGTCAAACGGCGGTACCACGTAGATCTCGGTCTCGTCGTACTGCAACTGGAAACTGCCATCCACAAACCAGACCCTGTGGAAGTTATCCGGATGGGCCGTATCGCTCAGGTTTTTCCACGAGACCCATTCGGGCAGGGTTACCCCGCCCGCAGTAATCATATTCCCACATGCGAAGTTACCCGCTTGGCCGGCATAATTGGTCAAGAGGTTTTGCAGCAACACCGCCGCCGTGACATTGGCGTGGGTGTAGATGAAGTTACCAATGTCGAGCGTTTGTTGCACGGTACCAACCGGCATCACAACGGCCGTACCGTCGACTTTGGAAATGAAGTTATACAGCACCAAATCGGGCGCCTTGGTTTTGTCGCTGTAAATACCCTTCTCACGCGAGAATGTGCGCGCGTTATCTGACAACTCACCCGCCACTGCCACCACACCCGGTGTGTTATTGGCGAGGGTGTTATTGGTCATGAAACTTTTTTGTACGTACATCGAATTCTCCTGCCGCTAGGTTGGCGTGGGGTGAAAGTATAAAGGCCGATGTCTGGCCCGGGATCTATAAAATAACTTAAAAGGAATGCAGGATGTCTTTCTTAGCGCTTATATTTAAAGCCATCCCTTATTTGGTACCGTTCTTGCGAGAAATGATACTGGGTAAGAAAACGTGGCGGCAAGCCTTTCGGGAAAATCGCGGTAAGACGATCCTCGCCATCATCGTAATCATCTCCCTGGTGTTCAATGTGTTGTTGATGACCAAGGCTGGCACACTCGCGTACCACTACTTGGAACTCACCCGGGCCAATGACGAACTCAAGCAAAAGATGACGACGCTGGAGCACGCCAAGGCACCGGTAGAAGGATCGAATCGGCACCCGATCGTCAACAACACGGAAGTGGCCACAGAAATCAAGAAGGACACTAAGGCCCGCCCCGTGGTCAAAGCGGACAGTAACTTAGCAGAAGAAGTGCGGACGGACTTTGAACGTATTCGACAACGTGAAGCCAAAGAACATTAAGCCAATAGGGATTCCAACATGCAACGGTCAACTAAAATCGTCGCTTCCACATTCATTTTGGTATTAGGTGGTTGCGGTAGCTTCAACAACAGTTTCAATACTTACTCGTTCCCACTGGGGCACACGGAAAACATTCCGCCGCAACACGCGGAGCATGAACCGATCGACCCCAACGGGATCGTGATCAGTCCGCCTCAACAGATCACGGTGGAAGTCAGTCGCCCACCCTGTGGGGCATTGCCCTACGTGCCGCCGGATGCGCCGCCTGAGTTGCCCAACAAAGCGCTTGCAGCCGCCAACGGTGATGTGTACGCGATTGAGCGCATCGAACGCCGCCATATCGATGAGCTGCGCGCTTACATCAGCGAATGGAAACGGCAAAACCGCGCTGCTCGGGAGAACTTCAATATCCGCTGCGACGTGGTGAGTAAAGAATAAATCACGCTAAACAATCGGTTTTTTATCCTGATGCCTCATCCTTTAGACCAGTGATGGCTTTACATTTTTAGACATGGATACGAGGTATGGCCAAGAAAAAAGAAGCAGAAGAGAAAGTGCCTGGTATGAAAGGCATGATGGTGCATTGCGATGGCAGCGCACGTCCGAACGGAGTGTGGGCAGGCTGGGGCATGCACGGATACATCTACGAGGCCACGGAACCGACCAAAGGGACCGGTAACTCGGATTACGTGTTGACTGCCAATGACTACCTGACCAAAGTCGAAAAGGCAACGATGCCGGCGCTGCCGCTGGTGACGCCCCTGTATTACGTCGACGGGTTCGGGGCTCTGCCCCATGGCTCCAGCAACAATCAAGCGGAACTGACGGCCTTGATCGAAGCGTTTAAACTCGCGCTCGACCAAGACGTGAAGAAGCTGCGGATTTGGTCCGACAGCAACTACACGGTCAAAGGCATCACGATCGATGTGTTTCGCTGGGAAAAGAATGGTTGGCGTCTGGCCAGTGGTGAACCGGCCAAGAACGTCGACCTGTGGGAACAAGCCAAAGCACTGTATCTGGAAGTGCAAGCACGCGGGATCGATGTCGCAGTGAACTGGGTCAAAGGCCATGGGGTCGAAACCGATTCCGGTACCTTCGGCAATGAGCTGGCGGATGGCTTGGCGTTTGTCGGTATGCGCTACGCCACCAACGGCCAGATGGAAAAGCGCATCGATCTGTCCCCGCCCGAAGGGTACTGGAAGTACGACAGCAACCGGCACCCGTTCATCATGCATCGCCGCATGTACTACAACACGCTGCCAGAGACCAACATCCCGGGCGAGTATTGCTTGGGCGAACATGACAAGGACGACGATCTGGCCGGCAAACGCATGGCCAATGGCGCCTATGCCTACGTGCGGCTGGAACAACCAGAACCAGCGCTCGAAGCCGTGCGACGTCACAGCTGCGAGGTGGCGGCAGGGGAAGACACGGTGATGATCGCGCGGGTCGACTACATCTACAAGGCGGAAGTGCATCGTTATCTGAAACAATACGGTAACCATGTGCTGAACAATCCGAGTGATGCCAAGTCGCGTTTGGATGCGGTGGTGCGGGAAAAGAAAGAGCATGTCACCCGTGAACACAACCCACCACTCTTGATTGCGCGGTGCGAAAACGAGCTGGCTCAATTGAAGGAAATTCTGGATGATTACCTCGCTGGCAACACCGAGATGGTCACCACAGACATCACTCCGTTAATTTATGAGTCTTTAGTCGAAACCAATAAAAAGGGCGACGAAAAGCGAGTGACCAAGTTGCGTTCGGAATTCGTGGTGGGGACGGATAAGATGTCTGCCACGGTGAATTACCGGCGTCCGGGACAAGCCACGGTTGAGTCCACCAACATTAATTTGTTGCTGGGTTTGGATTTGCTCGACCGTAACGCGTTGCGTCGACTCGAAGACTTAGAGCCAGAGGTCCGTTTAGTTACCTGGTCGGAAGAGCCACAGGCCTTCCGATTTGCCACCATCATTAAAGTGAATGGCGCGGTCGGGATCTGGAGCGGTTCCTACAGCAATCTCAGACTGCTTAATCCTCAACAATAAGGAGTAAGCGCTTATTAACACGGGCCAAGCCCAAGGAGTCCTATCATGCTCAAGCGATTTATCAGCAGGCTGTTGAACGAAAAATTACCCACCAAGACCAAACGGCAAGTGTTCTTGGTCTCGTTCGCGGCACTGCTGAGAGGCGCGACGACGTACGATCGAGAGATCTTTCAGCGGTTAAACCATGTCCTGGCTTTGTCGGAAACGGGCGAATCGGCTTTGGCCGTGCCGGCGATTCTGTCCAAAGTCATCTGGGATGGCAAGACCACGTACGAGATCTGTCAAGAAGATGTCACGCAAGGTAGTTTCACTGCGGATCGGATCGCTACCGTCGTTGCCAACATTCTGAATAGCATGCCCTCGTGGCTGCTGTATGGAAATCGAGAAGAAATCGAGTCGGACATCGCTGTCATACTCAAAGGCCGTATTGAGCTGTTAGGCGCCTAAACCCCGCGCCCGAAACGACATACTCCCACCCGTCCCCTAAAGGGGCGGGCGGGGGCCTATGCCTTAACGATTTTCGCGTTCGTCTTTCAAGATCTCGATGATCTTGTTCATGGTGTCGCCGATGGCGCGGTTCATGGTGGTGATACGGAAGAACGTCGCTGCGAAGAATTCCAGTTCTGCCCCGGCTTGATACGCGCCGTTGGCGAGATTGTTGGTCACTTCCGGACCGGCACCTTCAAACTCGTTGTTACGAATCTGTTTGATGATGGTCGCAAGTTGCTGGTTGCATTCTTCGGCTTTCTTGTGCAGCGCCGTGCGGTCGATCGAGTTGATCAGGCGATCCAGATGCTCGATGCTTTGGAACACTTCGCTCCAATCCGCGTTACGCCCCACCACGTCACCGTAAGTGGCTTCAGCTTTCGAGGAACCAGTCTTGAAGCACTTGGCCAGGCGCTTACCCAGGGCCACGCGGGTTTGCTCCATCTTGGCGTACGTCGCGTCCAGCGGCAGCGTGCTGATCTTCAGTTGACGGTTGGTGATGATCTGGGCCAGATACACCGAGTAGTCGTTGAGGATCTTGAGCGAGTTGTCGTGGCAGTGCAGGGCCGCGTCGCGCAGCACTTCCAGGTACTCCAGATAAGAAACATCCAGACCCTCCGGAATATATGCCAGCAGCGGAGAGAGGTTCAGGTACACCCGACCTTCGATCTGCTTGATGAAGTCGCGTTCGTTGCTCTTGAGTTGCACCGCCGGTTCGCTTTTGCTAAAGCCGTGGATGAACCCTTGGAAGTTCTTTTGCAGATCCGGAATCAGGTTTTGCAGCGAATGCACGATCCCCGACAGGGAGAAGGTTTCATGGCTGATCATGGTGCGCAAATCGTCCATCTCTTGGAGCGGATCGAGTTTCAGGTGGTGTGCGGGCAGAGTCATGGGCGTGATCTTTTCACAAAAGTTGGGAGAACCGATTACATAATCGGAATTGCGAATCATAAAATTTACTCGGTCGTCTTATTGTACGACCGATTTAGAAAACCTCTGAATCATCTTTACAAGAAAACGGAGCTACAGTGAGCTTACTACCGACCAATCTTCAAGCCGCCGCCTTCATCAATCCATCGTGTCCGATTGGTGCTGGCTTTGATATCCTCAACGGCAGCTACTACAAAGGATTGCACCGTCAAAACGTTCTGTCGGGTGGTCTTTCCTACATCATGGGGATTGCTTCTGGCGGCAACAACGGCAAATCCACCCTGGCCGAATGGATGATCTACACCGCCATGGCGCGTGTCACGCCGTGGGACTTTCCGACCCACAGCGCTGGCATCTTCTACGACGCCGACGTGAACAAGAACGAACCACGCATGTCTGATCTGCAACGCGGCATTCGCGATCTGTGCGGGCGTGATCTGTTCTCGGCGGGCCGTTTCACGCTGACCAACAAAGTCGTCTACAGCGGCAACAAGTTTTTCGAAGTGGTCAAGGAATGGTTGGACGGTAAGCGCAAAGACCGCAAGAACAGCTACGACACGCCGTTCATGGACCGTGGCGGCAAGACCCCGTTCAAGATGTTCGTGCCGACGTATTGCGCCGTCGACCCGCTGTCGGAATTCGATACCGACGACATCGATGCGGTGCGTGAGAAGACCGAACTGGGTTCCAGTGCCCAGAACATCATCAACATGCGTGCAAGTCTGGTCAAGACCAACTTCCTGGCCGAACTGCCGCGGGTAACGATCCAGTCGAACAACTACACGGTGCTGGTCGCCCAGACCGGCAAGAACATGGACATCGGCGCTTCGCCGCATGCACCGCCGCGCCGTCAACTGCGCAACCTGCCCTCGTCGGAAGCCATCAAAGGCGCCACCAACAAGTTCACCACGGTCACGCATGACTGCTGGTGGATCGAAAAGTCCGACCCGCTGTGGGATGACGAGAAGCGTCCGGAATACCCGCTCGAACCTGGCCTGTCGCGTCCCGGTGATACCGACCTGCAAATGTCGCGCCTCAAGCAACTCCGTTGCAAAGGCGGTGCCTCGGGCGTATGGCATGAACTGCTCGTGTCGCAGAAACACGGCGTGCAACCGGAACTGACCGAATTCCACTACCTGCGTAGCCGCAAGCGTTGGGGCATGGAAGTCTCCGGTGGCGGTGGCTCGATCATGGAACTGATGCTGTATCCGGGCGTGAAGGTCACGCGCAATACCGTGCGCATGGTGATCGACGATGACCCGCTGTTCCGTCGTGCCCTGAACTTCACGATGGAAATGAAGCAGATGCACGAGCACTGGTCGTGGATCGTCGAGGAAGGCTGGTTCGTGGAACCCGACGAACTCTACAAGGGTCTGGTCGCGCGTGGCTACGACTGGAAGGTGTTGCTCAATACCCGCGGGTACTGGTGCCTCGGTGATGGCCCATGTCCGGAACTGGCCACGATTGATCTGTGGCGCATGTACCACGGTGGCTACCATCCGTACTGGTACGACCAAGTCGTCGGCCCCGAAGCTGCCAAGAAGGTCATCAAAGGCCCCTACGAGTCCAAGCTGAACGCGCTGGCTTACGGACCCCTCCTGACCGACATGGAAGAAGGCAAGGCACTGTATGGTCTTGCCAAGGAACCGGAACTCAAGGCTGCTGCATGAACCACGATATCAGCGCTGCGGAACTACGGGCGCTGATATTCGCCGTCGACGGTAAAGCCAAAATTACGTTAGACAGTCTGGTAGAGAGTTACGAATTGCTCGGTGCCGAGTTTGGTCATCAAGTTCGCTTTCTACCCGCTAACGGGAGCTTGGCCGATGGCGATAATCAGACAGTGGTGGTGAACGCATTTTTAAAGCAGCTGGAAGAAGCTGGCTACGTTATCGTAAGGAAAACTTCTCAATGAGAATCTTCTACATCATCTTTGCATTGATCACCGCCACCATCGGCCAGCAAATCCACCACAGTGCTATTTGGGCTGTGATGGATTTCTTTCTGTGGCCACTCGTCTGGCTCAAGTGGTTGATCTTTCATCAAGTCACCTTGACTGCTGTCAAAACGGCCTTTGCGTGGTTCCTCACGTAAACCCAACCATGCCCAAAATCAAACCGTTGTTTAATAGAGGCGACATCGCCCGGTATAAGAACGCGACGTTTCATTTTCTGATATTGGCCACGCCGGAACACTGTCAACATCATGGTGCGCCAGCGTACATGGGGTTGACGACTGGCGACGGGACGATTCAATTCTACACCCAGACGTATTTGGAGAATGGGGATTGGTTCGCGTTACCCAAGCTCCAAGCGGACGACATTCGCCATCGGTTCTATCCGTCGGAGAACATCAAGGTTCCGGAAGAAAATCGTCGACGGGATGCCAGCACGTTCCGGTTCGCCCAAGACAGTCAAGTACGGCACCGTAAAACTGGCGGCGTGTATGCCATCTTGATCACCCCGGATGTCGGCCGTCTGGAGAGCAGCAACACCCCGGCTTACAGCTACCAGGATGTGCAAGGTGGGCCGGTATGGCATCGTTGCCAAGTCGAGATGGAAGATGGCCGCTTTGAGGAGGTGGTGTGACTTTATCTGACCACGTTCGTCTGTTCTGCACGGTGCTCCTGGTGACCGGCGGCGGCATGTATTTCATGCACGCTGACCGTCCACTGAACGCTATCTTCATGGTGCTCGTGGGCATTTTCCTTATGTTCGTACAAATTTTGGTGACCATTCGCACCAAGACTTGACAGACGGTTATTTCAGTTCGTTAACTTTTTGATACTTAATTACTTTTGATATGGATACTGTAGAACAAGCCCTGTCCGCTGAGCAATCCACCCCCGCTACCGACGAAGCCCAGCCGCTGTCGCTGGTGGATACGGTGACGCTCATGCTCACTGAAGCCGGTATCGAAAACCCGGAAGGGTGGAAGGTCGGCTTGCATCCGGAAGCCCTGACGTCGAGCGATCTGAACGTCCAGCGTTTCCTGATCAACCAGCATTGGCGCGGTCTGTTGCTGAGCGTCCCCAAGGACCGTATCCTCGAAACCCGCAACGCCCGTGGCTGTTTGGTTGACGGCCGTTGGGAGTTGGGGGATTGGATTGCCCACTTCAAAAAGGACGTCATCGAATGCGCGATCCGCGTCGAGGTATTGAAAAAGATCGCCTAAGCGAATTCGCTTATCGCGTCGTGGTCTTCGGCAGTCGCCAGTTCAGTGACAAAGAACTGTTCGCGCAGTGCATGGCATCGTACTTGCGCGTTATCGGTTTGGATCAACCCGACGTCAAACCCCAACTCTGCTTTCTGTTTCTCGAAGGCCGAACGGGGGTGTCAAAGTTGGTCGCGGATTGGTGCTTGGAGCACGGGTACTTCTGGTGTGAATTCGTGCCCGATTGGGCCGATGTCGACGTCGAAGGCGCTCGGGTTAAAGTCAATCGTCAAGGGCATAAGTACAACGCCTTGGCGAGCATCTGGTGTGCTGATGAGATGGCACAAGTCAGCACACACGGCGTCTCGTTTTACGATGGGGTATCATCTGACACCCAAGACATGATGGAAAATGTGGCAGGACATGGCAGTCCCTGCGCTAACTATCTTGTCTCCATCGATCAAGACGAGGACGAAGATGCCGAAAAACCGAGCCGCTGCTGAAGCTGTTATCCTGAAACGCATTGAACAAATGGCCCCGGGTGGACCCACCACCCAAATCTATCGCGACTTGTTTGCGAAGATGGATGACCAAGCGTTCGATGCGTTCATGATGAAAATTAAAGGGGGCGTACGCTTACCGATTCTGGACCCGAATCTGGGGGCGCACAAACTCACGATTGAAAATGCGCTGGCCATGGCGAAAGACATGGGGCATGACTTTTACCAGCGGATCTGGATTAACCCGAACGATGGCAAGACCCCGGCGTTCCTCACCAACAAGAAGTTTCTGGTGCTGGATCTGTCGTATCGTCGGCAAGCCCAGTTGCTGGAAAAGAAAGCGCGTATCCCGAAACACAATCGTTCGGTCGACGAATTGACCGGCCAAGCTGCTGGTGAATCGAAAGGCAGTAAGTTGTCCTCGCCTGAGATTCAAGTGTTGGCGGCGCTCGACTTGCCGAACATGATCACTGAGCAAATCAAAGTGCGCGGTGGTGACGTCAAGGCCTTCGACGCATCGAACAACATGGTGGACAAGACCGGCGCTTTCTCCATGGCCGCGATCAACCATCTGGCTGGTGGCGTGGAGTCGACCAAGACGCTGGAGACGTATCTCACCAGTATGCACTTGTCGACCAAGCTCACGACCTAATTGTGCTGCCGGGTTATCAATTGATAAATAACACCAAAAATATTGCGGATGGGGAAATGCAAGATTACCGAGTCTTAGAAGAGATCTTTGTACGCACCGTCGGCCAAACCTTGGCCAACCTGTCGGATGCGAATGCCGTCAAGGTGCGGGAGAAGCTGCTGGAAATCACCGGTGGCTGGACGGCGTCGTACTTGTTCTCGCAAGATCACTTCGGTGAAAAGAACGCTGAAGTCTACGCGGATGAAGTGTTCCGTGATTGGCTGTTCAATACGCGTTTCGTGTTCATGACCAACGCGTCGTTTCACTGCGGGCTGGCGGTTCATGCGCTGGTGCTGGATATGTTGGCACGCAGCGTGTCGCTCGATATGGGGGTAGGTGAAGACCTCAAGATCAGCGACCATGAACTGGTGGCACTGTCGGCCATGCCGGAACAGTTCCCGCAAGAGATTCTGAATTACGAGGACGCCAAGAAGCTGTTGGCGGCCAACAATTGGGTGTGTGTGGTCTTGCTGGTGATCGCATTCATTCCAATGGAACATGAGGTGCTCAAGACACCCGTTCCCGATAACAACCAAAACAATTAGTTCCTCCAATTCTGAAAGAGATACTGGGTCATGACAGCTTCACCCGAACCAGTGGTAGCAGGTGTGCTGGTATCGCTCGATGTTTTGCTCGATACCCGTATTGCGACTGTGGCGAAACTTGCCGGTCATGCAGTTGCGTTAGAAGTCCTTAAAGGAAACTATCATACCCGGAAGGATGATAAATTTCCAGCCGTAAGTGTGGAAGCCTACAAAACCTTGTATGCTGCACGCGATGAAGAAACGCTCGCTTTGTCGTGCTCGACGAACATCGACACGTTTTTGCGTGACCTCGTTCACTCGCTGCTCAAGCAAACATTCTCCAGGCCATTCCACCAAGGTGTGCGCGTGGTGATCAACACGTACCCGTATCAACTGTCTGACGAAATCACCCAGCAGATTTTGGGAGCCGTCATCGATAAGTTACTACCCGACCCGGGGTTGCAAACACCCCTCACTGTCGTTGCGGAACACTTACCCGATCAAGCGCTAACCCCTGATTACTGCAAGAATAATTTCTCAGCGTTGTTGATGTACGATTACGAACATTGGCTACAAATGCAACAGCTCGCGCTCCTCAAACGACCCATGCCCGAGGTCACCCTTTTCGCGCCAGCTCTATACTTCGTTCATACACCAACTGAAGAAGAAATCGCACAGCATCAAACCGAATTTGAGTGGGACCCTTTTGAAAGTATTCAACGCGCCGTCCGTGGCGGTATCGATCTTCAGTTTCTCCCGATCGAATTATTCAGCATTGTTAAGCCAGTGAGTTGACATCATACGCCCCTACTACCCACCCTCGCGGGTTGGGTAGTAGGATGCAGTAGGCCCCCAGTTACGACTGGGGCGCTTCGAAGCCGTTCTCTTTGGCGAAGCCGTCGTATGACAGCTGGGGCGTACCGATCTCGGTTTCCCCGGGAACCCCGGTGGGGAGTTCTACGGTTGGCGGCAGACTCGGGGCTTTGCGGTTCGGATCCACTTCATTCGGGTCCACGCGAAACGCATTGGCTTTACCCGCCAGACTGCGCAGGATCGCGGCCGTATCGCGTTGGGTTTGTTCCGAGGTTTTGGCAGCTTCTTCCTCGATACCGACCCGGCGACGATTGACCGTGGCTTTGTCCATGTCACCGGCTGCTTTGAGCAGGGCATTGATCATTTCCGAATCGACGCCTTGTTTCAGGGCATGGTTGATGGTCTTGATGGCACCCAGACGGACCTGCTGGGTGTATGCCATCACGTTGTCCAGATCCAGCACATCGGCCGGTGCTTCGGGCAGCGGGGGCACATAACCCACTTCTGCCGCTTCGGTGATTTGTTTCGCTTGTTGTTGGATGGCCGGGTATTGCTCGATGCCATCATCGTACTCTTGATCGGGGGTCGCCATCATTCCATCCTTATAAACGTATGCACTTCACAGAGATTCTAACGAATCTCAAGTCTATATCATTAAAATGATAGCTGGGTAATTTTGATAAAGGAGACCCTATGTTCAAACCCATTTGGGAACGCATTCGCACCGCGTTTGCCAAACCCATCGTAGCTGCCCCGGTCGAAGTCGACATCACCAAACTGCCGATCATCGAACGGGTCCGGTTGATCTACACCAAGATTGACTTGGCACCCTACCAACGTTTTACCCTGAATGATGGTCGCGGTAAAGCGGTACAAGTCGCCCACCAAACCATCGAGGCCTGCATTCAGGACATCACCCAACACATTCACCAACTGGAGCGTCAACACTACATCAACCAAGACCGCGTACAATACCAACACTTCAGCCGGCCCGTCAACCGGTTCTTCTTAACCGTCGACGAGTGCTATCTGCCCTCGGTGTATGAAACCCTCAAGACCTTGCAACTGAGCGTCTTGGCGATGCTGGAGCAAGTCGATCGTACCCGTGATACGGACTATTACTCGTACAACCTGCGCATGCTCAACACCTTATTGTTCACGCTGTATGACCTCGGCACAGGTCTGATGGAGATCGCTGAACATATCAAATTTCGCTCGTAACTTCACTTTTCTTTGACTTTCTTTTTGCTGTTCGTTTTTACTTTACTTTTACTTTGAGGTAGCCATGGCTGATCGTAAACGGGTACGTCCGGTCCAACAGATGTTGGATGATCCCAATAAAGGCATTACAAAAACCCATACCTACGGGGCATGGGGGTTGTTATCGAAACTCTGGCGGATTTTCTTGAAAGAGAATCACGTGTCAGGGTATCGCTTCTGGATGTTGATGGACCGTTATCTGAATGATCCTAAAAACCGCACCAAGAAAAACAACAGTGAGCATTCAGACAACCGCGGTAATCTGAACAAGGAATTCTCCAACCCCACCATGAGTTGGAAAGTGTTTTGCAAAGCCTTGCGTTTTGCCCAAATCATTGAATTTCGCGTGACGCTCGAAACCCGCCATCGGGACGGCCACATCAGCACCCATCGGGCGATGGTGAATCTGGACGACAATCTGTTGGTGCATGATCCGGTCTTCAAGGAAGAACTGGAGCAGCGCCTCGACGCCCAGGTCGACAACCCCAACGCGGTGAATCTGCCGATCCCTGACGACCAAATCCCGATCGTGTTTCTCGACCCTCATCCGGATGACCAGATCGCCGGGATCGTCCACCCCGAGATGGATGGGGACGATGATGAGGACGACGATGACGATGACGATGAAACGCCGGATGCTGAGGGTTCCAACGATGATCCGATTTATCAATGATAACCGCAGCGTGACGCACCATGCCAACACTTAAGCCTACCCCCGTCAAGTTGCCGCCGCCGAATCCTGCAATGGACAGCATCAGCCACATCAACGTCCATTACAAAGACAGCAAAACCAAACTCGGTCGCATGCTGTCGACCTACTTCGTGGCGCGTTTTCACCACCCTTATTTCGGCCCCTTCAAGTGCATCGAAGGGTTTATGCTGTTCGTGCGCACCGGCTGTCAAGATGACGCTTTCCGGCACATGAACGGTGCCGATGCCAAACGCTACTACCGGGAGCAATGCCGTACCCGGCAACTCCAAAAACA